GAGATCGTGCGTCACTACGACCGCAACTCTGAGCGCAGCTCACGTGCCGTTGGTAACGCCGTCAAGGCCATCATTGATGTCCCCGCTGCAGTCAAAGCCATGGGCAGCAAGACCACCAGACTGACGATCCAGGCCCTCTCGTACACTGCACATCGCATGATGGATACCTCGGTGATGAACGCCTCGGGGGCGAGATACCTCCTTCAGCGTTCACTGGAGAATGTTCGGATCCCAGCGGTAATTGAAGAGTTCAAGACCAAGTTCAGTAAGTCAGGTGAGCGCACCCGGGCACCCACCATTGAGGGCCTAAAGATCACCTTGGATACCCGCAAGGCGGATCGTCCTGGGATCGACATCCAGGATCTCGCCCAGGTCAAGGAACTCATGGCGATGTCACGCCGCCTCGGCCCCAAGGCGGGTACCGCGGTGGTCAAGAAGCCCAAGGATACCACGCCGGCACCTGCGATATCGGTGATGGAGGACGCCGCGGCTGCTAAGGAAGAAAGCCGGATGTCACAGGCTGGATCCAATCTCGAGTGTGCACTCACCCCCGGTGAGGCCGCCGGACTCCAGGCAGCTAATCCACAACCCCCCGAGGTATCGGGGTGGTCCAACATCCAGGGGTCCAAGTTCAAACTCGGTGATCTCGTCGTGCATTCCGATAATAGATCACCGCTGTATGACTTCTTTGGAAAAGTCATGAGCATTAAGCTGGCTCGGGAAGGCAGTCATCTCAATTCTATTGGGTGCGTCTTCGTTGCCCCTACCGTGGACCCCGAGACCGTTATATGGGGGGATCTCACCAAGAACCAGAATCATATTGTTCAGGTATCAGAGCGGTGTCTTGTAAAGTACGACCCCGTAAGAGTCGACTTCCCCGAGGATGGCGTTCTTCGTGGTCATGATTCCTCGATGGTGGTCATCGATGAAACCGAGAACCCACCACCCATCAAATTCACCAATGGCAAGCAACCCCCTGAGGTCGACCTCGAGAAGTCGATGGCAGGGGTTGATCTCGTCGGTGCCATGGTTGACCAGGCCACCAAGGATCTCACCGAAGAACTGGATGCACGACTGAAGTATGGTCGCGAACTCGTGTCCAAGATTTTTGAGTCAAATGGGACCGTGGTCGCCTGCGGTAACAAGTTGTCCGAGCTAAACGGTGAACCCGCAGTTGGGCAGGTCTGGGAGGGAGTCTTTGGTGAACGCTGGGTGGTCTGCAAGCACATCGACGACATGTCCATGCTGTACCTCCTGAGCCTGCAGCCGCCATACGTTTTCCGTGTGATCCCCAAGGACTGGGCACGTGAACACTTATTCATGGGAATGCTGGATCAGATCGCACCTGGTCTGAAGAAGGCGGCGGTATGACAGAGGATGGCCCCTACCTCAAGAACCCCGAGAACGCGTCCACTGTAGTGGACGACCTCTCCGTTGAAACCATTGCACACTCTGGAGCCCTGCGGATCTCTGCGATGCGTGGGGGTCACCGGGAGAGCAAGCTCTATTTCGGTTACGAACCCAAAGAAGCCATTGAGCTCTTCAACGCCGAGTTCCCACCTGACGACGACGATTAACCCGATCACAGCGTGCCCAAGGAGGCAAACGAAAAACTATGCTAAAAACTACACTGGAAGTTATTAAAGAAATCGCAGAGGCACATGCGACGAAGCGTGGTGCCCGGCGAGAAAAAGCACTTAGTAGTGTGTCATGGGATCACCCCGAAAGGATGCGAAAATGGGGGGACTTGGACACAAAACAAGCCGAAAGAATCGCGGAGTGCAAGCGCGAGATTGAGGAGGTTCACAAAAAGTTCCCGCGCATACTTCCAGTGTACTCCCGCCCCCACTGTGGATCCGTGGTTATGCGCACAATTATTCCAGCTATTCAGCGGGAGATTGAGGCAGGCCACGATTTCACCACAGCGCTTGAGCGCGTGTACCCCGCACTGCCGAAGTCAAAATTCATCCCACGTGGGGCGAAAGCGCTTTATGAGTTCTGCATAGGTTTAGGTCCTGAGTTCAGCCCAGCAGTAGATGCTGATCTAATCCAGGCATCACAGAAAGACCTGAAAAGCGGGGATTGGCACAACGCATTCAGGGAGGTGCACCATTTGCAGGACAAGAAACTGTTAAGCTGTACACTGATATGTCGGCATGCCGCGCTGCACGCCGGTTTTATTTCACTCCGCCCCCTAGATGGGACGCCACCGCACACCCCCACAACGGAGCCGTCGCGAAAAGCAGGCTTTAAGGAAATATGGGTTGACACTAAAACAGGGGTGTATTGCGTCCGCCTACCATCTGCTCAGGGGGTCCGAAAATCCTCCCAACTGCGCGACACCGCAACTGGTATGCTTTGTCGAGTAGTCGGTCCTCAGGGCTCGCGTACTCTTGAATCATGTTACAAGCGACTTGGCAACTTGGATGAAATCGTGAACGCAGGTATCCTCGCTCTTGGGATCAACCCCCAATAAAAGTCAACCTATTTGAAAGAAGGCTAAATATGCCATTCCCACCACCACGTAAAATCAAGGCGCCCATCTTCGGGCGTGCCGAGGTGCCCAACGGGCGCCTCGAAGATATCTACAAAGAGCTCCCCGCAGATGTCCGGGATCTCATCGCTATTCGTTCCGCGGGTCGCCGATGGGACGCCGGGTACTGGCTCTACAAGTTCATCTCCGAGGAGCACCTCAAAGAGGAGCTCATCATCGACGGCGGGCGCTGCCCCGCTGAAATGGGTGGCGGCACCAAGGGATGGGGCACCGCTCAGATCGGGTGGAAACGCCTTTCCAACTACAGGCGATGAGGAGATCAGTAAATGGCACCCCGCTGGCGCCTGTATTCGCGAAGTGGCTCAAAGACAACATCAAAGTCATCTACCAAGGTGATATCACTTAGGGCGTAAGCCCGTATTTGCACAAGGAACATGCGATGTCAGAAAATGAAAACAAGCCTTGCAAGGCCAGTGTGCTCTTCGAGCAAGGCAAAATCGGTTTAGTAGTCTCGGCTTGGCTGGTACCTGATGTGGTCTCCTACGCCACACTCCGGAATCCCAGATGGGACGATTTAGCGGAAAACTATACTTTTGAGGTCTACATCGAAGATCTCAAGAAGTGGCCACGTGCACCTGAATTAGGGGATGTCATCGTGGTACGTGATGACTCCGACAAAAAGTTGGCGTATGGTATGGAGATCATCGCAGATTCCCCTATCTCGAATGTACTCGTGGTACGTCGCATTTTCCCTGGGGAGACCCCGGGGGCCGCGCTACTCGAGAAGTTGTTCCCCGGGTTACTCCATACACCGACACCACTGCACATGAATGAAACCCTAATGGAGCGGGTGTTCCCTGAGATCGCGAAGCCCGCTGAACTCGGAGCACTGCCACGCCCTGCTCAGGTGACGCCAGATGTTCCGTTACCAGGGCTCCCCAAGGAGCTGGGCAAGGAATACAAGTTGGTCTTGGTGGCCGCCGATGGTACCCCGTATCCCGTGAAGGTCGGGGAGTCCAGGTATCATTTGGAAATCAAGAGATTCGAGCTCAGGTTGGTCACGGATTCCCCTGCAGGCATTGATGGTGCTGACTTTGAGCACTCTCGCGAAATCATGATCACGAGTTCAGCGGGGGTCATCTTCGATGGTATCTTCGATGCCATGGGATGGCCATCCCAGGGTAACAAGGTAGTCCGCACTGTATTTGTCCAAGTCGATGAAACCCCGAGACCATGGGAGGGCGTAGTGGTCACCCGTGGTCTTGGTGTCGGCAACCCCAACTGCGTAGCCAAGGTAACCCTTGAGGACCAGGTAACCCCAGGCCCCGAGAAGCCATTCCCCAAGCTGCCCAGTGATCTCGAACTCATCGAGATGATAGCAAGACGTGTCGGGGTTCTGCTACCCTCCCCGGTGGCCGCCGAGGAGACCTTGGATGCCCTCGAGAAGATTTCGTTGCGAATGCAGACCTGTATGGAGAACCAGGGCCCCGATAACGTCGAGATCTCCCAGGTCTGGAGATCCCGAGGGGTCTGCTACTTGGTGACCTCGATAGTGGACCGCAAGGTGGGCCTCCATGCCTTGGAGCCCACAGATCTCGCCATCCACGGAAAAGCCGAGGGGATGGTCATACCTCTCGAATCGATTCGGAAGAAGTTCGCCTGGGTCGGCAGTGTTGCCGATGCCGTGAAAAAAGGATTCATCAGATAACCGAACAACAAGGAAATTCTATGTCTGAACCCATTACCCAATCACCTGGGGTCCACCGTGGATTCCAGGGCACCCCAGCTGAACGCGTCGCACATCTCAAAGCCCTCCGGGACCGCGTGGCGACCTCGAAGTATCATCTCGAACAAATCCGGGAGTCCCATGACGCCTATTGCAAAGACTTGGCGGCCGAGCAACCCCAGCCCCATCATGGCCAGCTCTGGATTGATCTCAAGGGGACCCTCTATCTATGCGCGTATTCTGCGGAGCGCTACCACCTGATCCCTTTGAATGCCAGATGTGACGCGGTCTCCTTCACGTATCCAGGAGTCTTCCTAGATAGCGGGATCACCTACTATGGGTGCAGCCTCCACGAACTCGATGCGGAGACCTTGGTGTCGCTGGGGACCCCGGCGTTTACACCACCTTCCCCGAAACCACCACCGGAAGCCGCGGTTGTAGCCTCACTTCCGGTTAGCCTCGCTGAGTCGAAATGGAAGGGTTCACTGGGGGCCATGGGCGACTTAGTAGGGAAGAAGTCGTGAAACCCAAGCCGAGGCCTCTTCAGCCCGTGGGGATCCCCACCCAGGGGCACCCCACGAACTCGATGACCGATGACGAACTCGATGTTGCCATTGAGGTCCACCTGGCATCCCAGGCGTCTCCTGCGGAACGTGGGCGTGCCAAGACTGCTTTACGTGGTGGAGAGAGCAGACGTCCCAGCCGAGATACCGGGTATGCCCTGGAGCTGATACAGGGAGCCGGGATAGGCTTTCGCGTGGTCAGGAATACATGGTACGCCATGCTTTCCAGTGATTCCGGGGACTGCAGCAGGGTCGACTGGCACGAGTACACCTGCGTGGGTGGTAAGCGATATGGTTACCGATCCTATGAGGTCCTCAGACGGCGCTGCAGGTACTCAGGGGATACCCTGATCCGTGCGGGGCTCCGTTGTTACGTCAGCGCATTTCGGCCTGACTACGAACAGTTACCTGATCACTTGATGCCCAAGGAGCCGACATGAGCAAAGTTATCTCCAACACCAAACTCACCCCAACACTATCTCTCGCGGAATGCACAGATGGCTTCTGGCTCTGGGATGACAATGGTAAACAAAACTTGTCCATGAAGGCGAAGACCGCCCAGGATGCCTTAGTCGAGGCCCTGGACATCGCCTTGGAGCGGTGTGCGCGGTTTGAGAAGGCGCACGCCGAGTTATCCCAGAAGGTCGAGGCTTTTGTGAGCCAGTTCCGAGATGATGATGAGGAGGGCTGATATGAGTGTCACTGATCACCCCGCGGTTGCCGCCTACAAGGCGAACAAGGCACAATACGACATCGACAACTACCTGAACTTCATCCGGGGCTCCACTTCGGTGGAATCCCAGTGTGGGGATCTCCTCGGGGTCCTCGATACCCCTGAGTTCGTGGCTCTCATGAAGACCCAGGTGAACCCGGATCCTTTCAAGGCCATTGTAGACGCGGTCCCCGATCTCGATCTCTACGATCTCCAGTGGTTGGAGAAGCATCTCCCGATTACATCGCCGGCGTACTCACCTGTGATTCTCCGTAACAAGGAGATCTGGAGTGCTTACGGGGGGCTGGTGGAGATGGCATGCCAACCCGGTGCCGAGGCAAAGTGAAGCCTATGGATTCAAGTTCCCCATACAAGGAAAGCAACCCTATGACCACATCCCACACACACCCCTGGGGGTGTACCCCGAGGATCACAAGTCAGGAGACCCCAGATGAGTCACCCATTAGTTGAGGCCTACAAGGCCAACAAGGTCCAATACGATCAAGACTACTTCCTGAGCTATGTGAGCCGGACAGTCTTCAGGAACCCCATGCTCGAGGCCCTCAGGGCGATGCCTGAGTTCAGGGCTCTCATGGCCAAGATATACAACCACGAACCCTTCAGGGTCATCGTGTACTCCTTGGATGAAATGATGCCCGAAGATCTCCAATGGCTTGCCGACAATATGCCCAGTGGATGGCATCGCACCCAGGTCCTCGAACGCATCGATGGGGGGACCACAGGATGAACCTCTGCACGAAATGCGAGAACTCCATCTTCCTCAAAACCGGGGAGGACTCTGATACCATGACAACGCAGTGCTCGAGATGCGGGCACATCCAGCTCTGGGTGAACATCGCCGTGGTCCACACTGGACCCAGTCCAGTGAAGCCCATGGAGCACTGGGCACCCGCGGAGCGCGTTGATGGCGGCACCATCAAGGTTACCGGGGTGCCCTGCGATCCCCCCGGGGGTCGCCTTGATATCCCATTCCAGGAATCATTTGACGACGACATGGCGCGTGAGGCATTCCAGACCGCGATTAATCACGCCGATCTCAAACCTCTGCTGAGGGAGCTCTCTATCCCAAGCGAGTTCCCTATAATCTTACCACCGGATAGTGAGGGGCCCCCCAAGCGATCTGCCAAAGAGTTCGTCAAGGATGCCATTAAGAACGGGCGCTGGGAGTTTCCACGCACCAACCAGGATAACAGTAAGGAGAACACATGAGAGATGACACCGTTGTTTGCACGAAAGACGCATCAAATAGAGTCTTGACTCTATTTGATATCCCCGTTGATGTCGTCGATGTCTTGCATGAGAAGCCCAGGCTTGGGGTATCCGGGGGTCCCAAGGAGAAGCCACCGGGGTTTAGGATCGATGTCTTGTCCACCACGGATACCCATGAGGTCAAGCGGTACTGCTATGGGGACCTCGCGATCTGCGATATCATCCGGCTCAATAGGCCGAATCTAGGTGACGTCGAGAAGTCCGCGGGGTGCCCACTTGGTGACGGGGTTCACCGCTGTTTGTCCGCGCACCTCGCCGTGGCATGCAACGAGGCCTTCCACTACGTCCATGTCCTCTACGTGGAAACTGGGGTTCGCCACAATGGTATCGGCAGGAAGCTGCTGGGTTTTGTTCTGAACCAGATAGGTCCCAACTGGGTATGGTTATGCTCGAATCCATTGGAGACCACAGATCTCGCCAGGGACCGCATGTACGAGTTCTATGAAGACTTTGGATTCCGCAGATTCCATGTGGCATCCTGCATGATGTCCCTGACCCCCAGGTATACCTCAGGCGCCATGTTTGGAGGTAAGTCTCCAGGCCACCTGGATCCCGTGAAGCCACCACGTCTGCATCCCTGGGACAAGGATGTCAGGACTCTCGCGGTGAGCACGTGCAGATCTGAACCCGATTTCCGAATGATCAGTGAAGTACTCTTAAAGGTCTTTGAGGGCGAAGACCCCGGGATCACGCTCTCTGAGAACGTCGAGGCTCGGCTTGATCTCCCCAAGGGCACTATTCAGAAGCTGAAGGCGGCACGTATCAATGTCATCGTGGACACCCTCAAGAAGTCCCAGGCCGAGGGGGATTGCAAGGAGGTCCCCCTGGCAGGGCAGGAGTCATCAGGGGTTCAAGGTCTCAAGACTTAGTGTTCGGTATGACAGCATAGGACAATACAGGACAGCCCTGGTCTCCGCGAGGGGATCGGGGCTGTTCTTTTTCTTTAGCTATGGGTCATCCAGGCCCCTTGCATTCCGTAGACGGGGATTACTCTGAGTAAACCACAGCATAATACTCGCCAAAATGATTTTATGGATCGGGTGTATTCCTATATGTTTTACAGTGATTTCTGACAACGCGGAAGACCCCCTATTTGGAGTGGGGTCACACAGACCTACGAATCTTGAATCGAAAGAGATGACATGATCACCAAGATACCACCTGAGGAACGCGTCGCTGTTACAGTTTCCCGGGAGCTCGTCGCCCAGGGTTGGACCGTGTACCCCGAGCTCGGTGGGCTCTGTGATATCACCGCGGTGAACCCTCAGGGGGATCTCATCGGTATCGAGGTCAAGGCCACCGCGAATCTCGGCGTACTCGCCCAGGCCGAGAAGCATGTCCGCATGGGTGTCTATGATCTCGTCTATGTCGCCTTCCCCAAGAGGGGATGGACTCATGTCGCCGTCAAGGATCTCGCTGGGCTCCGTGGTGTCGGCGTTATCCTGACCTATGAGAGATATGAGAACATTGATACCAACCTCCGTCACGTCGAGATCCCCTGTGTGGACGTCATCCCAGGGAAGCGCCTCCATGTCCACCGTCTCAAGAAGCGGGAGGCCATGAAGCATCTCATGGTCGAGGAAGCCAGGGTGCATACGACTCCAGGTCGAAGTTCTCCTCGCACGTTTACCGAGTTCCGGTTCAGGGAACTCGTGATCTACAAGCACTTGGTGCGCATGGGAGTCCCCGTGTGTACCCTGGACATCGTGGCCATGGAGCGCGCCTACCTCAAGGATAACCCAGGGATGAGCTTTAAGTGGCGTCCTGATGGTCGCACGATCCGGGAGTACGCGAAGAAGGCTGTGTTCTCTGCGATCCAGTACGATGTCGCCACGGATACCTGGACGGTGAAGGCGGCATGGGGGAGCAAGGAAGCCGGGCATTCCCCAGTGGATTACTCCAAGGTGATCCCGGGCTCCAAGCCCGATACCTTCCTCCCCGTGGAGACTAAATCGTGAGAATCAAGTTTGCCATTCTAAATTCACGAATACAGAATGCCCAGCGTTTTCCGCGTGGGTTCACCTCAAGTAATCCAGGCGAGGCCTTGTTGGTGCTCCCGTGCAGCCATAGTTGCGGCCATGGCGATACGGTACGTGGTCCGCAAGCGCAAGACCCCGTTGCCTCCCCCGATCAAGTTGGGGTTAGAGGACACCAAGGCTTTCAACTGGCTCTTCGACGACTGGGTAGGCGAACCTTTACCAGCGCAGGTTACAGTGCACGATGCGCGGACCAAGAGCGGAAAACTCATCATATCCTCGGGGCATCACAAGGCCTATGTCCCCGAGCCCAAGGGGGATCCCAAGACGGTGACCCCTCTGAGGCCTTCAACTCATCAACAGTCTCCAGCGTCGAGACAGTGGGATCCCGATGACCTCCTCACCGAAGATGACGACGACTCCGCCCTTGACCCCCGGTGATGACGACATCCTGGGGTGTACCGGGGATCTCCTCGATGCCGTCGCCGCGGTACTCCAGGCCTACCCGACTCCCGGGGGCTGCTTGGCCCCCCAGCAGATGCTGTCAGGGGCGGAATCCATGGGGGTCATGCGTGATCTCCGAGATCTCCATGATGCCATGAGGGCGAAGTGGGAGGCCAGGAAGCCCACGAAGACGCTGACCTCCAAGGAGGTCGTCGACTACGGGAAATACTTGCTTGCCCAGCACATCAGCTGCCTGGCCTATAAGAACACGGTGTGGTCTGACATCGTCGTCAAGGATGTCCTCGCCGACGCCAAGGCTCTGCAGACCGAGCTAGTTGATGTCGACTGCACGGTGTGGCGTTCCCCGCTCTACGAGTCCCGACACCTAGTGGCATCCCCGAATCACGTGTTCACGCAGACCAACGTGGATCAGGCCTTACTCAGCTATGCACTCCCCGGGTTCGCCAAGTATTTCAGTGAACTCCATGCCCCTGGGTTCCGCCCCGTGCTCAATGAGATCATGTTGCTCAGGGATCCCAAGAAGAACATGGTAGTCATGGTCACCGCGAAGTGGGTGAAGTCGAAATCCAAGAGGAAACAACGCAGCAAACCAGAGCTGAAGGAGAAGTCATGAGTTTAGATACCCGCCTAACCCTGCTCAAGGCAGTTAGCTTAGTCATCTCGAACTATACGATGCCCCCGGAGCCCTATGACGCCCCGGGTCAAGTCTTGGATGGTTCGGAGTCATGTGCGAGGCTGCATGGCCTGGATACCGCCGTAAATTTAGCCATCCTTCTCGCAGATACCACGCCTACATTTCAGGCGCTAATCTCGGCGTCAAGCGCCTTATTGGCCGGCTTCGTGGTCAACGACACCTCGCATGGCCCCCAGCAGGTCCTATGTGGTGAAGACACCCGCGTTCTACTCGCACGTCTCGAGGAAGCCGCAGAGGCTGAGGCCGAGGACATCGCCAACAACAAGGGTTACTTTGATTCCATTATTTTTGCGCTACGTGAGCAAAGGAAGGCGAAGTCATGAGTACCCGCCTCCGTGATTCCATCGAAGCCATCCTCAACGCCCACAAGAGCCACGGCAACTATGTGTACCCGGCCCCAGAGCTCAGGGCCGCCAACATGGTTGGGCTCCTCGTCGATCTCCATGACGCCTACCGGCACCACCTGGGGTCTTCCCGTGAGGCCCTGTCGGCGTGGATCGTCAAGGAGTTCAAGGATACTGGCATGGATCTCCAGGATTTCACTGTTGAGATGCCTCAGGCCGCATTCGATAACCCCCACAATATCAGGACATGTGTAGACGCCTTCTGCATGGATTACTCTGGGCTCGGGAGACCATTCACGCGTGCACTGCGCTCTGAGGTCTACGCCAAGGACACCTGGAACACCAGGGATCCCTGGGATTCCAATGACCCCAGTGAGATGTCACGCCGGATGGTAGCCATGTGTGCCCCCGAGATCGCCGCTGCGGTGGGAAGGCTTGGGTACCCGACCAGGCTTCGTCAAGCTGTTCTCTTTGTGGACCCCAGGAATCCCATGATGCTGCAGTGGTGCCTCGTTCTCGTCATTGAGAACACTCAGCGCATCGTTGTCGCCCCTGATCTCGGAAACCCTAGCCCTAACGGGGATGTGCCCGTTGTCACCCGCCCCGTGCACGTGAGTTGCCAAACCATCAACGGTGAAGCCCCCGCGGAAGTCGAGGTCAACTTCAGCCCTGAAACCGTGCGTCGGGTTTCCTCATGGATACGCCCAGACGCCGAGACACACACCAACCCCACCCAAGGAGATATCAAATGACCCCAGACCTCTACATTGCCATCAAGAATGTCCTCGATGATCACAGACCAGACCCCGGGCACGGCGGAGGCGGCTACCTCGGCTTCGAGGGTGCGATCAATTCCTGCCATAAACTTCACGCCCTCGAGATGGCATTTACTCGGCATGCGCCTGACAAGAAGACCTTGGTGGACACCTGGGTGGCCATGCGTAACAAAGCGCTGCTATTGGAGAGGGAGCGATTCGCGTTCACGCCGGCGACATCCATGATTCAGGTGCGCAGGGACCCCGGTCAATGTTTCGCCGAGCACATCCGGAATGTCGTGTTGCCATTCCTGGTAGGCGACCTCAAGGACAAGCAGGTCTTCTTCAGCAATGTCTACCTAAAGGCACGATCCGAGTTTTGTCAGCTCACCGAAAACAACCGTGCCCAAGCCTACATGCTTCCACTTGATGACATGTTTCCAGATATCGATGCGTTCTGGAGAGAGATCGGGTGCTGCCTCGCCGTAGATCACCTCTACATCATGGTGGACTACAACAACGAGGAAAACGTGGCCTGGCAAGTCATCGCGGTGACCCGCCGTCGTAGCGTGATCCCAGGGTTCCCCATGGTCTCCAATGCCGAACTCGTGAATCGTGAAGCCTCAGAAGGAGTCCAGGGATGAGCCTACTCTGTTGCCTCGGCATCCACAAATGGGAGCAGTCACGCCCACGCACCGCAGCGGATAGTTTTCCCTTCCACGGGGCGCCATATGATCCCCCTATCCGGGTGTGCACGCGCTGTGGTCGTGTCCAGTCCTGGTTACCAGGGTACGGGGGCTCCGAGCTGGGCTGCTGGCGTGATGTCGGCTATGAGACCCCGACCTGGAAGGTCATCATGATCCTGGTGTTCGTGTTGGCCTTCTTCGCCTTCCTCTGCATCGCCCCTATCCTGTGCTTGAGTACCCCGAAACCTCAACCAGTGCAGGCAGAGAAGCCATGACGACTCACCAACTCATCCTGGGGATCACACGGTTCATATTGGGCGCCCTGATGTGGCCCATGCTTGTCCTCGCCTTCTTCGCCGTGGCCTGTGGTCGTAGCCTCATGATCTTCACGGGGCCACCTTGCCACGAGGACTACATCAATACGACGACCACCGCTGAGATCATCCTGGCGCCGCTGTGGCACCTCGGCGCCGCACTGGCCTGCACTGGAGCCCTGGGCTTCGGATTCTTTCACCTCGTCCTCTGGGGGCCACAAGCCGCCAGGGACGCCATCGAATACCTCGTGGGGTAACCATGCCAATTAAAACCTTCCCATTCTTCCTGGTGGATAACCGCCCCTTGTGGGTGCGCCTGTACCAGGCCTTGATCTGTGTCCCCCGATGGGTGCTCACGGGACGCCTGCACATCGGTTATGTGGTCACTGATGAGGTGCCAAAATGAATCTCAAATGCTTCTTCGGCCGTCATGACTGGGTTGTCTTCCAACCCACGACATGCCGCCTCAAGTACAGGGAGTGCCAGCGCTGTGGGCGTCGCGATCACTGGTTCGAGATCGAGGGGATCAAGGGGCACTGGTTCAATACGAACGCTGAGATCGCCAGGGGGCTCGCCCTTGCCAGCCTGTCCCTGGCGCTGGCAGCACTCGCTATCTCTCTTGTCTGCCTCCATAAGAAATACGCCAAGGAGAAATCATGTTCAACATCTGCGACGCCCTCGCCTACTTCCGCGACCTCGCCTACAAACTGCGAGATGCCCTGAAGTCCTGCTGTGACAAGTACCGGGACTGGATGACTTACGTGCCACCCAAGGATGACCCATGAAGACCAAGCTCACTCTCCTGTCCACCCAGCAGGACTTCAGCACCCATGTCCCCTTACCAGTGAAGATAACGGTCATAGAGGACTACGTGGTCAATGATTGCCTACTCACCACCAGGTTCCATGATGGCGTCTCCTACGTGGTCGTCGCCATGGAGATCCTCAACGCTGATGGCACCCCGCTGTAGGCCGCCATGAAGATCATCAATCCTACTCGGTGGACGCGGATTCGTTCTGGGGTCTGCGAGTACAACATGGGATTCCTCGAGGTCGGCGAATGCACCGGTGTTGTCACCGCACGTGTGCGCCCCGAGCTCGGACCTCGTGGGTTCGTCCTCGCCAGGGTGCATCCTCGTCACCTCGGACCCTACGAGATCCCCAAGGTCATCGATCTCGGTGAAGCCGGCGGCATGGGCCCCCATGACTTCAGACCATTCATTCACCCTGAGCATGGCCTCTCCGTGATCTGGGCGTATGCGACTCGCCGGGGTCCCCGTGGCAACGTGATCTGGGGGCAGCGCTATGCCCCCCTGGATCTCTTGGGGGCACGTATAGGCAGGATTCAGGAGATCCCACGCCCCGAAGGTGTCAGCCACAAGAACTTGATACCTCATGAGAGGGTTATCATCTACCACCCGGGGAGGCGTGAGGTCATGACATGGGAGCACCCCGATCTCATCGTGCGTCTCGCTGAACCCCTGGAGATCGATCTTCGCGGGGGCTCCGTACCTGTTAGGCTCAATGAGCACTGGTCTCTGGCCGCGTTTCATACCACAACCATGGTTGACTACCGTGGGTTCGTCTACGAGGCCTGGTTAGGGTTTGTGGACAACGCAGGTGGGGTCCATGCCCCCATGTTCATCGACAACTCCGCGATATTTGAGAATACAAAGCTGACTCCAGAGTCGTTTCCGAACCGGAAGTTGGCACAGGTTGTATTCCCAATGGGGATTCAGGCTGACCCCGATACCGGGGATTACCATGTCATCGCGGGGATCCAGGATCTCATCACGATTAAGATTACACTGGATGGCGATGAGGTCCGCGCTGCCCTCGCCGAGTTGTCCCCAACGCAGACAACGCCATGATGCCCCCACGAGGTTCACATGGCTGATGTCTACCTGGGCCGGCTCACCGGTAAGATTCGTGATTCCGTGGCCCCCAGCCCTGTGGGCATCGATCCCCCATGTGAGGTCGAGCTCGAGGTCCTCAGCGGGGAGTTCACGGCAACCCGGATCCCCGCACATGTGACGTCCTCCACGGGCTCCCCGATGCCCTGGTATGCCGCCGCGATCTATTTCTTTGGAACCCTGGATGTCGTCGTAGGCGTCGATGGTGAAGGCCGGCGCACCTATGAGATCGATCCCACGCATGCCCGGGAACCCGGTTCTCTGGTTATCAGGTTATACAGGGATTACACTGGGGTGACCTGTGTGGAGATCCCCACCTCGGCGACATTTAACGCAGTTGTCCTAGGCTTAGGCGGTGGTGGTGCGGGAGCCGTGGTCCCCGATCAGAGCTTCGCGGTGGCCAACAAGGCTGGCCCTGGGGTTGTCTTCCCTGGGCGATACGCACGCCTCGCCTTCATTGCCCCCGATGGTTCCATGTATGGCGACAAGGGTGAGGAAACCGATGGGACCCGGGTGCCCCTGGGCTATTACCCCGATGCCTTCACTCCTGATGGTACTGACTTCCCAGAGGGTGACCCCGTTATCGTCGATGGCTGGAATGATTACCATGCGCCGCCCCTCCAGGTCTGGAGTCCAGTGGTCGCCATGATTCACCACGTCGACTCGGGATCCACGAATCACACCGCGGTCTGGGCGATCAAACCCTCGGGTTCTCCTGATGCCAAGATCCTGAGGTTGAAGCCGGGTTCAGTGAACAATGTGGAGAACCCAGCCCATATCGTGCAACCCTCGATTATGACGCGGAGGACCGATGTGGTCCCCGCGATATGGGAACTCGCGAGCTGTGATGCCTCCACGTTTGCCAACGTCAATGTCAGGGATCCCCAGCAGGAAGTCGGGGTTGCCCTGTGGTCGGACCAGGAAGCCGATGGCAACGTCGCCGTGGTGGTCTCTGGTCGCTTCTGGATCAACCCGGCATCACACCCCCTCAAGGATCACACCACTTACTTCGTGGACCCCGCGGCGAACTATGAGGCTGGTCCCACCGATGATCACAGCCCAGGGATGTGGACCTCGGAGCAACCCGGTAACGCCGTGATGACACGCCCCATCTTCCGCCACTACACCAAGGGGTGGTGCGCGATGGTGGAGCCCACCGTGGAGCACGCCATGGCCTGGCGGTACGGTGTCGACTCCGGGGTATCCCCTGAAGCCTTCAATCTCGCCGAGATCGCATTCGATTGGTTCTACTACAATGACCCCACCAATGCCACCGCATTACTCAGATTCCGTGATCGCCCCTCGGTGATGCCGGATCCCGCGGATCTCCCCACGGGGGAACAGGGCACCGCACCTGAGGCCCCACTTGGGCAGGCCCCCGAGGCCTGGGATGTCATGGCCTGGTTTACCTCTGAGCTTTATGAACGCCGTGCCTTCGTGATGAAGCGCCTCGACCTCGTCATCGCGGGGAACCCTGATCAGACCACGATCCCTGAACTCGACTTCACGGCGCCGACCCGGCCTGGGCAGCTCGTATTCTACATGGATTACGATGACGACGCCCGCATCGGGGATGCCTACGACTTCGCTGAACTCCAGGACTTCTGTTTGTCGTGGACCCCGGTGAGTAAGGGCAACGATTTCGGTCCCGGGAACACCATGATTGGTGGCCTCGTCAATGTCCAGGACGGCTACACCACAGTGATGAAGTGGTACACGTGCCCCGAGTTTGGATCGCATTCTCCCGCTGGGGTCGGAGACTACGACAAACGATACCGCAAGGTGGTCTGGGATATCGCCCAGGAGTACCAGGCACATGACTGGGCCTGGAGATACACCACGGACTCCGGGGCCAGCTTTGATGACGCCCTGATCCTGAATCACGATGACCTCACCGCCATCTTGAATGCCAACGCCAATGCTGAGGCCTCGCTCCCCCTGAAGTTCCGCGAGATCGAGATCTGCGACTCCAGCGATGACTCCGTGAAGAAGATCATCGTGCTGTGCTCGGAGATGTACGCATGATCAAGTGGCCCTCGACATGTACGTGTTGCAAAGGGGGGAACATCTGTGATCTCCTCTTGGACTCGTCAGGGGGTGACGCCGGGTTCTGCCAGGATTATCCAGCACCACCAGCGGGAACTATCATTCGGTTTACAATTAACACGTACACCCAGAAGGACCGGGTGGTTGTCACCTCTAACCCGGTGGGGCCATGCTCTCCGGATGTATCTGGTATCTCGGGAACCGTGCTCTTTGATACTGGATGTGTTGGGGTCACCGGTCTCGTCAAGGACGCCTATGTCCCCGGGGGATCCACAGTGATTCGTGTCATCGTGATCCCCAATTGTGAGGGCGGCTCGGGTACTGCGTGGGATTTCACGACACAATGTATTGAGGCCTGTACTCTGGCGTTCACTAAGTCAGGGACGTCATGGGAACAGAATTTCTACGCCAGCCCCGGCGACAATGTTGAAGTCTGGGCGATATCCACTGCTGCGCTTAGCGTGTGGGGATATGGTGGTGCACCTTTAACTGTATCGACTACTCGCACAGTTGATGGTAGGTTTTTCACGAGGTTTGTGGTTACCCCAGGTACCGTGCAGATCAGGTACGACATCGGCAATGGTACCCCATGGATTCTGGAGTCTGGATGTGGGCGTGTCCCCGCTGTCCAGTCCAGTGTTAGTTGTGACTCCGCGACTAAGGTGATCACTGGTCTTGATGTCGTGGGGTCCTCGTGCCCAAGCGCTGCCAATGGCCCGCTGGCCCGGCATTACGGTTATGTGGGCTATACAGTGACACGCCCCGGCATAGCCATAGATGTCACGATAACGGTGGCGACAAGCCACATTAGTGGGCGCAGTCCACCTGCGTACTCAGCTGACGTCATGGTGGGATCGCAGGGCAACATCCTAGCGGTTTACAATGTTCCGAATCCACCATCTGGCAGCGTCTCACGCCAATACAGGTGTATTGTCAGCGCAGATGGTCTCACGGGTTCGATAACCCCGCTGTAGGCGGTGGTCCGACTTGACCCCCAGTAAACCCTGACATCCTTACGCCCATGATCCCACCTCCTCCCGCTATCCTCAATATGCCCACGCCACGTGCTCCGACCTACAAGGAGTTCCAGATGCTCCTGATCCTGGCCAGGCAGGCCATTGGGGACGGCATCAAGGCTGGTCGAGATCTCAGTGCGACGTATCCCATGCTCAAGGCCATCGAGGTCACCGAGGACTACGCCCGGCATCTCGAGAAGGCATCTGAGAATGCTGTGAAATCAAAACCATTACCAACCCTGGATGAGGCATTTGGTGCCGCCCTAGCACAGGGACTGAAGCCAGACCCAGCCCAGGTACATGCTCAGAAGATTCAACTCCCACTCAGAGGTCAATCCAATGCCAGCGACAACACCGCCCCCTTGGGGTCAGAGCACATCTAGCCCCGGTCCAATCACCAAGGCTGTCATCGCGGTGAGCTCGGTGGCGGCACCGCAGCCCCAGGCACCGGTGCCGCCCAGGCCTGGTCACTCCGATCAGGGCACCATCTTGATCCGCCTCGCCAAATGTTCGGACTGCGTGGAATCCTCACCGGTTGCCGCCCCAGTGCGTGCCCGCCGCTGCGCCAAGGCAAATGGGTTTGTCTCCAAGATCACAGCACCCCCTGAATCCAAGTGCCCCCTGGGGAAGTGGTGAGATGCCCATTGATCTCAGTAAGCCGAGCCCACAGGGCAACAAGGTCCTGTACGCCCCGGTGACCACTGCCCCCGGGCTCCCCCAGGGTTTCATCGATCTCTCGAAGCCAGGCCCCCTGCCTGGTGAGCTCAAGAGATCGAAGCCTATGAAGCCGAAGCGGCCGAGACCCCAGCCGATGTCCCCAGAGGACTGGGCTGCGGAGTTCGCGAAGACTCAGAACCTCGAGCTCATCTCGGTGAGAACAGCGCACAAGCTCACCAGTGTTCGTGCAGCCTACTACAAACATGGCCCAGGGTATCATGCCAAGTACGCGTTCACCAAGCGTGCCATGGACCCCGGCATCCTGAAGTGGATCCAAGAACGTCTCGACGCTGGAGACCGTTTGTCGGACATCGCTGATAAGTTGGGCAAGGCACCCTCAACGATCTTCTATGTCGCCCGGAAGTTCGGGCTGAAGAGGCCGGCGCTGCTCCCCGGTGAAGCCGATGACATCAAGGTGGTCCACACCCTCTACGTGGATCTCAAGAGCCTCAGGAAGGTCGCCCAGGCCTCGGGGCTATCCTCGGCGCGTGTCTACCATATCCTGAGATTCTACAGACCAGATGGTCGTCGACTCAGGAGCAGGAGAACACGGCATGCAAAACCCAGTGAAGAAGTGGTGGAATCAAGCCGACCTGCAGCGCACGGGTAACACCGCGCTGCGTACCGTGGCTCCCGCGGGTATCGCCTACACCGCCAACCAAATCGGCGGGGCCTCCAACGATGAAGCCAATTCAGCGGCGATGACTGCCCTGGGCACCCAAGGTGCCCTGAACCTGGGTAGTGCAGCGAAGCGCTGGCATGCCAACCGGCAAGTCACCAAACCACCGGTGAGCCCGCCTGCGAAAGAGACCACGGCGACCAAGAATGCACTCATCGGCACCGCAGCTGGTGTCGCGGCGACACCAGCACTCAAGGCCACCCAGGCCACCGCCGATGCGTTATCAGGGGATCCCAAGGATCCCGACGCCAAGTCCTGGGCTGGTGCCCCCTATCGTGGTGTCCGTGATCTCGCGTTATCCGGGGCTTCCGGGGTTCTCGGGAAGCCGAAGCCAGACCAAGGCCTCCCCTGGGACAAGATTGCCCTTGGTGGCGGCGCCGCTGCCCTACTCGCTGCCTTGTTATACAAGACAATGGGGAGTGATAAGTCCGAGGAAGACGACAGCGAAGAAGGCTGACCCCCAGCAGACTTGACGCACAGTAAACCCTGGTCACAGTAAGGGCACACCCCAACCAGGAGCGTTTATGCTGCGTGAAGGCGACATGGTCTCAGGCGGATTCGAGATCAATTTAGGGTCCTCGTTTGCTCACAAACGGAATGAGATCCTGGGGCAGTGGCGGCAGAATCATATCGCGGCCAAAGGGCTCCACGTCATCGATAAAGGTCAGATCGTTGACCCCGCCTCGCTACCCGATGGTCTCCCGATGACCATGGAACTCAGGCAGGCCATTGCAGCGGCACGCGCCAGTGCAGGCAAGATCCTGATAAAGCGGAATGCGAATGGTCATATCTCCTTTAACACAGTGGATTACGTCAAGGATCCCGAGCTCGATGGCATCGTGGCCAAACCGGATTGGAAGGCTATTGGTGCCCACATCGACTCGCTCTCGGCGCCCCCACGATATGTGCCCCCAGTAGAACTCGCGAGTCCTGGCCCCGAGAGGGCACGGGAGCTCAATGCTGCATTCTACGCCAGTGTTCTCGAAGACGCCCTCATGGGGTTCAAGACCTGCAGAGAGTTCGCGGCATGGTGGATGCTTGAGAACTCCTGCCTCCAACGTATCTGGAAACCAGAGATCCAAGAGGAGATTCTTACAGAACTTTCTAAGTTACGACACGATTTTATTGATGGTCACGAGGGCATCGCTGAAACATCAGGCAACGCTAAGATCTTCGTGGTCAAGGCTGTCGTCGACCTCGGCGAGATCGCGGAGCAAGGTGTCACATTCCGGCACTGGTTTGCTACCCATCTCTGCAGGGGTATAGCGGATTACCTCGACATCGCATTGGATGGCCACATTGCCTTCAAGGATGCCGTGAAGCCAGCAGATGACGTCCTCGTCGCGATGACTCAAGACAATGAATCCGTGCTCATTGACTCCAAGATGTACGCGGCCATTGGGCTCGCCAACGGGGAGATCATTGAATCCCTGAAGGCAGCCCAGGTCGCCGTTGAGGATCCTACGCCACTTCCGCATGGTATCGCAGTGTTCAAGAAGCCTGGGGGCGTCTTCAAGGAAGACCATTGGGCCTATGGCATCCGTCTCAAGGACATCGGCAGGATTGCCGCCGATGAAGCCGCGAGGGCACATGGCACCGCAGTGATAGCTGTGGCTGCAGCCAAGCAGGCCCTCGAGGATTACCTGAAGGCCCCACGGGAACCCGTGCTCCCCGAGTTCGCCGAGGAGGTCACCAGGGCACATGACGCCAAGGCACGGGAACTCGATGAAGCCGTGCTCAAGGCATGCGCCGAGGAAAAAGAACTCAAGGCTGCCAAGGCTGAGAAGACCAAGCTGGCGAAGTCTGGGATCCTCGAGGTCACCCTGAGTTACACCTGCGTCATCGATTTCGCTGACGTCTTCCATGGCCTCCGTTTGACGAGGAACGCATGACCCCATTCACTGGTGCCCCCGCTGGTCTTCTCGACTCCGTGAACTCGGATCCCGTGGCCTTCAATGCCATCCTTGGGGTGTGGACCCTGGAGTGGTTGGAGAACGTGGCGACCACGATGAAGTGGTGGCCGCCGAGTCGTCGCAGCCTCGCCGAGGTCTTCGGGGTCGCCCTCGAGGCCCCCGCAGCCAATGTCGACGCTGCTAGGGCCCACTTCAGTGCGAACCCCAAGGATGTCTTGGTCGCCAATGTTGTCGAGCCAGGTGTAAAGGGAGATGTAAAGTTTGCGATCCTGCGTACCCCGGTGACCGCGAAGTCATCGATCGCTGATCTCCTGAAAACGGGGGAATCGTTCTGGGACTGGTACACCCGGGAGTGCTTGACCCCCCTGGCCTTCGCAGTGGACACCAGGGTGCTCGGGGTCCTCGAATCCGTGATCTCCCGCGCCACGCTCCTCGATGCGAGTAAGCCTGGTGAGCAAGTCACCTCGGTGATGAAGTCGGCATGTGATCTCATCGTGTACCCCGAGGCCTGGATGATCAGCGCTGCCGTGAAGGCCCGGCTGTCCGCGAATCCTTTACTGGCACGTGAAGCCGGCGTCAGGGTTGTCGTCGGGGCTCCCAAGGCCTCCGCGTTGCCACATAAGACCTGCATTCTTCGTGGGGCCTCCTGTGGCCACCACGTCGTCATCGCTGATGCGGTGTGGCCACGGATCACCTTGGGTGACAAGGGCACCTTCGAGGTCACCACTGAGATCTGGCACGGTGTCGGCATCGATACCACGGCGCCACGAGGAGAGATCAACTTTGCTGTGGTCGACTACGGCGTCGGAGGTCTGGTATGACCACTGACATCGTCTTGGTTACACATGACAACCCCCACATCGAGGCCACTCTCCAGAACATACTCAAGATTCGCGGGGTCAACCGCGTCTTGGTGTTCAGTGATGCCGCCACAGCGCAGACCACTGAGCTCATCGAGGAGGAGCGCGGGATCGACTCCCGAATTGAAGTCTTCACGAGTTCTCACCGTATTGGTGCCGGCGCCGCCCTCAACTTCCTCATCGCACGCTCAAGTGCTGACTTCATCTTGGTGCACGGTGACAGGGATTTCTCCGAAGAAGTCCGTGTCGCCGTCCTCGAACAGGAGGCCGAGAAGAACCCCGACATCGTGCTGTGGACTCATGAACTCAAGGCTAATGAAGCCGTGGCTCGCAACGCGGTGTCCTGGGGTGACTACACGGTAACCCGGCAATCCCTAGAGGGCAAGTTTCCTCTCAGGTATAACGCCGCATTCTTCCGCAGGGCCCCCATCGTCGATGCCAATATCACGTATCCCCAGGGCGTCATGCGCAACCATGATGTCATCTTTGCCCAGCGTGTTCTCGCCGAGTTCCCCTTCCAGGTCAATCATCTCAACAGGGAACTCGGCAGGCAGACCACGGGGATCACCGAGGAACCCCTGAGTCCATGGATGGCACCGCAGCGGTTCTACCTCCACCACGCCGGGATCGCCGTTCTCCATGCCCGGGATACTCAGGCTGATGTCGATGCCTCGAAGTGGACTGAGCGGATTGCGCGCGAACTCACCTCGGCGTATGCCCGGGCCACCCTGGGCTACGAGGTCCGCGCCTCCGATGCCGTCTTGGCCCCCATGGATCCCTGGCCGGGCAAGGAAACCCTCCACGAGGTCCCCCAGGGCGACTGTGAGCCCGAGGAGGCCCCCGGCAGGCGTGCCGACGACGGCGCCATTGTTTATATCGGGTGGAATGGGAGTGAGTGTCAGGGCTTCGTGAAGCGCTGGGCGGAGTCCCTGGGGCGCCCCTACGCCTTCATCGGCATCGACACCGAGTTCTTCAAGGTCGCCGGTGATCTCAAGCGGGCCTCGTTTGTGGTCATCTGGAATGGGGCCCAGCACAATGGTCGCAACGCCAAGGCGCTCTGTGAGGCCATGAAGATCCCCTATGCCTTCTTCGAGTGGGGTGTGGCCCCCCAGGCGACAACATTCCTCGTTGACCTCGATGGCTTCGCTGGGGACTCCATGCTGATGCGACCACTGGGCTGGGTTGGTGACGCCGACCTCAAGGCGTACCGTGAGGGTGTTGTCGAACTCCGTACCAAGTATCCTCTGGAACCCAAGAAGGGACGCGTCCTCGTACCCCTCCAGATCGAGAACGACTCCCAGATCTTGTATCATTGCCCTTACCGCAACATGGGCGAGTTTATTGAACATGTCTCCGCGATGTATCCCAGCCATGACATCGTGGTCCGCCCCCACCCCAAGTCGGGATCCCAGAGACCCTGGAAGTCCGCACGGGCCACCATCGAGAACCGCGACACCATCAAAGACTTCTATGAAGCCGCGCGTATCAGTGAAGTCGTCGTCGGCATCAATTCGACCTCCCTTGTCGAAGCCGCCATGATTGGGGTGCCCGTGGTGGCCTTGGGGCGGTGCCCACTCGCCGTGCAGCCCCTGCGGTACAGGGAGCGCCTTCTCGCCGGGTACTGGGCTCTTAGAGTTCCACGTACCACAAGCATTGGGGGTGTCCTCCAGCGCTTCAACCTCAAACCCATCGATTAAGGATACCACCATGGATTACACACCACTACCCGCGGCACCCAAGCTCCCCGTAGAGATTCAGAACGTGATCAACAACTCGACTGAGCTGCTTCAGGCCGCCGCTGCATTGCGAAGCACCATCTTGCAGATCGCGTTGACCTCAGGGATCACCCCACAGGAGTTCAAGGAGCGCGCATCCACTGAATATGTCCAGAACTTGTTTGTTGTGGCCACTGGCGGTATCACGCGGACTCAGGCCTCCATCGCTGACATCCCAGACACCCATCCGACTTGACACCGCTGAGAGTCATGGTTTACTGTGAGTCAACCCACCCACATGGGCTAACGCCCAGAGGAGACTATATGTCGAAATGTTCCAAATCCTGCAACCCCAATGCCAACTTCGAGCGCCTGAAAGAGATCGACGCTCTATTCAGCATCGTCATGGGGATAGCCAATCTTGAGATCACCCATATGAATGCACCCAACAGTCTTGGGGATGTCTTCCAGAAGGCCAAGTCTCGCCTTCTGTACCTGATCCCTGGTGAGGGTCCGGTGGTAGTTGGTACACGCGGTGCACCCGAGGTGAAAGAAGGGGACCCCATCATTCGTCGCGCGCGTACTCTCCCGGCTTCAGCGTGGCGCACCGTTAAGGCAGGTGATGGCCTGTCACGTGACATCGATGTTGCGGTTGTGGGGGATTTCCGTGTATTCCGTGTTGCATCTGAGAAGCTGAAAGAGGCTGGGTACACATTTACGAGTCTAAATGACCCCAACTTTCTTGCTGCCCCACGCCAGTTGATCGCAGCTCTCCAGGCACGCGAGGCCGAGTTGGGTAAAAAGGTGTTGAAGAAAAAGGCCACACCTGGCGGCACCTTGAAGGCCAAGGTCAAGACAGTCTCCAGCGTCGAGACTGTGAAGTCCAAGTCCAAGTCCAAGGCGAAGAAGAAAGGGAAGGCATGAGCACTGATCTCAAAGCAGTCATTGATGCCGCGACGGCATCTGTGGTCGGTACCCCTGAGAAGCCCGAGGCCACACCTGGGATCCTGACCCCCGAGGAACGCATGGCCTATGAGAAGGCCACAGGGGATCACCCCGGCAGCCGCGATGAAGCCCTGGAGAAGGCCAGGGCACTGCGCCGGCAACGCATTGTCGCCGCACGTACCGCTGAGCAGAACCGTCAGCTCAAGCTCCTCAGGGAGCGCAGCGGTATCATCAAGGCGCGGGCTCGTCGTGAGCACGCCAAGAAGAAAAAGACTCGCAGGAGTTAAGCATGACCACCCACCCCGGGCGTCACGATGCCTTCAACATCATCACGGCAACTGAAGCCCGGGCTGGGCGCATCCTGCGTTCCCAGCCCGCCGTGTTCTTTACATCACAGATGGAGAACGCCTGGTTGGGACACGCCTACGCTGGCGCCACTGCATTCTTGGTCTGTGGCGGCCCCAGCGCAGGTGCCATTGATCTCAAAGCGCTCTCAACGACGCCTGGGATCATCACGATGGCGGTCAACAATGCTGCCCAGGGCTGGCGTCCCCAGCTCTGGTGTGGCCTCGATGAACCCCATCGCTTCCTGAACTCGATCTGGCTGGATCCCGGTATCCAGAAGTTCTATCCTCTGGCCTATCAGGACATGCCGTTACGGGACCACCCCGTGCGGACCCCCAAGGATTGCCCGAACACCTGGTTCATCCGGCGCAATGACAAGTTTGATGCCAAGACCTGGTTACATGAGGATACCATCAACTGGGGCCAGGAAGGCGATGATCACCGCAGGGGTGGTCGGAGCACCATGGTCGCCGCGATGCGGATCCTCTACATCCTGGGGTTCAAGAGGGTCTACCTCATCGGTGCTGACTTCAAGATGGATCCCAAGAAGGCGTACAACCATGATCAGGTCGTCGATGCCACAGTCGCCGACAAGAACAACACACTCTTCGAGTACCTCAATGGATTGTTCACCCAGCTCCAGGTCGAGTTCCTTCACCATGGATTCGAGGTATTCAATACCACCCAGATCTCTGGGCTCACCGCGTTCCCCTATAAGTCCTTCATCGATGCCCGGGCCCAGGCCACCAATGACTCCAAGGTGAACCCCAGGGAGTCCTCGGCTGGGCTCTATGATGGCCACTTCAAGGAGCCCGCGAAGCCCACACAACCTCGAATAGCACCCCCTATACTAACAGATTCTTTGCGGGATCTCGCCTGGGGCTACTCCGCTGGTCTCGGTATCGCCGAGGTCAAGGCGGCCTGGGACGCCTATACCGCTGAGCTCGCAGTCGCCCCCGCTGGGAAGTCCACTGAACGCCTCGTCGAACTCGAGGACAAAGCGCTGGCCGCCGCGGGGATCCCGCCTCGTAATGGGGCCTGGAATATCCCGGCGACCACACGCCCCCTCAAGATAGACACCGACAAGCATGATGGTAGCCGACGTGCATTCATTGTTGGCAATGGATCCACTGCCAATGCAGGTGAGGGCTGGCGGGATGACGGCATGCGATCCGATGACGTCGTCATCCGAATCAACTTCCCACGCCTCGATGGCTACCCCGTCGGGGACCGCACCGACTACTGGGTACTGAACCCTCAGCATCCCCGCGCCCTGGAAGACCTCGAGATCGGTCTGGCCATGCTGAAGCCCTGGAGAGTCGTCCTCATCCAACCCAGGGTGCTCGAGAACCCCGCGCAGGGTGCCCGCTACGCCGAGGTGCTCTCACGGCTGCGCCACATCAGTGCGAACAAGCCAGATGTCTGGGATCCCGCCTACGCCAAGCGTCGCCTGCAACCCCCGGTGGTCCACGAGACCTGGGGGCTATCCACTGGAGCCGAGGCCATTCGATGGGCTCGCACTTGGGCTGATACCATTGTGACCACAGGCATCGACACCCACATCGCACCCAAGATTGAACCCAAGCGTATTCGGTACTGGGGGGAACCCGCCACGGGCACCTATACCCCACAGGAACGCTTGTACCTCAGGCTGCTCAAACAGGCCGGGGGGTTCTCCGATCTCGAGGGCTTCGATTTAGAGCCCCTGGATCCCCCGACTGCAGATGAGGCCACGATCCCCAAGATTATCCACATCATGGCCATCGGCACCAAGATCGAGGGTGAAGTCGCCGCCACGGTTGCCAAGAACATCGAGTTGCTGGAGTCCCTGGGCTGGGATGTCAACCTGTGGCAGGACACCCCGGAGACCGCCACGATGGTCACCAGTTTTTATGAAGACGATCTAGGCGTCACTGTCGCCGAGTTGCCACACGATGTCCTCAACGAGATCGCGAAGCCAGCAGCACTCCGCATGGGCGTCGGGGGCCTCTGCATCGATGCCGACGTCGAAGTCATACGTGACCCCAGTGCACTCTGCGCCATTGGTGCTGGTGCCTTTGGATTCAAGGACTTCGATGGTAAGGTTCGATCCAGGGTTGTCGGTGCAGCCTATGGCTCAGTTACCATCGAGGCCTGGGCTGACTCCTGCAAGGCCAGGATCAAAGCCAAGGAGACCGTTGATCTAGCCCTGGACTCCGTGCTCTCAGGAAACATCCGCGCCAAAGATTTCGTCGAACTCCCCTGGTGGTACTTTGATCCCGCGGCGAAGGCTCGCGAGGCAGGAGACCCCAAGACACCGCCAACGATGACACTGGTCGGCTCGGCCTGGGACTTCCGGGATGGTGTCGGCCCCTACACTTTCATGACGAGGTAACCCCGTGATGTCTGCACCAGAGCGTTCCCTGGATTACTTGACACAAGCGGTGGGTTGGCGAGGCGTCCTGACGCTGCGGCGTACCCCAGATCGGCTCGAGGTTTTCCGTCGTGAAGCCGACAAGGCAGTCATCCCATCTGACTGGCTTCCCCCCTTCTACGGTTTTGACCAATCCTTGATGCGGCCGAAGTTGCCGCCTGAATGGTTCAATCGCCCAGGGGACTTCGGGTGCTATGTCAGCCACCTCATGGCGTATGAGTCCATGATGATGTCTGATGCCAAGTGGGCGCTGCTCATTGAGGATGACTGTGTGTTCTCCCCGGATTTCCTCACCGTACTGTCAGATGTACTCCCCAGGGTTCCCTCAGACGCCTATGGGCTCTACTGTGGTGGTGAGCACCAGGTACCACCTGCAGCGCTCACTGACGACCTCGTCGTGGTCCGTGGTGCCGTGAGAACGCATTGCATCCTCTACAAGGTGTCCAAGTTGGCTGAGATCTACATCGAGATGACGCGGAATGCGAGGAGTCCAGATCAAGTTCTCAGGGGATTCCACCGTACCCATAGGTTCTATGGGGTCCGCAAGCACATCGCGGCGCAGGGGACCCTGAGATCCACGATTGGGCGTACGTGGTCAGAGGTCATGTGGTGGCATCCCCAGGAACCCTTGATCAAACATGACCCCCGTGTTGACCTCCTTCCTGTTCCGCCACCAGTGGTCATCGAGCCACCGATCAATGGGCGGCGCTGGCAGCTCTGGAGCCCCGCGGAGATCAGATACCTGTGCTTTGAGGTCGGGACTACTTGCAATCTCGCAGGGGTTCATTCCCGGTGTCCCATCAATGAGATCCCACGTGACCCCCAGGCCACTGCGTTGACCCCTGAGAGCATTGTGGAGTTCGCTGCCTACATGGTCACCCAGGGGTTCCGGGGGCACATCGCCTTTCACTTCTATAACGAACCCCTGTTAGAATTAGACAAGGTACTGGAGACCATTGGTAAAATTAAGCAACGCATGCTACCAGTTAAGTTCAACTTGTGGACCAATGGTAAGCTGATACCCAGGGATCCAGAGAAGGCAAGTTATCTAGCCGACTTCGATGAGGTCGTTTGGAGCGCGTACTCACATGAGGACGCCGCTGCGGCACGGGAGTTAAGGAAAACCTATTCGCACATCGTGATCCGGGAGTCTGGGTTGGATCTCAGGCGCGAGCACAAGGATCTCCCCGATAACGTGGGTCCAGGTGACTTCGGGATCTGTCATCGGCAGGACCACGAGTTAATCGTCCGAAACGATGGCACCGTGATTCATTGCTGTGCGGACTTCAAGAACACCATACAGGCCGGGAATGTCCTTAGGGATACCCCGGCAGACATCCTGTCGAATTGGCGAGTGAATAAGACGAGGGTTGCCAGAGGGGGCTACGATGCCATCGGCCTCCAAGGGTTGCCGCTGGTGTGCAAGGCTTGCCACGCCAGGAATCCACGCATGAAACAATTCTAGGAGCCCACCCATGTCGCAAACCGATCCAGACACCACCAAGGACTCGACCCCACTGCTTCGCACGCGTACCATGGAGGTCGAGTTCGGCGTCAAGCCAGCCCCCGTCGACTTCGATGCTGGAATCGAGCAGATCAAGTCTGAGCTCGCCAATAGGCCGACATGCCTGGACTGTGCGCGCAAGCACGTCGGCAGTGCACGCGCCCTCCTCGTCGAGGCCAGGCTGGGTTACGCCAGACACGCCTGGTATGCCGTCGGGGAACTCGCCCAGGCCGAAGCCGAGCTCGTCGACAAATACGATTTCCTCGCCGAGTACGTCAGGGGTGTCCGCCTCGATCTCATGGCCTCCCTGGATCCCGCGTCCTCATTGACCGCTGGAGGCCCCAGCATTGAACCCAGCCTGATCAAGTACCCCGACTGGGATTCCCTGATGGATGCCCTCGTGGACACCGCGCTGACCAAGTAGGCGGCCTTGCTGAAGCCCAGGGGGTCATAAGCTCTCGACTCGATAGGAGCGCAATTATGTCAATCATCGAAACACGGGTACGCGAAACCGAATCCCGCATTCAGGACACCACGCGCAATATCCTACGCTTGCAGAAAGAGCTTGCCCAGATCGGGCGAGTATTCCGTGATGTCTGGCTTGCCGACATGACTCCCGCGCTTGGTGTCGCCCCTGGGGTGCGCCCGGCGCGTTATGAGAACTGGCGTGGCGACGGCCGCACCGTGGATCAATGGTACAAGTTGGGCACCGATCTCTGGCGTCTCTATTCCGTCAACAATGATTCCGCACCCACCATTGCAGCAGTGGATCCCAAGACCTCGAAGTCAGCAGTAGCCACGACATGCGCGGTTTGGATGGATGCCGGTAATTCAACACCAGCCAATGAGATCAATTCCCAAGCCCTTTCCATTGCACGCGCAGTGGTCACCTTGAGCCAGGACGCCTATTACCTGAGCTCCGAGATCAACATCAAGTTGTTGTCCTGGATCCAAAGCATTCCATCTGGGGGCACCGAGGATGTAACCGGGCGGCTGAAGTCGGATTGGACCGATGCCCTCGATAGTCTCACCGCCTTCCATCTCTGCTGCTTTGGAGACTACACCTCGAAGTCCTACGGGTACCATACCGGTCTGATCAAGTTCTGAGGCCAGCACAATGGCCACTCTTTACTGGCACAACAAAGTCGGTGACTCCGACGCGAATAAGCGTCAGAACTACACCACGGACATCGGGGGGACCACTGCGGCTGCCGCGGGGTCTCTAGCCGCCGACGACATCCGTTTTGATGGCAGTGGTACTGGTCACAACGCGGCGTGCACGTTGAGTGCGAACCTCACCGTGAATACCGCTGTGTTCACGGGCTACACGGGCACCCTCAGTCTGGCCACATTTGATTTCGCTGTCATGGCTTCAGGGGTCACCGCGCTGGCGCTCTCCAACGAGATGACCTTAAATGGTGCCACGGGGCGCTGGGTCATCGAATCCACGGCGACCTATAATTTCGCAGAACAAGTCATTACCACTCTTCATATCACCAACTCGGGTACCAAGGTATTCACGTTTTACGCGGATACCACGATCCTGACTATCACCAGTGACTCCAGTGGTGGGAAGACCCTGGCGACATCGAATGGGGGTAACCTCTCGATCTCACGCTACTACCAGGTCTCGGGTTCAAACACTGTTACGATCTCGGCGCCGCTACGTCTCAAGACAAACTTTACGATCGATAATACGAGTTCGGGGTTCTTGACCACGACAGGCAGTGTCACTGGAAACTACGACATCTATGTCAACGGTGGTACCTACACCCATTCGAGCTCGACGACGTTCCCGGCTCACCGGAACACGATAGTCGCAGCAGGGGTCCAGCTCTCTCTGAGTTATTCCGGGGCGACGACCACACATTCATTTGGAACCGGAAAGATGTCCCTCTACGAGGGCTCCTATTTCAACTGGTATATCACTGCGGGGACCACTCGAACCTTTGCCACCAATATGGCCCTGGGTATCGGGAACACGACCTCCACGCTCTCGATGCCGGCTGGGGTCAATACGAATTTCACGTTCAGTGGTGCCATTGAAGTCGGGGGTACAGTTGACCTCTACGTCAATGGTCAGAGCACGGTGAATTTCACCGGTGCGACAACTCTGCTCAATGGTGCGGGGACTCGCACGTTCAGAATCATGTCGATCAGTGCGGGATGCCGGGTCAACTTGTCGGGCATCATTGGCAGCGAGATCGGGTACTCCGCAGGGCTGTCTTGCGTATCCCAGCCCACTGCGAACACATTGGCTACCGCCAATGGATTCCATGTCACCGGGGCCAACACGTTTGCTGGTGGGCTCACGGCCAGCGGTCTGAACACAAACCACTACTTCGCCATCGGCGGCGATTCCCCTACCGGTACCGGAGACCTCACCCTGGGCTCCAAGGTTCTCGGTCTCCGCGTTGATTCTGCGCTCGTCTGGGCATTCACACTTACGGTTGTTGAAACTGGGTTGACCCTGAATCTCGCCAGTCAGAACGTCACACTACGCAGAGACAACTACACGTTTGATCTTTCCAAGTTTACTGCGACCGATGTCAGTAATAGCTGGGGTGGTATCCTGACTGTGGATTGTGTGGGGGCCACAGTAGTCTTCAGTGCTACGGATTCTCAAAAGATCCCATCTCGGTTGGTATGTAACTACTCCACAGTGTTAAATATGGGCGGTACCGAGAAGCTGATGACCATCACAGTGGCAGGCCCCGGTACGAATCTTCTTAGTATTACCTTGGGTACCAATGTCACACTCACGCTGGCCTCAGGTAATCTACGATTACTCGGTGGAGGCTCGAGCTATCCCACGTTAATATCGGGTGATTCGAGTACGATAGCCGGGGCATCCACATTGATCCTTGACACCCTGAAGTCGACTCCGTTGCCGGCACCCACTGCAGTTGTGTTCACGTGCCCAATTGAGTTCCGAGAGGGGCCCAGCGGAAACACGCTTTATTCCGTGCCTTCTGGCCACGTCTTCACGGCGCCCATGACTCTCAAGGGTATATGGACAAATCTATGCAGACTCACGTTTAATGGGAGCGTCAACTTAGCAGGTGGACTCACCGTTGAATCCACGGGTTCCGCAGCGAACCTTGACTGTCAGTTCGTTGGTCCCGGCACCGTGAATATCGCAGGTCTCATTGCCAAGCGGACATCAGGCAACAAAGTCATTCAGATCCAGGCACGTGGAGGAGTCGTCGCCAATATCTCCAGTTTCACGTACACGTATGTCGCCGGAGCTGGTAGCGATTACTTATTTGATTACCCAGTCGGAAACGCGGATGTCGTCGATATCACTTATGGCGATGTCACCCTGGGGCGTACCGGGGGCACAACTCGCTGGGGCATCGCGGCTGCACCCAACACTGGTGTAGGCGTATCCCTAGCAAAGTTCACTGGGAAGCTCGTAATTGGGGCTAACGTCACCGTGGTCTCCAATGGGGTCCCCAGAGTTGATTTCACTGGTGGGGTCCGCCAGCAGTTTCAAGTCAGCGGCGGGCTCCCCGCTGCATTCCCTTCCATTCTGGTTTCTGGCGCCGGCACGATTCTCGATCTATACAATGATGTCGTCTTGACCACGGGGGCCTTCACGGCGCTTGCGGGATCCAGTGTGGACCTCAATGCCGGGGTTCTCGACGCCTACGGTGCGCTCACCCTGACATCGGCGGCACTGCTGCATCTCGCAGGGGCCACCTTGCGGGGCGGGCAGATCAAGATTGAAGGTGTAGATCTCCAGCCTGCGAGTGTGTGGAATCTGGTAAGTAGGTCTGGTGCGAGCTCGAGTAGTTATATCAAGGGTAATTCTTCACTCGGTGTGGCCTGGTGTGATGCAAGCACGGGTAGCCCGGTGTATGCGCGTAGTGGCATCAAGGACAAAGGCGACAACCACAACGTGATCTTTGGGAGCCCACACGAACTCCAGACCAGTGGTGGTGCCGTCTATGATCTCCGTTGGGTTGTCTCGTTCAAAGATGACACACAAACCATTACTGCGATTTTCTTCGGAAGCCCATATTCGCCTATAACGCTGAGTCGCAGCGCTTTCTTGACCCAATGGGATTTCTCGAGATCAAGTAGCCCTACTTTACTTGGAAGCCCAGCGATCGCTGCGGCGTTGCCAGATCTAATCGTGGGGCAGACCACACTCAATGTTATCTTTGTTCAGCGCTATGTCGACTACCCCGCCCTGGGTTATGTTGATGTCTGGATGGCGTCCTCTGCGATGGCGGAAGACCCCCAGTGTGCAGTGAATCCGCCTATTCGTATTGCGCGTGCAACTTTCCTGGCCGCGCTGCCATCTGGGATGCCCTGGTGGAATCCCGGTGGTGGTAGCGTGTACTATAACTTGGATTGGGTGGCGACATGGAACCGGAGTACCCCTGCGCTGGTTCGCTTCGCCGATGCCGCAGATGTCAACGTCGGGTTTGATCTCAACGCCTTTGAGACCGCCATGCAGGCGTCGAAGTCGAGGTCATAATGGCTTTCACAGATAATTTCTTTACCCCTGTTGTCGGTGGTTCCACGTATAACGTGCGAGAAGCCATTATGTGGATGCCGTATGGCACCGACAAAGTCGTAGTCAGATTTGCCTCACAACCAAATGTCCTGGTCACCTTTGATGCCGTGGCCTGGGCAGCGGCAAGGGATGCCGCTGCGGGGTCAGGGTTCTGAGCCCGACTTGCACCCCGGGAAGCCCTGCCAGAATCCAGCCATCTTTGACCCCGATAATATCAAGGTAATTATATGGCGCTTGTCACATCCCCACAAATCTGGTATCCCAATGGGGCCAACGGCCCCGCCTATGATCTAACTAAGATCACTTGGTACGCCCCCGCAGACGATTCCAACTTTGTGAATGTGCGCTTTCGAGGCCTCGATGCCGCCACGGTGAGATTCCCGCGAGTAGCCTTTACTGCTGCGCTGGCCGCCGTCGGGTGATCAATGAAAAAAAAGATTAGTCAGACTCCGCGGCGGAAGCCCACGGAGTACAAACCACACACCGATCGCATGGTCGCCAGTAGCGGCGTCGGTGCCAGGAAGACTCCGGCAACCCGGGCTCCGGGTGCACCGTCGACGTCTACTCCGATTAAAAAGAAACTCAAGGAGACTGCACCCTTCCTTGATCTCTGTGTTGATCTGCTCAATTCAGTGGAAGACTTGAAAACACGCGTAGCCATTCTGGAAACAGAACGCGCGGCAACTCAACCCACCCGGCGTCGCACCTAGGCGGACACCAACGGACTTGACTGAGAGTAAACCCCCACAGGATGTAACCCCTGTGACACAAAAACCAACGACTACATGGAGTGTTATATGACCACGCAATCACTAGCAGCATACAAGTTCGCGGCGTCTTATGGACGATTTTTACCTGAACTGAATCGACGCGAAATACCAAGTGAGAGTTTTGAACGCGTCATCGAAATGCACCGCACGAAATATAAAGGGTTTGATATCGAAGCCGAGTTGAGTTTCTGTCTGGAAGCCATGAAAGATGGCCTGGTCCTGGGCTCCCAGAGAGCACTTCAATTCGGTGGTTCCCCTATCTTGAGGAAAGAGGCCAGAGCGTTCAATTGTTCGGGATCCTATGCGGATCGCCCCCGGTTCTTCCAGGAATGCCTATATCTTCTGCTCTGTGGTTGCGGCACCGGGTTCTCGGTGCAACGCCACCACGTCGCCAAGCTGCCCAAGTTAATCGCGGTGGATAAACACCAGATCAAGGTGTTCACGGTTGCCGACAGTGTTGAAGGCTGGGCTGATGCCCTCGGTGTTCTCCTGGCCTCCTATGGATGCCTGGGTGTCGGGATGCAAGAGTTCGCCGAAGAAACCGCACCAGGCAATGATGCCAAGGTGTCCTTCCAGCACCCCGGGTTCTTCTCCGATTATGTCGGCAGCCATGTCAGCTTTGATTACTCGCGCATCCGTAACCAGGGCTCGAGTCTGAGCACGGGTGCAGGCAAGGCTCCAGGGCCTGGGCCTCTCTCGGCATCCCTGGAAAAGATTCGTGGGGTCCTTGATACCGCGTTGACCCGGTGCCATGGTGAAGACTGCCACCTCCGCCCCATCGATGTCTACGACATCATCATGCACGCCTCGGATGCCGTCCTCGCCGGTGGGGTTCGTCGTAGCGCCACGATTTGCTTGTTCAGTGTTGATGACCCCGAAATGATGAACGCGAAGACTGGGAACTGGATGCAGGACAACCCCCAGCGGGCGCGTTCTAATAACTCGGCGATGTTGATCCGGGGTGAGACTACTTGGGAAGCCTTCCATGACATCTTCATGCTGGCACGCCGCCAGTACGGGGAGCCCGGGTTCGTGTGGTCGGATAGCTCCGAGCTCATGGTGAACCCCTGTCAACCCGCCTGTGCTACTGTTCTTACCCCCGATGGTTTGCGCACTTTTGCAGATATCGATGTAGGTAGCGTGATTTGGAGCCGCGAGGGCTGGACTCGTGTTTTGAGGAAATGGAGCACTGGAATAAAGCCGGTATCGGAATACCGCACGTCTGCAGGTGTATTTGTAGGTACGGCTAATCATCGGGTGGAGCAGCATGGGGAGAAGGTCGAGGTTGGGTTGGCAGAATCTATAGACGTGCTTACAGCGGATGTCGGCGAAGCCCCTGTGCATAACGATGCAAACATTATGGTTGGGTTGTTGCTTGGCGATGGCACGTGGCACAAGGCTGGGGGAGGTCTACTCCTCAACATAGGTGCGGGCGATCAGGAGATTTTCAACTGTATGCCATGGGTATCCAGGGAGGGTTACGGTGGGAGCACCAGGCTGTTCAAAGTTCAAGACTTCTCGTTGCTCACCCAAGAAGACATGCCAACCATCCCATCGCGTAGGATCCCACAGCGGTTTTTACAATCTGGGCAGGATATCCTGTGTTCTGTTTTACGTGGGCTGTACTCTGCAAATGGAAGTGTCGTTGCTAATAGAGTTACGCTGAAGACGTGTAGCCCTGGTTTGCGAGATGATGTACAGACTGCGTTGTCATCTCTCGGTATTCGCAGCTATTTCACTACTAACAGGGCGCACGACGTCGAGTTTAGTAATGGGGTGTATGAGTGCAAAGAAAGCTACGACATCAATATCAGCGTCGACCGTTGTAAGTTCGCAAAACTGATAGGGTTTATCCACTCTAGCAAGGTATCTCGCTTATCAGCTGCATGCGACATACGGATTTCAGGGCGCACGCAGGATACCTATGCTATTCGATCAGTTACTTCGCTTGGTGATATGGAGGTGTATGATATCACAGTTGACAATGAGAGTCACACTTACTGGACAGGAGGTCATAGTGTCTCGAACTGCGTGGAGACCGGGATGTACCCAGCGATTTCCTACAAAGATCTCGATGAGATCAACGGGGAACATTCCGTAGAAGTCGTTGAATATGCAAACGTAGAGATCTCAGGGTGGAGCTTTTGTAATCTCTGTGAAGTCAACGCCAAGGCCTGCCGTACCGATAAGGACTGGGGACGTGCGTGCACCGCAGCGGCGATCCTGGGCACTCTCCAGGCCGGCTATACCAAGTTCGACTACCTCGGTAATGTCAGCGAGTGTATCGCGAAACGTGAGGCCCTCCTCGGGGTCTCCATGACTGGGATGATGGACAACCCCTCGCAGTCCTTTGATCCCCAGCGGCAGCGTGACCTCGCCAAGCTCATCCTCGATGTCAACGCTGATCTGGCACCCCGGCTGGGTATCCGGCCCACGGCACGGGCGACCTGTGTTAAACCCGCGGGATCAACGTCATGCCTTCTCGGGACATCGAGTGGGATCCATGCTCAACACGCCAAGCGGTACTTCCGCAGAGCCCAGGCCAACGTCAACGAGGCCCCCTTCCAATACTTCAAGGTTCACAACCCCGATGCCGTTGAACGCTCGGTGTGGGAACCCAACGGGAACACCGCGGTGATCACGTTCTGCATCGAGGCCTCCGATGAAGCCCTGACGCGGCGTGAGGTCAATGGGCTCAAGCAGCTCGAGTACGTCAAGCTCACCCAGGACAACTGGGTTGCAGCTGGCAGTGTGCCCGAGCGTGCTGTGAAGCCCTGGCTGCACCACAATGTCTCCAACACGATCACGATTCGTCAGAACCAAGAGGAAGACGCCGCACGTTACATCTACGAGCACCGGGAGTCCTTCACGGGAGTCAGTATCCTGGGGACCTCAGGGGATCTCGATTATCCCCAGGCCCCGTTCTGTGAGGTCCGTACCGAGAGTGAAATCCTGGAGCGCTATGGCCGCGGTGCCTTCTTTGCATCTGGTCTCATCGTCGATGGGCTCCACGCCTTCGGTAACAACCTCTGGTTGGCATGCGATACCGTGATGGGGCTCGGTGAAGCCTCGATTCTTGCCAACGGAGTTCCGTATCCCGCGGATCCCAACGCGCTACCCGATGCCATCCGTGAGGCCTACGAGCATGTCCACGAACTCAAGAAGGATTGGGTCCGCAGGGCCGTACAGTTCGCCACAAATTACTTCCAGTACCCAGCGTTGCTGACCACATCTACCCCCGATGCAGATCGTGTCGCTGCTCTGAAGCGGATGACGTATTGCCTCAAGGAAGTCAACAATCTCCATCTCTGGGAACGTCTATCCCGGAACTGGCGCGATGTCGATTACTCCCTGATGGTTGAGGAAACCGATGGTACCAAGGGGGCGCAACCCGAGATGGCATGTGCCGGTGGAGCCTGCACCTTACAGCACGCCTGATCGGAGGCCTTGGCGGATTCCCAACCCCTGGTAGATTCTCAGAGTCGTCTGAAATCCTCAGGGGTGGGTGATTCAACAGACGACGAAGATGATTGGTGTGGCGCTTAACAGTGCCGAGGTGGCTCCCAGGGAAACCTGGGAGCCCTTTTTATTGGCGACACCATGACCTCTTCCACAACTTGATATCTCGCTTACGCTGGGGGCTTCACCGACGTCCCCGTCAACTCTTCTAGGAGATTTCCCATGACCAAAGGTATCAATGAAGCCGGCGCTCTCCGCCTTCCCGTGGATTCCCGCGAACGCAGTACAGGCCGCGCCAAGACCAAGCGCTCCCTGGAAAACCGCAATGTTGAGAAATTCAACTTCCTCGGCACCACCACCAATGCCACGGCCACCGAGCTCTTCCAGAACGGTGACCAACGCCTCCCCGTTGGCATCTTCGCCGATGGCAGCGTCAGCTTGATCGAAGTCAAAGCTGTGGCCCGTAAATCCGACGGCGCCAAAGTCGCCGCTGAGATCCGTCGTTACCTCGTCAAGGTCGTCGGCGCCACTGTTACCCTGCTGGAATCCGGCTCCCCCACTGCGGTTGACCACATCGGTGAAGCCGCCTACGTGGTTGCCTTGCTCAACGACACCAACGTCCTCAAGCTCAAGGTTACCGGCGCCGCCGCGGAAACCGTGGGTTGGGATGTCGCCGTCGAAGCCATCGCCTTCATTCCCTGAACTCAGGTGAGTGCATGAACCGAGGTCACGTCTCCTAGGGGACGTGACCTCGATGCGTTTCGTCTCTTTACAGAGAGTCAACCCTCATAGGCTGTACGCCATGAGGGCATGCAATGTCATCCTATAACTGGGAACAACTCGAACGATACTTTCCGGGGTGCACACATGCCGCCATTGATCCCTTTGGGATGCTGGTGGTCATGAAGTGCACCAAGGGTATCCCAATGTTTGGGCAGGCCAGGCGCTGGATCCCTGGCATCGTGGGGGAGCGCAGGGACTGCATGCTCACCAATGCCTACGGTCCTGACTTCACACCTGAGACCACACTGGAAGCCAACCCCAACCGTGTTGCCGAGATCCAGGCCGCGGTACACGCCGCTGCAGGGGAGTCCGTGGTCCAGGTGAGCCCAGCACACCAGAACGTGGCGAAACCGCCCATGGCGGCCCCCACGGTTGCGGAGACCCTGGCAGCCGCTGAAGCCGCGGGGACCAATAAGCATGGCTTCATGAATCCCCCGGAACAAGCCCACAGTGTCGATGGTGGTCAAGGCGTGGCCCACGGTATGACTTCACCTGGCCCCAGCGTGACTGATCCCTGCAGGGCCAGTGCTGCGTTCACCCCAGGGCAGGCCAACACCAACCAACCCCTGAGCGCGGTACCCCTGGTACAGACCCCTGCGTTCCCCCAGGTCGGCGATCATCTCCCCCCGGCACCCACTGAGTTCACGGCCCCACAGGTGATGACACCATGGGAACCACAGGTGCTGAAGTCCCCCAGCCTGATTCAACTCGCCGCGGCCATAGTGGACATCGCCGAGGGCACCCCAGTACAGAACTTCTTACCCATGGCGAAGCAGGTCATTCGTGACTTCGCGTCAGGAAAGCTCCAATGAACAAGCCACAGCCCCGTAATCTCGGAGAGGCCTGGAAGCAGGCCCGCCTCGAATGTGGTCTGGCCCAGGACCGCATGGCCGCCGCTCTTGGGGTCAGTGATTCCTACCTCAGCCTCATCGAGTCGAGTCGTCGGACCCCCACGATCGATTTACTGCGTAAGATGTCGGGGCTCACGGGATGGTCGATGGAGGCCCTGTCTCCGGATCCCCTGTCAGCGATTTCAGTTGAAGACCCCGGATAGTCTCGACGTCGAGACTGTTCAGGGCGCGGGCATAGGCTTTCCTCGTCGACTTGAAGCCTTACGCTGCGCACATGGGGAACATTCGCTCAGTCAATAACCCCGGCAATGGGGAGCGCAGGATTCTGCGCCCCGGCGTGGGCCCCGCGGCATCAGTGAACACGGAGACCGTGGTTCCCGATGCCTCCATGTTGGATCAATGGGAAAACCAAGGCATAGTCAAGCACGGGGTTCGTGGTGACGGCCGCATGGTTATCCCACGGTTCCTCAGTGATCCCGCGTCTCCTCAAGAAGGCGACTTCTGGATCCTGGACAACGGTGGTGTGGTATCCCTGCGGTATCACACCGGGGGTGTCACCTACAACTATACCGGTGGAAGTGGAAGTAGTGCGGGATCCCAGTTCACTGGCATCCCGGCTTCAATCGCGCTGCGCAAGGGTTCCGCGATGCGGACATCAAGCACAGGTAAAGTTGGGTTAGCCACCGCTGGTGCGGGTTCCATCGCCGGCGGTCTCTATGAACCCCTGGGGCTCCTGAGTTCCACGGTCCCCGGAGCCCCGAATCCCCCAGTAGATGACTTCGGTGTTATCCTTCCTGGGCATGTCATCGAGTTGACATCAGGCGAGGTCAGTTATCTCACCGGGGTCTCCGCATTGATCCCGAACCGTGTTTACTATCTCTCCAATATCTCGGGGCGTTGGGTTCTCAACCCAGATGCTGTTGGGGTCGCCGCGGAAGTCGCGGTTCCCCTGTGCAGAGCGCTGACTGAGACCAGTGCCCTCGTCGACTTCAGCATGGCGGTCATACTATGACACTTGACGTCTTCCTGGCCACCAGTCTTGTTAAAGTCGCCGCAGAGGCGACTCCACTGCTGGCACAACCACCTCGCCCACCCGTACCAGTTTATGATCTCCCGACCCCCAACCCGACACCAGGTGTCGGTCTCGCGGAATCCCTGGGCATGGGGATGCCATGGAAGGGTGCTCTCATCGGTGGCCTCGGCCTCGGTGCCTACAAGTACCTGACTGCGAAGAAGGGTGACAGACTTCGGGATACCATGAAGGGTGCGATCACGGGGGTTCTCGGTGGTGCAGGTACTGAACTCGGCGCCGGCCTCGGTGGTGAACTCGCGAGACGGCATGCTCGTTATGGCGAAGGCACCCCCATGGAGACCACTGGGATCGCCGCAGGGGGCACCGCAGCTGGCGCCGGCCTTGGCCTGGGCTCCGCATATCTTCTTAACAAGTTCCTGAGCCGAGACAGCAGTGAGGACGAATAATGCCAAGCACTCCTCAGAAGCCGGTATTCTTTGACGGCAGGCAGCTGCGTCGAGTCTCCGCAACAAATCCTATCGCGACGAGCACGCTGGAGACTGACGTTGTCACCACCGACGGTCTCCACCCCTTCGTAGCCAATATCGCGGGTATCGCGGCTACCGCAGATGCCCATTTGACCACACGTCAGGTCGTCGATCGCAGAATCGCTGATGGGTTCTGGGGTGGCCCCGTTCAAGCCATCACAAATACACCCCCAGGGTCCCCGAGTGCAGAACAGCGCTGGATCACGGGCACACTCCCCACGGGGGCCTGGTTCGGGCATCCCAATGCTTTAGCCGCATATCGTGACGGCGCCTGGGTGTTCACCCCAGCAGCTGAAGGCGTTTTTGTCTTCAACCGCGCCACGCATTCCTATGTCCACTACACGGGTTCGGCATGGGCGCCCATCCTGGGTACCGGTACGGTGACCTCCGTTGGACTCGTGTTGCCACCTGAGTTCAGCATCACGTTCTCCCCGGTGACCACGTTAGGGGATCTCAGCGCGGAATGGGCGGTTCAGTCCCCGGGTCTTGTCTTCGCGGGGCCCAGTGATCCCCTGGGATCCTCTGCAGTCCCTGCGTTCCGAGCTCTAGTCGAAACCGATATTCCCTCGTTGAGCTGGAATCACATTGGTTCGGATCTCCCCACCACCCTGAGTGGTTATGGGATCACTGATGGTGCCCTCAATGGGGCCGTGGGGTCTTCTGGGCTCACCATGAATACAGCCCGAGTCCTTGGCAGGTTCTCCGCGGATCCCGGTGCGATTGAAGAGATCTCGATCGGGACTGGGCTCAACCTCTCCGCACTTGGGGTTCTCAGTTGCACGATCACGGCAGCGCTGGCCACAGGTCTCGTCGGGTTTGGAGGTGGTGACGGCATCCTCACGGGATCCACCAATTTCTCATACAATAGCACACTGGCCACTGGTGGTCTCACCATTGCGAATACGACGGCGTCAATTAGCGCGGTCACCGGTGCGCTGAAGGTCGCCGGGGGTATCGGCGCCGGTGGAGACATCTTTGCTGCGGGCACCCTGAACTCGACGAGCACGGCGACCACGGATAGCACGACTCCAGGTGCCCTGAATCTTACTGGCAGCATTCGTACCCTGTATGGCACCCTGGGGCATCTCACGGGGACCGTCTACGGTATCTATGACAGTGTGACCCTGAACCCCTTGAGTTCCTCGATTGGGGCGTTCTATAGTCAGTACCACTCCATTGCACTCACGGGAGCCGAGGACTTCAGTATCGCAGTGGGTGAGAACACCACGCTGACTGACACGAAGACAGCAGGCACAGTCAACTCGATTATTGGGTACCGGACCTCGTTATCATTCAACTGTGCGGGGTCCACAGTTGGTGCCGCATCGTTGTTCAGAGGCAACTGGTCGTACACCGCGGGCACCATCACCACAGGATACGGGCTCTATCTCCCCAGTATCACTGGGGCCACCACGAACTATGCGATCTACACGGGTACCGGTTTGGTCACCCTTGGGGATACCTCGGTTGCCGTGGGGGCCACTGGGGTCTCCGCGCTCAACATGGTCGGTGGCATCAAGCAAGTCATCTCATATGCCCCTAATGCCACCGTGGACCGCACGGCACGCTACCTTGAAGTCAACATTACCCCCACGGTATCCCGTAATGGGCGATACATGGGCGACACGGTTTCCCAGCGTCTGTACGGGGGATATAACTTCGGAGTCATTTACGGGTATCGTGCGGATCTCACGGTATCGACGACGGCGGGGACCCTTAGTGGGTTCTATGGCATCGACTCCGAGTTCTACATGGACACCGCGGGGGGTACCTGTACCACTGCGGCATTGTTCTATGGATCCCTCGGGGGTTCCGCGGGAACCCTGACCACGGCCTATGGGCTCCTCCTCGAGGACATCACTTTCGGTCAAACCAATTACGCGATTCAGACTGGTCTGGGTCTCGTCCGCTTCGGGGATACCACGGTATCGACCACTGCGGCCAATGGCGCCCTTGTGGTCACCGGTGGTGTCGGCATCGGCGGTGCTCTCAACGTCGGTGGCGCACTCACTGCTGGGGGTGTGGGCACCCTTGGTGGCCTCAAAGTCTTGGCTACAGGGATCACGGCACCAGCGGCCCCTGCGGGTACAATCGCACAGGTCATCAATGGTAATGGTAACGCAGGGGTCACCCGTGTTCTCGCCGATGTCGCCATGGGCATCGGCGGCGGTTACGCGGTATTCGCGGGACGCGCATGTCGGGGTACCCTGACCGCACCCAGTGCACTCCAGGCTGGCGATGAAATCACCAACCTCTCAGCGTGGGGTTACGGGGCCACGGGTTACTCATCTGCGGCGCGTGGGTTCGTCTCGATCTTCACTGCTGAGAACTGGACAGACGCCGCACAGGGCACCCGCATCGGCCTCTGGACAACAACCCCCGGCACCATCTTGACCACTGAGAAGGTTCGTATCTGGGGTGATGGTGGTCTTCAAATCGGTGGTGCGTTTTCGGCGTCCCCAGGGGCAGGCGCCTTAATAGTCACGTCGGCGGCCGCATCGGTGAGCACATTGACGGGGTCCATTACATCAGCGGGTGGCATGGGTCTCCTGGGCTCCATATACGCCGGCGGAGACGTCTCCGTTGGCGGCACACTCATTATCAAAAACGTAAACGAACCCGTGAATGCAATTGGTAACACGGGTGCTGGGACAATCACGATTAACTGTCTCACCGCGACGCGGATCACCATGACGGTTACCGGAGCGGTGACCCTGGCGTTCTCGAACCTCCCGGCATCGGGGGTTTCCAAGACGGTTGTCCTCCACATCACCAACGGGGGTTCCCAGACTTTCAACTTCCCAGCGAATACACGTTGGTCCGGCGGTATCGCCGCTGTGCTCACGGCTTCCGGGGTCGACATCATTGGGATGACTACCCTCGATGGCGGCGTCACCTGGGATGCCATCCCGATGTCGCTGAACGCCAAGGTGCCCTGATATGTCAATCGGCTCCGGTAATATCTGTTACCCCTCCTACAGGTACGCACCGATTACGCTGTATTGGGATGCCAATGGTACCAGTGTCGGCGCCACGAACTCGACGACTGCGACGGGGACATGGGGGACCAATAGTTATTGGACCACGGATCCCGCGGGTCTCCTGGCCACACGGGCATGGATCCAGGGAAGTGATGCCGTGTTCGCTGCGGGGAGCAATGCAACTGGATCCTATACGGTAACCGTGAATGGCCTCCAGACAGTCCGTAATCTATTGGTACGCAATGGCACACTCACCTTTGCATCAGGTAATCTACAAATCGCGCCAGGGGCACAGTGGGACAACAGCACAGCAGGCGCGGTTTCCATGGGTACCGCACTACGCTTTACAAACACTCTCACCGTAAAATCGGGGCCATGGTCGATCACAAGTGCCTCCAGTGTTGGTAGCGGAGGACTCATCATCGATGGGAACACTGCTTGGGTGTTCTCCACGAATGCTAATTCATTTGGTACAGGGGTTATCACTATTAAGAATGGCCGCCTCAGCATGGGGGATAACAACGGTCGTACATTCACGGCAACAATTCGCATTGAAGGCTCATGCACCCTTGGTGACATCTCCCCGGCGGGCTCCTTAGCATTCGCAGCCGGTCAGTCCATTGTGGCCCCTGTGATCATAACAGCCCTCAGCAACGTCGCCTTTGATGCCACGATGCAGTGGGGTAGTAACGTGATCACATACCGTGGCCCCGGAACCGTTACTCAGGGCTCCACAGTTGACGCCGCAACGAACACAGGCGCGATTACCGTAGGTGACGGTATCACGTTCTCGGGTAACAATGTTGGTGGTAACCTCGCTGCAAACACTCAGACCGCGATGGGTAGCGGTGCTTATGTTGTCAATTACGGGGGATCACTGAACGCCAGCAATCCATCGTTAATACTTACCAATAGTATCACGATCAATGCGGGCGGGACCATTGGTATTCGCGGTGCACAGACTGGGGCATCTTGGGCATTCAACAGTCTAGCTGGTCTAACAAGCACTCTAAGTGGTGATTTCATTGGAGTCGCGAGTCTGTCACTGCCAAGTGCAGGTGCCTTATTTTTTAGTCCTGGTAATGGGATGGCACTTGGGCGCCCGTATCCAGCCCTAACTGGCACCATGGCGTTTGGTGGCAGCAGTAGTCAGGGTGTAAGCGCCACCGTAAGTGCGACAACTCTGAGCTCCATCAATGGGAGTCCACGCACCCTAGCATTTAATCAGACCGGTGGTGGGGCATTCACGTACACAGGGGGGCTCACTCTCAATGCCAATCTTGTCATCGCGGGATCCGGTAATGGGGGGCTCAACGGACTGTATCCAAGTGGGGGTGCGGGTAACCTGGGGACCATAGGGGCCTCCGCACAGGCCATCACAGTGGCGATGTCCCCCTCTGCTGAGGTCCATGCAGCGTACACGGCAACGGGGTACACAGGCGGGATTACCCTGAGCTCAGGTGTTTTCGGGGTAACCGGATTAACTAATGCACTTTCAGGCCGCATGTTTGGAGGCGGCAGTGTTCTCATCAATGGGGGTGGAATCCGCGATCAGGCCAGCCGGAGTGGTGCTGCTACAATCACTGATCCACTTGTTATAGGCATCAAAGGTGGTGCCCTTGGCAGCTATACATCTCAGAACTCTGAAACGATATTCAGTGGTGCGATCTCCAAGGATGTCGGAGGTGCAGGACCCCTGGTCCTACGTGTCGGGGTTTCTGCTAATTTTAATCGCTTTGCACTCGCGGGATCCAACATCGCATTTGATGCTGGATTCATACTGGATACATCCAGTCGGGGTGCCTTTCGATTCGACTCCCTGGCAGCGATGGGCTCAGATGGCTCCAATACAGGTGGGAACACGGCTACCCCAAATCCAATTACGGTTCCAGCTGGAATTGTTTTCGGGTTTGGTAGCAATGCTTTATTCACTGCTGCCGTTCTGGCAAGATTCACGACACAGACTGAATCAATCCTAGCACTGGATAACAAGACAGGTAACATTGATCTCAGTGCAGCCGGCCTCAATAAGGATGTTCGTCTTGGATTCATGGCGACCGCGAACAATACCACTATCACCTTTGCGGGGTCGATAACGCCATATAACAGCACCGTTGGTTACAAGTTTGCACCCCCTTTCTCCCTGAACGGCGGTGCGATGTTGCTTTCAGGAGTCAACGCACTCACAGGGGCGAATCCGTTAGATGTCGCCACTGGAGCAGTGATACCCACTTCAGCTATGGCCGCAGTTGGGGCTCTCGCCATCGCAGCCTCGCAGGACTACTCAGGGGTCACCGTGGTTCGAGGTGTCGCCACGAACTCACTGATGGGCAGTTCGGTGTCTGGCCCCACCCTATTCTTAACCAACAATGGTGTCGCCAGTCAAGGAGACCTAACAGGGACTTCCAGTCTACTCATAAACCTGGGGGCCACTGTAGGGTTACCTGGGACAGCTGCTAACTATGGGCGAATAACAGTCGCTAATCTTCCAATCACGGTCATGGGGTCTGGCACCCTGAACTGTGGTGAGACAATACCCAATAACGAGGCGAGCAATAGGAACGTCACGAATCGTATCAATCCATCGGCGCGTCTGATTCTAGGGGGCACCACTGGCGGGGGCACATTCAACATCCCCTACCCAGATGCCGGGGCATACACGCATTCCCAGACCCTATACAGTCTTTCGATCCAGGCCGGGATTAGTTCAATTAGTTCAAGCAACATAAAGGCATCATCAGTCAATCTGGCATTTACAGGAACCGCAGGGGGTGCTGGGTACACTCGCGCAGTTGGTGGGGTTGTCAACCAATTCACGAATACGGGGTTTATCCCTTCTTTTACGAACGCACCCACTACTGCAGGTGGCAGCAGTGTTTCAGGCGCCGGAGGTAATGCCCTATTGATAGGGGCCACCCAAGGCTTCGTACCTGGAGTTGATGGTGGTGATTATATCGCCGCGGCATCGGGCACCTTCGGACCCCCGGCCTACACGTCTCAAAACGATTGCTCGCTATGGGCCGCAGGCCAAAACATCAAAGCAGGAACACTTACTGGGACTATCGCTAATGATGTCGCCATCAATTCTCTTCGAGTCACACTGGGCAGTGGGACTATAACAATCGCTACTGGAAAAACTTTGACAGTGACCAGTGGCATGATCGCTAGTACGATTAACGGGGTTGTAGCCATCACGGGCGGAGCACTTACAACAGGCAACGGACTGGATCTAATAGTGGGGAGTCATCAGAACAGTTTTATCATCGCGTCACAGATCACGGGCGGCTACGCATTTACTAAGTTTTTGGCTAACACGGTTACCCTAAGTAACGCGAATAACGCCATAGGGGATATTTACATTCTTGCTGGAACCTTGACGGCAGGCGCCAGTGGTAGTCTTGGGGGTCTCACTGCCCCCCGCACAATCTATCTAATGGGAGGTGTGCTCTTTTTCAGCCATGCACTGGATATTTATTCCAATACGAATATCGTTGTCGGTGCTGCAGGGGGGTATATCGGAACACCCAACTCTGCGGGAACCGGTGCAGTAATACAGGGCAGCGTAACGCTCCACGGCCCCTTAGCAGTTAATCCAGTTAATATGACTGGAAGAGTGGAACTATCTGGTACCATAAGTGGAGCAGGTTCCATAAGACACGTCAATTCTTATGGTCAAGGTGGTGACTACAGCCTGTTGATTCTTAGTGGGGATAACTCTGCGTGGAGTGGTGGATTCGCCCTACAGGAGTCTGGGGCACAGGCTGGGGCTATCAATCTTCGCTTGGCAAAAGGGGCATCCGCGGGGACCGGCCCCATTGTCACTGGAGGTAAGGGGGGAAATCTCTTACTGGATACTGCGTCGATTTCCGATTCCGTGTATCCCAATAATTTCTCACTGCTTGGGCCACTTGGTCTCACGGTTTGGAGTCTCGGACCTGGGCTTAGTACATCAGGTGGAACCCGCGCAACGCTATCAGGCATGTTTGTCGGTAGCAGTAGTGTGATATTTCAAGGCTACGCCACAGGTGATAACGCGATCACAGAACTCGTGTTATCTGGCACGTACTCGATGTCAGGGATTCCAACTGCTCCTTTTGGAGGCACAGCAGCGTCGAACTATGGGACTTCCAGTCTAAAGCAAAATCTGGTCAATGGATACGGGGGTCTGACCCTTGGTCTTTTCGGCGTCTACCCCACAGTGCTCCCAGTGGGTACAGCCACGCAAGGCGCCCTTGGGTTCATCCGTTTCTCAGGAGTCAACAGCTTCCTCCCCGGTGCCGTGGGTCCCGGGTATATCTCCGCAGTCCATCGTGCCACGGATACAGTTGACCACACCGCACATTTTGGGTTCCTGCTCACGGCGACTTCAGGGGCAGGGACCACGTATCAGATCCCAGAGGGCAAGAGTTTCCTCATTGGATCACTGGGTACCGCGGACCCCACATTGAACAAGCAGATCGGTGGTGTCCTCGGGGCATCCAGCGATGCCGGATCAGGCAGCAACTTGGCCACGCTCCTGGGGTCACCGAAATACGCAGCGGGACAAACCCTGGCAGGAATGTTTGGTGGTGACATCAACATCCACGCCAATGCAGACACCGACAATCAGGTCCTCAAGATGTTTGTTCGCCACGCCGGGGATACCATGGTGTTGGGGAGTACGGAAACCCGTGAGGTCATCTTCTGCCCGACATGGGGAGACTCAGGTGGTCAGAGTTGTCTGACCATGGTTCGCAAGAGAACTGGAGCCACGACTCTGATCAAGGTTGGTGCGGGTACACTGGTCATCGCGGAGGCCGATTACACGCATACCGATGGGACTTCCGCAAGGGGATCATTTACGTGGAGCCTTGTCGAGGGCACTCTACTGTATAACCACAATGACAACGATGAAGGCGTGAGGCCAGACTTCGCAGCATTCAATGTTGGTGCTGGGACCACGCTGGGGGGTTCCGGGGTCCTCAACTCCGTGGTCACCGTGACCTCTGGGACCATGAGTCCTGGGACTCCCGTGGCCACTGCAGCACTCAGCATGAAGTCTTTGAATCTGAATAACTCAGGCGCCACGGTGATCCTGGATCTCAACGGGGATGCCGCGGGCACCCAGTATGATCAGCTCGTGATCCCGAGTACCGGAGATGGCGTTGTTCTCAACAATGCCACACTTTCGATTCGGTTGGGGTACTCCCCTGCGGTCGGAAAGGTCTTCACGATCATTGACAGACAATCCGCGGGACCAGTAACTGGCGTATTCAACGGGCTCCCCGAAGGAGCCACCGTTGCCAGCACAGGCACTGTACGGAACTTCACGATTTCGTATGTTGGGGGCGACGGCAACGACGTCACCCTGACTGCACAATGAGCCGAACACAGGAAGTGAGCATACCATGCCAGCATCATATCAGGTACCCAACTATGCCCCGAACACTGAGCCCGGGGTGCCACGCCGACGGGTCTGGCATAACAATAATAGCAACCCAGTTGATGGAGTGCCTAGTGCGACGATGCACGAAGAAGAAGTCGCCTTGGTCCTCGTCAAAGGGGAGTATGTCGAGAAGTCACTTGGCAACCACTACCCCCCACTGGTGCATGTCCCCACGGATCCCAATGAGCCCGTGAAGTTGAGAAGTCTGATCGATGACTCAATCATTGGGATGACAACTGTGGGGGCCATTCATACCCACATCTACAGCCTGGCCCGCCACATGCAGGAACTCCGTGATATCAGCGAGACCCGTAAGGCTGACCTCGCGAATACCGCGGAGGCCCTCAAGGCGGCTTCGGAGGCTTCCCGTGCCGCTGCCGCGGAAGTCGTTCGACTCACCAGCGTCTTCGAGAGTCTACCCGATGACCCCGAGCACGCCGCTGCCGAGGAGGCCCTACGTGTCGCCGAGGGAGAGGCCTCGCGTCTCGAAACCGAAGCCAACAGGCTCGCCAACGCTCTTATGGCCCTCATGGCCCCCACGGGCTAGTTGCCCATATCAACACGGCGACATAATCCTGCTGCGCCTTAAACACCCACCCAGATCGCGAGCTCACTCGCGTGAAAAGAGGATCCCGGTATGAAACTTACCAACCGTGCAGTCGTCGAACTCCGTCAGGCCCTGACTGCTCTCGATGGAGTCCCGACCCCTATTACCGTTGAGGGTAAAACTCAAGTCTACCTGAAGAACTATGAGTTCTCGGGTTCGACTCGTTTCAAGATTGGCAAGAACCTGAGTGTCTTACGCCCCCTCGCCGAAGTCGTCGAGAAGTCTATCGATGCTGTAATCCGTCAGTACGCGGTGCCCAAAGAGGGCACCACTGACAAAATGATCCCCCAGGAAAAAGTGGCTGAGTACAACGCGGAACGTGAAACCATCTTGGACATCGAGACTGAAGTCGCGATCACCAAGTTGACTGAAGAGGATCTCAAACTCGACGTCAATGCGATCCCCGGCAGTGTCCTCAGCATTTTGTCCGTTATGATGTGATCTCATCGCGTGGTCCACGCAGGAGCCCAAGATGCCTATTGTCGGTGATGCCAAGAAAGTTCTGAACTCCATGGAAGACACCTACGGCAGTAAGGAAAAGGCCGAACGCGTGTTTTACGCAACCGCCGCGAAGCAGAAGCGTGACCACAAGAACTGGAAGAAGGAGTCCTGGGAGCTCGGCATCGGCAAGCATGCAGCTGCCATCCTTGGGGGCACGACACCCCCGCATGGCAAGCTGAGTGTCAAGGAACTCGCCAAGGGGATCAAGGAAGAGGGTGAACACACTCCCAATCTTGAGGCCCGGAAAGAACTCTCGATCGATCATCTCGCCAAGAATCCCAGGTATTACACGGAATCTGAGAAGTTGGAGAAGAAGGCGGTTGCTGGCGGTGTCCCACAACCCCCCAACCGGGCCTCGTCGACTCCCAATGTGAGCGCACGACCCGCACCGGGTGCCATAGGGGTTCAACAGAACCAGGGCCCTGGTGATCTCGCCGTGGACCCCCAGCATCGCTCAAAGACCATTATCCCACCTGGTGGTCAAGTCGGTGGCATCCCGGGATCCAACCCCGGCACGGGCACCGGGGGTGTCGCCCAGGCGCAGCCCATGACATCCACGGCCAGTGGTCAGCCCGGTAGCCCGCCAACCCAGTCCACTGGTGCCAGCTATGGCATGGGCCCCAATCTTCCCAAGACAGCAGTTGAACTCCGCAGACTCGGAGCCTATGCGATCCGGTATCTCGGAGGTATCTGATGCGAGCGGAGACCAAGATTCCATCTCCGGGGCGGGGTAGTGATCGCCCCGTGACCAACACACCTGTGGCGACGCCAACGGGTGGGAATCCTGTCAAGGCAACCAATGCCCACATGGTCGAGGGCAAAACCTTTCTTGAACTGTTCAGTGGTGGCGACTGCAGGGGGACCTCAGAGGACCACGACCTCCCATCTCCTGCGGAGAAGGTGTGGACCAACGCGAAGAAGATGCTGCCGGCGAAACCCAAGGATGTCGAACCTGATGAGGCCGCCTTGGCGAAACAACGCAGGGATCACAGCTTCGCCAGGGGTCTCGGCAAGAAAGCCGCTGAGAACGAACCCACTCCCGATAAGCACGAGGGTTCCCCATCGCAACTCCTGCGACCGAGATCCGAACTCATCGCCTTCGATAAGGATGGCGTCGTCGGCATCGACAAGGGCGACTACATCCTGTTCCCCGGTGGCGGCATCGATGACGGCGAACCCCCGTTACTCGCCGCGATCCGGGAAGCCATCGAGGAAGCCGATCTCAAGATCATTTCTCCGGAGACTCGTGAGATCGTAGAATCGATTTGGCCAAGTGGGGTCAACGACTTCTGGGATGACTCCGCATTCGATGGCGAACGCACATATTTCTTCACTGGGGTCCATGACGGCAAACTGGGGACCACACACCCGGATCGGGAGGATTTCGATGTGATCCCCTTTGCTACGCTGATTACCAGGCTCAAAGAACTCATTGCTAAGAACGACTGGGCCAAGAGAGCCAACGAGGTCCGCCTCGAACTCGTCGAGGCCGCCAGGGACATGGCGAAGAAGGATCCCGAGCTCAAGGGTAAGAAACTCGCCAGTGTGCCCCGGCAGCATCACGGCTGGGCACTGTACCGTAACAGTCTTCGTCGCATCTATGCCCCCAAGGACCCCAAGGTCTTCGTGAAGGCGCTCCAGGATCTCGAGGCCGCCCATGGCCACTACTTCGATGAAGTCCGGAGATTCCCGGATGGCAGAGTTCTGGTTGTCCTCCGCAGCGGGGATTCCCCAACCAACGGGGACTTCACGATGGCCAAGCACACCAACAATCTCGCCGAGAAGCATGCCGCGGAGATCTCGGGGTCCATGAGAACCCATAAGTTCCAGGACAAGACGCCTGAGTCGGCACCAGGACTCCTCGTTGACCTCGATGGTACCGTTGTCGCCGAATGGGATGACGACGCCGGCCTCGAGGCCACCCAGAAGATCAAACCAGGGGTCAAAGAACTCCTCAAGAAGTTTAAGGCTGCAGGGGTCCGCATCGTTGGGGTAACCAACCGCAGTGTCATGGGGACGAACACGCTCCCCGATGTCCTCGACTTCAATGATGAAACCCTTGAGCTCCTCCCCGAGATCGACGACATCGTGTTCTGTACCGATGAAGACGACGCCGGCCGGAAGCCGTCTCCAGCGATGATCGAATACGCCGAAGAAGCGTTCTCTCTGGATCCCGTGATCTGCATGGTTGGTAACTCCCCCGATGACGAGGGTGCCGCTGAAGCCGCAGGGGTCACCTACTTTGATGAGACCGAGTTTTTCACAGGCGGGGTCGGAGATGACGTACTGGCCACGCACACCGAGATGCCATTGAAGAAGCAGGCAGATGCTGCCGCGCTGCTTCCTAAGACCGAGTACGTCTATTTGGATCCCGAAGGTAAAGTATTGGTCCGACGTGACAGCAACCGTCGGTTTCATTTCCCCACCGAGGGTAAGGGGGCCCCTGCACCTTACTCATCCAACGTCCGCGTTCTTCCTGATGAGGGTGTCGCGGAGCCTGGGTACCACGGCTACGACTACGCCTTTCATCTCGGTGAAGGCGAGGCACCCGCGGATTTCCCCGGTGAGTGGCTCCCCCATGACCAAGTCCTCAAACAGGTCTACGGATCCATGGGTCTAGCCATCAATAAGCCATTCCGTAATCTTGATCGTGCCAGGGCACGTGTGATCCATCGTGCGATCCGGAAGTCGAAGGCGGCGAAGCCTGAGACCCCGGAGATCCAGAACCCAGAAGAAGTCGCACAGACTGCACCGATGCCTCCACAGGAGTCCCAGTCATGAGTCCAGCTCAGATCATGCTTTTTTATCTGACTAAAAAGGTAGCCGCAGATCGCAGGGGGCTCATCGGAGCAATGGATGCGCTGTCATCAGGGGTATCACCTGCACTTACCGGTGCACGTGCATTGGTGGGGAGGACCCCGGCGCCGCTGTTAGTGGGGTTACCTGTAGCCGGTGCAACCTACGCAGGCGCTACTGCTGCGGGGCAGGATCCAATCGGGGCCGGGAGTGAAGCCGGAATAGCAGGGATCCTTGGGGGATCCCTGGCTACCAAGTCAACTCGCCATGGGATGAGTGGTAAGGATTTTGGGTTGGCGCAACGGCATCTCCGAGATGCCGCTGAGGGCAAAATGGATTTATCAAGATCTCCACTGTGGAAGTTAAACCCACAGACAGGTGCACATGAGTTCAGTTTTCACTCCCCCACCACTAATAGGGTTGAAACTGTTTCCTCTGCAGACCCAGAGCTTGCCCACGCAGTCTTGTCGCCTCTGGCATCACGTGCCCGCCAGGACACGTGGATAAATGATGTCGTCAAGCAAAAACTAGGGTTAGGTGCTGCTGCCGCAGGCGTAGAGGCTGCAAGTTATGGTGCCGGTTTACTAGGCAAGGCGAACGACATCGCAGGGACAACAAAAGAGAAACTACAAGACAAAGATGGAAAGCCAGGTCTACTTTCGGCAGTTGATCAAGGTGTTCGGGATGTAGTCAATACGTCTACTGGCACAGTTAAGCAGGTCGGCCAGGATGTCTCCGAGGGGGTCAAGTCTCTTCGTAAGAATGTGGACGAGGTCGGGCAATCCGCTGCTGGTGCTGCGAAGTCAGTTGAACAGGGCGCGGGTGCTGTGGCTAATGCTGCCAATGAAACCACTCCGGCGATGAAGGCATTGACTGGTGCCCTCGGAGGTGTCCAGAGTTTGACTCAGGACGCTGGGTCCACTTTGAAGAATATCGATAGTTCAGTGTCTAAAGTTACCAGCTCTGCTGACAAGGCATCCGACGCGGTAACCAACTTGGGTTCCGGCGTAAAAGACACTGCGAAGTCGGTCGACGATATTTCCAAATCCTTCAAGAAGGTAACTGATTTCGTCACATCCCCAGAGGCCGTGAAGATTCTGAAGTACAGCGCGGGGGGTGCCGCCGTACTCGGGCTTGGCTATTTGTTGTACAAGTCGATGTCTGACGAAGACGAAGCACCAGCGCCTACGCGGGCTCCACGCGCACCACGCAGTGCAGGGCCACGCATACGATATGCCCCTGCAGATCACTCTCATCCCGAACTCCAGCCGGCATGATGGCTCAGGGCATGTTCGGAGTCGTCGATGTCGTCGACGTCCATGGTGCCCGGCAGCTCCGAATCAATGGGCAGGTCCAGGGCGCCTCATTTCTGGAGCCCCCATCTGAACACGGGGGGCCTGGGGTGGTCTCGGCGTCTCCGTACACCGCGGGATGGCTGGCCGCAGCGGTAATGAACCACAATGGCAGGGGGCTCATGGTCGGCCTGGGTAGTGGTGCCGGCGCCATCGCGGTACTCGCCAATTTCCCCGGGGTTCGCCTCGACGTCATCGAGATCGATCCTGTCGCGGTACACCTGTGCAAGCAAGGGTTCCCTGAGGTCAACGCCGCCATTGAATCCGGCCGGCTCCGTGTTTTCACCGCGGACGCCCTCGCCTTGATTCCCCTTATCGCGAGGTGCCCACGTGATAGGTACCACTACGACTTTATTCTTCACGATGCCTATGATGGTAAATCACTGATCACCGGAGATCAAGTCGACTTCTTCAAGGCATGCGCAGCGATTACCCCGAACATTTGGATCAACATCATTGGGCGCCCCAACATTGATCCCATGAAGACTTTGCTTCAGGATCTCGGCACCGCGGGGGTCGCACCTCGCAGTCTGTTCTTCGCCGATTACACCTTGCTGCATCCCTTTGATACCAACACTGCAGGAAATCACAACTGGATAGTCTCGACGCAGGAGACAAACCCAGAGCTCCTCGACTCCCTTATCCCACATGCCGACATCGAGGGGGAAACCCCGGCGGCGCAGCGGAATCTCCATGGAGTACGTGTGCTCTGGGATCGTGTGTTACAAACTGATATCTCAGGTCCCGAGCTGGACGCCTATGTCGCAGGGCTTGACGCTCAGTGAACCCCGTCGAGACTTCCAGCATAAGGAATAACTCATGCCTGGAGAATTTGACGGTGTCGTGGACTCCCTGAGCCCACAACCCACCACACGAGAACCCCTGGAGCGAGTCGAGTACCATCTCGACCAGCACATCGATCATCGCCAGGCCTCGACACCATCGGTGGCCGAGAGCGCTGATGCCGATGGTATCGTGACCCTGCAGTCCCCGAATCCCCAGGGCACCGCACAGGAGGTTCTCCTCGCCGCTAACCAGGATGGCCTCCCCGATGGGGCCACCGTGGTCATGAAGCCCCGTGCCGTCGAAGTCCAGCGTGGGGACGGCCCCGCGAAACGTGGCAAGGGTGCAGTGATGTCCTCGCGTGACCTCGGGCTCTCCGAGCGACCAATTCTGATTCAGTCCAATGCTGATGTTGATAAGTTTGGGATCCCCGCTGATCCCGAAGGTTTCAAGCCGAAGGTATTCGCATCAGATGGTACCGCATCGGGTGGTCAGAGAATTAACTCGATGAAGTCAGTGACTGTAGATGGTGCTGCTGAAGTCCGTGCCAAGCCTCCTACGGTTAAGACAGCTGAAGAAGCCCCAGTGATGGCTGAGCGGGTTCCCCGTGCGGCCCCCGTGGCCCCAGCGGTTCACGTCCCCCCACCGAAGCCCCCACGTCGTCGTGTCGTCTTCATGCCCGCGGATGGCAGCAAGGTGCGCTCCCAGGTCGACGACATCATCCTGAGCCCCAGCATCATCATTTTGATCTATGATGCCGACGCCGAGACCATCTACGAACCCAACCCCGCGGGGGCCAAGGCCCCCTTGCAGCTCCAGATCGATGCGAACTCGTATCAGTGTATTTACGGGGGGTGGTCAGCGGAGAAGGACAACAAGCTGTACTTTGTTTTCGTCATCGTTCCTGACGCCCAGTAGTCTTGTCCGGTTTGCCCCTCGGGGTACGCTGGGACACCGCTGCTACCTGAATTGGGGATTCCTATGCCACACTGCGCTGACGCCTTTACGGAGCCCGTGCTCGCCGCGATCGCTGAAGACGCCGGAGCCGAGACCGCGATTCGCATGAACTCCCGTGTTTTCGCCGTTGTCGGGATAAGTGATGAGGTCGCCGCCGAGAACATCCAGCGCCTGTGTGCTCAGGCCACACTGTTACACGATTATCACCCGAGCCCACGATAAGGTTCTGACTCCATGGCAAATCTCAATGTCAATGGTGGGGATCGCGGCCAAGCCGTTCGTCAGCTCCATGTCCCCTGGCTCGACTATGCCTCCACGGTGATGCCCACCAACCATGAGCTCATCATGTGGTGGGCCCAGTACCTCTGGCTCACCGATGGCAACTATCGTTCCGCTTTTGGACGTGTGATCGCCCACTTCATCACCAGTGTTCAATTCCCGGCGCTATCCGAGAACGAGGAGTCCGAGTTCAAGGATCTCTTCCAGAAGCACCTCAATTATCAGAGAGAACTCAAAGCCGCGGGGTCCGACTTCCTGTGCTACGGCAACGTATTCCTATCGATCTACTTACCATTCAAACGGAATCTGTCCTGCCCGCATTGTTACTTCGAGCAGCCCATCAAGCATGTCGACTACACCATTGATTTGACTTCTCAGCGAGGGGTCCGCTGGCTTCGCAAGAAGCCATGCCCCCAGTGTGGGAACACTCAGGACTTCGTGCTCCGGGATCGCAAGGACCCCGATATCTCTCGGATCCGTGTCCTCCGCTACTCCCCCTTTGAGATCGAGATCGCCCAGAACTTTTGGTCGCAACGTAAGAATATCTGGTGGCGGATCCCCAACGATTTCCGTCAAGACATCATGTCGAAGGCGCGCATCTTCATTGATGACACCCCCATCGAGGTCCTCGAAGCCGTTGCCGTCAATGGGCGTCTCCTCTTCGACGAAGACATGATCTATCACGTCGACGAACCCGTGATCTCAGGGATGCGGACTCGCGGCTGGGGTGTACCCGCCTCGATCTCCAACTTCCGGACATTCTGGTTGCAGCAGATCCTGAACCGTGCCGACCAAGCCATTGCTTCCGATTACACCTTGGGTCTCCGTTTGATTTCGCCGGCGATGGCGAACCAGAACGACCCCATGATCCAACATGGCATGGATAACTTTGTTGGCGGCATGAATCGCATCATCAATGCCCATCGTGCCGAACCCATGTCGTATCACACCGCCCCATACCCCGTGAACTACCAGTTCCTGGGTGGTGAAGGCAAGGATCTCCTCCCCGCGGATAAGTTAAAGTTTCGTCAACAGGAATCCCTGAATCAGTGCAATGTTCCGCTTGAGTACCACCAGATGACTCTGACTGCCCAGGCGGCTCCGATGGCCCTGCGGCTATTTGAATCCGCGTGGTCAGCGGTACCCGCGATGTACACCTCGATCCTACAATGGATCGTTAAAGTTGCGGCACGTAACTTTGGTCTCGAGGAAACCGATGTCCGCATCCAACGCAGTACCATCGCGGATGACCAGGAACGCAAGAATATCCTCATGCAGCTCATGGCTGCTAATCAGATCAGTCCCCAGACTGCCCTGGAACCCCTTGGGGTCCTCGCCGGTGATGAAGCCCGAAAGGTCTTCAAGCACCAAGAGTTCATCCAGGAACTCCAGAAAGAGCAGGACGACAAGGCAGCCAAGGATCAGGAGATGGGTGCTGTCAGCGCCCTCGCCGGAGCCCAGAGCCCGTCGGGGATGCTGCAACAACAGCAGGCCGCCCAGCAGCAAGGCGGCGGTGCCGGTGCACCACCTCCACCGGGAACCCCAATGGGCGGTGCTCCAATGGGTGGGATCCCCGCAGGCGGCGGTGCCAATGCCAGCACGCTTGGAGGCATGGCTGCCCAAGCCGAGCAGATCGCGGGGCAACTCGCCGGGATGCCCGAGTACGACCGCAAACAACAACTCAAGGCTCTTCGCGAGGGCAACAAAGATCTCCACGGCCTCGTCAAGGCCAAACTGGATGAAGTCCGTCAGCAGGCGTCATCACAGGGCCAGCAGATGATTCTCCAAGGTGGTCAGGGAGGCCAGCCACCCGGTGGCGGCGGAGCCCCACAATGAAGCCCAAGAAGGAAATCAAGCACGTCAAAGCCAGACGTGCTCATTTTCCCATTGAGGAACTCCGCAACAACACCCCCAATTTCTTTGGGCATGGGAAGACACGCAAACTCGCCGCGCATTCACGGGCCCCTGATGACGACGAGGATGACGAGAAGTCTGACTCCTGGATCTGGTTGGCAGCCATCGGTGGTCTCGGTGCCGCGGGGTATCTCTGGATCAAGAACTACCCCGATAAGGCCCGCGAAGCCCTGACCTCAATTGGTGCCATGCGAATCCCTGGGGTCAGCGATCTCGTTGATACCATTGCGGGTGGAAAGACTCCCTCGAAGGAGCTCACCAAACAGGTCAACGCTGGCGCCGCCACGATGGCCCCTGAGCTCACCTCGATCCCGAAGACGTTGTCTCCAGGGGTCCGAGATCAATACGTGGACATGCTGTCGTCTGATGCCGAAGCCAAAGATGGCGACTTCAAGTTTGATTCCCGATGGGCACCACCCCCAAAACTGGATGGACCCAACCCGGATGCCGCTGCCAAGGACTGGATGGCCAAGCGTTATTTCGCCGCACAGGCCTGGGCAAATGGGAGGGCAGCAGGGGCCCCCACGGATAAAATCATTAGATCATGGCAGGCCGAAACCGGGGCCACCGGGGATCTCTGGAACAAGGCCTCCGCGGATAAGGCTTCCCATGACATCATCGATCTCGCCGTGGGCTACCACGCCCACAAGAAAACTGGACTCCCTGTTCTCTTGAACTCAGAGGATGGCAAACCCGATCTCCTGACCTCAGCGAATGCTGCGATCCTGGAATCCGAGAGGACCGGGAAGCCCTCCAATCTCGCCGAGGCCCTGAAGGCGTATCGAGTCGATACCGCGAAGAAGGGTATCAACCCTGAGGCCGCCTTAGCCGCGTTTGTCGAGAACCCGGACTCCCCGGAATCCCGTGAGCTCGGTTCCAGTCTTCGCGCTGGATTCATCGCGGATGTCGTCACGGGTATGAAGGCTGCTGCTGGGGATCCCTTGAATCCCGCGCATGCCATGGCCACAGAGTTCCTGAAGATGGGGATCCCTGAGAACCCCGCTGAGATCAAGCAATGGAGCGAGAAGAGCCCAGAGTTCCTGGAGCGAGCAGTTGATGCCGCGAGATCCGTTTTCACCCGTGTTAAGAATGAATCCGGGATCCGTGCGGGACTCGAAGCCGATCATATCCTGCGAAGGGTCCGTGACCACTACGACATGGTGAGCACGGGGACGCGTCCTGCTGCGGAAACCGCGTCGTCGCTATCGAACTGGCTTGACGTCCCCGTTGAATTGTTCTTACCGAAACTTGGGTCATGCACTCCTGCGGCGGCTCCTTTTATGCCGCAGGATCTCAACACGAATCGCATCGACAAAAAGGGTGCGAAGATCGTGGGGAGTGATCCCAATGTAATCAACTATCACAACCATTTTCGAGAGATCCAAGACGCACTCCAAGAAGTCCGTGGGTTACCCGTGGATGCCGCCCAGGCCAGGGTGAACTCCATTCTGGATCAGAAGATCCAACCGGGGTCGGACCTCTACCGGGAACTCAGGGACCACAACAACTTCGGAAACACGGCGCAGAACACGGGACTCATGGCATCAGCGCTGATGTCCCGGCATGGCAGCATCGCCGGGCTCCCCATCATGGCCACTTTGGCCGGCGTCGGCGGTGCCTGCTATAACAGGTGGAACAACCCCACAAACAAAGACATCCCGGTTGCTGATTGGATAAAGAGCTCGGCTCTCCAGATCGGGGAGCAGACCATTGATACCTCCGCGCACTTTGGTGCCCAGCAACTCTGGTGGCGGGGGCTCGACAAGGCGACACAGAACGCTGTCCAGGCCCAGACCCCACCTGGGGCGAGTCCACTGAAGGTAGTCAGTAAAATCTATAGCTCGGTAGCCCACCCCGTTGAGGCCACAAAGGCCGCTGGTGGTGCCCTAGCCCGTGCCGGCAGCAGTGTTGCCAAAACAGTAGCAGATCCCGGTGCAGCGGCATCCAAGGCATATGGTAGTGTTCTCGATCGCATGAAGTCCACTGCCAGGGTGCTCACGTCAACCCCAGGCGGGGCGCCTGCGGCCACAGGGGCCTCCGCAGCTGTTAAACTGGGTTCAGTCCTCAAGGGGGTTCGTGCTCTGAGCGTGAACACCGCAGCCGGTGCGATCATCATGGAGGGCGTCTCGTCTACGATGGATATCGGGAGATGGGGCTACGGCATGCTTTCGGGGTCCTCGTCATACGATGACTCCAAGATCGCCGAGGTCGCCCAGAACACGTTCGCTAATGGTGGCAAAGGTATGGGGTTCTGGGGGACCACCCTGAGCCCCCTCCAGGCCTTCGCGGTTCGGCAGGGCAAGGCGGCATACATCAACCAAGGTGGCGATGAAAGCAAGCTGAACGCAGTTGGTGCCGGTTACAAAAAAGGTGCCGAGATGCTGGTCGACGCCAAGCTCATGCAGGGCGCAATCGAGTTCGCGAATGGTACCGTTAAAGACAACCCGATATTCGCCGGATTACCACCGGACCTCAGATTGATGTTGGCGAGTACAATTGGTGATCGCGCGTTTAACATCATGAAGGAGAAAGCCGAACCTTTCAAAGCAGGTGTCATCGATGTCGACAGTTTGGAAAAGGGGGAGGGGAATCCATTTGATTCCCTGATCTCCACGGTAATCGGCACATCGAAACCAAAGGGCAATGCACCTCCGGGAGTCGATGTCGCCACATGGGATCGCCAGAACAAATCTGCAGGCCAGCTCAAGGGGCTCTTTAATGTCCTCGGGGATCGCGATCTCAGGGATATCGCGAGGACCTCTGTGGCGGCGACCCATGAACGCGTGGGGACCACGGTTCGTGATGCCCTGGATACTAGCCCGCTGTACCAACATCTCCCCTCGGAGTACAAGGACCAGCTTTCTCAGAGAGCCCAGGATTACTGGAAATCCCAAACTGACTCCATTGTCAATTCGATGGAATCCGCGAAGTCCCACGAGGAACTCAAATCAGCGTTATCCCAGGTATCAACAACTCTCGCCCCGGCGACTCAACAGATCAATGAGTTCTCAACTGGGATGGGGTTCGGGGAGAAGCCGCGCTTCGATATCTCCCAGAACTCCCCGCATGCGATTCACAAAGGGGTCCAGGGCATCCTGGGCACCCTGTTGCGCCCCCAGGACACCCAGGAGCTGGGATCCCCGGAGATCACGAAGATGGTCACGGAGACCACTGGGCTGAGCCCCGAACAGATCATGGCGAAAGCTCGGGTGAAGACCACGGATTACACGGATGTCATGAAGCCAAAGATGCTTCAGCGTGGCGAGATCCGGAAGCAGGAGATCATCGATGATCTCAAGAAGAATGGGCTCGGGGATCTCCTCATCGAGTACAGGGGAAGCGATCGCGCCAGTGAAAAGTATTCATGGGGCGGCAAGACCTATGGGGGTCCAGGGGATCCCACGAACTCTCGGTACGGTTTCGATTCCACTGGAAACGACTCCCTGAAGAATCAGCGTATCGTTCTCGAGGATCGCCGAGAAGCCGCGAAGGCAGCGGCGTATCAGCGTCTCAACGTGGATCCCAAGGATCCCAACGCTGAACTCATCTTTAACACCAAGGTATCAAGACTCCCCGAGAACGCTGCAAAAGAGATCCTGGCACCGCTGACACGAGCCAATGCCTCCTTGTACACGCTGAACCAAGACGTGCGTTCTCAGGGTGGTCATCACCTCGGTGGTGGCCCCGGGATGATCGAGAGATTCAAAGACAACACTTTCGTGAACCCCGCGCAGACCCAGAAACTCTTGCAGGAACTGGGTGAAAAGTATGGGTTCGACAAAGTTGAACCCCCGACTGCACAGGGAAGGTATTACGTCGACACCAAGGGTAACGCCCATGATCTCGCCGGCGACCAGGAGCCCCCTCAGGGCTTCAAGGCACAGGAGTACGGGTTTGATTCCTCGAAGTGGGATCCTCGTGCTGACAACACCCCGGCGTGGACTTTCAATAAGACCACTGGTCGGGTCACCCAGGTGAGCCCAGAGGCCATACGTCGCGGGTATCAAGTCGAATCTCCACTTACCAACCCAGGGCTCTATCTCTCCGGGATCTCGAGGTACCAAACCGCGCACCCCGAGCACTGGGCAGCGAAGTCCCCCGACACATATAAAAACATGGAGGCTTACTGGCGTCAGCATCAAGCCAAGGCAGGGGCTCCAGCGAATCCATTTGAACCCACCCCGGATTACATCATTGGCGACAACGGACTCCCGACTCGATTCATTGGGGAAGGCGATGCCGCACGCCCGGTGACACGTGAGGATGTCGTCTCGCATATCCAGGGTAACCCCGCGAAGTATCGTGGCCTGTTCCCTGAGACTTTCCGAGGCAACGTGGCTCCCATGGTGGCCCCAGGGGATCCCTCACAACAAAGTTACCACCCCGAGTATTGGCTGGCACAGGCCGGCGGGGATCGTGCCAAGGCCATGCAGGCCTATGAAGCCCATCAGAAAAACCTGACCAAAGGTGCAACCCCGGCGAAGACTCCAGAGGTTCCCCTTCCCAAAGAACCCGCTAATGTCAAGCCGACGGAGATTCAGCCCGTGAAACCTCTTGCCAAGACGATGCCCCCTGCTTCCGGTCAGAACAAGATCGGTGCCGATGCCATTTGGTCACGTGGCTGCAAACTCGCCGCAGCTGCCATGGGCGAGGCCCTGACAGAGGGTGCCAAGCCTGCGGTTACAGGTGTCATGAATTGGGCTAATAATCTGATTGGGAATCCAGATCAGCCACCAGCACCAGCACCGGCACAGAAGACCCCCGGCATAGGCGACATGGCGAAGACGTACACGAACTCCATTAAGACACCCCCACAAACACCCCCACAGACCCCTCCTCCAGGCCCTGAGAGCAACACGGGGACTCCTGCGTTGACTCAACAGGAAAAGGCAGACGCCGTTGCGAAGTCGAATGCGGCGAAGCAACGCACACAGACAGCACAGACCACGGAACCAGCGAAGACGACTCCAAACAATCCTGATGCCGTGAAGAAGGAAGAACCCTCGGTGTGGGATCAAGCCAAGGCCAAGGCTCAAGAGGGCATGGACTGGGCGCAGAAGTACAACCTCGATCTCGCCGCGATCCCTGTGGGGCTTGGGCTCATGCTCATGGGCGGCAAAGCCGGCGCCATCATGGGAGCCCTGGTCCTCGGTGGTGGTGCCTATGGCGCCTACCAGCGCTATCAGTCCCTGAACAACGCTGGTGGCGAGATCCCGCCGCCGAAGGACCCCAACCTCCTCGCCGAGATCCAGAAGGATCCCAAGAAGATGGATGACTACCGCGCCAAGGTGGTCAGCCAGAGACTCGGAGCCATGCGTGCCGCGTCAAGTAATGAAGGCAAATGGCAGCAGTGGATGCAAGCCCCAGATAACGCAAAGTTCTTCGGCAACCTCAAGATGGCACATGACTATCTCCCCAGTTTCGTGAAGTCCCGTGTTCAAGCCGCGGATCCCGCTTTCAAGGATCTCAACGACAACCAATTCGAGATGATGATCTCAGGCATGACGGGGGGTCGCATCGGGAAACCGGAGCCGAACTGGGGTGATAGTATTGGTCTCGCCAAAAACCTGGCCAGCTCAAAGATGGGGATGTAGCCATGACCATGGAATCCGCAGCAGCGATGATCGCGGTGAGCGACGCCAAGGACAGGGTGTTCACAGATCCCTCGTTGAATCTTTGGGATAAGGTCAAGAGCATTGAGATCATTGATCGCGCCGCTGCCCAGCAGCCGGCATCGAAACCATGGGTGACTCCAACTCAGGTCATGCAGGGTGCAATTGGTGCCGGGGTTGGTCTCGGCATCGGCGCCATCGCAGCGAAGTGGCTCGGGGTCAGCGATTCCACGGCTTCGACGATGAAGACTCTTGGTGCCGGATTGGGTACTCTCCTCAACATGAAGACTGGAACGGAGGCCGCTAAAATGACGCCGGCAGAACTCATCAAACTCGCAATTGAGCGGGATGTCCGCAATGCGGTTCAGCTGGGCTACCTCGAGGGTGCCCGGGCCTCTGGGCTCATCGATCACCCCGGGTTCTGTAAGACCGGGCATGTCAAAGAAGCCGCGTCGTTTCTTGTTGATCCAGGTTTAATCACGGCACCCATCAAGGGGGTCGCCGGGGTATCCTCTGGGGTCTACGGCACCGCGGGGACCACCATGGGTCATATCTTCGGTGAAGACGAAACCGATGAGGACATTGAACGCATCATGGTGGAGAAGCGGTTGCTGGAGCGTCGTGCGGATCAACTGAGATCCCAGAACACCAACAAGATTCTGTCATCCGTGCTTGCCAAGCGTCATGCCTCCAAACCCTCGATGAGGTACTGAAATGGATTCCAACCCAGGATCACCAGGTGTCATCCGTGGGGGCTCCGTGCTCCAGGGTACTCGGGTACCGCTGCCTCAGGGCATGCGAGTGGTTCGTCACGCCGCCCAACGCGAGGTCCCCATCACCGGCGAAGTCCCCCTGATTCACCCAAAGGATCCAGATTCCAAGCAAGTCAAAGAGTTCTATACCGCTGAAGTCGCCATATTCGATCTCGCCAACCCAGATCAGCTCGACACCTACCGCAAGGTCTGGCAGGAGATCGCGGAGGGGAGTTCAGTGCTTTCCGAGCACCGCGTCGATTTCTCTGAGAAGCATGGTCGGTACATGGCCTACATGAGATGGTCCACGCTTGACTACGCGCTACCCGGGGCCCCGAGGCCCCCACGCAGGTTTGCCCCTCCCCAGGTATCCCCGGAACAATAGGATCCCGTCATGGCCATAAATCTTACCTATAGTGACGTCGCGTTTCCAGCGATTACAGGTCTCGGTCTTGGTGTCGGTGCTCGTCTGGCCCGTTGGGGCTACGACATCGCGAATAAGTCCGGTACACGTGCTCCGGCCAAGTTGCCCCCAGTGGAGAGCTCAGCAGTTGAGGTCCCCGTGGATGTCAGCGAAGAAGAAGCCGAGGAACTGCGTAAGAAGGGCGTTAAAGTTAAACAAGCCGCGGACAATGTTCTCGACACCGCGATCCAGGGCACAATTGGCACCCTGTCCACTGTTGGGGGCTGGTCTCTGGCTGATAAGATTCTGGACTCCAAGCGTAAGGCGAAAGCCCAGAAATCGTTGGAGCGGAGTCGTCGGCGTGTCCAGGCCTTGATCAATGGAGAATCGGATCCCGCGGATCAAGGGATCTCCCGTGCGCTCAAAGTCGCCGCTGATGTCTACATTGAAAACGTGGGTCTCTCCGAGTTCGGGGATCATGTCCAGTTTCCGAAAGCAGCGGCTGCGCTGGATGATGTCGTCCCCTCCATCGTGAGTCGTGGCGCCTCCACCATTGGTGAAATCCTGAAGCCGCTTGGTATCCCATTGGGCATCGCGGGCACCCTGGTGGCCATGAAGGCCTACAACGCGAATCGCGACGAAAACAAGTATCGCGCCAAGGCCAAGGCGATGCGAGACTATCTCAATAACATTGGGGCCGAGACGCCAACCGCAGTCATGGTTCCCGTGGTCAGGAAGCAGCCAGCAGCGGCGGTGGGCTGATATGCTGGGTGCTCTCAAAGGTGCATTTGATGCCCCCTCGGGGAGCCCTGGTCCCGTTCCTCCGGTGACCTATAGGAGCTTTGATGACGTCAGCGGACAACGCGACGCCATCTACTCCAATGCCCTGCGTGGGGTCCGTGCCCTGAAGCCAGTGGAGAACGAGAAGTACCGGGTCGAGATCTCGAACCCTGATTATGCCCAGGACTACAACCCTAGCCTCAGTGATGAAAAGAAAGCGTTGATGGCTCGGCAGAGCATGCAGCGCGCCATCAAGGGCAACGTCCGCCTCATCGATAAAGCATCCGGCCAAGTCGTCGATGAAACCGAGACAACTCTTGCACATGTCCCCCATTTGACCCCGCGTGGCATCTTTGTTCGCGGTGGCACCATCTGGGCGGCTAAGAACCAGCAGCGTCTGCGCCCCGGGGTCTTCGTGCTCCGGCAACAGAACGGGGACGTCAAGGCACAGGTGAATCCGAAGCCAGGTAGTGGCCGTGGTTTCGATCTCCAGCTCGAGCCCTCAACAGGTGTGTTCAAATTAAACGTGGGTCAGAGTGGAACCCGGCTGTACCCCTTGCTGCGATCGATGGGGGTCCCCGATGACGCCATCAAGGCGGCATGGGGCGACGAACTCTTCAAGCTGAACTGGAGACCTCCGGGTGGGCATGACGCCCAGGAGGCCAGAAAGATTGTAGCCAAGATGGGACGCCGAGGTGACCAAGAAGTCGCCAGCGAAGCCCTCAAAGACAAACTCCATGAGATCCTGGGAAGAGCCGAGCTCGACGAGGAAACCACGGAGACCACTTTAGGCACCAAATATAAGAACTTCAACATTGATACCATGTTGAACGCGACATCCAAGATGTTGAAGCGGAGTCGCGATGAGGTCCCCGATGACGTCCGGGACTCCCAGGCCTTCCAGAGCTTTCATGGCCCCGAGGACTTCTTCGAGGAGCGCCTGAGCCGTGGCGGCGACGCCATGAGAAAACTGCTATGGCGGGCCACACGTGAAGGCAACCTCGGCAACGTATCCCCAGGACTCCTGAACCCAGCAGTGGACAGCGTTTTCCAAAGTGGGCTCATGGCTTCAGTTGAAGACACCAACCCCATGGAAATCATGGATGCCCGGCAGACTATAACACGGCTTGGTGAAGGTGGAATCTCCTCCAATCAGGCCGTACCGCGATCCGCACGTGGCGTCCAACCCAGTTACTTTGGTATCATAGATCCCATCCGGGCACCTGAAGGTCAGAACATCGGCGTCGACATGCGGGTCACCGATGGTGCTCTCAAGGGATCCGATGGTCGGCTCTATTTCAAGGTCCGCTCCCGTAAGGGTGAGGATATCACGCTTTCAGCACTCCAGGCCTCCAAGAAGCCGATTGCATTCCCAGGTGAGTTCGCGAAGGCGGCGAAGAGGGAACTCTACAAGGTACCCTTGATGGGGGCCAACGGTAAATACGAGGATCACGTCGTCGACATGAATGACATCGCCAATGATCCCGAGATCTCGGCGTCAGTGGGTATGCACGGTCTCGGGAAGCCATTGCCCCCGATGGTGCGTGTTCTCGATGGTGAGGACATCAAGTGGAAGCCTGCCACAGAGGTCGACTACGAACTCCCCCATGGTTCCTCGATGTTCTCCCGGCTCACCAACATGGTGCCGATGACTCAAGGTGCGAAGTCGCAGCGAACCCTGATGGGTGCAAGGATGTCAGTAACTGGAGACACTCCTGTTTTGATTAGGCGTGATAATGGCGAGCATTATTACGGACTAATTGAAGATTACGTGCACGCTGAAGGGGACTGTGCTGTGTCGGTCGATAAGACCACATCCAAAGTGATATGGAGGCGTGTACGGGCCTTAGACAAGCATTTGAATGTAAAGCGAATCAAAAAAGTCACATTGAAGAGTGGGCGTCATGTAAATGCGACTGATGATCACAGCTTTGTCACTATTGGAGAAGATGGGGGTCTTACTAAGGTACACACACAGGATCTCACCAGAGGGGTGCCAGTACCGATTGTGGGTAAGATTCCCGATAGCAGATGCGATCGCACCGATTGGGTAGTAGCCGCAGGCAGAAAGCATAATGCGTATCCAACTGCGGCATTACCACTAAATTACGAAACTGGGTGGGTGCATGGTATGTACATCGCAGAGGGTAGTTTAGTGCATGCGCACAGAGATGGACACAAGTTTTTTGCATCAGCAGTCAGTTTCGCAAACTGTGATTCTGATGTTCTGAATAAATTATTTGAATACTTCCGAAACATAGGAGTAAATGCTTCTGTGCTTAGTGGTCGCGTAGATGGCAAGATGGATAAAGTCAATGTTTGCTGGGCGCAATTCGCATCTGCTATTAGCAGTGATTACGGTGCTGGGGCTTACAACAAGGTGCTACCTGGCTGGGTCTTTTTTGCTCCTTTAGAGTTTCGGCGTGGACTTCTAGCTGGGTACCTTGCTGGAGATGGTGGGGTGCAACCTCGCCGAGATGCTGTGCGTGTGAACGGTAGCAGCAGAAGCGGTAAATTGATAGATGGTTTTGTAAACCTATGCGCAACGATGGGTATAATGTGCAACAGAAGCGCTACACATGTTATGACTGGACCAGGTGGATCTCATGCTATTCAGCATTATTTTGAGGTACGCACTGAACATGTAAGTAGACTCCCTACACTGCACTGCGAACGAAAGGATTTAAGGATAAGAGCTGCAAGATGGTCTGGCAAAAAATCAGCGGACTGGTTCCCAAGGTGGCCAAATCTCGACGCTAGTCTGCGGGCGCACACGCGTAGAGGAAGCCGGGAGTACAAGCGTATTTACAGTAACCAGCTAACAAGGGAAAGCGTACGCACACTTTTGGGGGAGGACGCAGCCAGCATTGCGTGGTTAGACTCGGATGTGTGGTGGGATCGTGTAGAGTCCATAGAAGAATTAGATGTGAAACAATATACGTACGTGTATGACTTGGACATGGAAGATAATGTGTTTATGTGTGGTGCGTGTGTAGTAGTTCATAACACGTCACAGGCCCTCCCATTACAATCACCTGAGGCCCCCTTAGTCCAGGCCTCGAACCCCGATGGTAACTCAATACATGATTCCATGGGGGTCTGGATGGGTGCCGTGAAGGCCAAGGCCCCTGGCCGTGTTGTTGCGGTAACACCAGACCACATCGATGTCGTCTACGCCGGTGGCAAAAAAGAGCGCCACGAATTGTATAACAACTACCCCTTGGCGCGTAAAACAAGTTTGCATAACACTCCATTGGTCCGAGAAGGCGACGCCTTCAAGCCAGGTGATGTCCTAGCGAAGTCGAACTTTACTGATGACAAGGGTCAGGCCACCATGGGGGCCAACTTCAACGTGGGCTACATGGTGGGCTCCGGGCACACCTATGAAGACGGCTTCAAGATCTCGGAGTCCACGGCTCGACGACTGTCATCCCAGCATGCCTACAAACATGAGCTCGAACTCGACAAGCACATTCATTCCACGAAGAAAGCGGATTACTCCTCGATCTTCCAAGGCAAGTATAAACCAGAGCAGATCTCGAGTATTGATGATGACGGAGTGATCAAAGAGGGTGCCATTGTGCAGCCCGGGGATCCCGTGCTCCTCGCGGTGCGCAAGAAGACCCCGAGACCTGGTGGGGTTGTTACCCCCTCGGCGAGGTCTGCATTCGCCGATGCCTCGCAGACCTGGGATCACTCGACTCCCGGCCAGGTCACTGATGTCGTGAGAACCCGCAAGGGGATCAAGGTCATGATCTCCAGCGTGGAGCCCATGACTGAGGGATCCAAGCTCACCGCACGTTACGGCAACAAGGGTGTGGTCTCCCAGATCGTACCCGATGGTGAGATGCCTATTGGTCCGGATGGCAAGCCCCTGGACATCATCGTGAACTCCTTGGGCGTGATCTCTCGTGCGAACCCCTCGGTGCTCGCTGAAACCCTGCTGGGTAAGGTTGCCAGGAAAACCGGGAAGCCGTATGTTCTCAAATCTTTTGATCACGATGATCTCGGTGACTTCGCCCTGAATGAGGCCAAGGTCAATGGGATCACTGAACTCGACGATGTCACGGATCCCAAGACTGGTCATAAGATCAAGGGCATCTTCACTGGGGTCCAGCATCTCATGCGGTTGCACCACACCGCGGAGTCCGGGCTCGCCGCACGTGATACCGGGGGTTACACCTCTGATGATTCCCCTGCCAAGGGTGGCCCCGAGGGCAGCAAGAAGATCGCGCTTCTCGGTGTCCAATGCCTGCTCAGCGCTGGGGCCACCAATGTTCTCAAGGACGCCAAGCTCATCAGGGGGCAGCGTAATGACGACTACTGGCGTTCAGTGAAACTTGGGATGGATCCCGCGATGCCTGAGGCCTCTGGAGCCCATGGTCACTTCCTCGATCTCCTCAAGGGGGCTGGGGTCAATGTTCGCGAGAACCAGGGCCGGCTGAAGTTGGCCCCGATGACGGATGCCGACACCGACGCCCTGGCCCCGCATTCAGTCTCCAGCTCGGAGACTTTTGACTTCGAGACCATGCAGCCCAAGGATGGCGGCCTCTTCGATCTCGCCAAAACTGGTGGTGCCGATGGACGCCACTTCACCAGGATTGAGCTCCCCCAGAAGATCCCGAATCCAGTTATGGAAGAACCCATCATCAGGATCCTTGGGCTCACCAAGCAGAAGTTCCTCGATGTTCTCAGCGGGCAGGAAAAGATTGGTGACAAAACGGGACCAGAAGCCATTGAGACTGCTCTCAAGGGGATCAATGTTGACCGTGAAATCGCCATGCACGTCCAGGGGGTCAAGACGGGATCGAAGTCATCCCGTGATGTCCACGTCCGTGCCCTCAACTATCTCAGTGGTTTGAAGTCTGCAGGGGTGGATCCCGGTGATCTCATGATCTCCAAGATCCCCGTTATACCACCGAAGTTCAGACCTGTTATACGTGCGGGGAAGATGGACATCATCCACGATGCCAACTATCTCTACCACGACCTCATGGAGTCCGGGAAGAATTACACAGATGCCCAGAAGGCCTTTGGTGACGCCGGTGAGGAATACGGGGCCATGTATGCGGCTGCCAAAGCCGTGGCTGGTCTCGGTGCCCCTGTCAACCCCAAGCATGTCGAACAAGGCGTCAAAGGACTTCTCCAGAACGCCATTGGTGTTGGCGACTCCCCCAAGTTTGCGCGTTTCCAACGCAAGGTTCTCGGTCAAGCCGTGGATTCCGTGGGGCGCGGGGTGGCCACCCCGGATCCCGAACTCGACATGGATCAGGTCTCGATCCCCAAGGAAATGGCGTGGACCCTGTATCGCCCCTATGTCATCCGTCGCCTCGTCAGATCAGGGTGGAGTGCGCGTGAAGCCGTCATGGCTGTCCGGGAACAGAAGCCAGCGGCGCTCCGTGAACTCCAGGCCGAGATGAAGGCACGCCCGGTTTACTGGGATCGCGCCCCGGCACTCCAGCGGTACAATTACGTGGGGGCCTGGCCAGTGCTCTCCAAGGGAAACAACATTGGGGTCCCCCAGGTCGTCGAACCCGGGGCGAACCTCGACTTCGATGGCGACAAGATCAATCTTCATGTGCCATCCCATCATTCCGCTGTCCAAGATGTCATCGAGAAGATGATGCCCTCGAAGAATCTCTGGCATCCCGCTGATTTCGATGTTCACTTGAAGCCTGATAAAGACTACCTCGCCGGGCTTTACCTGGCCACCAATGTCAAGAAAGATAAGCCCACGCGAACCTTTGCCTCCAAGGAGGATGCCTACAAGGCCTACCTCAGGGGGGATCTTGGTGTCGCCGATCCAGTTGTTATCCTGTCATCCCATAACCACAAGTAGGAATACTCCATGCAGTCCACACGTCTTCTCGCCGCACTCCTCACCAAAGTAGCCGCCGCTGAGGTCCCGTTTTACCAAGACCCCGCAAATATCGGAGCCGCCGCTGGTGCTGCCATTGGTGGTAGTGGTGCTGCCCTGTTGAGTAAGAAGAACAAGTGGCGTAATGCACTTCTCGCAGCTCTCGCCGGCGGTGCCGCTGGTTATGTCGCAGGACCACATGTTGATAAAGCAGTACCCCAGATCCGTGAAGGTCTCGGTGCTCTTTCCGGAGCTGGTGCCAGCGCGATTGCCAAGAAGGCCGCTGTTATCGAAGACAACACCAAAGGCATCAACGAAGACTTCCGGAATCAACTCTTCAAGGCACAGAACCCACCGAAGTCGGCGACGACTCCAGTGGTGAAGCCAAAGCTGCAACCCATTCAAGGCGCTGGGCGAAAGACCGCACAAGATGCCGCTCCGGCGACTCCGTTCTACAAGGATCCCGCGAACATCGGTGCTGTTACCGGTGCAGCCTTGGCTGGTGGGGGTGCAGCTCTGCTGAGTAAGAAGAATAAGTGGCGTAACGCCCTGCTCGCCGCCCTCGCCGGTGGTGCCGCTGGTTATGTCGCCGGTCCCCATGTCGACAAAGCAGTACCCCAGATCCGTGAAGGCATGGGTGCAATCAGTGATGCTGTGAGGCCTGCACCAAAGCCAACAACCCCGCCCCCTGTTGAGAATCTTCCCCCAGGTGCCAGTGCTTTTCTATGAACTTTGATTGAAGGTGTGGTCAAGTAACACTAGACTCCCCAAGGTGAAACATGGATATCTCCGCAAGACTTTTTCAACGAGGCCTCAACGAGTTCGCACAGAAGCGAGCCTTTGTAGCAGCACCACCTCCGGGCAGTGATCCCTCCGCAGCTGGCGGTGCACCTCCTGGGGGTGACCCCGCAGCTGCAGGGGCCCCTCCGATGCCTCCTGGTGGCGATCCCTCTGCCATGGGTGGCATGCCACCTGGTGGTGGTGATCCCAGTGCTGCCGGAGCTCCTCCTGGTGGCGATCCCGCTGCCGCAGGTGGTATGCCCCCTGGTGGCGACATGCTCGGTGCCATCGGTGGTGAAGACCCCTCAGCAGGTGGCGACCCCAGCGCAGGTGCGGACCCCACGGCTCCAGGAACCCCTGACGTCAAGGGAACCCCTGATGACGCCGTGACCCGTGGCCAAGCCGACGTTGTCATGGACATCGTTGAACGCGCCATGGCCTCCATCGGCGAAGGGCGTACCAAAGAACAAGCCCAGGCCGAGTTCGATCTCGAACAAGAAGGCAAGAAGAAGGAACAAGAGAACAAGGGCAAGAAGTCAGATGCCGACGCCGCCGCAACTGTTGGTGCGGTCTCCGGGCAACCCCAAGGTGGTGGGGGCCCCATGGGTTCCCTAGGTGGCCAACTCGACCCCAGCGCAATCGGTGGCAACACCGTGAAGATGGCCAAGGAACTCCTGGCTCGTCTGGGGTTCTCGAAGGCTGCTGCGAGTGCTCCGAAGAAGGAACCCGTGTACTCGATGCCTGGCATGGATCGTCGCGCCGGCCTCGGCTACGGCAAAGGGAAGACCCCGGCTGCCGGTCAGGGCGTTGTCACCGTTAATGGCGAAAAGCCTCCGGTGAGTGCAACAGCCCCAGTTCTCGCGGATACCCCAGTGGCCCCTCAGAGTTCAACTGCTCCAGTTTTGGCATCGAGGTAACATGCGCGCCCGCATCCGCCTCTCCGATGGACGCCAGATCCACATCAGCGTTGCCGAGGTCATTGTTACAGATGACTTCGGACAACCCCTGGCGTTGTCCTATGAGGAAAACGGATTGGTTGCACATACCGATGCCACGAAGTCAGATTTCTCATCCACGGTTCGCAAACTTGGTTTGACGCCAACCCCCGTTGAGGTCATCCGCACCGGGGGTCGATAATGTTGACTCCCGCCCAGGCCCTTCATTTCTTGTGCTCTAAGGTTGCTGCGACATTGGAGCGAACTGCGGAAATGATTTACACTGGTGGCAGGGATGTTATCCCAGGAGATGATATAATAAAGGGCCGTAAAGTTGTTACTCCACCATTTACTCGATCAGCTGATTGGCCTGATAAGAAACCTGACAGCGTTCAGGTACCATACACTGGGAAGGCCAATGTTACGCAGTCCATAGGCACCGTAGGTAATTCAAACCAGAAATGGAGCTTGCGTAACTGGCTGCGCCCAGATGCGTATCCGTCTGAACATCAAATTGAGCTGCACACACCAGATGGTAAAAGCGCGCAGAATGACGTTCTCATGCACGAGTTGGCGCACTACAATGAGCGCATGCCTACCGAAACCATGGAGGCCGAGGTTCCAGCGGTGGTGGCTGAGACTGCATACTCATTATCGAATGGTGACAGGCCCCCGAATGGCTCAGCAGGGGCACCTTGGATATATGACCACATCTCGAAATATGGGCCGCAGTTCAAGCCCGATATGACACCAGCACAGCGCGAAGATGCAGTTAAGACATTCATGGGTGATCTTCGAGGGGATACATCACTAGCAAAGTCCTACCGTGACTGGTTGAAATCCGAAAAAGTAAACGGAGTTGGTGCGCAGTATGATAACTATCAGAACGAGCAAATACGTGAACGAATGGAAGCGAACAACAAACGAGTACAACAGATACTGGGGCACATAGAAGATGGGGATAAAAATAAAGATCAGAATCTAATTAAGACAGATACAAACCCATCTAGTGTGACTGAAGGTGACTCTGGATTAGGCTCAGGGTCATTACCAGCGCCGAAGTCGTTAGGAGCTCAGCGTACGCTAAATGATATACTCGGCACCGTTGGGGTGGGTGTAGCTGGAGTAGGGGCAGCGAGTCTTCTTGCATATCTAGTGTACAAGTCGCTTACGGTTGCAGATGATGCAGAGGAGGGGGATAGTGAGGACGGTGAGAATAATAGGGTTAAAATGCCGCATGGCAGGGTAGTTGCATAATGGATCCCACCACCGTCGGCACCCTTTTGCTCAATGACAGCTTGCCACCGGATATGCAGATCCGGGGTAAAGCCATCGACAAAAAAGAGCTGATGCCAATTCTTAGGCATGTCGCCGAGAAGTACCCCGAGCGTTACAAGGAAGTCCTGAAAACGATGAACGATGTCGGCAGGGATGCCGCGTTCACCGAGGGCGTCAGTGTCAGTCTCAGCGGGCTCAAGAAAACAGACAAAGAGAAAAAGCTGATCCAGCGGGCTCGCTCCAGGGTCATGGCCATTGAGACCTCAGACCTCGACCCCGATGCGAAGAAGCAAGCCATCACTGATGTCATGTTTCCCATGGTCGAGAAGATGCAGGAGGCCCTCAAGGAATCCGGTGAAGCCGAGAACAACCCGTACTGGTTCCAGGTCAAATCTGGTGCTCGCGGCAAGATGTCGGATTACAACGCGATCCGAGGGGCCTCCGGGTTGGTCAATGACCACCGCAATGAAATCGTACCGATTCCCATTCTCCACAGTCTCAGCGAGGGCTTGGATCCCGTGGAATACTGGGCGGGGACCTATGGGCAACGTCGCGGAATGATTGCGGTAAAAATGTCAACAGCTGATGCCGGATTTTTGTCAAAAAAGTTGGCGAATGCCGCACATCGCATCGTCGTCAACAAAGATACTCCCCCGATGACCCGGTTACCCGTGGGGTTACCTACCAAGGTCAGCGATGCCGACAACATCGGTGCTGTGCTCGCCAAGGATGCCGGGGCTCACAAGGCCGGCGATCGCATCACCGCGGATATCCTCGAATCGTTATCTGAGGATGGCATCGAAGACATCTTGGTCCACAGTCCGATGACGGAGCCCTCTGAGGACGGCGGTGTCTCCCGTGTCGCCGCGGGTCGTCGGGATCGCACCGAACTCAGCAATGTCGGGGATCCCATTGGGATCTCGGCTGCGCAGAGTGTTGGAGCCCCTCTATCCCAGGCCACCTTAAACGAAAAGCACAAAAGCGGGGTCATTGGTGGGAAGCGGAATCTCCGCATGGGTTTTGAGTATCTCAACCGTGTTATAGAATCACCAGAAACATTCCCAGAGGCGGGTCCACTCGCCGAGGTCGATGGTGTCGTCAAGGGGATCCGCGGGGCCCCCCAGGGCGGCAAGTTCGTCACCGTGGGGGATCGTGATTACTATCTCCACCCCGAAATCGAACCCGTGGTGAAACCAGGGGATACCCTGGAAGCCGGGGATGACATCTCTGATGGTGCCCCGCATCCCGAGCAGCTCGTCAGGCTTCGCGGTATCGGCGAGGCTCGCCGCAGGTATGCTGAGATGCTGCAGGAGGCCCTGACCAACCACGGCATCAAGACCCATCGCAGGAACATCGAAACCGTGGTCGCCGGCTTACTCAACTGGGTCAAGGTCACCAACCCCAATGGTATCGGGGAACACGTCGTCGATGATGTTGCCTCCTACAACTCGGTAGCCGGGGCCTACAAGGCCAGAGCGGGTACCAAGCGGGTAGCCCCGAACTCGGCGGTTGGGAAGTATCTCGAGGAGCCCGTGCTTCACTACACCCCGGGGACCCGGGTGACCAAGAAGGTATCCGCCGATCTCCAGAAGTGGGGGATCAAGGATGTCGATGCCCATGATGATGACCCCGACTTCCAGCCCGTGATGCAACGTGGGGTCATGGGGGTCTACAATGACAATGACTGGCAGACCAGGCTCTCCGGTTTCTATACCTCGTCAGGGTTCCTTGACAGCGTGCACCGCTCCAGGGTATCCGATCCCAACTCAACCAGCTATGTCCCCGCCCTTGCCAAGGCCACCGGTTTCGGTGATACCCTGAAGACCACTGGGGCTTATGGCACGCCGCCGCTACCGACTTCCCCTCCGCGATCCCCTCGCTAATCTTTGATGCACCGCTAGGAGTCCACCAGATGCCGCAAGATACCTCTGAGTCCGCGCTGGAGCAGACGTTCTCTGACCTCGCCAACGCCAGACTCCGTGATAAGTCACCGGTTCTCCTCGACTATCTCGTCGGGTTTCAACTCATTGATGCCGATGAAGATGGCGGTCGTGCAGTTGGCATGTTCGCTTTTGAGATCGGTGGCGACTGGCATTACAGCCCCGTGTTCTTCCTCAACGGGGAGATCAAGGGACTCGACTCCATTTATTCCGTGAACTCAGATCTCTTCGTGCCCTTGAGTGAAGACTGGGTTAATTCCATCATCAATCGCCGCCCCACTGTTCTCGGTGAAGCCGATAAACGCAACCGGGTCCAACGTGGTGTACGCACCCCAGATTACAACCGTCTCCGCACATTGCCCGCTGGTATTTATGATGGCGATGGTGGCGGCAGCAGTTTGTCCAAGCGTGCCGCGGCCCGCAAGGCCGCCGGTGACTGCCCTGTGGTTCCCATCCACAAGATCACACATATCCGCAAGATCGCGGGTGCCGTGGATCTCCCCAGTGGTATCGAAGCCCTGGGCCACGATGTCGCCTCGATGTTCATGGATACCATTGTGAACCCGAAGACCGCAGGGCATGTTAAACTCGCCAATGCGGTTCGTAAGTTCTACCCCGATCTCGCCTTCGGGGTCCCCGGTGTTGTTAAACTCGCCGCGGAACAAAAGGGTGAGCCCATCACTGTGATTTCGACCATTGATCAAGAAGGCGTCGATGAACTCACTGATGCCCAACGCAAGCAGATCCTCGAAGGTGACGTCGCAGTTGTCGACAAGCGTCCTGAGATGTCGAAGTCCATTGTGTACTCGACCCAGACCAAGCAGCAGCTGACGTCGCCTACTGGTGGTGGACTCTACGATGTCCTCTACGCCAATGGTTCCGTGGAACCCACACTTGTGATCCCGATGTCATCGGATAACGGCAGGGTTTTCGTGATCCGGTGCTCTGATGAGAAAACTTGTATCACCGCAGTTGGTGCGATCTCAACACTGCGGCAGTACACTGAAACCGATTTTGCCAAGGAACTCGAGAAGGTCAGCGTTGCCGCCAACAAGGTGCGCCCCGGTGATCAAGTCATCTTCGTCGCCAAAGATGGTGTGAAGACCTCGGCTCCCCTGGATGTCTTCACCGCGGTCAGTGATGACGGCATCACGACCTATAAGACCCACGGGGGTTCCACCTGGGATCTCCGCTCGATCCCCGAGCGTTTTGCCCACAAGGATCGTGGAGTCTTCGCCATCAACCGCCCCTTGGGTTACATTGGTGAACACGACTGCGATCAGGTCATTGTCTCCGAAGCCGGAAACCGTGATCTCAAGAAAACGAACTCGACGCTGTACGTGAACTCGAAGTATTACACCGCTGTGGTCTACGGTAACCGTGAAGACGACGCCAAGTTGGATTGGGAGAACCGGGAGAAGACCCGTCTCGAGAAACATCTCGAGGCCTCTGACTTCGGTGACCACAACACCATCATCGAAGTCCTCAAGAAGCAGGCCAGTGCTGTTAAAGTCTGGACTGATGAAACCGGCATCAACATCAAGGATGATTTTGGTAGCCACTACTTCGGGAAGACAGCTGCGATCAGTTATCTCATGAAGAAACATGGGTGCTCGGAATCCGACACCCGCAGCATGCTTCGCCACGCCCTCCGTGCCCCGCAGAACTGGTTGGTGAAGCAAGCGGCGTCTGAGAACATGATGGCGTTCCCGGACATCAATGACACCTCCGAAGGTGGAGTGATGTCCAGCTTCCATACCACCAAGGTGCCCTGGGAAACCCAGGCGCGGACCTCCCAGACCCCCGACAACCGCCAGCAATACCAATACTTCTCCCCCTTTGGTCACGGCGACGCCGAGAACGAAGGTGGCGGTGACCCCTTCCAGGCCATCGACCAAGCCGCGAAGACGGGTCAAAAAGAAGTCTTCGATTCCGCTGTCCTCGGTAGCCTGACCAAGACTCATGCCCCTGTCGAAATGATCGAACGCTTCCTGCCCACCATTGTTGCTGGTATGGATCGCCTCGGTCGCATCTTGTTCTTGATGCACTGGCACTACGACGAGTTCCAGGAAAAGTTCGGCAAGGAAGACAGCGTTGAACTCGGTGACAACCTGAAGTCCTCGTTCGAGGGCCTCGGTGATCTCATCATCTTCCTCCGCAAGCGCACGCTCTCCGGGGACCCCGAGTTCTACGGTCTCGGCATCAACTCCACCATGGACGGCTAAGGCCGTCTTCAATTTCCCAGAAAAGGAATCCACCATGTTATCCAAGTCTGCCTCAGACGTCCTCCTCAAAAAGCTGGCAGCCGCCGACGAAGTCGATGGCGCCAACGCCGTTGACCTCGGTTTCTACGAAGCCGCGCGTGGCATGGGACTCAGTGATGACCAAGTCAAGGGTCTCGCCAAGGCTGCACATGAACGCCTCGACGCCTTCGCTGCTGCACAGGCTGCTCAGAAGTAATCCATGAAGCTCATCGGCGACATCTACGCTAAGAAATACGGGCCTTCCAATGATATCCATGGAAGTGCCCTGTTCCGCGCGGACTGGCGCTGGGGCAAGGTCTGCGAGCTCACCGCGATGCGGGAGACCGCGGCGCGTGCCCGCCTCGAAGAGATCAATGACCACGGGGTGACCTCGGCCTACGAGTTCAAGATTTTCAGAGATCGTGAGATCGATGTCGGCGAAGACTACTCATGTCTTAAAAACGCCTACACGCTTTTCACGGAACACCCTGGGTTGAGATCCTCCCTTGAGGCCTACCTGTTGTGTTCTGACATCGAAGTCGAAGACATCCTGACCAAGTGGAGTCAGGGTGCCAAGAAGGGGCTCAAGCTAGGCGACATCTATGCCTATGCGGAGACCTTCTTCGATGTCCGTGACATCCTGCACAAACCCGAATGGATCTGCACCCTGTTGTTCGGGGACATCCTTGGTCTCATCCGCGACATCAATAACACCAGCCGACTCGGTGAACACCATCGTGCTGGTTGGCTCCTGGGATCCAAGATCCTGGAGACCTATGCGGATCCCAAGGGAGCCCTCAAGTCTACCCTGAAGGGTGGCGAGCTCAGAGAGGCCCTGGCATCCCAGATCGAAGAGATCGCGTATCGTCAGACCCTGATCGCCTCGTTCTGCAAGACTCGTGGGGATGAACGCAGCCTGGAAACCATGCGTTCCGTGCTCATGATGATCAAGGATCGCGCTGTCCACGCCTTGGGTGGCGCGGGTACCGGGGATTCCAATGCTGATGCCGTCATGACGTTCCTGCAAGAAATTCCGTTCTCAGTGGCGAATCCTTCATTGGAAGCCAACAAAAAACTCCCGGCTCGGGAGGCCCGTGTTCACGAAATGATTCGCACCGTGGATGCCACGGTGCTCGAGGAGCAAACTGTATGAGCCTTGAACTCATGGGACCCCGGCGTCACGCCACCTTAATCAAGGCCGCTGAGGCCTGTGTCGACGGCATGAATGATGGTGCAGCTCCCAACGCAGCGCTCCGCAAAGTTGCTCAAGAGTTCGACCTCAATGCAAAAGAGGTCGCCTTGGTCAGCCATGCCGTCAACAACTCAAGAACCCTGAGCCATCTCGCGAACTCGGAAGCCGAGGCCAAAGCGGATCCCTTTCCGCTGACCAACGCTGATGAGGTCACCCAGGAACTCTTCCCGGAACCCGACGCCGAGAACAAGAAGCCGGCGAATGGGACGAAGCCAGGGGATTACCCTGATGTCGAATCCCCGAACAAGTTGCCGGGTGCCAAGAAAACTGCTGCGGAATCCGAAGGCAAAGCGGATCCCGAAGACGTCGATGCCTCCTATGAGGAAGAAGACGACTTCAAAGATGCAGTCAGTGATGCCGACGCCGAAGCCGAGGATGCCGAACTCATCAAGACGGCTCGTGAAGCCTTTGGTGTGGACCCCATGGCCATGCAACGTGGTCGCCTCAAGGTGGCCTGTGATATCGATGGATTCCGGGTCAACGCTGATTTCGGCATGGAAGCCTCGCGGATCCGTGAAGCCCTGGACTCCAGGCTCCACGGCATCGATTGCTCACGCCTCGCCGACAACCCTTTTATCAAACTCCAGAACTTGAAGGTGGCCGCGGAGACCGCGAGAACCAAGTTCTCCGAACACCGTGATGCCGCCTTTGTCAAACTTGCTCGAATCGTGGAATCCTTCTCCCGCGTGGATTCCCCGGCGTTCTCCCGTGTGGAGACCCTGGCGAAGCGCGCTGGAGTCGACCCCGCCACTCTCGATGTCATCTGGGTAACCGGAAGCCTCGAGAAGCGTGGGCACCACAGGGCGACCCCCGCGATGAAGATCGCCAGTGATGTCATCGCGACATGCAGCCCACGTGAGAAAGAGCTTGTGGACTCAGTCTCGACGCTGGAGACTTTGTGGAAGCACGCCTCGCATTGTCTCGCCGCCAAGAATGAAGTCGACCGCAGACTCGCCGAAGCCGGCCCCCGGATCGCAAAGATCGCTGAGGATGCAGGTGGCTACGTCAAGAATTTGTCGGACACCGCGACCTCGCTTCCCGAGGATGCCATGGGTGGTGAGAAGATTGAAGACGTCGTCGGGGGTGCCCTGGGCAACCGTGATGGCGGCTCCTCACATGACTACGGGGTCTCCGCAAAATCGCCTTTGAGCTCCGGTGGGCAGCAACGCGTCAAGAACACGGGTGCAGCGGTCTCCCTGGCATCCCTGATGGATGACCCCTATATTTCTCAGCGCCCGATTCCTGAAACTGTAAAAGCCTTTAACGCTGTTATGGCAACGAACCCTGATGCGGACTCCTCGATGATTCGACGTCTGGTCAAGGATCAGCTCGCCAGTGGTGGCGACCTCGACACCGATGTTATGATGCGACTCCAGAAACACCACGCGAAGGGCTGAAACATGGTAACCCATGCCGACCACGACGCCTTTGCTAAGCAGGCCGCTGAAGCCGTGTACCCGGTCTCCGATGACGCCGAGGACGAGGAAGACGACAAGGGCTGGGGTGCCAAGGAATGGTTGTCACTGGCCCTTGCCAGTGGCACCCTTGCCGCTGGTCTCGGCGCCGCATATCTGTACCGCAAGGAAATCGGGGATTACCTGGGATCACGCATTGGTGGTGATAACAGGGGGCCCGTCGACAAGTTCACTGACAAGTACACCGGGATGGCTCCTGGGACTCTAACTGGTCTCGGTGCCGGTGCCGCCGCGTTGGCCCCGGTAACCCGCAAGAATCTACCGTTTGGCGACGCCTACCGGCAACAGTCCACGAGTGGGGTTGTCGACGAGATCACCAAGGGTGGCGCTCACGCCGACACCCTTGCCAGGAATCTTGGAAACACTGGGGTTCCCGGGATGACCCCCGAGGAGGCCTCCAAGGCCGTCCAGCTCCATGTACGTGATGCCGCCGTGAATCCCAAGAATGTTCTCGCCGAGTTGAGCTCTGAGGGCGACGTCCTCAAGGGTGGCGGTAATGCTAAGCCAATAACCAGTCCAACGGCGTGGTCATGGCTAAAAGATCCACTTCAGTTCAAGGCAAAGGGTGAGCAATCCAACTTCGAGCGTAATGCAGGGGTTGTTCAAGATAAAGCAGATGAAGCCAGAACTCTGATGTTTAACAGTGGGCATAACCAGAAGATCTTGACCCCGGAACACACCAGGGCACTGGAGATCTCGGGGCGTCTGCAACAGCAGCTCGGTAAAGGTTATGGGCTGGACCCCGTGACGAATCTGCCACTGGAGCACGCCAAGGCGATTAACCTCCGCAATTACGCAGAGAACCTGGGCAAGGCGCGCAGCACACTTCCTAGTAAGGGGATTGGCAATGCGCTCATCCACGCAGGAATTGGGTGGGGTGCGGGTACTGCGGCCAACGGCGTCGTCAACATGGCTACAGGGCACTGATCATGATCGCCAAGATCCTTTCCCCACACACCTATGATTTCCAGGCACCTGAGGTGACCCTGGTGAGATTCTCGAGTCGTGGGTTCGATAAAGAGCTGTTCATGAAGACGGCGAAGGAGGCCGGCGGTCTCCTGTTCCAGAAGGAACTCGCCGAGATGAAGCCTATCCCTGGCAAGACCATCATACATACCATCGCGGTTGGTGATGAAGAACGCTATGGCGACAACCGCAATAACGATGGCTTCAGCGAAAAAGACAACAAGACTTGTCATACCAGATTTAAGACGCATGGGCATGTCTTCAAGAACCATGACAACGATGACCCCGATAAGAAAACGGGCGACATCTTGTTCACGGGTCACAATGGACCCATGTCTCGCATCGAGTTGATATCAGCACTCGACAACGAGAAGAACGCAGATGAAGTCCAGGCTCTCGAAGAGGGCAAGGATGTCCCGGTGTCCATGGGATCCATGCAGGCCTATGACGTCTGCTCGGTGTGTGACCACAAGGCACCCGAGGCCAAGGACCACTGTGAGCACATCAAGCACATGCTTGGTGAGGTCACCAAGGATGGTCAAAAAGTTTACATGAAGAATCCGAATCCGTACTACATGGATCAATCCACGGTATGGAAACCCGCTGACCGCATTGGTTATACTTTGCGGAAGGTTGCCCTGGAGCGCCCAGGAGTCCCTGGCTTCGAGATCGCCCTACAGACCTCGATGCGGAAGCTGAACTCCTCGAAGTATGCGATGATGATGCGCCTGGCCACCATTGAGAAGCGCATTGGTGGTCTCGCCCAGCTCGCCGATATTGGGCCAGAACCCTGTGATCTCGATCTCGAGACTCGCAAGGAGATCAAGAAGGCATTCGAGGCCCATGGGGCCCCCGCGATGCTGAACTGGCTCCACAAGCGTGGATGCGTCCTCGGTATCCGGGACTTCGCTGACTTCGTGGTCGACATCCCCATGGCATCGATCTCCCCAGATGTCCGACTCGCCCATGATCTCGCTGTTAAACAAGGTTTTCATGGTCTCCTGAAATCAGCGGTTGAAATCAACTCTTTAGATGGCGTCGAATCCACGACCCCGATTCGTCTTGAGGACGATGTCGTGGGATCCCTGGATTACGCGACATCGATGCGCGGAGCCCACCCGGCCAGACGGGTTCTCCATGCCACAATCTCCGGTCAGCCGAATGTGAAGTTGGCCGGTGCTGGTCGTGCTCCTGATGTCACGGCGAGTAGGGGTCTTGCTGACCTCTATCTCCACTACAAAGTAGCTTTCGCCGTGCATCCCAATAACAACGCAGATGAAGCCACGCTCGGAGCCCTCGTTCAGGGCATGGTCTTGTCGAGGCGCGCAACCCCGTTACCATCACCCTTGTCACCAAGGAAGTAGCTATGACTCAAAAGACACAGCGCACGATCATGGAGGATTTAGACCTCATGATCAAACGCGCCTCCGAAGTCCCCACCGAAGGCCTCGCCAAATCCGCGAGCCCCGCTGATCCCCTGGACAGCGATAACGGCACTGAAGCCGTGAAAAAAGGTGAACACTACAACAAGAACGTCGAAGAGGCCGGTAAGCATACCGAGGCCAAAGTTGACGGCGGCGCCGTGGCCAATAAGCCCGGTGCAAGTGTTGAAGCCTCCACAGAGGGTGCCACCGCGGTGTCCACTGATGGCCAAGAAGGCGGCAAAGGTGCCGACCTCGAAGTCAAAGGTGAAGCCGACAATGGTCCCGTACCCCAGAGCGAACTCTCGAAGTCCGCTGGTGAACTCATCTCGACTGGACGCAAGATGTCTGCGTGGTTGAAGTCGGCCGCCGAAAAGCTGCCGGTTGATGCCAATGCGGAAGCCGCCCAACAGAAGGTCGCCAGTATCCTGGGAAAATCAAACGGTCAGCCTGAAGCCGCCAAGCCCCTGACCGGCATGAGCGCATACATCGCTAAAAAGGCGATGGAAGCCGCAGGCGGCGGAGATGCAGCCGCAGGTGCTGCCGCCATCCCTGGTGGCGAACAAGGTGCTGCACAAGCCGGAGCCCAAGAGCTCATGGCTGCTCTCCAAAATGGTGAGATCGATGACGCCCAAGCCGAACAGATCCTTCAGGAAGCCGCCCGTAGCGGTGCATTGTCCCCTGAAGACCTCCAAGAACTCCAAGCCTTGAGTGAACAGATGGGTGGCCAAGACGGCGCCCAACCCGGTGCTGACGCAGGGGCTCCCCCCGCTGATGCCGCCGGTGCTGGCGCTCCCCCTGCCGACGCCGCTGGTGGTGCCGGTCCCGCTGGTGCACTTCCCCCTGGCGGCGACGCCGGTGGTGAACCCGCCCCCGAAGACCTCCAGGCCATGAAAGTTGCTGCCCTGGATGTTGGTCCTGGTCATCCCGATTACCCCCAGAAGCTGCGCACCCTGCACAAGGCCGCGCACGCCTTTGGATTCAATCTGGCCATCAAGACTGCTCAGGAACTCGAAGAAGCCGCGAAGCATGAGGCCGGTGAAGGCAAAGCTCACGAGGGCTCTGAAGGCAAGAAGCAGGAAGACGCCGAGAAAGAAGGCGAGTCGTCCAAGCATGAGCAAGGCGAGACCCCTGCCCAAGAACACGCCGAACATCTCCCTGGTGGTGAAGAAGCCGGTGCTGCTGGAGTCGCTCCTGCGGCCCCTGTGATCCCCGGTGCCGCCCCCACTGGTGAACCCATGAGTGGTGATCCCCTGGCTGGCCTCGAAGCCAAGACCCCTGAAGAACAAGCAGCCCTGCTGCAAGTCCTCCAGGAAATGGGACTCGACCCCCAGGCCCTGCAGCAGCTCCAAGCCGCTCCGGTGCCCGCGATGGACAAAGTCGCGAGTTACAAGGCTCGTGTCAGCGCTGCAATCTTCAAGAAAGCCGCTGCTATCCAAATCGCGCAAACCTCCACCAACAAGAAAGCCTGATCCCATGACTGGCAATGAGCTCAAGAAAGTTGCGAGCACTCTCGATGGTCTCGCATCCTCCCTGGAACAAGCCCAGGGTGTCATCCAAAAACAAGCCGGTGAAATCGAAGCCCTGAAAGCCCAGGTCTCCTCGGCGCAGAAAACCCAAAAGACTGCCAGCGAAGCCGACCAGGCCAAGCAGGCAAATCTGCGTGGACTCGCCAAGCGCGCCGCTGCAACCCTGTTGCAAACCGGCATGATCTCGAGTCCCGAACGCGCAGAAGCCTTTGCCAATGAAGTCATGGATCACTCCAAGGCTGTCACGGCATTGCAAAAGTTTGCTGAAGTCGCCAGCCGTGCCCCGAAGATGGCCAGCGTCGTCGCGGATCCTGAAGCCCAAGTCGAGTCTTCGGACGCGGTCTGGGATCGTCATGCCCGTCAGCACATCCCCTCAGGCAACTGAACCTGTCTGAATAACCGGGACAACAGTCCCCTTCACACGTCTTCACCAAAGGAAGATTAACCATGAGTATCCCAACCAGTATGGGTGGCAAGAAGCTCGAAGTCCGTAAAGGCGACCGCAACACCTTGGTCGACTTCTCTGGTCAAATCGGCGCCGGCGTCCTCATCGACGCAGGTTCTGTCTGCTCCATCTCTCCCCTCACCGGCAAGCTCCGCGCTGGCCTCGACGCCGCTGATGCCCTGAACCAGCTCCCGCTGTTCGCGGTCTCCGGCACCGATGCCAACAATGCTCCAGACGTCGTCCGCGACGGTCTGCTCAGCGGCGCCCTGAATGCCCAAACCCGCTCGAACATCAGCGGCGGCAATGGCTACGCCATGCCCTATGCTGGTGAAGCCCGCTTCGGCACCATCGCATGGAAATCGGCCGTCGAACTCAGTACCACTGCTTTCGACTCCTCGAAGACCTATGCTCCTGGCCAACCCTTGACTGTGGTTGCCGCTGGTAACGCCAACGCCGGTGTTATCCGTGACCTCGCGACTCCTGCCACCGATATCATCATCGGTCGCGTCGCCCCCGCCGGCAAGTTCACTGGACCCGATGGTTACGCCACCCTGGCGTTCTACCCCGTCCTGGAACTCCTCCGCGCCGGAAACACCCTGCCTGCCAGCCTGTGAGCTCGGTAGCCTCCAACCACAAACCAACAAGGAATTGAGACCATGAGTCAGAAAAAGCTGTCCGCGGCCCAGTCCAATGCTGCATTCTTCGGTATGCTCGAAAAGGGCCATATCAAAGCCGCAGCGGATATGGTGACCGACTTCACCCGCGTTCGCATCCGTGAATCCTCGTTCTTCGAGAAGATTCTGCCAGCGATCAAGATTGGGGATGACGAACTCACCCCACAACTCAGCAATGACAAGAACGTCAAGCTGGTCGAACGCGAACCCAACTCACCCGCTGCCATCACGATCCCCCTGGGTCAGCAGCCCATCCAATACTACTTCCGTGGTGACCGTTACCCGGTCTACTTCGATCGTATCGTGACCCATAAGTTCACGAAGGATACCTCGGAACTCCGTACCTACGGTATGGACATCCGCCAGGTCATCTCGGACAACGCCATCCTCGACATGGATTTCGAGTTCGACCGCAAGATGCTGTCGGCTTGTCAAGCCATCGTCGGACCTCAGGGCGGTATCGTTCCTGAAACCGGCATCGTCCAAAACGTCAAGATCGTTGATCCCGCGGGCATCACCCGTAACTCGTTGTTCGAGATCAAAAAGATCCTGCCACGTACTTTCGCTCACTTGGACGGCGTGACCATCCTGGTCAACAACATCACCATCCATGACGTCAGTAAGTTCACCCGTGACGAAGCCGGTGGCGACCTGTCGCAAGACATGTTGGTCGATGGCTTCCAACAGAAGAAGCTGATTGGTTGTAATTGGGTAGTGACAAACAAAACCGAGCTTGTGGCTGAGAGCTCCTTCTGGGTCTTTGCTTCCCCAGAGTTCCTTGGAAAATCGTACGTTCTTGAAGACACCACAATGTATGTCGATAAAAGGGCATACAACCTCGAATTTTTCGCATATGCCGAGCGAGGGGCAACGATTGCCAATCCAGCAGCGGTTGCATTGGTAACTATCGCTACTGCGTAACCTGTAGCGTTTCAATGTATTACAAAACCCCATGGTCTGTTCAGACCATGGGGTTCTCTTTGGTATGCAACGCGGCCATTAGCTTTGGGGATAGTGAATCTATTGCATATTCCTAAAAGCTAATATGGTACTTACATGAGCAAGCTAAGCGATGCGCAAGTAGTAGATATCTTGAAGAGCTACCGAGATGGCGAAAAAATGATGAGTATAGCAAACCGCATGGGAGTAGATGAAGCTGCCATCTGTTATCACTGCCGAAAACACGGGGTAGCAAGGCGTGGCCGCACTGGTGCACCCCCCAAGTACACAGGGGCAGAGACACATCTTTGCTGCTCTAGGTGTAAACAGAAACTACCTATTGAGGAGTTCAATGCGAACACAAACCCACGATGCAGACGACCAAGATCTACCGTATGTAAGAAATGTGCATGTGAACGTAAAACTTGCAAAGAATACGATATCTCACCTGAAAGATATCGGGAGCTGCATGTCGTGCCTAGCTGCGCGATTTGCAAGACGTCATTTGAGACTTCCAAGAGGTTCATAGATCACTGCCATATCACTGGGCATGTGCGTGGGGTGATCTGTGAGTTCTGCAATAGTGGTCTCGGGTTTTCTGATGACTCCGCGACACGTCTACAGCAGATCAAGAGCTATCTTCTACGTGAGGTGTCGATACCAGTGACCACTCATGTGGGGATAGTTGGGGATGACTTAAAGCAGCGAAGAGTCAGGGTCTACAACATCTACCCAGATCAGTACACGTGGTTATTGGGGCTGTGTTCTAACGCATGTCATTGCTGCGGTGCCCCCTTTGGGGAGCACCGACGGAAGGCACCCAACATTGACCACTGTCACACCACAGGAAACGTGCGCGGGCTTCTCTGCTTTGCATGTAACATCGCAGTTGGAAAGTTCCGTAACAGCCCAGATATCATTGACGCCGCGATTATCTACCTCGGAGCCACCCCATGAGCCGTACAACCCCCACCAATCGATTTCTTGAGATGCAGGCCTACGCACTCCTCGGAGAACCCGTGGTCAAGATTGGTAAACGGTATGGGATCTCGGGACCCTCGACATGGAAGGCCATGCACGTCGAGGAGCCACCGTCTCCCATCCAGTTGCCTTACTACCCCGAAGTCATCGCACTGGCAAAGGACCTCGCAGTGGTCAGTGTTGACCCCGAGGTCTGGAATGTTGATGCCATCCAGAAGACTTACGACTGCAAACATGCCACGGCGACGAAGTGGCTACTGCGCCAGAGTACGCATCTCAGGTACATGGGATACCGCACCCTCATGCTCTGGAAGGATGAGGTCAGGGGGACAGCACTAAAGCACATCCTCCGCTACCGCCTCGGGGAATCCCTCGTCAAGGTGGGTGCACGACAATGCGAGGTCATCGAGGTCCCCAAGGCTGAGGCCGACGCCTTCTATGAAACCTACCACCTTCAAGGCAAGGCGAACGCCAAGTACAACTATGCGCTCACACACCCCGAGCATGGGGTCGTCGCCATAATGGCGTTCACCCATTCTGAGGCATGCAGAGGAGCCAGCGGTGGATGGCTCCTCCAGAGATTCGCATCCTCGGTGGTTGTCCCCGGAGGGGCCTCGCGACTTCTCTCCGCGTTTCGCAAGGAACACCCTGGGTTTGTCATCAGTTACTCTGATGAACGCTATGCGCCCGGGGGTGCCGTTTATGCCACTCTCGGGTTTACCAGGGATACCGAGACCCCGAAACCTGACTATCGGTACTGGCGGGGTGGTGAATGGTTTGCGAAGTCGTCCAAACAACGCCGAGACCTAATCTCGGAACTCGGGGGTCAGGACCCTGGATCCACTGAGTTCGAGATGGCAGCATCCCTGGGCTACAAGAGGTGCTATGATCTCGGGAAGATAACGTGGACCCTCCAGGACACCCCGGCCCCCCAGACTTGTCCGCCACCATCGCGGGACTATCCTATCGCATCGGAGCACCCATGAAACCCCGTGAACTCTTATTCAAGGCTGCACAGAAAATCGCAGCCCACACCGACACCCCTGTTAAACCCCGGAGTGGCACCAATGCGCCCCCGCCGCCCGAGCAGCCTACCCAGCCCGATACCAACGCTAAGGGCAAGATCACCCCTGCGCTGGGCAATCCCAAAGCTGTCAAAAATGAGAAGAAAGCGGGAATCGTAAATAAATTCCTGGAAAAAACAGCAGCACAGTTCAAGGCAGCGGCACCCCGCCCAGGCCGTCTCGATGGTGACATCGCGCTGACCAAGTTGGCGAGTCGTCACAAGACTGCGAAGAAGTCCGCCAAATGAACACGTCCATCGCCCACACCATTGTTGTAGTTAAATATCCGCGTGTTATACTTACGTGGATTAAACCCAATCGCACCCTGGGACCCGGGGTCTACCACTTCGTTGGTGACCACCGCTGCAATATACGGACGATGTCGCAGCGCCAGGACATCCAGCGTGGTGCCCTTGATCTCTTCTTTGAAGCCGGGGACACCAAGGAGTTCCTCCTCCGTCACCTCAGGCGCTGTCAGGCCGACATCCGGGATTCCGTGATTCGTGCCGAGAAGAATGGCAGGATCCCGGAACCCGGGGTTATTCACCCCCTCCAGGTCAACCTTAACTTCTACGCCAACCTGGCACGCATCCAGGGTATCGAGCTCGCGTTGACCCCACAGGGTGACATCGCCGCGGCGGAGCCCACCTCTGGCGCAGATCTCGAAATCACTGAAGATGTCAGGGAACCCCGGGAAGACCTCGTTCAGGTGCCCTGATCTCTGTCTCGGCGCTGGAGACTATTCATGTTAATCTCTGAGCTCCGCCTCGACTTGAAGTCCGCGTTGACCACGCTGGTGCCCCTGCGGCCCCAGCCCCCATTGATACTGGACTCCGCAGACGACCTCAGTGTACGCTTGGTCCTCGAGTATGACTCCGAACCCCTGGTTCTCCGGGCACCCTACCCTCGCCTCGGCATTTTCACTGAAAAGGGTGCCTTGATCCTGAGTGTCAACTATGTCCCCGGTGCGGCGACATGGGCGCTTGAGAACCCCAACGCTGGTCGCATCCCCTATCAGGTCCATGGCGGTAGCCCTGCATTTGATATCCTGGACACCCTGAACCCCATTGATCTCGAATGGAGACTCATTGGGGTTTTCGATTCCCAGACTCCTCGTGAGATCACGGCTATTAAGGGCGTCCTGACTTACTCTCCGGGGGCGACCTCTGGGGGTCCGGGGCCCACACCAAGCGGTGATTGCTGCGATCAAATCGGGTTAGAGATCGAGTTCGAGGTTGACAACCAGGCCTATTATACTGAGTACACCTGGGATGCCGTCACCGGTGATCTCCTCACGAAGACGCATTACTCGGATTCCACTAAGACGGCAACACTATTCGTTATTTCCTATACCTGGCTGCCAAGTGGGATGGTCCACACCAAGCAGATCACGAGGATTCGTGATGGTGCCGTGCTCACCCTGACCTATGCCTGGGCACCCGTGGATTCCACGCCTCTTTCTGAAACCCTGGTGTCGGTGACCCGCGTGCTGAACATGGGGCCCTGACATGGCCATGAACATTATACCCGGAGCCCTCCCGCTTACCGATAACGCCACATTTGCTGGCCTTCCCCTCACGGAGCCCCCTGAAGTGCAGTATTGCGGAACCCTTGATATCGTGCTCCCCGAGGGCTTCCGTGACGCCATTGGCGCCGATGTCAACATTTCACACGACATCTCGATCCCTGCGGCATGCTTCCCGCAACCCCTGGGTGCGGAGACGATTTCACTGGCCATGATGAAGTGGGATGACGATTCCAGATCCTGGGGATACTCGGACATCAATACTGGGAGTGACCCCGCATATCCCGTTGATGTCTGGCCACGGATGCCGACTCGAATCTCTGATGTTGTCCGTCAACTTAACATTCACTACCGGCGCCCCGGGGATGAAACCAACCATCGTTCCATTGGGGTCCTCCACGCCGCCCCGTTGGGAAATCGTATTCTCTCCGGAACTATTCTACCCTCAGATACCGTGTTCAACTTTACGGCACCAGTGAACGGGCTGTTTATCATTGGAAACTACGCCGTTGTGGGCTATGAAGCCGTGAAGGTTATCGCGGTATCCGGGCATCAGATCCAGGTCGTGAGATCTCGATTCGGGACCACTGCGGGCTATCACCCCGCGGGGGCCTCCGTGATCTATGATGCCTACTGCAACCCCTATCACCCCTACACGGTGACACGTGTGGATACAGTAGGCGGCCCACGTGGCAGCGCCTATGAAAAATCGAGATGGACCTATTTTCCTGGGGCCACCCCAGTGAACTCGATCCCGAACTGGATGCCCATTGTTGACGACGAAGACGGTGACAAGGAATCCAGGGGATTCACCATTGAGATCACGCGAGAAGCCAACCCGAGCGCACTGCGTGACGCCGGTGAAGTCATCATTCATCTCAACCCGCTGACCACGCTCTGGGCCTGGTAGGCATTGTCAGCCCCCATCTAATCCCAAGATTTCCAGCATCGGAGATTACACGTGAAATATCCATCCTTTGTGAACAATGTCACCGCGGGTACCCTGAATGCTGGGCACCCCTGTGTTGGCGTCCTCCCCAGTGCCCCCGTGGGCACCGTGCGTGCACGTCTCCTTAAACTGATTCCTGGGGGGCTCACCGGTGAGGCCCTGGATATCACGGGTTACGATGTCTGCACCCCTGAAGTCCTCCTGCGTTGTTACAGCATCGATGTCGCCTCGGCCTACGAGAGTGCCAATGGTGCGGGTACCTTTGCCGTCAAGTTCCCTCCCTATGAAGAACACGCCATGCTCGTCGAGATCTACGACGACGCCAATGCGGAGAACAGGGATCTCAACAAACTTGTCTTCGGTGGTGGCGAAGACCAAATCGATGCGATCACCGGGGATGACCACCGCGACCTCACCCAGATCTACAATCGCCTGGGCTCCAGTACGGTGTCCATGTGTCTCCTTGGTTTCGAGTACACGGATACTGGGGTGCCCGCCAACGATCTCATCGGCTTTTACCCCTCGCTTCAAGTCAACGGCGCCGCGATCACCGACAAGTTCTTGCATCACGCCACTGTTGAACTCTATGAAGTCGATGGGGTCTCCCCGATCTTTGTGGGCACCGATACCCCACTGTACTCCCAACTTCTCAGCGCCCCACTGGGCAGCGGTGCAGGTGCTGTCCAGCTCAGCATTGCATCCACAACTGGGCTCACCGCCGGCAAGATCTTGGCGTGCGACAGCGAACTCATGACCGTGGTTACCGTGGACTCCCCCACTTTAGTCACCGTAACCCGAGCCTCTCTGGGGACCACACGTGCTGCTCACAGCGCTGGCGCCGAGGTCTGGATCACTGGGGCCGATGCCCGCGGTATCTTCAAGATTGTCAAAACAGGTGCCAGTGATCTCGTCTTCGAGACCAACTACACTGTTAAGGTGTCGGTGACCTGGAAGGGTGCCTCGTATATCAGCACCCATCAATTCCTCTTCCGTGAGAACGACGTCTGAGAGGTCGACATGCCAACCCTTCAGGGCCTCCAGGGGCCATTCATCCATTCGTTGGCGGCCCACAACCAGATCCCTGATGCGGGACCCGGGGGTGATGGGCAGGACAACGTGCTCTGGCTCCCCATCGAACCCGGCGGGGTCCAGCGGACCTCAGAGGTCACCCTCCCCCTGATCACTATTGGTGACTTCAGCACCGCGGAAATGGAATGGGATCCAGCAGTGGTCATCGCGGCATCCGGGCACCCCGGTGGCTGGATTACTCGATTGGCACCCCACCCCTTTTGGGGTCTGGTTACCACGGTTCACAACCTCATCATCCAGATCAATCAGCGCCAAGGCCTCAGCCCTGTGGTCTCCGGAGACATCGTGACGCGGTGCTCCATGATCGACCAGAAAGCGGCCACGGTATGGGATTTCTTCCCAGGGGCTACACCTCTGAACTCGCAAGCCAACTTCCCTTTATTCTGGGATGACGACGGTGATCACAGGTGGGAGCCCCGCGGAGTCCGTATCACCTTGGGCACCACGCATACCCCGGTTGCCTTGGTTGACAGTGGTCGAGTCCTGATTCGACTGAATAATGCTGGTCTCGACGAGACGACTTCGCCGTGGTGAGCCCATTGGCGTAGCCTGGATATCCGGTATTCTGTGGCGACACCACTAAGCATGGAAACAGCATGGCAGACATACCCACGAATCCAGCGGATGCCGCGGCGGCATCTGAACGTATCATGAACGCTGCTAACCGCTTGGAAACCGGCGGTATCGTGTTCTTGGTCATCGTGCTCGTCCTCGGGGTCATCGCGTTCTGGCTGTGGTTGCGCTCCAAGAAGGATGCCAAGGCAGCGGAGAACAAGAAGCTCGAGATCGAGCAAGAAGGCAAGACACATCGAGCCGAACTCATCGCGGCGTCCAATGAGAGCATCGCCAAGGCGATCACGAACTCCAACGAGCTCGTCATGCGGGGGTTGCAGAAGCATGGCGCCTGCATCGAGGGCCTCGGCAGAGAGATCCATGGGCTCCGCAAGGACATGGTGGAGCACGGCACCAAACTGGAGACTTTGACGACATCCCAGGCCGAGGCGTTTAAGACATCTTTGGCCGCACATGATCGCACCAGTGCGGAACGCGAGAACACCAGAGAACGCAGGCTAGACCAGACCTTTGGCAATCTGCAATCCGTGTTACGTGAACTCCTGGATCGCCAAAAGGGAGTCATCAACGTCGCCGACTCGATTCGTATCATCGAAGAGTGTTTCGAGCGCTCCGTGAAACCGCAGGTCTTTGATGTCGTCACGATTTCGATTCAAAAGAACAATTGGAAAAAAGAGGCTCCATATATCACGGATCGAGTCTGCAAAGATCTCAACTCTATTTTCTTCCATGCCGAACGTGGCCTCGCCAACTACCAGCTATCCATCGACCACAAGTTGTTTTTTGGGAGTCACCCCGACGGCTCCTATGAAACCGTTGATCTCATCTGGTCCCTGATCCGTGAGATGCTGGTGTCGGCATCGGAGAGCTCGGATCATTCCGAGGATGCCGTGAGTCGTCGGGTAGGCTCCACCAAGATTCGGGTCGAGAACTGCATCAACACGGTTATTAACGAGACCAAGAATCGCACCACGGGGATCTACCACGACGAGGGTTCCAAGTCCACTCGACGTGCGAATCGACAGAGTGACGACAACCTCCCCAGCCCATTTGCGGCGTGAGAGCACAGGCTTCTCCCCGGGCAACACTGACTTAGTATCAAGACTACAGGAGATCACGAATGGCCACCGCCCAAGGTTTCGTCAAGGTTGCAGGGGTCAATACTCCTGGGGTTTATTACACCGCGATTTATTCGCGTCCAGGAAATGTAACACGTTGGCGACGTGTGGTTCGTTTAACTGATAACGCTGGTATCTACCAGGTTGCGATCAGTGAAGACAACTTTATGGGCACCAACTGGGTTTGCCAGAACGGTGACAAACTCGTGGTCTTGTTTTGGCGCAAGAGTGATGTCACCCCCGTGGATCCCCCGGGTTCCGCGTATGAAAACCAGTCTCCGACAGATGGTAGCGGGGGTGACCACCTCCTCGGGCTCAAGTATGACAATGGGGCCTCTGCAGTCGCCAACTATGCCACCGCAGACCAATTCGCCAGTGTTCTCTTCACGTTGACCGGGGATGCCTGGAATGCGACCCCAGATGGCGGTGGAGTCGGCGATATCAATGGCAACATTGACCTCCAGCTCAATCAGGGCCCCAGTGCGATTATCACCGGGGTCAGCTTGGATCCCGTGAATCCCACGGATATCTCACGTGCCGTTGCCAGGATCCTCGGCAATGGTTCCAGTGATAACGAGAACCGGGTCACCGCAGGCGGCCGCACCACAGGGCAGTTCTACTCCGAGTTCGCCCAGGTCCTCTTCGAGCAGATCTCGGGTGCTCATCGTCCCAGTGGTGGCGTCCAGACCTCAGATGGCTCCCCAGTGGACGGCACCCGCTTCGCTTTCTCCAATGGTTCCCTCTATGGCAACTCCTTTGGAACCCTGGTCGCCGGACCCAGTGGTACCGTGGTCGGCGGCACCGAAGTCGTTTACCCTGGCCCTGGGTTTCCAAGTCAAACCCATACCTGGAACCACATCGATAAGTGGCCGGTTCAGTTGACCTCCAAGGATGACGCTGGTATCGGGGCTCCCGGGGAGCTCAACCCGGCACGTACTGCAACGGCGACGTTCTATCTGCGAACCACCTACCGTGCACCTGGATTCAGTTTTGCCGCACGCGAGTGGGCATCCTGGAATGACCTCGTCGCGAGTTCGGGATCCCCAGTGTTTTCATCGTCGGCCCCAAATACGATCCGTGACGTCGCCAGGGTGAGCCCAGTGCTCGCCGGTGCAGACAACACCATCGTTGTCGCCGCACGATACCAGGACGCCCCCGCGGGTTCTGTGGTCGCCCTCAATGGCACCGGGCGCGTCGCGGTTCGCAATGACCCCTGGTCTGCTGGGCAGATCTATTCGAGATTCACGGGCACCATTGATCTCAGCACTGCCATTGGTGGCAACCTCACTATTAACGTCACCAACATTGGGCGAGGCATCCAAGCCGGTGATCTCGCCGCTGGGGAGATCCGTGGGTTCCTCAACATTGTTACCCAGACCCCCGCAGGTGGCGGTGTCGCCGCTCCAATTCTCCACAGTTATCCAATCGTGGCCTCGGCATCCGTGGATTCCATCGTCATCGCGGTCACGGGTTCCACCCAGGTCTACACGTCATCTGACTGGTTCTTCATCTCCAATGAACCCGGTGGTGGTAACCACACGAGCTGGGAGTGGGAGATCAATGCCGGCGGATTCGGATGGGAAAGTGTGGGGCTTGGATACGCCCAGCTCGGCGGAAGCGCCGTGGGCCCCGGGGTAACCATCAATTCACCCGGTATTGGTCTTCATGCCTGGCCGGGGTCTTTCTTCGTTGTCGTCAACGGTGGCATGCGCGGCTGGTACCCCATCGCAAGTGTGCCCAGTGACGATCAAATCGTTTTAGTCGTGGGCTCTCCCCTGCCAGGGCTCGTGCAACCCACAGATACCATCGCAATTGGGTTCCCCTCGAAGCCACTGAAATGGCCACAGAGCGTCAACGACGCCCTTGATGTCCGTGCCACTGTGAAGTCGACATCGGGGTGGTCAGATACCATCGGGATGCCCTGGAAACTCTTTGGAGCCACCCCTGTGGTCTACACTCAAACCGGAGCAGTGGACAACCTGAACCCCGCTGCGATTATCCCCTCACCAGCATCGGTTCCGGGTAGTGCTAAAACTTACGTCTTCGATGGGCGTCGCTCCTATGGTACTGATGTCTCCTGGATCCAAGGTGACCCCCTGGGTGTCGACCCCGTTCTGGCCTCCGCGGGCACCATTCTCGCCGGGCATCCCTCAATTGCATTCACGGATCCCAATCTCATCAATGGTGGGCTCCGCACTGGTGGACACGCTGTTCTCGTCCTCACCGATCTCGCCGGGGCGATCACCAAAGTCATCCCCATCGTGGACATCGATACCACGAACCCCACCAAGGTTTGGCTGGATACCTCAGTGATTGGTGCGAACATCACCTATGGTGCCGGGGTTCAACACTTCCGTACCGCCAACGACTACGAAATTGAATCCGGGGGTACCCCTGCTGCCATTGCCTCCTATGCCTGGGAGCTCAGGTCATCGATGACCGCGTTGCCTCCTCTGGGTGTCAATGACCCCGCGTTCCCGACGTGGTGGAACCTGGCAAGACAGGATAACACGGGAACTGGTCCCAGCTTCTCGCACACCTATCCACAGGCCGATAATGGCCGCAACGCCGTAGTTGCACTTACCGTGGTCGACGAGGACAACGCCCCTGGTGGTAACGCTCCTGGCCACGCGACTTCTCGTCTTGCCTTCGTGGTCAACGTCAACGGTGGCGGTTCAACAACCATGGGCGCCCGTCGCCTCGAATGGGATTAAACCATGCGCTACTCTGATCGTGAAACACCCATTGTTGCCGCAGAACTCCCCACGGGTCTAGGACCCGTGGAGGTCCTGATCATCAATCTGGAGACCATGACAGAAGTCGCGGTCTCCGACAATCAGGCCGTGGAGTGCCCACTTGACCCCGGGCTCTTCGTGTTCTCCCTGGCCAATGTTGTCGACCCCATTATTGGGTTCACGCAAGCCATAATCCGGTTCCGCGTTATTGCCACTGGGGATACCTACCGCAATAAAATCGTGATGCGTGGGTATGTCGACGATGTCAGGAAAACCAAGATTCTCGTGGCAACCATGATCTAGTAGGGGCACCTGTGCTACCGATTCAGAACAATGCCGTTGTTACCCTTACGGCCCCACTTGGGGTCTCGGGTACAGTGATTGAAGTCAGCGATGCCTCCAAGATCGAGACCCCGATCATTGTTGCTCTGGGGTCTCGATCCACTGGTGTTGAGCTCATCCGGCTATCAAACAAGAATGTTGGCGCGGGACTCCTCTTCGTTGAACTGCTCCCCCTTAATGGTCGTGGGTTCGGGGGTACAACTCCCAAGGCATGGGATACTGGTACCAAGATATGGTCCACGATCACCGCAGAGCACATCCAGGAACTCCGGATTCACGAGATGACCCCAGAGCAGCGCGCCGCGCTGACCCTGAGTTTACGTGAGCGTGGTTACATCTACTTGGATACTCCTGGCGATGTCTTCACGCGATGGGATGGCTTCAAGTTCAATGCGGCCGTACTCACCCATGGGGGCGGCCTCACCGGACCAAGTCGCGGTATCAAGGATTTCATTGCGCCTGCAGAGGACATCGTAGTCCTTCCATATTCATTTGGTGATCGCTGGTTAGATACCGACACCAACTTGTTATACATCTGCGATCACACACCTTCCGGCCAGCTCTCCGATTGGTCGCCTATTCTTGTGGGGGCCACGGGTCCACGGGGTCCTCTGGGCCCCACGGGTCCACGAGGAGACCAGGGTCCGGGGACCCCAGGGGCCACGGGTCCCAGAGGACCCCGTGGACCAACGGGTGACATTGGACCCACTGGTGTCCAGGGTCCAATTGGCGCCACACCAACTGCATTGGGTCCCAGTGGTCCGCGTGGACCCAGTGGTCCACAGGGCTATCAGGGCCCCGATGGATCCCAGGGTTTAACGGGACCGCAAGGCATCCCAGGTGTACGTGGTGCCACGGGAACCCGGGGTACCCAAGGTATCACTGGTCCCCAGGGTGCCACGGGATCAGGATTCACCGCACGTCAAGGCGACCGTGGAATCCAAGGGATCCAGGGTGCCCAGGGTCCACGGGGGTACACGGGACCACGTGGTGTCGATGGTGCCGTGGGGCCTCAAGGCACTCAGGGCATCGCTGGAAACACCGGAGTCGAGGGGCCAGTGGGTCCCCCAGGAGATCCAGGCCCCCAGGGTCCGACGGGTCCACAGGGGAGCACTGGGATCGGCCCCACTGGACCCCAGGGCTACATGGGGCCCAAGGGGCCAGCGCAGACTACTCCAGGGCCACAGGGTCCCCAGGGCATCAAGGGTCAACAAGGCGCCCCTGGTGTAGACGGGCTACCAGGCAACCCCGGCATCCAGGGGCCACAGGGTCCACAGGGACTCCCGGGTCCACAGGGGCCCCGGGGTGACCGCGGACCCATGGGAGCCGTGATCAAGGGGCCTCGAGGCGACCCGGGTCCAGTGGGACCCCAGGGTGCCACTGGTGATCAGGGTGAACCCGGTGATAAAGGTTTAACTGGAATATCTGTTACTGGACCACGTGGTCACACGGGACCCATTGGTCCACGTGGCAGTGATTACGACGGCCCCCCAGATGGTAGCACGGGTCCGCAAGGCATCCCTGGGCTAAAGGGAGAAGCCGGAGATATCGGGCCCCAGGGTCCGCAGGGCCCCGCGGGAACCGTACAGGGTCCAGCGGGACCACGGGGATACGATGGAGTCCCCGGGTTAGATGGTCCTCAAGGTGAAAGGGGTCCGCAGGGCCCCGCAGGACCCGATGCTGAAGTCCCCGTTGGGCCAGATGGTCCCACGGGTCCGCGCGGCCCCCAGGGCGATTTCGGTGATTCCCAGGGTAAACCGGCATGCCAACCTCATCAACACTGTGTAAGTAACTGTGTTTGTGATGGGGTTCTCGGTAGAGGGGATCCCAAAGATGGCGGTGACGTGATTTCTCCGGCAGGAATCATTGCACAAAACTATTGCACCTCCACGATGGATACAGTGCTGTGTTCGACGAATGCGCTCGATGTTGGTGGGGTGGGTTGGTGCCCGGATGTCATCAAGGCCTGCGTTGCTACTGGGTTCAAGTGCATCGGGGTTCTTAAACAATGCGATCCCAGACCAGCATGTGATTGTGAAGTCACCGAGTGCCCCACACAAAGTGGAGCCAGCAGTGGTGGTGGTTCCAGTGGGTCCAGTGGTAGCAGTGGGTCCAATGGTAGCAGTGGGTCCAGTGGGTCCAATGGTAGCAGTGGGTCCAGTGGGTCCAGCGGCAGCAGTGGTTCCAGTGGTTCCAGTGGTTCCAGTGGTTCCAGTGGTTCCAGTGGTTCCAGTGGTTCCAGTGGTTCCAGTGGGTCATCCCACCATTCGGGGTCGTCACACCATTCGGGGTCGTCACACCACTCGGGGTCATCGCATCATTCGGGGTCATCGCATCATTCGGGGTCATCGCATCATTCGGGCTCGTCACATCATTCGGGATCATCGCATCATTCGGGATCATCGCATCATTCGGGATCATCGCATCATTCGGGTTCGTCACATCATTCGGGTTCGTCACATCATTCGGGTTCGTCACACCACTCGGGTTCGTCACACCACTCGGGTTCATCGCATCATTCCAGTGGGAAACACTCGGGCTCATCACATCATTCGGGTTCATCGCATCACTCTGCCAAGCACTCAGGGTCTTCGCATCATTCGGGGTCCGCACATCACTCGGGGTCATCGCATCATTCCAGTGGGAGACACTCGGGGTCATCACATCACTCCGCCAAGCACTCGGGGTCGTCACACCACTCCAGCGGGAAGCACAGTCACCCATACAGTCACCCCTACAGCCATCCATGTGAATGCAACTGCGAGCTCATGAAGGAGCTCGTAATCAGCGAGTTCACGTTCAACTGTGACACCATGGCATGGGATCTCACGGATAGAGTGGTATGGGCCGGTCCATTTAGGGATGTCCCCGATGGGTGGTACCCCGGTGCTGAAATCCAGGTTGTGGGGACAGCGGTGTTCAACGACACCGGTGGTAGAATACGTTGTGTTGGTACCTGCGTGGTCTGCGACCACAGCGGCGGGGAAGGTGTTCATGTCAACGATATAGTCTTCTATCCAGTTCTCGACCCGGATCCATGTCGTTTCGTTTACATCAAGTCAGTGGTAGTGGATCCCTGCACTCAGTTTGACTGTGACCTCTTCACGATGCGCGAGGTGTCACCTGCGGCCGGGATGCCACCGGACCCCAACACAAATCCACCTCCAGGGTTCGACTACCTCCGATGCTGTGGTAGCCACCCCTACAGCCATCCACATAGTCAGCCGCACAGCCATACCTCCAGTGGGCAACATCAGCCATCTGGCAGATCGTCTGGGCACAAGTCTGGCCACACGTCGAGTCACATGGGATCCAGTGGGAAACCACCACCGTCTGGCAAGTCGTCTGGGCATGGGTCGAGTCATGCGAGTTCCCATCACTCCAGCGGTTCGCACCTCCCCAGTGGGTCGTCGCATCACTCCAGTGGTTCACATCACTCCAGCGGATCATCACATCATTCCAGTGGTTCATCGCATCACTCCAGTGGGTCCAGTACGCCGTATGAGCAGTGTGGGTGCGATATGCCGGGTACGGAAATCAACTTTGGATTCACGATCACAAACATCCCTTCTATAGGGGACTGTGGACTCAATCTGAGGTTGATACAGACCGCAGATCCCAGGAAGTGGACACTGGAAGCAGGATCTTTTGATCTCACTTGTGAGGGATTAGCAGGTGGTGGGAAGGTTCTTCGCGCTAGTCTAACATTTGATGCCACCAACGACTGCCTTGCTACATTGGTGATTGTGATCAGCGGTAAGGTAACTACTTGGGTTCTCGAAAGACATTTACCTGACTGCAAGTTTTATACCAAGACCCCAGGGGCTGGACTCCCCGGTAACCCCCTACTTGGTTCAGACGTCACCGAGAATTAACTCACACCTCTGGATAGAACATGCCGCTACCTGTATCCAACAATGCGCTCACCAAGTTGACCTCTGTGCTCGACACCGGGGATACCATCGCGCATCTCGCAGATACCACGGAGTTCCCATCTCAGGGAGTCGTCGTCATCGCGACATCGAACCCGGGTATCACCGAGATCGCACGTTACAGTTCTAAAACGGACCACGCACTGATGTTATCTGCGCGTGGAATCATGGGCACCCCTATTATCTTGCACCCAGTCGGAGCTTACTGTGGTCTCAGCGTTTTAGCAGCGCACATCACGGAGCTTCAAGTCGGTGAGGGTGACACCATTGCAAGACTGCTTCTTGGGGAAACCCTGACTGCACAGGATGTCGGGAAGACCTGGTTCGATACCTATGACAACGAGTTCTATGAGTGGACTGGTTCCGATTGGGTAGTCCCCTTATTGGACCGTGTTGCAGGAACTGGGGTCGCTGTTCAGGAGTTCATCGGTGGTGTCACCGAGATACTGACTAACGCTGATTACAATGGTGGTGACCGCTGGGTAAACACGGATACCAATGAACTCCTGCGATGCGTGGTTTCTCCGAGAACGCGTACTCTGGCAGACTGGGTACCCGTCTCAGGTGCCACAGGTGCCCCTGGCCCAACCGGCGAACCAGGCCCACGTGGTATCCAGGGTGTCGCCCCGCTAACTGGACTCCAGGGTCCACAGGGCGCAGTGGGTCCACGTGGGATTCGTGGGGACCAGGGAGCCATGGGTGCCCAGGGAATCACGGGACCACTGGGAATCACGGGACCACTGGGTCCGATGGGTCCACGTGGTGGTCAGGGCCCTCGGGGCACCCGGGGTCCCACGGGAACAACACCGGGGCAACAAGGTATCCCTGGAATCGCAGGGCACACGGGCCCCCAGGGGGCGCAAGGACCAGTGGGGCCACGTGGGGGCACCACGGCCAGTGCGACCTCATTGGATGGCCCTCGTTCCAATTATGATTCACAGCCAGTTGGGTTCATGTGGTGGGATATCGCCGTTGATCAGGTCTGGTTCCGGTCATCAGCAACCGTCAGTTATGACGCCAAGATTTCAGCGAACGGTAATCAACAGAACACCGCAGCGGTGACCCCCAGCGGCGGTGTTCTATATGCAGGTAACAACAATTATGGTGAAGCCGGCTGTGCGGCGTGGACAGGAATCAAAGGTATATCCTCTAATGGCATCCATGTCCTAGGTTTGAAGACAGATGGCACCGCCATTGCAGTGGGCTACAATGCTTACGGGGAATGTAATGTTTCCACGTGGTCTGAGATCATCGCGGTTTCCGCTGGGTACGCGCTTTCAGTTGGATTACGTGCCGATGGAACCCTGGTAAGTGCAGGGGATTCTGGGCAGGGAAAACGAAACCTGGCGGGGTGGTTACTCGTGAATCAGATCGCCGCGGGTAACCAGAGCACAGTTGGTGTCAAAGATGATGGTACCGTGGCCACCAAGGGCAGAAATGTCAACGGACAACTGAACACCACGGGGTGGTCAAATATCTCCCAGCTCGCATGCGGGCTTGAGTTCACCATCGGTCTCAAGGCAGATGGCACCGCGGTGGGTACTGGGTACAACACAAATGGTGAATGCGCGGTGACATCATGGCTGACACTTATTCAGGTTGCATGTGGCTATAACCACACCTTAGGGCTTCTCGCAGATCATACCGTGGTGGCCACTGGGCTGAATACATCGGGGCAGATCGATATCTCATCCTGGGCTGGGGTAACCAAGGTTAGCGGTGGTGGTGCCCACTCATTGGGGCTGCTATCAGATGGCACCGTCGTCGGGGCGGGGAGTAATGTCAATAATCAGATCACGGTTTCGGGGTGGAGTGGCATCACTGATATCGCGTGTGGGGACCAACACAGTCTTGGAGTTAAAACAGACGGAACCGTGGTGAGTACAGGGGATAACTCGTATGGACAAACTAGCACCGCAGGGTGGACTTCGATATCTCAGTTTCATATCGCATGTGGTTATGAGAATGTAATCGCGACAGATGACCTCGGTAATTATCACACCCTGGGCAGTAATGCCTATGGGCAGCTCACTGCGATACCGACGTGGGGCCCAGGTGTGTGGCCAATCGCAAGCGGTAACGGGCACGTTGTCGGTATCGTTTCCGGGGTCGGGCATGCCGCGGGTCTGAATAACTATGGACAGTGCGAAGTCTCTTTATGGGCGGATGTCAGAAAGATTTATTGTGCTGAGCAATCCACCATAGGGATATATGGTGACTACGGCAACGTGGTCACCGCAGGTAACAATGATTCTGGCCAATTGAACCTTTTTGACGACTACTATGGGTACCAGTACCCGTGGTCCAACATTGACGCCATCGCCATGGGGCCTTACCACACCCTAGCACTAGATTATTACGGCACCGTACGTGGAGTGGGCAATAACTACTCGGGTCAGCTTAATTTTTATTGGAATTATGGAATTGTTGCCATAGCCGCAGGAGCAGATTTTTCTCTAGCGCTCACTTACGATGGATATGTCTGGTACGCAGGAGACACCTGGTACTCTGAAGTCTATAATGCAGTGTACACGTGGTCAGGGATAACGGCCATCGCGGCCGGGTACTACTTCGCGGCGGGATTGCGTGCCGACGGCACCGTAGTGGTGACTCCATCGGATCCAGGCAACCCCCTATACGCCGCTAATTCTTGGACAGGGATTGTTGAGATACATGCGGGGCCATACCACCTCGTAGGACGCCGAGCAGATGGCTCCGTTGTTGGGGTGAGCACGAATGATATTGGTCTTCGAGCTTTTATCCCTTGGGCGGATGTGGTATCCGTGGCTTGTGGTCGAAACCACTCCGTGGGCTTGAGGTCAGACGGCACCGTTTTGGCGACTGGGCAAAACACAGATGGGCAAACCAATGTGTCTTCCTGGACCGGGATCTCCGCGGTGGCCTGTGGACCCACGCATACAATTGGTCTCAAACCAGATGGCACCGTTGTCGCCGTGGGTAACAACACTGATGGCCAGATCTCGATTTTTCCGTTTTCAGGGATCACCAAGATTCATGCCAAGCAGATGTGCGTGGTCGCCCTGAAATCAAATGGAACCTTATTGGCAACTACTGGTGCAGACTCCAGTTACTACCAACCAGGTGCGATGCTTGATATCTCAGCGTTTGTGGATGTCGTAGATTTCGATCTCGCGGACCACCACTTAGTTGCTATTCTCGCAGATGGTACAGCACGCGCCACGGGTTCATCATTCTATGGTGAAACCGATGTTTCGACCTGGACCGGAATGGTAGCTGTTAAATGTGGGAGGTATTGCACTGTTGGTTTGAAAGGTGACGGCACCGTTGTCGCCGTTGGGGACAATGGCAGAGGAATGCTAAACGTCTCGGGGTGGACGGGTATCGTCGCGATTTCAGTAGGCCTCTATGACGTCGTCGGTGTCAAATCAGATGGGACACTTGTCTACGCCTTTGGTGGGTACAGCTATTATGGCGAGCTCGAGTTCAATGCGGGGTGGCATAGCCTGATTGATATCGATGGTGGTTACAGGAACACAGTGGCTCTACGTTCAGACGGCACTGTTGTAGCCAAGGGCAATAATGATGTCGGTCAATGTAATGTAGGGGCCTGGACAGGTGTCACCCAGATCGCGTGTGGCGAGCAGACCACCCTGGGAAGACTGTCCACGGGAGGTGTCGTTGCCACGGGGTTGAATACATCGGGGCAATGTAATGTCAGTAGCTGGACCACCATTGCTCAGGTATCCAGTGGGCCCAATTTCTCAGTGGGTCGTAAAGCAGACGGCACCGCTATTGGTGTGGGGTCCAATGGTAATGGGCAGCTCAACATTGGGTCCTGGACAACACTCATATCGATCGCAGCGAGTTATACTGGTTTCTTTACACTGGGCCTTAAATCAAATAACACTGTCGTCGCCACTGGGTTGAACTCATCGGGGCAGTGTAACGTCTCGGGCTGGACCGGAGTTACCGCTATCGCAGCGGGGTATCAGCACTCTGTAGGCCTTAAATCTGATGGCACCGTTGTGGCCACGGGATCCAATGCACAGGGGCAATGCAACGTCGGGGCCTGGACAGGGATTGTTGAGATCGCATGCGGCAGACTCGTGACGTTTGGGCGTAAAGCAGATGGGTCCCTAGTATCCACTGGGGCTTCCATCGCGGCACTTGCTCCGGCTGCAAAGATCGCGGCGGGGACAGATCACTACCTGTGTTTGAAATCGGATAACACTGCACGTGGTACAGGGGATAATACGAATTGGGAGTCCACAGTGATCGAATGGGATCTCATTGCATGAACTCTGTGATAGTGAAATCAAGGTGGTGTCATCATGGCTGATCTCTGGTTAGGCCCTCTTCCTGGTAAAGGCGTCGCGGGTCCTCAGGGGCCACAAGGCCCCGCGGGACCACGTGGTGTCGTCGGCGGTCAGGGGCCCCGGGGTCTATCTGGTCCAGGGGGTCCCCAGGGTATCCAGGGTCCACGGGGCCCTCAGGGGATCACGGGGTCTACGGGCCCCCAGGGGATCACTGGTATTCAAGGTATAACCGGGATACCTGGATTTAATGGGGTCACGGGACCACGCGGTATCCAGGGTCCGCAGGGGCCCACTGGTCCGCTTCGACAGGGTGTCCAGGGACCCCAAGGCGATGTCGGGGATCCAGGAAAAGACGGCAACCGTGGACGCGACGGTTTACAGGGGCCTCCTGGCGACATTGGACCCCAGGGAGTTCAGGGCCCATGGGGTCCCCAGGGCGACCCGGGTCCAAACGGAATCCCGGGTCCTCAGGGTGAGCAGGGCCCACGCGGGCATCAAGGTGATCGTGGTCCCAGGGGAGCCAAGGGTGCACGGGGTCCAAGAGGTACCACTGGAGTTGGTCCCACTGGTCCACGCGGAATCCAGGGACCACGTGGGCCCACAGGGAAAACTTCTACGGGGCCACAAGGCCCTCAGGGCCCACAGGGCAACAAGGGACCCCTGGGTCCAGCTGGAACCCAGGGACCTCCGGGTGGTCGTGGCATCCAGGGGCCTCAAGGTTATGATGGCGGCATCGGTCCAGTAGGCCCCCAGGGGCCCACTGGAGACATGGGATCCCCAGGGAACCCTGGCAGAGTCATCCCGGGACCCCAGGGCCCCACTGGACCTACGGGGCCCTGTGATCCCTCGACGTGGCCGGCGCAGCCCCCATGTAATCACGACCACGCCGGCGATACATTATCACCCGTTCATGTCAAAGCGGTGACAACACTCACTCAAGTCCTCGATACTACTATTTTGCGTGCGGGGTCGCTCATAGTTGCCGGCAGGTCTGCTGGGCCTACTCTAGTTGAGACCTGCGGTGACACCAAGACTCTATTGGGGTACTGAATGGCTCTGCCAATTCAAAACAACACGATTACTCGACTGGCCACCGTGCTTCTCGCTGATGCCGAGGGTCCCGATTCCTACGTTGAAGTCATGGATACCACGCGACTCGACCCCAATGGGGGCGTCGTCGCCGTTGGTACTGGTTTCGTAGGGGAACCCAGTGAAGTCATCGGATACTCTTCGATATCTGGAAGATTCCTGCATGGGTTAGCACGTGGTCTCCAGGGCACCACAGCGGTTCTCCACGCTGCCCAGGAACTCGTGGGGCTCGTGGTCACCGCTGGGCATATCTCCGAGCTCCAGGTCCAGTTTGGGCCGACAACACAACGACTCGCGATTTCTTTGAGTAGATCTGACACCGGTTTTAGATGGTATGACACCGACCTCAATGAGCTCTTCATTTGGTTCGTGCACTCATGGGTAATCGCAGCAAAGATATACCCGAGTCCGCTGTCGCTGTCTGCCCCATTCAAGGAATGGAGATGCCCACGGAGTTGGGTTCTCGCCAGAGAGTATTCTCAGGGTGACCGCTGGATTGAGGACGCCGGAAACTTCTCGTTGTGGTTATGCACGGCAAACACGAGAACCAATACTATTGCGGATTGGACTGAGATCGGCGTTGGGGCCACGGGTCCACAAGGCCTGAGTGGCCCAAGGGGTCCACAGGGCATCACTGGACCAGGCCTCGCGGGTCCACAGGGCCCCCTGGGTTTACAGGGATTCCCTGGTGATACCGGGCCGCAGGGTATAGCGGGACCTCAAGGACTCCAGGGAGCCCCTGGGGTCCAGGGTGTACTGGGTGCAAGCGGTCCTCTGGGTTACACGGGTCTGCAGGGGCCAGTCGGAGTACCGGGGCCACGTGGCATCCAGGGTCCCACTGGTATCAGCCCAGCGGGGGCCACTGGGGTCATGGGACCCCGTGGTGTCGATGGAACCAAGGCTCTGAACGGAGTTGGTAATCTTTCTGGGCGACCATCTGCGGGCAGTGTACCCACGGGGTACACCTATCTTGCCGTTGATGTCGCCGTTGTTTATACACGCACTGCACTTTCCACGTGGTCATCTCAGGCCTGGGCACCCCAGGGTCCACAGGGTCCCCAGGGCATCCCGGGGACGACTCCAGGAGCCGCGGGGGCCACGGGGCCCCGGGGGTTCACGGGACCACATGGCATCACTGGTATTCAAGGTACCACGGGACCCCAGGGTCCCCAAGGACCCCAGCAACAAGGCGTCCAGGGCCCCCAGGGTGAACAGGGCCCCACTGGTGTAGCCGCAACGGGACCACAGGGAATTACAGGGGTTATCGGACCCCAGGGTGCCACGGGGCCCGAAGGTTTACCTGGGGTACGTGGAATCAAAGGAGACCCCGGTTTAGCCGGGAAGCCAGGAGCCCCTGGACTCGATGGTCCCAAGGGACCCCGAGGCGTCCAGGGAATCCCGGGTCCACAAGGTGAAAAAGGGCCCGCAGGTGTAGCCGGTGGTATTGGTCCTCAAGGCGACGCCGGACCCCTTGGACTGCTTGGACCCACTGGAGTCCAGGGCCCCGACGGTGAAATCGGAGAAACCGGGGACAAGGGTGTTCCGGGTCCAGTGGGACCGCGTGGTCCCGCGGGTCCCGTGGGCCCCGCTGGTGGAAATATCAATGGCCCCATGGGGCCCACGGGTCTACAGGGCCCCGATGGTGATCCGGGTCCACAGGGCCCACCTGGAAGTTATGGTAACAGGGGACCCATTGGTCCCCGTGGTGCCCCTGGAAATGTATATCCAGGCGCCGAAGGCCCCAAGGGGATAGACGGTCAACAGGGTACGCCTGGCGCTGACTCCCGAGCAGGTGATACTGGCCCACGAGGCCCCACTGGGGCAACATGCGCGCCACCAGCGGATACCTGTGCGGATTGTGAGAGTCATACACACTCCGCAGTGGATATCACTCCGACCAGTGTTACCGTAGATGGCATCATTGAGACAGATTGCACAGATGCCGCTGAAGTCGTGGCATCCTCGATTTGTGTTGGGGGGTATGAATACAACCCCGAAGAAGTTGAACTCTGGTCAAATGGATCCTCGAGCATTGCCAGACTGTTTGTCCGCGGTGCGCCCTGCGCAGGGGGTTCCGAGGAGCCCCTTACCTGTGACTGTGAGTTTGATTACTGTAGTCAACACGTTTATGTGTTTCAGAGCGATACCTGGTATCTCTCCGATGACGATGACTCCACGTGGGAGAAGGTTGAGGAAGACTCCAAGATGTTCATTGGGTATTTCTATGGTTACTATAATGAAGGAGATGGAAATTATTACTCAGGCAGGTGGGGTACTTTTGGGGTATCCGCCGGTCATATCGATGTGTCGTGTTGTGGACCCGAGTTGTACAGATGCCCAGGGGCTGCGGGCTCCGGTACTGGGTGTGCCGACTTACTCACTCAAGGCCAAGTCGTAAACTGCCTCAGAAGCGTGCAGCAGGTCAACTATGACGACACCAAGCAGGATTGTAATTGTCAGGGGTATATTAGTCGGCTGACACTTGTGAAAAAGTATGTCCCTCTCAATGAAGTGATTAAGTGCGATATAAACCCCGGACATCCCATGTTCACGTGTGATCGCCTCGAGGTCCCAGAACCCCCGTCATACTTCATGGACACTATTCGTCGGGACAGGAATAATGTTGGTTTTACATTTACAGCACTCGACAATACGTATATGGGACCCAACAACGGTTCAGGTGGCAGAAGAGAGTACCTACAAAACTATGGTCCTGCACGTGTTCAAATCGCCTTGAGAGGATGTAATTACAAGGGAAGACTGCGTAAAGCAAACTGGACACTTAGTTTCTTTGGGGTTCAAAATCCATACCTGTGTAACGAATCCTCGGGTACCGCCGATGTAGGTGACACCCCAGTAGTGCTATCGTTCCCCTTAATGGACTACGCGTCTTCGATGTCTTCTAGCGGGGAGGGTGGGTTAGAAGGTGCATGGGGTCGCTCACAAGGCTTCATAATCACGGCACCGCCCATACAATGGTCGACTTACGGGACTTATTCAGATGTATTCAGCGTTATCCCGAATCCGTCAGTGGTATCCATGATCACCCTGGGAATAGAAAATGGGGTGGATGGATCCGGGCATCATCTAATCACTAATCATTTCTGCGATTCCGAGGCCGGGAGTTATCCAGCACTATGTGGGGCCTGGCAGTGGTTAATCGCAGATGGGGGTACCCCAAGCTCAGGTAACTACATAAGGAACTTAACACAGGGTGGTGTCCAGGTCTGTCATCAGGTTCAGGCGAAATGCAATGTTTCAGCGGGGTGGATGACCACAATTGCATCATGTTTTAGGCCAGAGGATAGAGGTCCACCAATAAACGCATCCGCTTTAATTTCTCTCGACTATGGCGAGCAATACAATGTTTACGCAATAGCGTCTATAGTCGGGACACCGTCGGCGGTCATCAGTGCCGGACAAACAGTCGATATCGGTACATTTACGATTCCAGATATCATGCAGTGGCGTAAGTACGGACCCCCATGGGATCAATGGGGCCGAAGGTATGAAGACGCCGTTGGTTACTGGCATTCAGGCTGCATATCGGGATCCTGATAGGCCATGGGGTTGGCTATTCCATAGATGAAGCATTTACCAAGATACACGTCGTCAGGAGATCAAGATGTCGGTTCCTTCCCAAGTCACGCGGCTTACTGCGAGCAGCGACTACGTTTCTTCGATTACCCTTCGCCACGATGAGCCCACAGGAGTATTCCCAGAGATCCTGGGGTATAAATACTTCCACAGTGTGGTAAGTCTGGCGGATGTCCTGGCTCAGGCCAACGCAGATATCTCTGCGCATCTCGCTGCATTGGCCATTCAGCCTCCGCCGCTGGATCCCATACTGAACCCAGCGGTACCCCCGGTGAACTACGGTGGCCTGCCATCGAACACCAATGTGCTCGTCGACGAGGCAGCACCGCGGATCGCGGTGGGTGAATCCATCTATGGGCTACCCCCAGTGGGCACCACGCAGTTCAGTCGTGACAATTTAGCCGAGGACATCTATTTCGTTCATGTCGTCGGTGCCCCGATCCCGCTGACCCCGGAAACCCATTACTACGCCGTCGTGGTTTGGAATGATGCGGGTGCCTCAGTGGCCACTACCATCCAGGTTGTCCACCGTGTCGCGGCTTCGCCAGTGGTCGTCGACATCACGGCTCGGGAGACCGAGATCGACATCACCTTTGATCAACCAATCCGATCCCCCACGGGGCGAGATGGCGAAGGTTTCCGTATCACCGTTAATGGTGTCGCCGCGTATCCCGACGATGCCGTGTTCATCACGGACTCCTTGCTCCGCCTCACCATGGCTGGGGTCATCAGTGATCGGGACACCGTTAAGGCCAATTACGACGACACCAAGGGCGACCTCACCAATGCCACGGGTTCATTCCCACTGGTGACCTTCACGGATTACGTGGCCACCAATATCTCGAATCACGCCACGCTACAGGCCGCCGTGATCGCGTTCAACAAGATTGACCCCGAAGTCCTCACCCTGTCGTTCTCGTTCCCCGTGGTCTCCACGGATTACATTGTGGGTCTCAGCTTCACGGTTAATGGTTTGGTTGTTGCGCCAACTGGGGTCATCGAGGGCCAGGACCCCCGCGATCTCATCGTCACCTTTGCGAACTCATTTGATTACGATGACACCGTCCTACTCACCTATGATGCCAGTGTTGGCGACTGGACTTCCAGTGGCTACCCCCTGAAATCGATTCAGGATCTCGAGGTCGTCAATGCCTCCAAGATTGGGACCCCGAACTCAGACTACCCGTTGTCGTCTGTGGTCCGTGAACCCCTGGAACCCAAGAAGGGTTCGGTATGGGCCAAGGTAGGGATTGATCTCAACTTCATCGACCGCCTCCTCGTCGATCGCTATGGCCCCGCCAATGTTGACTTCGGTGGCACCTTCGGGGCCACCCCAGAAAACATCCAAGGCGTCTTCCTGTACCAGGACATCCGAAGTCTGGTCACCGGCATGATGGTTGAAAAAGAGTTCTTGGTACCCGGTCACCCCGATCAGGCCGCTGTGGCCGCCGCGGAATGGCTGGAGGTCGTCACGGAGCGAGTTGGTCTCGCCCTGGGCATCCTGCGTACCCAAGACCGTCACGTCGTCCTCGGCCAACGCACGGCCCGTCAGGTCTGAACCATGATCGATCCCGTCGAGATCAGGCCATCATCCAAAGCGGAGACCTGGAAGACCATTCGATGGTTGAACGGAAGCCGCAAGCAAGTCGTCGTCCGCATCGTTGATGAGGAAGGCAGACCTGTCGACCTCGCCAAGGAACCCGAAAATATCCCAGCGGCGAAACCTCAGTTTGGTTATCAAACCGAGGTGGCCGCGGGGACCGTGGCGATTCGACTCCTTGTCCTCGACGAGGTCCCCGGTGAACAAAGCAACCGGCTTCTCCTCGATGTCCTCGGTGAACTCATCCCGGACAGCAAGGAATGCCAGGACTGCAAGGGAGTCGTCGAGTTCAAGCTCGAAGCCGGCCAGGACTTCTGCCCCGGGATCTACAAGGCACAGATCTCCCGGTTTGTTCATGGCGGTTACCAAGTCGACGCCTATCCCGCCTACCTCGCCATTGAGCCGAATCTGCTGAGCCCATTCCAGGCCAGGGGAATGATTACCTTGGCTGAGATCCGGGCTGCGCTTGGGGACTCCACTCAAGGCGAAGTCAACCTTCTCGATTCCTTTGAGTTCGATGATACCGAGATCGCCATGGCGATTCGATGGGTTGTCGACCGCTGGAATAACACGCCACCCCCAGTGGACACCTACTCCTATTTCAACTTCCCCTTCCGGTACTGGTGGCTCAAGGGCACCTGCATTGAGCTCCTGCGCATGGCTGCGAAGCGTTACGCCCGAAACCGGCTGGCCTACCAAGCCGGGGGTATAACAATTGATGACCAGAACAAAGCAGCTGAGTACCTCCAGATCGCCAACGATGATTTCAAAGAGTTCGATGAGTGGTTCAAGATGGAGAAGCGGCGTCAAAACATGAACCGGGCCTGGTCCACCAACTACTACCTATAACATGGCGAACTCCACACCTGATGTCGTCAATTACCCGGGATCCGGGGTTTCCTTTGGTGCGCTACCACCAAAGAACACGGATTCATTGTTTGACCCCATTAAACGAATGGTGGTCGAGGGGTGCTATCATCTCGCCGTGGACAAATCTATTAAGGTGTCCTGGGCGATGAAGCCTGATTTCGTGGAGCCTGGCCCCTACAAGTTCGAGCTCTACCGGGGGCGCGCCATCAATGATGACAACTGGGAGAAGATCTCGGAAATCGTGGATCGCCCATGGTTGTACGACAACAGACCACTGCTGCGGCCGCATGAGCGCAGTATGTACTACCGTCTCAAGATCACCGATGGCAACGGGGTCATCTACTGGGGGCACCCCGTAAGTTTTGATGTCATCTGGAATCACAATGACTGGCGTCTAGTTCGCGAAATCGTTCGCAAGGAACTCTTGATCCAAGGGGTCCGCAATGGTCAGGCCAGAGCACGTGGTGCAGGTACCAAGGGCTGGCTGATCAAGGCCCGCCAATTCGGAGACCCCTGCCCGCGCTGCCTCGACAAGAACTCGGCGACGGCCACGGATTCCAATTGCCCGATCTGCTTGGGCACCGGGGTTACCAAGGGGTTCTATGATCCCCTGGAGTATTGGGTGATCCAGCAGCCTGGACTCCGTGCAGTCAAGATCGCGGAGACCGGGGAGACCCGCACCGTGGTCATCGAATCCGTGAGATGCCTGGCCCACCCGGCTCCAGAAGCCGCGGATATCTGGGCGAGCACAGTCGGGGATACCCGGTACATGATTCAGGGCGACATCGAGAAGCTGGCCAGACATCGCGGCGTCGATGTCATCTTGGGGCTCCGGTTACTCGAACTCCCGACAACCCATGTCGCCTACAAGATTCCGTTGCCAAACCAGAGCACGTATGCCTCCCAAGCCAATAATTCGTAAGCCACGTGGGCTCGCCGCGATCCCGGCACCCCAGACCCTGGATCTGAATAGTCTCCAGCCTGGAGACTCCAGGGGTGTTGCTGAGTCCAAAGGGATCGAGAAGATCTGCACGGCCACGATGTCACGCCTCCCGATTCGATCGGTACTCAAACTCACATGACTGCCAGCAACGCACAAACCGGCAATGAGAGCTGCTTACCCCCGATGACAGGGTTTGGTGAGCAAATCGATACGCCCTCCAGTGCGATAGAGGCGGGTACTGTACCGGATAATCCTGGTGGTGGCTGGATCTGGCGTCACAACCTCGACAAGGTCCGGAATCTATGTGCGGTAGGGCTGACTCCACGCACAATGACTGGGTTGATCATGCGGTTCCTCAAGGACCACTTTTCAGATCCCAGCCTGATCCTTACTCCCAATCTCCGTCAATTCGTGTATTCCGAGAAGGTTGCTGAATCCAAGATTCGTATCGTGAAATCCGTGATTTTTGATCCCTCGGGATCCGGGCAGTATCCTGCGTTGGTCGTCAAGCGTCTCGCCCTGGAATCCACGAGACATAGCATGGATGACCTCACCCAGAGCCGCAGCCTGGATCACAGCACGGAACAAATGCAGGGGATCACGCAGCACAGCAGGTTCATCACGGGTGCCCATCGTATCTTCTGCATCGCCGATGTCGGTGGCGAAGCCGAGGATCTCGCCCAAGAAGTCTTCGATTTCCTTTCGTTCATGTCTCCTGCGATTCGCGATAGCCTTCCCTTCCATGACTTCGCGGTCACCGGAATGGGCGAAGAAGGTGCCTTAAATGATACGGCTTCTCAGGTCGGCATCGCAGTTGACCTCAAATACGTCTACGAATATGCCTGGACCCTCCAGGCTCTAGCGCCCCGTCTCAAAGCCTTTACCCTGGGTACATCACCACAAGGAGTCCAGTAATGGTCGATCAAATCTTGCCGCAGTGGGCGATCAATCAGCTCTTCACGGCGTCTGCTTCGGCGACGACTCGCCAACTCCGCGCCTTGGTCCTCGGACCCGCGTATCGAGTCCAGCTCGCGGTTGCCCTGGGCGCCTATGCTGGAAGCCAGGTCGCGTTTCCTTGGCCGAATAAGCAGGCTGGTGATATCGTTGATCAAGCCTACACCAGTGTTGAACTCCGAAATGCGGCTCAGCGTTATAGTCTGATCCCAGCCTCGGAAAACATTGGTACCGTGGCTGGCAAGGCGAATCGCTTGAAAGCCAGTGTTGGCACCTTCAACTGGGTCAACAACGGTTTGTTCTCTCGCGCCGCTGAAATCCCATTTGATCCCGTTGTCGGTGACTGGGTCCGCGTCAACAATGGCTCCGCCGCCTTCGTGACCTCAATCGTGGGCTTCGATGGATCCGTGGATCCCAACACCCCGATCCCCGGTGTCGGTGGACCCGGTATCGTCGCTGTTGGGGGCTCCAACGTGGCCACCCAAGGTGCGGCATCCACGCTGACCCCGCATGCGGGCAACACCTCAGTGGTCGTCGCGACCCCCTCGGCAGTGAATTACGCCGGCCAGGGTGCCCGCGCCATGCACGAGACCTATCTCATCGAAGTCCTCGTGGGCTCTGAAAGTAATCTGCTCGCTAATGTTCGCCTCCGGGTGACCTCCCTGAGTGGAACAGACCCCGAACAAATCATCACTGGCATCACTTACGGGGTCTCGACCCCGATTGGTTCCCGTGGCGCCTCCATCGTGTTCACCGCTGATGGTTCCACCCCCGGTGACTTCACTGACGACTTCAAAACTGGAAACTCCTGGAGCTGGGCGATCACCCAGGCCTACACCTCCCCCACGATTACCCCTGCGGGCTCCTACTCCGGGGCAACGAGTACCACTTACGTGGTCACCGTAACCCGTGGTGGCAAATGGACTGACCCCGCTGCCGCCAACCGTCCCGAAATCACGGTGTCCACCACGGATGCCACTGACGCCGGGGTTCCCGTTGTCGTCGGGGCCACCGCGGTTCCCATTGGTACCAAAGGTGTCAGCTTCACATTCAGTGCTGGCAACGCCGTCTTGGTCGCCGGGGATCAATGGACCCTGGATGCCACCGCAGTAGCCATTGGTGATGTCAACGAACTCATCTTGGCCAACACGCTGCCCACTGCTTTCCGTGGTGTCGACCTCCAAGTCGAACTCGCCATTATCGGAGATCTCGAGATCCCCGCGAATCGGTTGTCGAGTCCCCCGAACAAGAACTGGGTGACCTCGGCCACTGCGCTGACGCTCCAAGCCGGGATTACCACCACGCATCAACGCGGCGGTGCCCTGGCCCTGAGTGTTGTCGCCGGTGACGCCGTTATCGACACCCGCGCCTTGAACACGGCAATCGCGAACAAGACCCATGATGTCGCCGATGAATCCACTGCCCAATCTCTGGTCGGTGCGGACCTCGTCGACGGTGTCCTCGGCTACGGTGTCCGCCGTGCCCTCGCCATGGCCTCTGGAATGGTTGTCAAAGTTCTCCCCATTGCATCCGATGACCTCGCCGGGTATCAGGCTGCCTTGGCTACCCTCAAGGATCGTGACGACTTCTATCGTATCGTTCCCCAGACCCATGATGAAAGTGTTCACGCTGCCGTGGATGCCGAGATCAACCGTCGTAGCACAGCAACCGCTGGCCGCTGGGCCACCGCGATGTACGGCAAAGCCCTGGTGACCGAGAAGGCCATCATCGGTGGTCCTGATCAAACCCAGAGTTTCGCCACGATCACGGATCCCCTGGGTGGCACCCAATACAACCGTCTCCACGACGTCGATGGCCAGTTCATCACCAAGGGTATCATCCCCGGTGACATCGTCCGTGCCAAGTACACCAGTGATGGTTTCGGTGGCACCACTTACTCGACCTTCACAGTCGACTCCGTGGTTTCCGAAGAAGACATCAACCTCGTGGAATCCGCGACGACCCCATCCGGCGTCCCCTCGCTCTACGAGATCTGGCATCCCATGACCGTGGATGAACAAGCCGACGACTATGGTCGCCGCGCCGCTCACCACGCCAACCGTCGCGTCACCGTTGTGTTCCCCCCGAACCCCGGTCGCGGTGGTGTCAAAGTCGCCAACTACTTCCTCGCCGCTGGTCTCGCCGCATACCGTGGGGCCTCGCTGCCCCACCAAGGCCTCACCAACGCCGAAGTCACCGACTGGGATGACTTCAGTGAGTCCACGGTCACCTTTGCCAACCAGCTTGATCGCATCGCCAATTACGGGGTCTACATTGTCACCCAGACCCCCGATGGCGTCGCCTTCATCCGCAAGCAGCTCACCACTGATCTCTCGGATACCAAGAAGGCTGAAGACTCCGCAACCGTCAACGTGGACTCGATCTCGTACTACTTCCTGAGTCTACTCGGCCGGTACATTGGCAAGGCCAACGTGGTCCCCAGTGCACTGAAGCTCATCGAGACCTCGATCAATCGTGGTATCGAACATCTCGTCACCGACACGGCTACTGACGAACTCGGTGGTCAGCTCACTGATGCCGAGATTCAATACATCCGCCCTCACGCCGTTCTCCTCGATCGCGTCGTCGTCCGCATCAATGCCACGATCCCGATCCCGTTGAACAATGGTGAAATGGATCTCGTGGTCTGAACCCAGTTTAACCCAAAAAGGAATCAATCATGGCTGGCGACATCTTTGGAATCGATAGTGGTCTCGGTGGGGTCTTCAAAGGCAATAAGTTCACGATGGCCATCTCTGGTCAGAATGGCGCCGGCACTGAAGTCAACTTCGAGGGCGCCTTGGTCCAGAACCTGCAACTCAACTACCAACGCCAGATCACTCGATTCTGGGCGCTGGGCACCCAGAAGCAGTATTACATCGAAGGTCGCACCGAAGGCCAGGGCACCTTGGCACGCATCGTCGGCCCCCAGGGCCTCGTCGATGAACTCGTCGAAGTCCTCGCTGACCTCTGCACCCTGAACAACCGTGGTCTCACCTTGACTGCCAATGAACGCTCGGAATGCGTGGGTTGGAACAAGGGTAGCGGTAACACGCCGCCGGTGCTCTCGCTTACCCTGTGGGGTGCGATCTCCACTGGAATCAGTTTTGGTGCCGATGCCCAACAGTTCGTTATCAATTCATCGTTGGCCATGATGTTCACATCTCTGCGTCGTAATAAGTCCTAGTGCATCGTGGGAATTGGATTGTTGTGACCCCGGTCTCGTCGAGGCCGGGGTCTTTGTTTGAGCACCACCCCAGATAGGATCCCCGCCATGCCATTCGACGTTTACCCCGGTCGTGTCATCGAAGCCTACGCGGGCACCAACTATTATCGCCTCGCCGGACCCTACTGCACGGTTATGGCCACCTGGTTCGGAGATGGTTCGGGGACCACTGGGGTCCGGGGATCCGGTGGTCTCGCCGTGGGTACCCTGGTCCTCTTCGCCTTGGCAGTCGGGGACAACCCCTCGCGCATCATATGTGTGGATCAAATCCATACGGATCCCAGCGTTGATCTCTACCTCCCGAGATCCATCTTACAGACTCCGGTCTCCGGGTACTGGGAGGGCAGTTTATCCAAGCAGCTCCTCCAGGGTAAGATTCTACGTGGGCTCCGTGAATCCCGAAACGACGGCATCATAGACCTTGTTCCCGGGGAATGGGCAAAGTCGTCATACTTTGGTGCTGGCATTGGTGTTGAACACTTCCGGTCCTGGTTGGGCGCCGGCCCCATGGCCGAGCTGTCATTCTTCACGGATACCCAACTTGGAAGACTTCGGGCAATGCAGTGGGAACACGACACCCTGATGTCGCAAAGCGCAGATACTTACATAGGTGCCTTCGCTGAGAAAACCTCGAAGCGATTCTGGACCCCCGCTGAAGCCGTGGATACCGATGCACTACCAAGACTCATTGAACAAGCGGGTCCAGGGCATCTGGGATCACACCTCTATGGTGCCGGCCCGGGTCAACGCGAGACCCCACGGCGTGCGCTGTGGTCAGACCACGTAGATGAAAACGGGGTCAGGGTTATCTCGGCGGCCGGCGGTGTCATCCTGGAACGCCGCATCGATCTCGATGTCCCCGAGGAGATCACACCAAGTGATCCCACTGAATTAGGCAAGGAACTCGCGGCGTCCCTGAAGTCTCCAAGGGATCCCCTGAGTTTCGCCGGTATCGTTGCCGCGGTGACCTCGGCACAGAGCGTCTTCGACATCATTGATAGCGTGACATCTTACCGAGCCAGGAATGCAGTAGATACCGTGAAACAGAGGTGGACTCAGGACAGGCTACCCCCGGAATCCCAACTCGTGGTCCCCACTGGCAAGATGTGGGGAGACCTCCCCGCAACAGTTGAGATCGCCGTGGGTCCCGAGAAGACAAAGAAGTTCTACGTGGGCAGATCAGTGGTTGCCTTGCTTCCCGACGGCAACGTGGTCATCGAGAACGCCCATGGTGCCCAGATCATGGCCGCGGGCCCCAACATCGTCCTCAGTGCTCCTGGTGACATCATCGAGCTCTGCGGGGGCTCCAAGCTCACCTATGCCTCGAAGAATGTCGTCATCAAGGGCTACGAGCACGTCCAGGTTGTAGCGAACACGGGGCGCCTGGATCTCAAGGCAGAACGCCAACTCAGCATCCTAGGTGGCAATGATGGCGGCGAAGAAGGCGTCCTCATCGAATCCAAGAGTACGGCGCCGACGTGTCGTGCCGGTGACGGCCTCGATGGTTCCGTTGGTGGTGTCGTCATCCTCAGTGAATCCGGGATCTATGCTGCGGCGAAGGCAGATGTCGGGGTATTCTCTGAAAACAGGGTTGCGATTCGAGCTCTGGATACCTGCATTCTGGATGCCCCTGCTCTGGCCTTCAAGGTAACCAGCCAGTTCCAAGTCTTCGCGGATTCCGATCGCCCCCTGCTCGCCTTGGGGGTCGACCCCGACAAGAGCGTTCTCAGTGTCTCCGGTGATATCGTGGCCCAAGGCGACTTCGTGGGCTTCAAGAGCATGCTGATCAACTCCAACGCGGTTATAGGCGGACAACTGGCCACTGGGAAGACTGTGGTCGCCAATGGTATCAGTGATGTCTCCAAGGACCCCGCAGCGGCGAGGTCTCTGGAAACCCAGATCACCGCGAATACCACAGCAATCAAATCTGCGGTGGCCGCATTCGAGACTTCAGCGAAGCCTTCCCGCAAAGTCGTCGCCGAGTTCATTAACCGTGATGTTCCCATGACAACCCTGAAGCTCGACGCCTACGGGTTCTCGTTTATCCGCAGTGTGGATTATGGTCTCCCCGGAGACTTCAACTTTGCGTTACCCGAGATGAGGTGGCAACAGCGCAGCCTGACCAGGACACCCTGGGAAGAGCGCAAGGTGGACTCCAAGGGTGGTACCCCGACTGCGGCGTACCCGGGTTACGAGATCTGGGCGAACTCAGGTCAATACCTGGTGTCCCCCGAGGGCCTCTACTTTGACATCAAGACAGCGACCTCTACTCTGAGTCAACCCGGAGCGGATCCCGGTGCAGTGGTTCCCGCTGCGGCGGCCGCAAATCTCAGCAAACTCGTCAGGAGCCCGTGATGTCCACCCAAATCCCATTGAATCAGCTGACCCCTGAAGAGATCGCAGATCTCGAGGCCGCCGGCAAACTGACCCCAACCGGTGCTGAGGTCCCCGTGGCAGCACCACAGGCACCATCAACGATTCCCGGGGGAACCCGCAGGGTTGTCCCCGCACCGGAACCCACCGCAGATGTTGTCCAGCGTGCTGAGGCCCGCATCAAGGCCCAGCAGGCCCTCGAGGGATCCAGCTATGAAGCCAAGGACGCCGACGGCAAAACTGTTCTGAAACAAGGCGAGGTCAAAGCGGTGGATCCCGTGGAACCCGTGGAGTCCGAGATCGACAAAGTCGACAAGGCCGCGTTCCTCGCCCACGTCCTCGGTGCCCCCCGCTTCCAGAAATCGTATTCCTTCTTCGGTGGCTCCCTCACCGTTGTCTTCCAGACCAGGACGGCAGGTGAGGATGAGGCATGTTCCCGTCAGGCCTTCTATGACGAGGAAATCGATGGTTCCTTTGGGACCACGGGATCCGAGCTCAGGAATCACCTGAGAGTCCAGCGCTATTACGACTACCAGTTCGTGGCATCGCTGCACAGCATCCATCTCAAGGGATCAAACCCACGAGTCTTTGATGCCATGAAGACGAGACCCCCCGAAGAGTTCAAGGGAACCCCTGGCCACACCCCTTTGCGATACGCCCGGCTCGCCTTGCTTGAAGAGCTCTCGAACCCCATGAAGACGGCGCTGCGAACCTCCCACTCCATCTTTGAGTCCCTGGTCTACAAACTCATCGCTCAGGCGGAATCCCCGGATTTTTGGGAAGCCGATTCCGCTACCTAATGGTTCACGCCTGCGGGGCCGGCTTCGTAGATTTCAAGTCATGGCGGGGTACACACAAGGAATGGCTGGGCCTGCGATTCAGGCTCCAGGCTTTCGAGCGCACGCTCACAAATAAAGTAGGCGAGATCGATGCAATCCGGCAGATCGCCACGATGGCGCTGCGTACTGATCAAGGCCCCGCGGTTCTCCAAGAGTATGCGATCAAAGGGGTCGAGGGGTTCAGGGGAACCCTGATGCCTTGGTATCGTCTGGGATCTCAACAGAATGCGTATGAGCCAATCGACGATATCGTGGATTGGTATCTCACGTTCCGACCCGACCTCATCGAGAAGGCCTTGAAAGATGGATCTATCCAGTCTAAGTCCTGAGATGCTCCAGGGGCTCCAAGGCCTCATGCAGAACCCGGGATCTGCGTCGGGGAATTATCGGCCAAGATTCACTGCCCCGGATATCTCGGCATCGCAAGGTTTCAGTCTTGCCCAGACACTTGGACGTTTCGGCGAAGGCGCCGGAATGGCAGGCATGGTTGGTGACATGCTCTTGCCCATGGTCTTCCAATCCGCCAGTGGAGGTGGGCTGAATTGGGCAGATGTTGTAAATCGTATTAACTTGGCACGCGGAACCGCAGACCCCATTCGAGAAGTGCAGTCACGCGAGTACGCTCAAGTCATGATGTCGCTGGGCACCCAGGATTTGGGTAGGGTTGCCGTAGGTGCGCTGGGGCTGCAGCAGGGCAGTATGTTTGCGAACATACTGATGTCTGGCGCCCCCATGATAGACCAACTCACTGGTGGGCTGGTATCCGACGCTGCACGACTTGTGGATCCTAATTTGATGACTGGGCGTGGTGGCGCTGGGATAATCGCAGCTCAGCGTGGGCGCAATGTCATGCACCGCCTTGATAGCGCGATGGCCGGGCATCTGAAGAACACGTTGCAAGAGCGCTCAAGGTTGAACTACCGGGGGCAACATTACGGAGATGCGGGTGGTGATCTCGGGGATTTCATGCTTCGGGATAACGTGCTTACATCCGGCATGAACATGGATGACTTCGCTGAAACAATGGCTATCGCAGTGGATCTCAACGCACTGGATTACTCGGGAAGTCTGAAGGGGAAGTATCTCAAGGACAAGGCTACTGAGACGTTGACAGCGCGTGTTGGTTCTGGGAAATTTTCTTCAGCGGATCTCGAGGCTGAGATGAAAGCCCTGCGTCTCGCCGGGGCCACTGTGCAGGGGGGTGCCAATGTAGCACGCGTAATTTCCACGCTGGGTTCGACTCTTGGTGAAGGCATGTCGGTAGGACAGCGAGGCGAACTCGCAGCGCAACTTGGGATGATCCCTGGTAGCAGCGCCGATGCCGCAAACTTTCAAGACATCCTGCGCAATCTGAAAGCGCTGGGTGAAGCCGCCGGTATGACATCCAAACAAATGCTGGATGCTGGCACCGTGATAACTCGGCAGTTCGGAGGTAATCAACTCATAAACATTGCCACTGCCTCGATGTCACAGGCTACTATGCGACTGACCGGGCAGACCCTCAATGATGCCGGGGTACATGGAGTGAGTTCCACGTTGGCAGCGGCGGGAAGCCGCATGGCGATGGACAATGTCAGAGCGCAGAGCTCTGATCTCATGCGTGCTGTGGCCTGGGGTTATACCGACCCAGATTTCAAAGATTTCATTGGCGACGCCCTGAACAGTCCTGACGGGGGTGCCAAGATGATGCAGAAGCTGGGGACTGCGCAGGGCAGGGCTTTATTGTCACGCAGTCGAGCAGCAGACCCCGCACAGATGACAGATGCCTTGACTGCGTTGGCAGCCGCAGGGTATGACCTCTCAAGGTTCGAGGATAGCGGGATCAGCGAGGGGCAGCTACAAGCACTTAAACGAACCGGGTACGTTTCCGTAAAGGGGAAGCGAATTGGCCTGGCAGGTGTATATCAGAAGTTCGCGGGTATGGACCTCGATGCTGCGCAGGTCTTACATGGGCTAGGGAACAAGCTCATCTTGAGTGCAGATGACGAGGCCAAGTTCGCGGCCGCCGCAAAAGCAACTGGGTTGGATCTCTCGCACGATGAGCTCAAGTCAGTTTTTGCTGCGAATGGGCACCGCGCCGACGCTGCGATATATCGCCTGAACTCCATGCGTGTAGCTGAAAACCTTAGGCCAGAAAGGGAAGCAGAAGTGATGAAGCAAAATATAGCTTCATTGCTGACTGGTACTCTTAGTGTGAGCGGGATGGGCGAGGCGCTCGCCCATCTGAAGAGTGGCACAACTGATCTTACAAGTTCCAAGGCACTGATGGGGTTGTTGGAATCCTCACATTTAATGCTGCCAGCAGATCGCGCGAACGTGCTAAACACCCTTGAGCGAGCCCCTGCGAGCCAGCGGAAGAAACTGAGTGCCACCCTCCTCGAGTTTTACAACACGCAGGTAGAGGTTTCTAAGGCAACGGGCGATCAGGAGCGGCTGGATGCACTCAGCCCTCGATTGCATGCCGCTGAACGCGAGATGCACAAACTAGGACTGAAGACACTGGGGTCTGGGTCTTTCCTTGGCAGGTGGGGCGGTGAGATGTTTGACCGCCTGGAGAACTGGGGTGCCGAGGGATTGAAGAAAGCTGGGGCAGGGCTAACAAAACTCGCAATGGAACAGGCTTCAAAAAACGACGATGGCAGTGGTGGGAAAGCACAGAAGACGGCACGCCAGGAAGTAGGGGTGACAATAAAATTGACACCGGTTCCTGGGTGGAATGCGGAGGTGGTAGTGGACCAGGCTGCCAGCAATGAAAATCTAAGTAGCAACATCAAATACCAAAGACTTACTCCATTTGTAAATGGGAATAACTGATGCCAAACGGAACAGCGATCTTCTCATCCATGCCGGGTCGCATCGTAGCCATAGATGCTGATTCCGAGGCGCAGACCTTCAATCTCAAGATTCAAGGAGATGCCAGTTCCGGCGGAAAGTTCGAGAACTCTGGGTTCGTGACTACAGTTGAGCTCAGGGAGAAAGTGCTGGCGCAGTTCCAGACCACCCTAGATAAATCTTTATTCGCAATCCCATTTGGGGATGATGTTGGCATGATGAGTGTAGGGCTTGTGCATGGTAAGGTCTGTGGTGTAAACGGGGCAGAAACCACTGATACTGTAAAGGCCATCCAGGCCTGGTATGGGGCCAACAAGTTCCAGAATGGCAGGTTAAACCCGCTCACACTGGCGATAGGGGAGAACGTCTACGCAGGGTACCTCCTAGAACTCGCCTTGAATGCTCAGGCGCATGAAGGCACCGTGGTGCGAAGCCAGTTACAATTCGCGGCATGGAGTATGGCATGATAAACGACTTTTTGGTCAGGCTGGACAACATCGCGGGTTCCCCAGGGGATATCGTGTGGTCATCCTTTACCCCACGTGCGATGGGGTCGGCGGAGACCGCGGTAAGGAACGCAATCATAGGTTCCGGCCTCGGAAGACGTGAGCATTTTCTACGCTGTGTTCAGCTAACCTATGGGCTCATGAACTCCCCGCTCTCTGAGGTCATCCTGGCAAGGGATGTCCGGGTAACCTATACGGCAGAGACGCTGCGATCACTATTCGCGGTCAGCGCAGGCGTTGTTACAGCGCGCGGCATTGCCCCGGTGCCTACTCTCGTCTTCGGAACATCCCCCCTAACGCCAGATGTCGGCTCTTGGTTCATTGAGACCATTTCAGTCGGTGCGGGTACCGCTGAGGTCAGGATCTCGGATGATCGCGGTCGCCAGTCCACGTCTGCGTTCTCATACACAGATAGGTCACCAGTAATAGAACTCCCAGATCAAAAGGGTGTTATCACATTTTACGGGACGCAGTTTCATCTGCATGACACCTGGACTCTGATCCGTCAGGCCATTGTGGCGCCGTGGTTGCTTGAGGCGGTATCTCGGCTGCCAACTGTGGAGGCACCCCTATTGGGGTTGATGTCGCCTCGAATCGAAAAGATATACAGAGCAGCCCCATTAACGCTCGACAAGTTGTCAGCTGCCGTGGCGACCCTGGGTGGTGCCGCGTGACCGACCTAACCCAGTACATGCGGCAGGGGAATCTCCCGACTGTACCCACGTCATTCTCAGCATGGGTGACGATTGATGGTAAGTCATACGCTGCTGTGAAAATAGTGGTTCGATACTCACGTATTGAGACCAAGGCGGTGGTTGACCTCGCAGTAGGCGTTAATGCGAGAAACCCAAAGGGCACCAAGGCAATCCCAGCGGACTTTGTGTTCGTCAAGGGAACCCCGGCAACAGTAGTCATTCGTTTCGATTCAGATGTTTATTCACTGCGCGGACCCAAGGGGTCATCTGACCTCCTGCTAAAAGCAGGGGACCATGATCTCATAACTGGGGTAGTCGATGATGGAGGCCCCAGTGATCTCGCCAACGGTAAGTTCAACTTACGAGTTGTGATCGTTTCACGCTTACTATACCTGGCCACGGGAGCCCTTCATTTTTCAAACACTACGTCCGCGTACCTGCGGACAGACGAGTTAGTGGAAACAACCAATAACTCGTATGAAGGGTCTATTGATTTTGAGATATTCCAACGTGATTTCTGGGCAGGTATAACAGACGCGTTTTCATTTGTATTGAATCACCAGGCCCAGGATAAGTTTGGGCTGCAGAACGCGTATGTACGTTTTCTCGCAGACGGGGGGAATGACGCAGCTGCCGAGGCCGCTCAAAGTTATTTGGCAGTGCCTGGGACAGTTGCGGCGAAAAACGCATTAGATCTGATACAGGGCAGTCTAAAAGGTGGTATTTTTAACGAGACCATGGCTGAAGTCGTTCACGGCTATTTAAGCGCAGAGTTCCACAAAGACCTTGTGCAGCAAAGCATGCTATCAAAGTCACAGGCCTTGGCAGACGACTTCTTTTTCTCAATAATTGAGCATGGCGCTGGGATAGGAGTGGTACCGTACACACCATTCGCACCCACAGATTTACATAAACCACTTTGGCCATCCACGATCATCAGAGCAAGCTGGGTAACGCAGAGCACATCTGTGGTAGCTGGACTCGTGTTTATTGATAACCCCAATGGGCAGGTTGGTGAAGCCGGGGCGGATACCTCGGCGGTAAGTATTCTCGGTGGATTCCGCCGAAAAGGGGTTATCCAGGCTAAGAATACCATTGACCCCAACGGAAACTCCGTTGGGCTGTTTACGACTCTCCCAGCCCCTGCATGGCTCAAGAGCCCCTTGATAGGGCGTGTCACCGACGGGGACCTTCGTTTTTACGGGGACCCATACGCCAGAGAACTCGCACTAAGACAGACCTATGTCGGACGTCTTCTTGCAGTGGACTGCCCTTTGCGGATGGATATCGGTTTATGTACCCCCGTCCGGTTGGTTTACCCAACTATTGCAGGTACCCCAATCGACGAGGGCACCTCGATGTACGGGGCAGTCGAAGGCATTACGCTAATTCTCGATGCAGCTGCAAAGCAGGCGGGTACCCAACTGGAGGTCATGTATGTCAGGTCGAAACAACATCAGGCCGCCGATGTCGAGGCCACTAGATTTACTCGATCTAGTGATGGCCAAAGAAGCATCACCTTTCAGCATCCGCTATGGGCCGAAGCCTACGCAGGACGCCGACTCGACGAGCACCCCGTCGCCGGGGGAACCAGCACTCCAACAACCACAATCGCATCAACTCCAACCAAGCCGAAATACAGTTCAAACTTCATCAGTGTCGGCACAGCCCCCAAAGGCGCCGCAAAAGGGACTGGAACCGTCACAGTCGTTACCCCAGAGCCCGAAGGGTTCCCCGACAACTTCGTCTAAAAATACATGGAATGAGAGCTTCACGGCTTATCAGGGAGACCCCAGGCCTGAGAATCTCAGAGCAGTGGTCAATACCCTACAGCCCACGATCCAGAAGGCGCTGACGAGCTTTGCCCCCGTACAGACTCCCGTGGTCGCCCACAGGGCCAGGCTCATCGCTGCAGAGGCCGTGAAGTCCTTTAACCCCAATGTGGGTGTCGATCTCAAGACCCACGTGTTCCGGCAGCTCCAGAGGCTCCAGCACGAGGGTCCCAAGATCACTGACCCCTTACCGATGCCGGAGCGCATGCGGAAGGACAGCCGGGCTCTTATCGATGCGATCTCCCGAGCCGGCGATGTCGTCGGCACCGAGGTCAGCGATGAACGCCTCGCCGAGATCACGGGGATCCCGGTGAAGCGAATCACCAAGGTTCGTGGTCTCATGCGCAAGGGGATCTCGTCTTCTGCATACGAAGATGGTCTCGGTGATGATGATGACGATACCCCAGAGATCGCGACATCATCCACGGATCCCTACGATGAATGGGTTGATGCGACTTATCATGACCTCGATGAAACCGATAAGGTAATTCTATCGTATCGTACCGGTTACCGTGGAGCCCCCAAACTCACCAACGGAGCCATAGCGAAACGCCTCAAGCTCACCCCTGGTGCGGTGTCTCAACGCGCCACCAGGATCCAGGAAAGGTTGGATGCTTTCCATGGCTGAACCCAAGATTCGTGGTATCCATAAGGACTTCGAGGCCTGGATGTCCCAGCGGCGGGAGTTCTTGGAGGCCACACGTCAAGGCCTCAACAACGGGGATTTTGCATCCCCACTTGAGCTGGATTCCAGCAAGGACCCCGATCCCGCTGGAATCCAGGCTGAGATCTGGGAGATCTATACGGTGCTTGGACAAGGCACCAAAATTGACTACCCCTTGGGAGCCTACCCCCAGCTTCATCTCCTCGAGGCCGCGAAGAGAACTGCAGCAGTGGTCAGGGTGTCCAGGGCCGATGCCCTTGCGAGACTCCTGGGTGAGCTCGAAGATGGCACCCGCAGGGATCTCCAACTCGAAACTCTCGTACTCAACAACGATGCCCCCGAGGGCATCCCACCGAAGACTGAAGAAGCCACGGTATGACCACGGATCTCGCCATTTTCAGAGAACAGGGTGCGGCTACCCAGGTGGCATGGGCATCTCCGGGGCGTGTTCTCGAGAACTCACCTAAACTGATTACCCGCTTTGCTTCCATCTTCTTCTCCGACTTCAATGCCACCCGAGATCGCGGCACCGATTTCCCGCGGCTGTATCGCACTGGCCGCTTGCTCACCACGGCTAAACTACGTCAGCAATTCGCGCTGGCGGCATCTGAGGTCGTCAGGCAGCTCGGGGATCAATCCGGGTACCCAGATCATGAACAGATCGTCCGTGCAGTTCTCGAGTCAGCCACTGTCAACCCAGATTACACGACGAAGCTGGTTGTCAGACTTGTGACGCAAAACGGTGATGTCGTCATCACGTTCCCCCTTGAGAGAGTCCCATGACAGTCCTAACCGCACCGATCTCTGCTGAAACCTTTCAGGCCGCCAAGGAGTTCGTGAAGGCAGTGCTCATCGAACGTGATCCCACCTTGGATCTCGCCGATGGTTCCGCGATCTCTGGTCTCGTCGTCGAAAATGAAGCCCAGATGGCCGCGGTTCACGACGCCAACTTTGATGCCCTTAACAAGTCGTTTTCCTTGCAGGCCATCGCTGACAACTTGGTAGATGTCGACGCCGCCAAAGTGGACTCCTTGATCTCAAACTATTACATCACCCGACGCCAGGCCTCCCCGGCGTCGGGTCCAGTGCGCATCGTTGTCAACCTCAACACAACCTATGTGATCCCCTCGGGCTACCTCTTCGGTGCCAATGGGGTCACCTATCAGACATCTGACTTCATTCGAGTCCTCCGCGCCGGCAGTGGGGTCGCCGAGACTTCAACACAAAAGATCCTGATCCCCCGTGCCGATGGCAAATACGAGTTCACGGTTCCCGTGATCGCGACGACATCGGGTAGCGCTGGGCTCATCAGTGCGGGTACCGCGTTGACCATCACGGCCCCCATCGATGGCATGGAAACCGCCATGGCAGCCACGGACTTCACGGGTGGCCAGGATACAGAGACCACATCTGAACTCTTGGCCAGGGCTCAGGATGGTGTCACCGCGAAGACCTTCGGGGGTCCCGATCACATCCAGGCCGCCTTGAATGCCCAGTTTGCTGGAATCAAAACCGCAGTCATCGGCATCGGCAGTGGTCTGATGACCCGGGATCGTGGGAATGTCTTTGGGACCTCGCAGGGCTCCAAGGAAGACATCTGGTGCAAGACCTCAGCGTTTCCAGTGCAGAAGACTTTGAGAGTCACGGCTACTGCGGCGTCCACTGGGCGCCAACGCGCATTCACGATCTTTAACCCGGACTCCGCAGGTATCTATCGCGTCCAGTTCATCCGCCCAATCAATACACCCGGGGCGCAGGGTGACGTCCCCGTCAGCATGGTCCCCCTGAAGCTGCAAGGCCTCGTCTTTACCCCGACAACACTGAAGACCTCAGATCTCAATTACAGCGGCATCGTTGATCTCCGCGTTGTCTTCACGGACACCACGCTGACCACGGATGTCCCCGCGGGATCCTCAGCAGAGTACGACGTCGATGTCCTCTACATGCCATCGATCGATGCCGTCGGGAATTACTCTTACGCCCTCGGGGTCCGCCCCTCTGGAACCGATATCTATGTTCGAGCCGGGGTGCCCTGCATGGTCGGGGTGTCCCTTGAGATCCAGATCCCACCTGGTGGGGTCTCACCGGTTATCGCAGAAGTCCAGACCGCGGTATCCAATGCAATCAATGCGTTGAACTTCGGGGTTGCCCGTCTGAGCCCCTATACAATTTACACCGCGGTATCCCCCTTGATCGCATCTGGGGAGGTCGCCGACGTCGTCCTCAACGCCACCATCTTGGCACCTGATCTCACCAACGTGATCCTCGCCAATTCGTCATTCCTCACGATCCCCACGGATTACGCCAAGGGATTCTCTCCTCTGAACACCTTCTTTACGTGCCCGCCGGCGAACGTGGGGGTAACCATTGTTTCCCGATAGCCCCAGCCTTCGCGCCACGATGACCACGGACTCCAAGGCGTTGTTCTACGCCTTGGGAGAGTTCTGGCAGAGGCAACTCAGTGACGCCGATCTCCTCACCTTGGAAACCTTCGCGGAACTCATGGTCGAAGAGGATGTCAATCTGAGGAACACGGATCTCACCGCCGCGATCTCAATTCATACCATTCAGCCCTATCTGACCCGGCAATGGGGACTCCTCGAACTCCTGGAATCCGGGCTTACCGTGGAACCCAACATCATCGTATTTGGGTCCGAGGGTCGCAGGTTTGATGGCAGCTTTGTTTACGGGCAAACCGCAGCGGCGAGCTTTGCCTGGCCAGCACCATCTCAGCTCAGAAGTATCGGGATCATCACAGATAAAATTGTGACCCCGACCTATATCTGGGATATCACAAACTTCGTATTTGATGTCTCCGCTGGAGTCCTCCGTTTCAGAGAGAACCCATTTGAGGTAGTTACCTCTGAACTCTTGTATAACGCTGATGGCACCCCGAAGACTTATACAGACGCCACGGGGGCGACTCGGCAGGACCGCCGTCTGAAGCTCTGGATGCGGGACATCGAGATCGATGAACGCACCCCGTATCTCCGCTTTGGCTCCGTGGTCGGCATCGGTGGAGAATCCTCGCAGGCCTACATTGACACCGTGGAGGCCACGTGGTCCATGCTCCTCCAGGGTCCAAGTGTTGAAGCCCTGGAACGCGGGCTTCTCGCCTCAGCGGGTCTCAAGTATGTCGAGGGCACAGAGGTCGTCGAAGTCGTCGAACTCGACATCGATGGTCTCGTCGTCGTCACTGATAAGACCGTGTATCGTGGGCACGCCAAGGCGACCCCTTTGGTCAGCGTTGGGGATCACCTGAAACCAGGTGACTTCGTATTCGACACCGTGGTGATCACCGATTTCAGTGATGGTAACCCCGACAATATCTCAAATATCAACGGCCTCGTCTTGAGTCCTGAACTCACTGATATCACGGGAACCGTGGTGATCCCGAACCGTCTGGGGTCCTGGAGTGTGCTCGGCATCCGTGATGGTGAACCCGAGGTTCGCTTCGAGGTCCTGGGGAGCGATCGGGATGTCTCCGAGTTCTGGGATCGTGTTCATGCCCGAGGGGTCTCCGCTGGGAAACCATTGGCGGATTTCGTTGATGCCAGTATCCCCGTGAATCCCCTGGCGTTCATGCTCGATAACATCCTGGGCAGCAGCTTGGTTTTCATTGAGGTGAAACCACAGGACTTCCTGAGCCGTGAAACCGGGTTCCTGGGTAGAATAAAATCATTACTTCCCGCCGGTGTCCTGGTTATCACCCAGATTGCCCTGGACCCCGTTGAGGATAGCCTTTCCATGGCAGAAATCGGGAGTCCTGAACAGGTCTCAGCAAGTGCTGGGGGTACCCAGGATCTCGTCGAGATCACCGCAGGAATGGCTATCGGGAACGATTCAATTACAACCACGGACTACGAGCCGAAAGTGTGGAACGCATGAAGTCATCTCTTGATCTCTCAGATTTCCGAAGCCAGGTCAGGGTGTGGTGCCCTGAGAGCCCCAAGGGGGCTGTCACTGGGCTAAACCTGGTGACCTACCAGGGCGCCGACATCGTCGCCAAGCTGCTCTCCGGGGATGCCCGGTTCCGGTTGGCGCGGATGTGGTTTGAGTTTGACAACGCGGGCCCCGCGAGCCCGACACCATCACGCGATGATACCTCGGCATCAGTGCGTGCCGCCGCAGTGGGCACCCGTGACATCATCCGGGGTCCCCTGGTCGCCCAGCCCTTACTGGCGGCATCCGACCCCTTGAAGTACACGGGGAACCGGGGCACCTACCATGCACTCTCCCAGGGCGCCGTGGGTGAAATCAATGGGCTCGCATTCTCAGCTGCCGCGGGATCCACAATCTTCGCCTTGTGCCTCGTGGCTTCACCTGGACCAGGGACCACAATCGTGGATGACCTCGTCTATGCCAGGTTCAAGCTGACCACACCTCTCGACGTTGGCAGCTCTGGCCAAGTCGCGGCAACCTGGATGACTGAGGCCACCTAAAATGCTGACACCATACACCAGACTTATTCGTTTCATCATGGACGGCGAGCCCGTGAATGCTGCGGTGGCCAATAGGCCATCTCAGGATCTCGCCTCGCGTACCCAGAATCTCAAAGAGATCTTGGATGCCCTGGCGGCATCACAGATGCTTGAGATCCCTGATGCCATCCTGCAACCCGGGATGACAGTGGGTACTCCTGTATATCTCGACGGCGCCACGAACACTTATTTCCCCGCGATCTCGGCGACGCGTTCCCAGGAAAACGGGAACCCCGCGTTACCCCAGAGTTTCTTTGCTGGCATCTTGGTCGCCAAGGAAGCCGATACCAACGGGGTCATCGGGGTCACCGGGCGTTTCACCGGTCTCACTTTAACACAGTGGGCGGCTCACATCGAAACCAGGGATCTCGTCGGCGGTATCGCGGTACCCGGGCACTATTATTTGTCTTCAACCCAAGCTGGATTCCTCACCCTGACCCCCAGTGGTCTCGGCGTCTACGTTGGTCAGCTCAGTGCCTCGGGTGCCATGGATATCCGCGCCGGAAACCCCGATTACGCCTCGCACACCCATCACGAGTTCACGCTGAGCCCGCTGCCCGCAGTAGCCGATGTCGCCACTGATATCACGGAAACCTTGGGCGTCTGGTCAATCACGGTACCCAACGCTGCGTATCGTGGCTGGTTACCGGCGACAACGCAACCCGCGGTAAACGTGCCTCCTGGGGTCACCGCTGCATCATCGTTCTGGTACAATCTCGATCATCCCACTGATGCCACTCTGCGATCCCTGTTCCCACCGGTACCCGTGGACTCCTTTGTGGTCGTCCGGGGCACCGAGCTCCAGCCCATGGGGCGTATTGTGGTCAACGAGTTCGGGATCTGGTGGACCCAGAACAAGAACGATGCCACCAATGCGGCACCGTGGTCGGAGAATGTTCAGGTAGATCCTGCCAACGAAGAAAACATCCAGTTCTGGTTTTCACGCATCCTATTGGCCACTGATGGTGGCATCGTGCGCTCCCTGAGCATGAGCCCGGCATCAGAACTTGAGGCAGCCTTCCTCGACCTCGGTGGAAACCCGGCCACAGATGGCACCCTCCAACTCTCGATCAAATCCTTGAAGGAAGCCCTGCCGGTTCCGGATCCCGCGATCCCGGCATCAGCGCTGGCCGTGAAGACCATTGCAGGTAAGCAATTCGTTCGTGGCTCCGTAATCGCCAAGATCAAGGGTGCCCCTGGAATCGTGGTCACGGGAACTCAGGGCAACGCCGCCGAGGGTTATTACGGCGATGTCACCCTTGCGCTGAGCAACACGATTCTCACCCAGGGCAACGCGGATATCGCTGATCTCAACAATGCCAAGATCGAAAGCATCTCAGGGCTCCAGGGTGTCACCTTGGTGGCCCAGCGCACCGCGGCGCCGACGTGGACCCTGTTTGTGCCCCCTGGTCTCGTACTGTCCACCCTGAACCTCAAGTTCTGGGTTTTCGTGAACTCTGATGCCGCGCTGCCCACGGGGATCCCCATGCAGCTCGACTACAAGGTTGTACCCCCGTCGACGACCCCTGCGGTGATCCCGGGCTGGGCCAACCTTCTGGCATTCACTGATGCCAACACGGATCTCGGACCCGCACCTCGCCTGGGCAAATACGAGGTCACCAAGGCTATCACACTTCCTGGGGTCCCCGGGGGATCCACCGTGGTCCTCAGGCTCTCCCGGAATGCCGCAGATGGCTACTCTGGAAACATAACCGTACTCCGAGTGGAGTACGAACTCGTCTGACCTCTAAAAAAGTCTCCACGTCGAGACTAAGGGCGCCGTGTGACCACAATCACGAATCCCAACTGGTATGATCTCAACTCAGATCGTGCCTTCCCTTTCCTGGATTCGGCATCACGTGCTGCCGTCGAGGGGGGCTTCGTGCTCCCCGACGACCTCATTGTGGATCTCAGGTTGTCCGCGGCGGCATCCCTGGACCCCACCAAATTCTACCTATCCCGTATCCGGGCATTTGGCACCGGTCTGCTCCTGACCTTTGCATGTGATGGCGTCGATGTGGCGACCACCGCGGTACCCTCGATCTCCACTGAGGAATACCAGAGTTACATTGTCACTGGTCTCATTGGATACGCTGTAAACGGCACCATTGTGCTCGGCGGGGCCTCCGCTGTCCTCGCCGCAGGTGTCCTCGATTACACGTTCGCATTGGCGGCGACTCGCATTATCCCAACCCTGATAGCCCCGGGTCAAACCGGGGTGACCTCGCTGACTGTTATAGATGCCCTGGGCAGAACGGTTCGACTTGTTGGCGACATCACGGTGATGCCGGGTACCAATGCCGAGATGACCGTGGTTGGTCAAGAGATCACGATCGGGATGACGTCCGGGGTTGTTATTAACCCATGTGGGTGCGAAGACCCCGGTGGGCTCAACCGTGCCGCGATTAGAAGCATCAACGGGGTAACCCCCGACATCAACGGTAACCTTGAAGTGGTTACTGAGGGCTGCCCTGATCTCTCCACGATCACCAATGGACTCAAACTCACGGATCGCTGTGCTGAACCCTGCTGTGGCGACGCCGAGATCACTGCGGTGGCCACGGCTACCCGAGACCTCGACAGACTCCTCGCCGATCTCGCCAACAAGGCGGCTCAGGTCGAGAGTGCCCTTCGTGGCGTCGAGGGGTGGTTGCAGCAATGACCACAGGATTCCTGGAATCCAACCTGGACATCGCGTACCCCTTCGTGGACTCCACGGAGTCCATCAGCGTTGGTGCCGACCCCAGTGATGTCCTCATCACATCAGTGGTCGCCGATGCCCTTGTTGTCGGGGATCAAGACGGCCCCTACATCCTTGAAGCCTTCAACCCCAACTATGACCCCCTGGCAGTGGATCCCCTGGGTCTCGCCGTTATCCAGGTCTCCGGGGCCACCGGGGTATTCATAGATACCGCTGTGGCGACCTCTATCGACCTCGGTGGAGGCTTCAGGTGTCTGGATGCCCAGGGCTCCGGTGGTCAAATCCGGCTTATCGTGAGTACCGCTGGGATCACTGGACTCGCCGCTTTGGCAGCACCAGTCGAGTTTGCGGCACGGGTGTGCTCACGGCGTCTCCATGGCGTCACCTCGATCCAGGGCCTCACCGGGGATGTCGTCATCCGTCTCGAAGACTACTCGACTCTGACGAGTCTAGGTCAACAGGTCTCCGTGGCTTTCTCGGATCCCGAGGATCGCGTGGACTGCTCGGCGACGCCCTGCGACCACGCTTACTCCCTGGGCCAAGCCATCGCGGATTCCCAGGGTAGCCTGCACGTCGAAGCTGGACCGTGTTACAGAATCGTACCCAGTGTGGATCCCCTGTTTCCGAATCGAGTGGTCATCAAGAATACCTGTGATCCCTGTGTGAAGTGCGAGGATCTCGCCACGGTACAGGATAAGCTGGAAGACCAGGCGACTTACTATCAGTCCCTGGGCGCCATCTACCACAACCAGTTCAATAGATACCAGCACGTCGTCGCCAAGGCCAACGAGAAAATCGCTGAGGTCGAGGCCAGGGGTGACATCATGACCCCCACGGGTCCCCTGGAGATTGTCGAACGAGTTGTCAATCGACCCTATTTTACCCAGCTCTACCTCGCCATCGTAAACAACTCGGAGCGCAAGATTCGCGTCACGATGACCGTGACGATTACGCCGGCCGGACTCGCGGCTCAGTTGGTATCCCAACAGAGTTCATGGCTGGTCCAGCACACCTTGAGTGGTGGTGAAGCCTTCGCTGATTTCACGGGATTCCCGGGAACCGCTGTTGTCGATGTCGAAGCCCAGGACAGCGTTGGTCTCAACTCAGAGGCCAAGCGCATGATTATTGGTTCCCCGACTACCGGGCACTGGCACCTCCACGCCGATATCCACTTCATGAGTGGATCCACGGTTCAAGAACTCGCGGGAACCATCGATAAGGATCTCACCCCAGCCATTGACCTCTTGAGTTCCCCATCGGTGACCCCATGACCTGGTTTGATAACAACGAACTCATCTCGTATCCCCTGGTCGATGATTCCAGTGGGCTCGACCACGACGTCATCGTGGATCTCCTGATCCATGTCCCCGGTGGATTCGGGGATATCGTGATCTCCTCGATTTCGGTTACTGCGTTGGTTGTCAGCGTTGTGCTCTCCGCTGGTGGTGAAGTCATCGCTTACATCACCGTGGAGAACACTGCAGACATCGTCCAGATCCCCCTGGATCTCGAACCCGTGGTATCCGGGGTCTCCGGGACCATAACACTGGGATCCGGGATTACGCGTCGTCGCCTGCGCCTCGATGGAGCCTTCGCCGTGCTCCCCGAGTGTGTTATAGTTTATCCCCTGGGATCCAGTGATCCCACGGTTACCGTGCATGGCATCCCCATTGGAGGCCGGGTATCCATGGTCGCCGGACCCGGGGTTGAGATCACCGCGGAGACCATGCGGGTCCGACTCCAGGACTCCTCGATTGTGACTACAACGGTGGCCAAGATCGGGCTTATCGCAACAAATCGACTCGTCGCCATGAATCCCTGTGAGGTCTCAGCTGAAGCCGAGGCCCTGCGGACCCCACCGATTCGTGAGATCAACGGAGTCCTCCCTGACATCAATGGCAACCTCGAAGTCGTCGCGGTAACCATCATGAAGGCCCCTGGGGAGCCCGTGGTCTCCATTGTCGACTCAGGGGTCCCCGGCAGGATATTCGTGTCGGATCCAGGAGACGCCTGCGCATGAACATCTATGGCCAACAATGGGAAGACAGTCTCAAGGGGCTCAGTTACCCCTTCCAGGCCTCGGAGCCCCCGGAATCCGAGGGTCTCCGGATCCCCGCGGATTTCATTCTCGACGCCGCCTTGTTCATGAGATCGACGACATCACGTGCTGCTCTCGGTGAAATCACGGTGAGCCCAGCACGTGGGATCACGATGACCTTCACGGATTCCGCAGGGGATCCCGTGGGTACCGCTGTGTTCCCCTCCACCGGTGGTGGTCGCGTCGATGTCAGGTTTCAAGGGGTCTCCACTGGGTTCATTGTTGTCGACCCCGATGCCACCGAGATCGTGCGTTCCTGGTTCCCACGTACCTATGTGTTCGCGGCTCCCCTGGTCCCCCATGTCGTCGTGGTCTCGGATCCCGCGTGGCGACGCGGGGTCACCCTCCCCGACGGCACCACGCTCACCGGTGATGTCTACCTCGTCGGTGCCAATGGCATCCGCTTGGAAAGAACCCCAACTGGGTTCTCGGTGTCTGGGGTAGGCGACCCCTACGCCGGCCGTGTTGAAGCCAGGCGTGCCCTGAAAACCATAAACGGCGTTCTCCCAGACTCCGCAGGTAACATCTCCTTTATCGCGATGTCACCCCATGATGGCCCCCACAGGGTCAACGTGAACCCACTTGGGGGTGGTCGTGTTCGTGTCGAACTCCAGGGGGCGACATGATCGGAGCCAACCAATTCCTTGCCGCGAATACGACACGGGACTACCCCTTCGTCATTGCTCCAGATCGTTCGGCATCCGAACGCGCCTGGCTCGCCGATGCCGCCTTCGTGATCACCGTGGACGCCGAGATCTACGCGCAGCCGATTCCACTTGTTCTATCCAACATCGTGGTTTCCACCGGTGTTGGCTTCCGTTTCGAGATCCCCAGTGGGCCCCTGGCCGGCTGGGCCTTCGTGTCGACCCCACAGGCCCTCGATGACCTCCAAAGGGTCAGTGTGGCCTTCGTGGATCCCAGTGATGTCGCCCACTCCGAGATGGGGTACGGATACATCATAGTGGGCATCGCCGCTGAGCTCCCCGTGGTGACCACTGGGGTCACCATCGAGGTCGTGGCATCCACGATCAGGTTACTCGAGAGTTCCCGTGCCCTACGCATGTGGGTGGCGAATACACCTTGTCTTGGCGATTCCGTGTTCGCGGAGACCCCAGGGGCAACCCGTGATATCGCGTACACCGGGGTGACCTCGACGACCATACCGGGGTGTGTTGAAATCGGGCTGTATCCCCCGGGGAGTCCATCTGCGGGGAACCCATTACCCCAGGTCGCGGTAACCCCGGATCCCCAGGGCCACGCCACCGCTGACATCCCCATTGTTCCACCTTCAGTGGCCACCACGGAGCTCGCCACTGGGGCTGTGACCACCATCAGTCTCCATGATGCCATGATCACGGATGCTCTCCCCGCTGACCCCGGTTTTGATGCCGAGGTCACCGAGGATGCAATTGTAGGCGGCGCCGAAGTCGCCGAGGGTTACAACATCGATCTCGGCTATGATTCCCCCAGTGGGATCACTATCAAGTTTCGACTCGGGGGTGGTGACGGGTTCTCATGTGACCCCATTTCCGGGTGTTCCCCTGGTACCAAAGCAGTGAACACTGTGAAGTCCCTGAACGGGGTTCACAGTGAAAGTTTAACACTTGTTGCGGGAACCGATGTTGAAGTCTTGGCATCAGAACTCGACCACAGGATCTATCTCGTCTTCAACGCGGAAAGGCTAAAGGGTGCGGCTACCTGATCTCAACGTCATCGCGTTGCCTGATCTGACCTCCTCGGCGTACCCCGTCGTCGATCATGTCCCCACATGTATTGACGTCGTTATCCCCGCACGCCCCTGCTGGCCGCCAACCCTACAGCACATCATCCGGGCACGTCCCTACGCCCTGCCGACGACCCCACTGGGTCAGCTCAAATACCCCTGGATGCGGATCCGAGCCCTGTTCCCGATCCCACCAGGTATCGGCCTCCACTGCAGTACCCTGAAGTCCACGCAATCCCAGGTCTCCATGATCACTGGTTCGACTCCGAGTTGGAATCGGACCATGGAGCCCTGTGATCCCACTGACCCCTGTTGCGTCAACATCAAGGATGTCCTCAACATCCCATGTATCTTCCCGACGTTCTCCAACGGTGGCGTCTTCATGACTGGAGCCGGGCTCATTGGTTCCACGAGCCATGTCGTCACGGGGTCAGGCTGCAACATCGGTGTAAAGGTGAATGTAAACCTCCCCGATCTCAGTGGAGGCGGCACCATTCAGTCCACGGCTCCTCTGGGATTCCTTACCGTGAAGTGTCCGGATGGCGGCGCCACGGAAACCGCATGGGACTGGGATACCACGGGGTGCTGTGCTGACAGCTGCGCATTTGAGAACGGCGACGACATCCCCTTGGTGGTCGACACCCTTGGGGTACTTGGAACTATTGGTGCCGAGTTAGGATCCTCTCGACCCGCATCGATGATGACTTTTGTGAATGTTGGAGACGATCGCGTCTATGGGGGTGACAGGATCCGTATCCAAGTCATTGTACCCCCACCCCCGCTTCCCGCCCCCCAGATCACAAACTATAACGTGGAGTCCCCATGACCCCTGAAACCACCCCGGCCCCAGTCATTGATCCCAACCTCGCCATTCTGGTTGTTCTCGATTCCCCCCAGCTTGATGGTCTCGCCCCAGAGTTCATTCCACTGCGGGAGAAGGCCACCAAGGTTGCTGGGGGCATCAATACAGCACGGTGTTCGTCCTGTGCCCGGCGTTCAGCACACCGGGCACTTCTCGCCATCGCCGTGGAACTCCGAACCCTGGTGGCCTCGAACCCAAGTCTCCAACGCGTCATCGGGGTCCTCCAGACCGCGGCGGCCCAACCCAAGGCAGCTCTAACATGAGTGATCCCGTACCGCCACCTCCAGTTGTCTACGCCCTCAACCTCGACTACCGCGAGAACTCCGTGGTCGTCGATGCACGTACCCAAGGCTACCGCATCGCAATTACGGCCGCGGTGAAGTCCGGATATCGGGATGCCAACATCTTTAGGTACCAACAGCTCAATGCAGAGGAGGCCTTGTTCACCGGTGTTTGCAGCCCCGCTGACATCGTTGATTACTCGACGAACCCCTCCCCCAGGGATGGCTTCTTCCGCAGGAACCTCCTCGACCTCGTCTTTGCCTCACAAACCCTGGCCTATGAGATCCGCGATGAAATCCTTGAAGAGCTCAGAATCCTCAGTGAGGAGATGGCCCGGCTGGACAACACTCTAAGTGATGCCCAGACCATTGAGGTGTCCTCATGACCGAATCCATAATCCTGAGCAAGGAAACCCTGTATGTTCTCGTCGAGAACTCGGGGTTTAACAGTTACAATTTCCTGGCACCGATTCGGAGATGGGGTCGTACGGTTCGCGATGTCCGCCAGGGCTGTGCGAGCTGTCCGCCACGCCGGCGGTATGGTATCTCGGATGGCCAACAAGACGCCATCATGGCATCCCTGCAGGCCGCGTATTCTAATGAGATCCCGAGGTTGAAGCAGCAGCTCGGAGTCACCGAGATCATACTCCCCTATACATCAGGGCAGGTCAGGGTTTAGGCGATTCAATTCCCAGGAGCTCGAGTTGCTGGGTCAGCGCCGCCATCTTGCGGGCGACATCGGCATCGAGTTCGTCGGCATGAGCAGCTGAGGACGCCATGGCGCCCTCAAATGCGGCGACATCATTGCTGGCATCCGTCGCCAAGGGTTGGTGTTCCCGATCCGCGAATCGCAGGCACTGGGGTTCACCGAGGACTCCCTCGGAATCCAAGACGTAGCCGACAACCCTGGCGATATCACGCCCCCAAGGGGATCCTGCGCGTGCTGCCAGGGGAGGTTCGGGATCATTGATGACGACCTCGGTAACCGCCCAGGCGACATCATCGGCATCAGGGGTTTCATCGAGGTCTAACGCTTTCCGGTTTAGGGCTGCCACTGTGCGCAGGAAAACCATAACAGAGTTATACACGGTATCCGTGGTCATCGCGTTGATTAGGGCTTCCAGGGATTCATATTCCCGGCGGCCGAGGTCAACACCGAAGTCCTGTGAGATCTGGGTTCTCCGGGTCAAGGGATCCCAATTCATGGCTTCGGCACCGTAGGACTTCAAGACAATGGCAACCAAGGTGGACGCAAAAGCAGGTCTGGCGCCGCTGAGAAACTCGGCGGCGTTGCGGCGCCAATCTAGGCCTGCTTGAGACATCGCTTAGACCCCGAGGCCGTAGGCCGCGGTTCCCGGGCCGGCGTTGGCACCCTGGGGGACCCCAGAGGTCTGATCTTTGATGACCGCGTGTGCAGCGGGATCCGGGGAACCCACGGATTGTCCAAGGGGAGCCGCGGATCCCGATTCAGCACCTCCGGCATGGAGGGCAGCGGGGCTCGTCGCGGTGTCACTGGGACTCGCGGCTTCCATCGAGGGGTCTTCGAGAATGTTGCCGGCACCGTTACTGGGGTCTGCGTGACCGGGGTCTTCAAGGGGAGAATCAAACATGCCTTGGCCAGCATTGGGGAGCTGGACTGCATTGGGATCCATGGCGTTTTCACCAGTACCACCAAGTGGGCCGCCTCCGGTGGAGTTCGGGGAGCCCTGGTGCTGTGTTGGTGTCGCGGCCTGACCAGGGCTCTGTGTGAACTCTGGGGCGTGGCCGGCGTCAGGGGCACTCGCGGCTTGCTGGGCTTGAGCGGGGTCCATGGGGCCCGGTGCAGGCTGCTGGCCCTGTGGGGGTGCCATCGGGGCTGGTCCAGCTCCGGCGGGGAGACCAGGGGTCTCCAGGGGACCCGCGGTTTTCGCGAGCTCAGCATTCGTCGGGGGTTTCCCGATGTTGCTGGCACCTGGACTCACGGGATCCTTGGATTTCGTGAGATTGAGGCGTTGGGCAATCGAACTCATGAGACCAGCGGTTTTCTTCTGAACCCCTGCGGCCTTGCAGAGCAAGTCGGCGTCGGGGCGGGGAAGCGTGGGGAGAACCCCGGCGAGTTTGAGCTTCGACATCTTGGCGAGTTCGGGATCCACGACTTCCAGGGCTTCCTTGGTCAGGAAGTGGACATTGACTGTGCTACCATTCTGGAGGTCGACTTCACCACCACGGTGGACTTCGCCGGCGTGCTTGATCATTGGGGTCGTCAGATCCAGCATTTCCTCGGGGAGCGTGACGTCTTCGTCACCATAATGCGCGGCAAGTTTAAGTTCGTGGTCGAAGCGATCCGTGAGGGTGAGGACATCTTGAACCAAGGCGTGGTTGTAACGGAGATGTGGGGCATCCGCGATGGCACCCAGTGCAGCGGCGAGTTTTTCAGAGGCCACTTTCTTGGAACCCGGGAGGCGATTGAGGCGGCACACCAAACTGTTCGTGATGGCTTCTTGGGAAGGGAACGCGTAACCCGCGGCTTTGTGCAAATAGGTGCTGACATTGCCGGGGATGTCACCGATGACTCCGAATCGAGTCGCCCGAGCAATGAGTTCTTTGGCAGTCTTCTGACGCCAGGGCAACGGATACTTGTGACGGTTGTCATAGAACGCGGAAGCCGCACGAGTCGTGGTGTCGCCATCATAAGCCGCGTACTTTTTCAACGTGGTGCCCTGGTGGACTTCGTTGAGTGCGAAGTCACTGGAGCCCAGGGTTCGGGGTTCCGCGGCCGCCGCGATCTTTTTCTGGGCGGCGACGACGTCGTCGGTGATCTGCCAGAACCGAGCAAACTTCATGATGCCCTGTTCGGTTTCCGTGTTATAGGGTTTCCCGGCGGCGCGTGCCGAGGCCACTTTAGCAGCACTCAGGAACGTGGCCTCCTTGGAGTTACAGGGCAGGGTGCCCTTGATGCCGTCTGCACAGGCCTGGGGAAGCACGGGGGCATCCTCGGCGACTTGTTCAGAGGCGGCTTTCACGTAACTTGGACGCCCGGTTACACCAAGCAACACGTGCAGATCGGTAAGTGACATGCGAATCTCCTTGACGGCTACCCTGGATCAGCTCGGCACCCATGGTGTCGGTATGGCTGCATCTTCGGTGAGATGTCTGATGTGTCAAACCGACCTCGGCCTCGCCACCCGGGGCCCCCACTATCTGGCCTGCAGCCACTGTGGGTTCGTCGGCGACGCCATCCATTACTTCGCCGGGGTCCGCAAGCTATCCATCGCGGACGCCATCTCATCCCTGGAGATCGTGGAAGCCGTAACCCCGGATACCCGGCAGGAGGTCGCCGACTACCTCTTCGTCGCCGATGAACAGGCCAGGCTTCGTAGGCTCCTCAAGGCAGGCCGCAGTTACTACTCAGATTTCCCAGGAAATATCCGACAGATCTGCGAGGATTACGGGTGCTGGTTCAGCGAACCCGCGGGTCGCGCGGGATCCAACTACCACATCGCCCTGATTTCCCAGATGCTGGAGGATCACGACATCGAGATCCCGAAGTCAGCGAAATCGGCGATGCAGACCTGGGGGAAGTACGCGGCTATCGCGATTCCGGCATACTCGGAGTGGAAGATCGTGGGGTTCTGGCTGATCCTCCCCAAGAGGGCGAATCTCGCCGACAAAACCCTGGCGACATGGACCTACCTCAGTCTCCATCCCGGTAAGGCCATGGGGTACGCCAACCTCGTCGGCGATGATCATGACACCTCATTCGTGGTCAGGGATCCCTCGGTGGCCTTTCGGTTCAATATGCGGCAGTGGGCCGATGGTGGTATCAAGGCCCCATTCGTGGTCGCCACGGAGACCCCCTCGCTGTTCCACCTCACGGGTACCCAGCCCGTCTTTGTACCCAGCCTCCTCGCCGAACGCGCCGAGGTCTTCCATGGTGCACTCGGGGTTCTAGGTGCAGGGTGTCTATGGTATTCCCCGGATGCCAGGGATGCCCATATCATCTTCGATTTCTACGAAGGCTTTGGTCGCTCCGGGCTGACCTCCTCAGGTATTGTGAACTCCATGATCCGGGCATCGCTGCCGCCACATGAGGCCATGGGGAGACTCCTCCTCGCCCAGGACATCAAGATGGCCCAGAAGATGGTGGCTGCATACTCGATACCCCTGGCGCACCGCAACCAGATCCTGACCTACTTTGAGGGCGCTGATCTCCGGGATCTCAAAGCACTCTTTGTTACCGATGATGCCCCGCGTTCCGTGGACATCGACGGCAAGATTATCACGGAACGCAGCGATGGCTGGTATCACGGCAACTCCCTGATCTCATCAGTGATCCTGGTTATCAAGGAGATCACCACGGATCCCGTGAAGAAAACCCACGTGGCCTCGGGCACCCTGACCTTCAAAGGGAAGACCTGGAATCTCGACGCCGACTACGATGCCCTCCGGAAGAACCCGGCGAAATGGATCGAGGACTTCATCCTGCTCAGGAGTGGCAACGATATCCCATTTATGAAGCCGGCATGGGCACGTGAGCTCCTCAGAATCGCAGCTGCATTCAATGCCCCGACGAGATCCACATTGGCGGCGACCTATGGGTGGCAGCGGGATTCCGGGGTGCTCTGTATGCCCCACTTCTCCGTGCTGCCCTCTGGGGTAGTCATGACGGAATCCCGGCTCAGCGGACCCCAGATCCAGGCCCCAGTCAACTTGGGATCCCGGCAATGGGCGGCCTGGGATTACGTCGAGTTCGCCACGATGGCAGTTGTCCTCACCGGTAACCTGATGCGGACCCGTGAGGGTCTCGGGGGCACCGGGATCGTGGTCCACAGTGCCCAGCACGTCGTCGAGAAGGTTGCCGGGATCCTCGGGATCCCAGTGGTCACCGATCCCGACGCCGGCGCCCTGGCCAGACACGCCGAGAACCCCCTGGTGATGCCGGTGACCTGGAGTTCCCAGGAAGTCATGGAAGCCGCCTTGAAGCCCCATGGTCCCAAGAACATCTTGGTCTCCGCGGATCGCCTCCAGCACAAGCTGCTCCGGTTACACCCGGGATGGGCATGCCTGGATATCTATGATGTCCCCTGCGTCGAGAACCTGAACACGATATTCCTACTCCTCCCCGATCTCCTCACGAAATCGAAGTCAGGGTTTGACACCAACCCAGTTGGGTTCTACAGCAGGGTCGCCGGGGATCTCGCCAATGCCTTGCGTGCCCGGAAAGTGGACCCCACCGCGGTGCTCCAAGCGGGTTCCGATCTCGGCAGGGTATTCGCGACCCCAGATAACTCAGGTGGTCTTGTCCTCGCCCACCTCTGGAGCGGGGTTGAAGCCGGCGGGCTCCACGTCGAAACCAAAGAAGGCGTCGTCATATTTAACCGCACCGAGGTTTCCAGGCTGTTTATGACCCCTGGGCTACCCAGGCTGGAAATGGCGTTTATTGAGCGCCTATTGGTCAGGGCCAACCTCCTGGTCAAGAATACCCCCACGGAATGGGGTATCGAGGAACGCACCCTGAATATCTATTCCTCGATATTCATTGAAACCACTTAATACCCCTGCCGAGGGGGGGGGTATTAACCTATCCAGGTGAACACTCCTTATGGGACAAAAAATCTTATCCCATAAGGATGGGGGATCCCCCCCGGGTGGATCCCGGGGTATCACGGGTATCGTTAATCCAGGTAGATTAACGTCGGGATCCTTATGGGACCCAAAATAAGGCTTGTAAGCGTAAACCAACCCCTGCCGGGGGGTTAGCTAAATAAAACCCCGTTTTGTCGTATATTATAGTGATGGACCTAAGTAGTTCTGGCTCACCCCAGACCGACATCTCCATCACCCACCAAGACAACCCTTGCACTTTATTGTGCGAGGGTTGTCTTACATGTGGGTTGTCCCACCTGCTTGGGTGATGCCCAGCAGGGAAAGGGTGAGACCTCCCACGGTCACGGCCAGGTCCCCTTAAAGGGAAAGAGGCGGTGATACCCCAACAGTCATGGCTGGGTCCCCTCAAAGGGAAAAGCCTAAAAACGTGGTCACGGGGCGCTATTCCCCCAGGCAGTAGGACACTGCTGGACCACCACGTTTGACTGCCTTAACATTAGTTAAGGATAGTGTGTGGTGATAACAGCCACACACTTGCCCAGGGCGGGAAGCTCCTGGGATACCGGAGCCCATCCGGGATGTCCACAAGGGCACTCATGATACGCCTCTCCGTAGCGGGGGAGGTCAACCCAGATAGTAATATCTGGGCTGTCCTGACGGCAGCGGTACACCCGTATCCGTCAGTCGGCGAAAACCGCGCTACAGCGGGTTCGTCGGAATCGCGGCATAGCGCCGGCGCCTGTAGCCTGGTGAGGGTCCAGATCCCCCTCAACGCTGACAACCCAGTTGGTAGGGTTGTTGGTGTACGTCACGGAAATGACGGCCCCCTCGAAGACCAGAGGAGGTACCAACACGTGGGTCGGCTCCCATGCAAAAAAGCCAGTCAGGTGAGGGGGAGAATGGCGCCTCCGAAACAACCCTGATGAATTTTCAGCCGTGGGAGTCGCTGGTACGCCAGCGACTCCCACGGTTTTTTTTTGGTATGACGTAATGCGGCCGATCTGTCTGATGTCAGATCGAGGGTTCCAAGCCCCTATAAACGCAGAGGACGTCGCCGACTGAATCGGCCTCACCTGAAAGGGATTATATGAACAGCAACGCTATCTGGTTTTCACGTCACAATCCAACGCAGGATCAGCTGGCACAGATTGAAGCCATGGGCCTCAAGCTGTGCCAGCCCATGGGGCTGGGGGCTGAAAAGGCTCTCGAAAACAAGGAAGACGTGAGGGCCACCTTGGCCCTGCTCTCCGCGGCGGCACGAGAGCTGAAAGCGGATTATGTGTTCGGGGTGTTCCCCCCGGCACTCCGCTCAATAGCTGACAGGCGGTCCACCACCGCGGTCAGTGCCGGTGACTATTGTCACCGAGGCCTGGAAATGATGGAAGCATGGAATGCCATGCGTTCCCCGGAAGGTGGGAAGCCCACCTTCATCCACCTGAAATGGGTGGGCACCGGCGCCCTCCCCGTATTCAAGGAGGAGGAGGACATCGCCCCCTGGGTGAGCCACCTCTGAGCACACCACCATCACAAAATAAGCTACCCCCAATGATGGTAGGGGGTCACAAACCAGGGGTCGACATCCCCTTGGTGTAGGTGAGAAGCGCGCTGTGCCGGCGCCTCCGAGTTCACGATGTCGTTGTCAGGGGAATCTGGTATCCAACCCGGAGCCACTAAGACGTGGTACCGCGCCACCCCAGGTGTAAAACAATGAGCGCATTGGCCGGCCGGGCCTAAAGCGGCAGAGAGGGTACGCCATGAAGCGCACCCACATTGGGAGCACTGCTCCCGCCAACCCACCCGGGTATCACTGGGTAGAGGTTAGGAAGAATGACGACGGCAGCAAGGTGTGGAAACTCAAACCACTTTGATGTCGTCGTCTTGTCCCCCTTGGAGGGACGTTAAAGATAATCCATAAAAGATTTCTAAGTCGCAAGACTTGGCTTTCTATCTGAAGTCACGCCCACTCAACTATGGCTACCCCCGAAAGGGGTGGTCATAGTTGAGTGGGCGTGACTTCTTTTTTTGCTATGACTCATTGTCTGGCAAAAGGAAGTCACCACACTCAGAAGGAGAATAATCATGTCATATAGAAACAACTGCGAAGAAGTCGATGACATCCTCCGCCGACGTGATATCGGCATGCGGATCACTGAACTCGAGGCCGAATACGATCGCCGCAGCGACCGTGGCCTCGACACCTTTGAGATCTCAGAGGAGATCTCAGAGCTCCGTGCCCAGCTCGAACCTGCCGTGGCAGCCTAGGCTGTCACACCAGCGAAATGGAATAAGGAGACGTGTCATGCTCGCCCCTGGGAAACCAGGACTCCAAGCCCCCGGGGACCACGTGGTCCCCGGGGTTTTCTTTTTAGTTGATAAACCGCGCCGGCGGATCCCGGTATCACGCCCCCATGGGGCAAAGGAGAGTAAAGTGGAAACAGCAACACCGCCAGCCCTAAGCGGGATGGCCCAGGCCTTCGTAACAGGCTGGAAAGAGTTTGACAGGAACTACCAGAGGAATCCCGATGACCGCAAGTGGTCAGCTGGGCATGCCCAACACCACATGCTGCGCCATCTCTGGCGAAAGCTGTCAGTGAGGGAGCAATTCCAGATCCTCGAGGACATGCCTGAGGAAGCCATGGGGCCCACTGGGATCGAGGAGATGCTGACTGTAGAGCGTAGATTTTAGCCGAGAGCAACTCAACGCCCACCCCTGAGTTGTAAGGCCTCCACGAAAGTGGACCCGGTCTCAAGTCCGGGAATCAGGGGTGGTCCCCCTGAGTCTTCTGGGAATCTACCACGCCGTTGTGGTCGACCCCTGCTAACCCTCAATGCGCTACGTGCGCACAAAGGAAAACACCATGTCGATTGAAGCCCTGCTATCCGCTCATGAATCCTTAGTTGAAGTGCTCCCCGGAGCACACCCCGAGATCGCGTTCCGTGAAGCCCTTGGTCTCGTTGAAGAAGCCGTGGCGCGCTGCGAACGCGCCGTGGGGTTGAAGCCCCAGTGCAAAGGGATGCCCCACTGGGAATCCAGGTTGACGTTTGCCAATGGGGTTGTCCGTGGCGCCGAGACTTCCCTGCGCCGCAAGCAGGGCACCCCAGCGTATAACCCCCGTGGTGCCGCCTGGGTCCGTGGTCGCAAGGCCATGATTTCGCAGGCCACCAAAGCAGCCACCCATGCTGCCCGTCTTTATCTCGCTGTGGTACGCCATAACCGTGGTGTTCTCCCATGAGCGAGGAAGACGTCACAACACTGGAAGCCCTGAAAACCATGGGGTGCAACTGCGCCGTCATGGCAGGGGTGTCATTCGTGGTTGCCATCATTACATGTGCTGTGGTCGGGATCTGTCCCGATGAAGGCGCATTCATTCCTATTGCGATGGTTGCCATTGGTGGTGGCATCGCCGTGGGTGGCCTCGTCACCTGTTTTGGTGGCGACGTCCGGGAAATATAACCAAGCTGCAACCCCAGGGCTTTCCTGAGGTCAGCATCACCTCAATGCGCTTCGTGCGCACAAAGGAGTCTACCGTGGAAAAACTAATATACTCAAATGCAATTTGCCCACGCCGTGACGATGTCACAGCCCTCCGCAGCCTTGCCGCGGAAACCATGAAGAAGGGGATGAAGTCCAGTAAGCCCCAGATCCAGGTCTGCAGTGATATGCTGCTCCGGGCTTCCGGGGCCAAGCACATCGTCTCACGTCCCGTGGAATCCGGTAAGGTGCAGCTCTCGCACCTCGGCAAGTTGACGGTCTACAAGGTCTATGCTGATGGCATCGATCTTGGCTACCAGGTCTCCGAAACCGATGTCGACGGCAAGGAAACCCTGGTCGGCGAACGCGTACGAACTCTGGAAGCCGGCAAGGCCTTCGCCAAGGATCAAAATGATCCCGCGGGGAATCAGTTCGTCGCCTTGTGGTCGTCGCCGCGTATCGAGATGGCAACTCGCCGTCTCCGCATCCAGCGGAGATCTGAAGATCGCGTCTGGGCACCTGCCATTGGGGCCGCCTTGGTCTCCAAGGCGCAGCCACGTGGATACGTGGATATCGCGGATCTCCCGAAGACCGAGGAGGAGATCCGTGAGGAAGAAGCCTGTGCTCTTCTTGAGAACGTGGCGACTCCAGAAGCCCTGGGGACCATGCGTCTCCTCGAGCTCCGTCGGATGGCTGATGCCCTCGGGGCGCGCCCCAAACTGGGTCTCGCCAGGGAAGACTTCATTGCAGTAATCATGCCCCGTATTCGTGCAGCATTGAATACGGGACGCGCACCGGTTGGCGTCATCGACGCTCTCCGGATTTTTTCCACTCAGGGAGTTGAAGCGGAGGCAGTATGATTCAACGAAATGTCCAGTGGTCGAAGTATCCCCCCACGAACAACCCACCTGGATACGAGTGGGTTGCCGTGAAGGGTCCCAATGGGACCCAGATGTCTCGAGGTGAAGCCTCGAAATGGCAACTCCGGCGAACCGCGCCGAAACCAGGGCTGGAGCCCGCCCCGGCACAGCCCGGGTCATAATAAGCCCTCGGGCTTTGTTATGCCATGTTAAACACATGCCCTCTCTGATATCGCTGGTCTACCCAGTGGTATCGGGGAGGGCGTGTTGTTTTCTTTACCTATGACCTCACGTGTCTTAAAAAGTCTCGACGCTGGAGACTGTTGGGGTAGACAGCGAATGAAAACCTGATTTACTGGGAGTCATGTCGCAGCCAGATCTCATCGTGATTGGTGGAGCCGTGGGCGCCCGTTGGGGTGGCCCCGTGGGCTGGGCTGCGTTCATTATTATCCCGAGTACCGGGGAGAGTAAGAAGATCGTGGATGGCAGCGCTGAGGCCACCCAAGACGACGCCGATGTCATGCCGTTTGCTGCCGCGATTCAGTGGTGGCACAACGCGCACAACTCGAAGTCAGAGATCATGCGCCCCCAGGTCCTCTGCATCACCGATGCCCCCGATGTCATCACCGCTGGTGTGAACCCCTGGAAGCGAAACCTGGCCTCGGACTGGAGGTTCATCACCTGGTTTGAGACCCGGGGCTACGAGATCTCGTGGACCTGGGAATCCAGGTATGAACATCTCCCCATTATCCAGGAGGCCCTCCATGCTCGTAAAAAGTTCCAGGCTGTCGGAGCTGCTACCCCCGGGTGCCTTCAACCTCAGTGATCTCCGGTCGCCCCGTGCACGAAGACCTCGCAAGGATCACGGGCTTCTCAAGATCACGAAGACACACATCAAGATCCCATGTGAGCTGTTCCCCGAGTACGGGGAGCGTTTCACGGTTTGCGCGGTGGTACTCAACAACTGTGTCTGGTTGGTGCCCACGGATGGGGGTCTCCTGGTGACCCGGATGAGCCGACACGCCTACAGGATCTACCGGAAGCCCAGTCATCCCAACATATTCAAGATCGGGGTCTACACCCCGTTCCGGGATGACATCGTTGATGGGATCAAAGCGGTCAGGATCCCCGGTGCTGTCGCCGCAGGGGCCCGAGAAATCGACAACATGGCTAATTGGCGTCAGAGGACGTCATCGGGGAGCCACTGACGATTCGTGGATTCCGTGGTACCGTCAGAGGCCACCATGGTTCGCATCTTATGCCAGGACTGCGCCATGTCAGGCCAGAACTGGGTGTGATGATAGAGACCCATGACCGCATAGTTCACGGCATGCACGAAGTCATCGTGTCGCTTGGGAATCCGGTGCACCAAGTTCATCCCACGCCCACGCGGGTTATCTCTGATTTCCTCGAAGATGGATAGAAAGTCGTTCATGAGGTGCTGCATGGGGCCCTCGTAGGGGGCGAAGCGCACCTTTCCGCACTTGATGAGTTCGCACAGCATGAGGAGGCTACGCGCCTTATCCAGGGACCAATAGTTCCGTGGGCCTGCTTCACCAGACGGACTGAAATTGATGATATCTTGGTTGGGTTGTGCCATGTAAGTGAACGGGCACAGCTTGGAGAGCGGCCACCCCATATGGGTCAATATGGACTCTCTTATATTTCCCGCACCCCCGAAATCGTGACATATGTAATTGACGCCTGCAGTAGCCGCGGCCTCTTTAACAATGCTGGCTTCCTGGAAGTGATCCGCGATGTATGGGGTCGCATATCCCCACATGACATCCACGATTCCGTGCACGTTGATACCAGCTAAAGCCAATGCGGTGTTTGAGATGAAGTCCTCGGTGTCAGTGGTTTTCTCACGACCCTTGCCACCCCAGTCGACCCCAAGCATTACTGCATTGTATCTGCTCTTATCGAGCTGAGACGGTCTGACGTATTTAGCAGTTGCGGCCGCAGTGAGATCCTTAATGGTCATCAACTTCTGACCGGTGTCGTAACTCTCCCCGAGGACTTCGTTGTAGAAGATGTACTTGGGTTTATTCCGCAGGGTGTCCAGAATCTTGTCCCATGACAACGGAGAATTGTAGTGCATGGGGAAGACGATCTGGGGCTCATGGTAGCCCGAGAAGGTCAGCCTTCGCTCTGGGAATCGGTGTATGAAGTAGCCACCTCTGGAATCCAGGGGACCCCCGCATTTAGCACAAATCAGGGTGCGAGGGGACCCATCCTTCCTCTGCGTGTTATCCCCAATCATGTTCAGGATGTCGCCGTCGACACAGCACACATTGACGTGCTTGCAACCCGTGGCCTCACATGGGATATGCCAGATGCCCTGAGACGACTGCTCCCAGTACACCTCTATGGGGTTGTCAAATGTTTTTGGGGTTCCCGAGTACCTCTCGAGTTTATACGGGGAGGCGTCTAAACAACTTTGAATAACTGGCAAAACATCGATGTCAAAGTCCTGGAGCTCATCCACAGCGACCTCATCGCAGGACGTGCCCCGGATACGATCCGCTGAGTTTGTTGCGTAATTGTAGAACAGATTGCTACCGTTACCGAGAGTGCGCTGCAGGACCTGTTGGTCCCTGCTCTCATCCATTAGACGTGCACGTACAATGGACTCTTTGAGGAATGGGCGGACATAGTTGTTGGAGAACTTTCGGATCTGCTCGAACAGCGGGGTCACCGAGAGCATGTTGTAATAGGGGTGACTCGCCGCACGGATGATCCCACCAGCGGCCTTGTTCGTCGACTTCGAGAGCTGACGCCCCGCCTTATCGATTTGCCGGCGGGGGATGTTGTGGGTGGCATACTCGTGCTCGAACAGGAAATGGGTATTCGCTATCGAGTATGGTTTCCCTTTCAATTTGAAAATCAGAGGCAAGGCAGCCGACAAGGGCATATTAGGATTGGCTTGCCTTGCCTTGCTAAGACGTCCGAGGGCATCGTTGTAACTCGGTAGGGCGGCGTCGCCCCCGAGACTCACGTTTTCCTTGGATGCAAGTTCTACCATGGTTGACTCATGGTAATCCGGCATGGCAGTGATGCCAGAGCCCTCACCTCCTGGGTGCCCTGCACCGCAAGGACCTCGTATGGCGACTATCATCAAAGTGCTCGTGCTCGTCGCACTCGCACAGATCCTAATCAAGTTAGCCCTTATTTTCCTGGCCGTGGTATTCATCGGCTGGGCATTTACTGGCTTCCGTGGCCACATCTGGAGGGGTTAGTGGCCCCCGTTGACCCACCTATGCCGTACTAGGCGAGTCAACCCCAGATTTTCTATAAACTCTATTCAAAGGAGACTCACATGTCTGACAGACCAATTCCGCATGAACTCGCCAAGTACCCAGGGGACCTCTTGCGTGCCGAACTCGACCGCCGCTGTGACGTCGACGCATTACGCTTCTCATTTGAGGCCTACATCAAGAAGCTGGGGGAGCTCGCCAATGCCGCAGGGCTCCGAATTGCATTCACCGCTGTGGCCATCGAGGTCCTCGAAGAGCGCGCACGCGAAATCGCCGAAGGCCTGCATGCCAATGGTCATCTTGTCGATCGCAAAAATGGGATCAACGAACCCACTGCGATTCCACGCCCTGATCTCCCCAGACCAGAGGTCAACATTCTCGTCACAGATGTCGAGGAGATCTGGAGGGATATCCAAGCAGGCGTTGCCTTTGTTTACCACCCAGATAGAGGTCTGTGGTCTCTTGCACAGGAGACGATGACTCGCCGCAGCATTAAGGCTCATCTAGCCAAAGGGGGTACTTTTCATCGTCGCACAGGCCTTTTCATCTCCGCATAGGCAGTGCTACGAAAACTTCATAGCTGGCCCAAAAGTCTCAACGCTGTAGACTGTTTCCATGTACTTATCACAGAGTCCTCGTGCGGTACTCCACCGCGCCTATCCCACCCCGAGATATCGGTCCCCGCTCTCAGATCCCACTGTGGCGTCCACGGATCGCATCCGGACCCCAAACATGGTCTGTCGCCTGGACCCCAAAGGACGGCTCGATGAAACCGCCACCACCAACCTGGGGGGCCCGCAAGCACCAAAAGGGTGAGCGGAGCTCCGAGAAGAACAACCCCGAGAATGACTGTCTACCCCTAGAGGATCCTCTAGGGGTTTATTATGACCTCGCCGTGGACATGATTGGTAACCACCACGAAAACCTCACCCGTGAGTTCCTACGCGGGTTCTGCGCCATGCAGCAAGCCTTCAATGCCCGTGCCTTCGGCGACGTCACCAAAAAGCATTGTAGAGGTATCCACATCATCCATGATGCCGACACCGAAGGGTACTGTCGCCACCCCCTGTGTCCGTCGTGCTGGCTCAAAAGGGAACTCGTCATCCGTGACACCCTCACCAAGACCCCGGCGCCTCCGCGGTGGATCTACCGGGAGTCCAGCACGTTTCCATTGCGCGAGTTTGACTCCAGGGATGCCGATAAGGCCTGGGAGGCATTCCGGGCGCGCTATGTCCGTAGCCTCACCCCTTTGGTGTGGTCACTGGAGATCACCCAATTGGAGGAGGGCTACTCGGCTCCTGTGACCTACGATGAACTCACCAACCTTGGGTTCAGGTACCGTGGTATCTTCTCTGATTCTGGAGGGGGTAGATACAAGTCGATCCCAGTGATGTGTTCGGAGTCCGGGGTAGTCCCGACTCCAATCGGGAACTACGGCTTTATCTTCGATACCCCCTGTAAGGATGCCGAGATGCTAACGGAGTGGAGGGAGCATGTGATGTCCCCGGTGAAGGTAATCAGTGACTTCATGCACCACGCCGCTCTCCCAGTAATCCCTAAAAAAGTACATCTAGGGAAGCAGTTCTACGCGCTCTCGATGAAGGAGAAGAAATCCCAAAGTGTTGAAATCTTAGACACCGGAGGGGTCAAATCTCCTGAGGCCCCAGTTGTTCACTAAGGTGAACAAAATGTTCTCAAGACTTGAAAAGCATCACATACGGTCCTTTAATATATCTAACCTCCAGATAGCCAACAGCCAGACATCCGCGCCCGCTGCGCGTGGCGCCACCACCGGTGGAGGCCGTGATGTCGAAATCCTCGACGTGTGAATTTCACTGATCTTGGTCGTCACCATCGCCACCTCCGGTGGTGTCGGCGCCACGGTTGGTGGGCTGTTGGCTGTTGGAAGTTAGATATATTAAAGGACCATATGTGATGCTTTTCAGTTTAACCATCTACTAGACAAGGAGTTCCATAATGAAGCCTTCTACCATCGCTTTTATTGGCGATTTACACCTCTCGTTCACGATCTGGGAGTCTCGAAGAGAGATCACAGGTGACAGTGATCTCGGACTCTCCGAGATCCTAAAGGTATGCAAGTCTCGGGATATCCGGGACCTCATACTACCCGGTGATATCTTTGATTCTCCGGATCCTCATCCCGCCTTGGTCTACAAGTTCAGAGACTTCGTGGAGCGTGCCAGTGAACAGGGCACCTCTGTCTCCTTCATCCAGGGTAATCATGACAAGCGGGTGTTGTCCTGGGGCCAAGCGGTCTCCGGTGATGCCCACTGGATCGGTGATGGTCATCTCAGAGAGATCGCGGGTACCGCAGTACGCGCCTTCGATTACACCTCACGAGATGACCTCGCCGCCAAGCTCGCCGAGGTGGGTTCCAATGGGGTCCCCAGCGATGTCATCGTCATGCACCAGGCGTGTAAGCAGTACCTGGATATCGAGGGTTGTTGGAGCCTGGATCTCGACTGGGTACCCGAGTTAGCCGGCGACATCGTGATGTCCGATATTCATGAGCCCTGGGGAGGTCCACGATCCGGGACTCGCTGGGCTGGTTACACCGGTGCGATGACCACGAGGTCTATCAATGAGGCCAGGCATCCCAAGTCTGTGTTGCTCCGGCATCCCGGTGGCGTCTTTGAACGCGCCCCGATTCGCTCCCGTTCGATCTGCCAGTTCGCGGTGACCGCAGATAACATCGAAGGTCTGATGACCTCGATTCGGGAGTTCATTGCCCACGCCGATGCCAACCAAGAAGAGACCAAGCTGCCTGGTGTCATCTACGTCACCTATGACAACTCAATTGTCTCGGCGCCGGAGATCCTCGCGGACACCATCAAGGCCGCGAAGTCAGATGTCTTCGTGGTCCCCAAGTTCACGGGATCCCAGAAGGCCGCGATCACCTTTGATCCCAGTGTGGCCGCCGAAGGCGTCCCCGAGATCACCACCTTCGTGTCTGGATTCTTGAAGCCCGAAGATGACCCCCGCGCCCATGGTCTCGCCCTCGATCTCCTCGATGGCACCCAAGGCAAGGAAGGCATCGTCGCCAAGATTGAATCCGCACGCCAACGCTTCCTCCAGGAGGTCCAATGAAATCATCCGCATTCACCCTTATCGAGATCTTGATCTTAATTGCGATTGCCGCTGTTCTTGGTGTGCTGCTTATCACGGCGATACACGGGGCAGCGTCATCAAAACCAAAATCTAAAGAGGCCCCGGTTCCCGTGGAGTACACTCGTTTCGTAGAAACACAGGTGACCCCATCAGGCTTCAGTTACCCCAACCCAGTGTATCTCCTACGGGACACCAAGACCGGCCAGGAATGGTTGCGAGCCTTCCAATACGGGTTTGTTCAGGTCTCCCCCAGTGCATCCACCCCCGTACGCTGTGAAGCCGAGGTCCCCCGATGAACGAAGACTCTCGTTTCGCTTACTTCAGACTCCCCAATGGGACCACGTTTCATCTCCCCCGGAGTGTCCTCGATCTCGCCGCAGCTCCGGCGCGGCTGCAAGTCGACTCCCTGATCACCCTCGAAGCCCTCGCCGCCGCGATCCTAGGCGTCCCCGACGTCGATTTCCTGAAGTGGGGGGATTCCCTCTCCGAGGCCTCAAACGAGCTAGAATCGAAAATGGCGAGGTCCCAGGCCCCTGTTTTGGGGGTGCCCTATGGTGACTCCGAGATCGACCGGATCATGGAGGCGGTCTCAGGCATCGAAGGTGACTGCCGTGTCGAGATCACCTATGACACCCGAGGTAATCAATGGCAGCTCACGGTGGACAACAAGGTAAACGATCCGATGTCGCGGAGCCACGCATTATTTGGTGGCGCCGCTGTCTCACTTACTGAAGCCGTGAACTCCCTGCTCCGTAGTCTTGCCAGCCACATCGAATGGGGTGTCGTCGTCACCAGGGGTGCCCAACGCGTCTGCACCCCCGTGGCACCCCCCAGTGTTGGTGAGATCTACGGGGTGCCCTTGTTGTCCCGGGTCTACGCGGTGAGACCCAGTCCCATGCTTGGAAGACTTTGTTATGCGGTTGCACATGGTGCTGCCCCCGCGATGAGATTCTTTCATTGTGATCAAGACGAACGCTCTCGTGTTTCCGCGAAGGCAGAGGTTCTCGATGACTATGGATACGCGATTCCAGTAAGTGACCGTTCTCAAATCCGTCTTGCCCTGTGTTGCCAGTGTCGGGAACCCCAGTTCTGGACTCCCTCGGGCTTCACGTGCAAGAATGGCCATGGTGGCGCCGATGCCTTGCCTTATGAAGAAACCCCGTCCTAATAAACCCTGAATCCTGAAAGGATCAGCCATGATTAAATCAATTCTTGTTTTCCTCGCCCTCCTCGGGCTAGGGGTCAACGCGGCGACCTACTCCTATGAATGGAAGCCCCAGGATGTCTATCGCCCATCAAAAACTCGCGAGCAGTATTTCGCGGAACGCCCACGAACCTGGGTGGATGTTTCCCCAGCGATGCTGTGTATCTACAACCGAGACGCCCAAGCCTTACTGGATCTCTTGGCCACGGACCCCAAGGCGCTCTCGGCGACGGTGCCCATTTTGGATGTCCGGGAGAGCGTGCCGACTCCGGATCCCAGATATGCGGGGAAGTGGGCTTGTAATGGGTGGCTGCATGTAGCCCAGTACGCACACGTGTCCGTCTTCAAGGCGTGCGAGGCCATAGACCCCGTGGGCTGGAAGACAGCGGACTCATTTGGGGTCACCCCTTTCATGCAGGCCGCTGGTCGCCCCTACCAACTCGACATGATCAAGCACATGGTCGAGAAAGGTGCAGTCATCAATCAGGTGGATCGCGTAGGGGCCACCGCACTCGACTTCGCGATGCGGGGTGAGAGTAACTTCCATAAGTGCTGCAAGGAAGACGACACGGATCCCTCTGGCATCGTCAAGTTCCTGCGCAGCAAAGGCGCCAAGACAGGCACCGAGTTGAAGTCAGAGGCCTTCACGGAGAAGTACAAGAAGGCGTCTCAGAAAAAGTGATTTCCCGTTTTCAGGGGCTCCGATGAGGTGGATACCGCGTGGTATTCACCTCATCTAGTTTATAGTCCAAATAAACCTACTTAACCCAGAAGGATTAACGTCATGGGAAAAATCAGTTCACCTGTTGAAGCCATCAAGAAGACTCAGTTCTTCAGGTTCCCGCGCACCCCGATCCAGGCCCGCATCGCCCGTGTCGGCGATGTTGTAGTCGCGCTCTCGAAGTCCGGCCGGGTCTACACCAACGTCCGCGCACTATCGGTGTGGGTGTACTGTGATGGCTGCGAGGACTGGATCCCCGAACTTTTCAAGTGCATGGAGGCCCTGGATCTCCTGACCCCAGCGGACATCGAGCGCCACACCCGGTTCACCAAAGCGGAGAGTCATCGCCAGAAGATGATCTCCTGGCTTGCGGATACCAAGCGTTGGGCGGATCACCCCGTGCTGCGGACCTCTCTGAAGAAACGCCTCAAGGTCTGGGATTCCCTGGATCCCTGGGGTCAGGAGAAGGCGGCGCGGTACGGTTACATGCCTGAGGGGGCTGTCCAGAAACCTTTACCGAAAGGGGGTGCGTAATGGGGGCCGTGTTCAAAACAGTAAGTGAGGTCCGCGCCGCCAACATCGCCGCTGGGGGTCGCTTTTTCAGTCGGCAGAACATGGCGCATGCCGGCGATACCCTGAGATCCTTCGCGCTGTGGCGGGATCCCGAGGGCGTCCTCTTCATCTACCGAAAACCAACGGCCACTGTGAGGTCCCCCGGTTTCAGGGATGGAGAGCCTTATTCTGTTCTAGTGGGGTACTCCAAGGGTTACGGGCTCCTCTACGAGGTGAAACCAGATGGTCGCATGTCGCCAACGGGGGCCCTGAAGATTCGGCAGTTCTACGCCATGCTCAAAGGAGCAACAAAATGAGACCCTTTCATCGCAACAGCACCAAGGTCTTGGTCGGGGTTGAGCCCGATGGCACCCGGGTGTATCGCCACAACAACAAGATCATTCGGGCCACCCCGGATACCCGTCAGTACCCCGATGTTGGATTCTACCCACCCGGGGGCCGCGCGGCACTCTACCGGGGCTGTAAGGATCCCCGGAACACCCCTGAGTTCGCCGAGGGCGTCCGGGAACTCCGGAGTCGCGGGAAACCCGCGGGGGTCCGCCCGGGGCCACAATCATTATCCCTTCGTTAAAGGAGGCTCTATGAAAACACGTTTTCCCGATGGTACACCTTGTTACCTCATCGCGCTGAGACGCTCCAAGCGTGGCAAACCCTCGGGTCATGCGATCCGGAGACTGCGTCGTGCGGTCTTCTCCGAGTTCTTTGAATACGCCAAAGAATCTGTTGTTTTCGGCCACAGCGTTGGCGCCATGGTTTTCCGACTTCGTGATGGTGTCGACCCCAGTGAAGCCCTGCGGTACTGGCCGGATCACGGGGTCTGCCCTGCCTGCCTGCACCGGGCCATCACAGCGGGGACATGCTGTATGTGTGGTGCCGACCCCGACAAGGTTAAGTCCCCATACAAACCAAAGGCGAAGGCGAAGAAATGAGACTGCCGCTTTGCTACGCCGAGGCCTTGAAGCACTCGCGTACAGGGAAGCCGTCTTCTGCGGTTCTCAAGAAGCTACGCGCCGCTGCTCTCGCCGAGTTCTTTGTCTTCGACCCACTCAAGTGGGTCTACCAGCTTCGCCCCGGGGTGAAGCCCAAGGAGGCCCTAAAACGTGTCAGTGATCACGGGGTCTGTTCGCACTGTCATCTCCGCTCACTCACCACGGGGTGTTGCCTGCAATGCGGGAAATGCCCAGATGAAGTCAAGAAGCCCTACAGTAGGCCCCAGGAGATCCCATGAAACTCTGCACACCTGCGCCATCGTTTTGCTGTGTTATCACCGAGGGTCAGCGGGTTCTTCGCATGAGACCCCCGCGGCACTCGCTCCCCAAAGCCCAGATGGATGTCGCCCTCTGGAAGAAAGCCCACCCCGATTATGTCGAACGTCGGGATGGCAATATCCCACGTGTTGTCGCCACTCTCACGGGGTTTATCTGGGATGTCGAGGTCCCCGAGCGATTCGAGTGGACCCGCTTCGTGAAACCAACACCAGCGGTGGTCGCCCGATATCTCTCGACATATACTCAGACCCCACAGGCGGGTCCGTTTGGGCGTTCCCAGTACCGTCTCAAGTTGAAGCGAGTTGACTGGAGGGGTTACCTGACATGTAACTCCTGGCTCATCAAGGCCTGGGTGGAGTGGCCCCTAGCCGTAGATGTCAATCTGGTGACCCCACGAGAAATCGAGTTCATCTGTCCCTACTATTGAGGAGATCACATGGAAGTCTCAGCTCCTGTTGTTGCAGTTGTATCCGGGAAGCCCAATAGGGTTCCCCTCCCCATACGCCCCACGATTTGGGGTCTCGTCCGCGCAGGTGTCGACTTTGATCACAGTGGTCCCGATGTCTCCGAACTCCTCAATCGAGGGTTCACGGAAGAAGCTCTCATTGAATCCGGGATCTGGCAGCGCGTCCGTGGAGGCCGCCTGGCCCGGACTTTCGGAGGGTTCCTGGCCCAGTGCTATGAGCGCTGCGATTCCAATAGCACCGCGGTCCTCGACATCGCCACGTTGAACTGGAACCATGGAAACCGAACTATAAACACAGTTAGGAAAGAACATGTCACCCATCAAAATCGAAGAAACTAGCATCAAGCTGAGCGCTAGTTTCGTGCTTGGCCCAGCACCGCTGTCATACGACAAAGACGATGTCGGCTGCCGACCCCGCCGGATCGACTTCGATGTCGTCTCTGATCTCCTCTCCGAGATGTTGCTTGGTATCGCCGGCAAGGCTCTCCCCGCGGACCTCATGCTCAGGGGGGTCGATGACGTCTACGTCGACCCCACGTCGATGTGGCGCGAGGAGGTGTGCGTGAGCATTCAGGCATCAGTGGGGGACGCCGGAGAAATCTACGGCCCCTGTTGGAAATCATTGATTGCGGAGAAGATGAAGGGGGTCATCACGCGATTCATCGCGATGACGGAGACCCCAGGAGCCCTGAAGTGGTGGGAACTCCGTACTGAACTCGATCGCCGGCTGGAGGCACATGACAATGCCCACCGGGGGTACATGGCCAGTGATGAGTTCTACAAGCAGCAAGCCGAGATCAGGGAACACCCCGATTTCGACAACACTGAACCCCCTGACTTCATCGGAGATGTCCTCTTGGCCACCAAGTTCGCCGAGCTCGATATCTCGATTACGGGTAAACAGGTTCAGGGTTGGAAAGAGTACCCGCTTCGATTCGAGGACATCGTGGGATCCCAGGATCTCATCTACCTCAACGATGGTGGTTACTCCCGCATGGGGCTCTTCATCAACACCGATGATACCATACGGGTGGTCATCTGCATGAATGAGAAGTCAGACCACCATGGTCGTCAGCACGACGATGACGTCATCACGAAGATGCGGGAGATCCAGGAAGCCGCGACGACATGGTACCGTGCCGCCCTCAAGGAAGCCGGAGAGGCATGCCTCAGAAAGAAGTCATGTATGGAAGTCAATCTCAACACTGTGGCCAATCGTGCCGCGGATGCCGCGGCCTCTCTGACCAATTCTCTGTTGACCACTGATAACGGCATCTCGGAGCCCCAGTACAGGGCGCTCATCAAGCTGCTGGGTCTTCTCCTCGAAACCCAGCACGTCGAGCGTCTCACGAAGGCTGTCCGTGCCACCGATGGGCAGTTCTACCTCCCCGAAGGTGATCGCTTTAGCCAATACGAGTCTGAGGGGTGCGCTGATGGCGCGTAAACCCAACTCTGAATCGCTTGAGCGTCTTGGCTGCCATCACTACAAATCGATTTCTGTTCCCATGATGGCGAAGATAGTCTCTGACTGCGTGGGCTGGTATTCCCACCAGTTGTGTGGGGATAGTTTTCAGCGCGCCGCGGCGCAAGCCCAGGTTCGCTTGACCTCACAACTCATCGCAGCCTGGGTAGCCCAGCGCTGCCACACCGGGGTTAATCCAGACGATGTCAATCAGGTATTGGTCTTGGATCAGCAATACCCCCAGCGCAGTTTTGCCCAATGGGAGTCCAATCTCCGTTTCCTCATCAGCAAATACAAGAGGAGTCCCAAATGAGTAATGAACCCGATTTGTTCAAGGCACTCGATGCCACACACACCCACCGAACCTCCATCATCGTGGCGAACCCGAGGACCGGGGCGATGTGGGCGTTCACCCCTTTGCGCAAGCACGCCAAGTTCCTGACCACGCGGTGGGACCCCGATACACCCACGTATGAGCGCAGCACTGATGACGTCTCGTTTCGTGCCATCATCGAGTTGATCTATGACAAGTGTAACGGATGGCGAATCGTCGCCGACAACTCGAGTCCCGGAAAGATTGAGTCCAGGGCGGTCATGCACGCCGATGGTACGGCGACATGGTATGTCAACGCTCCTGAACACGGGCTCGCCTTACCCCAGGGGTATTCGGTGCACCCCTGCCCTATGCAGGGCGGCCAGGGGACCCCACGCTGGTATATCACGGGTCCCGATGATCGTGAAGACGGCGACCGCACCATCGAATGTGTTCACACCAGTATTGAAGATGCCGTGGATGCCGCCTGGGATGAGGTGGAGTCATGACCAAGCACCGGAACCTGTTCCTGCATAAGTCTGAGCGCGAGTACAATATCACGACTCAGGCCGAGCTCCGCCGTATCTTCTGGCAGTCAAACCCAGAGTTCCAGCGCAAGGGTAATCAAGGCCAGAACGCCTACAACGCCACGATCCGTTCGGCTTGGTGCTTCTTCGTCGACGCCATGCAAAAGGATGGTAATATCTCACACGCTCTCGCCAAGAGAGCCTGTCTCTGAAAGGGACAACATGCCTATAACAGTTGCTCATCTTCGCCGGAACCTCGCCGCGATGTCCCCGGAGAAACTCCGGGAGTTCGTGGAGTTCTTGGTGATCTACATGTATTCAGACGGCCACCTCGATTTTGGTGCTGATGCCGTCGATGCCGATCTCCTCTATCTCGACGGCGAGTTCCCCTCGGGGTCCGATGTCTGCGAGGCCGTGTCATCCTTTGTCGACTTCGAGAAAATCCTGTCGACCCGTGCCAAGAAGGCCAAGCAGGTCTACACCGTTGTAGGCATCTATGCCGACAACAACCAGCAATACGCAGATGACTTCAAGGCGAGATCTTTGGCTGAGGCCGTGGAACTCGCGCAAGCCAAGGTGGCCTGTGCTGGTAACGAACTCATCGTTGCCGGGGTGTTCCTCGGAGGGAAGCTGGTGGTATGAAAAACGTGAACAGCAATTGGCCCTACACCTTGCTCTCACCAGCAGCCATGGGAGTAATCGTTTCTGACGCTGTCAGGTGGTATATCGACGACATGGATTCCAAGAATGAAGTGAATCAACACTGGGCTGAGGCTCAGGCCGCGCAACTCGGGTTCATGGTGTCGATGTGGGTTGCTAAACGGGGAGGCTCCGCATGCGGTACCTGTGATGCCGTCAGTTTTCTTGGTCTCAAGGATGGAAAGAAACTCAGACGGAGATCCGCCAAGAAGTGGACAGACCTGCTTCGTCGACTCAAGGATGGGTAGCACATGACTCAGTACGACAACGCTGATTTCCGCCGGTTCTGCGAACAGGCCACGGATCGCCAGCTCGCCAACATCATTTATTCAGAGCATAAGAACAACCACGAAGTCGACTGTGGTATCGCCGAGGGCGTCGCCATAGCACGAGGCTTCGACGCCGCGCGCATCGAAGAATGCAAGCAAAGGGAAACCCCATGAGTATCCCAAAATACGTCTTAAACCGGGATGGCACCGAACGTGGGGAAACCACGGGGTCATCTCGCCTCTGCCGCCTCGATGGTTGCGGTGGTCGCTGCATCGGGGTCCGCTGGCCCAAGAAACGTGGGCAGAAACGTGCTCATATCACTTTCCCATGCACCAAGGGTATGAAGCGGGTCGACGCTGAAACCGAACAAATCATGTAACCAAGAGGAGGCCGGCTATGCCAGCTAAGAAACCAGTGCTACCACCACGCGTGAAGCCCAGCACCTGCAAGGGAGTCCACGGGTTCTCATATGAGTGGTTCACGAATACAAAAAGCCCAGCGGTCAGCAGCGCGCTGCATGAGGCCGCCCGTGACCGCGGCGAGCAGTGCATGCGTGAGGGGTATGTTGCCGGAGAGCTCGTGTACGAGTCTCCCCAGGGTCGTACTTACACGGGGTGGTGGAGTGCCATCAGAGAGGAAGACATCAATGCCCGCACCTAAATTGCCCAGGGTTGATTGTTCCAACGGGGCCCCCATGGGCAGGGCACCATGGCCACGCAAATCGATATTCAGCGAGGGCCTCGACATCACCCAAGTCGAGTGCTTCAAGGAGCCCGCGTATTGCTTCAAGTTACCCCTTCGTGAGGGCTACGATCGCGGGGGTGCCTACTGGGGAGGCCCCAATGATCTCTGGTGTGCCACCAATGGTTTCGAGGGGGACAACACATTCCAGATGTTCACCAGGGCGGGATCACGCCACGAAGCCCAGTCCAAGTTTGAATACGAGGCCCCGGGTCGACTCATGTGGCGAAAGCGGTCTGTGAACCCAGTACGGAGGCCATATGCCCGACGGTAAGACACCAGAGAACTACAACCAGGCCTTTCTCGACATCCTCAATAATCCTGAGAGTATTAGGACAGCGCAGGATCTTTGTACCCAATATATCCGCACGTGCTTTTTGCGTGGCTATAGTGTAAGATTCACGATGCCATCAGTAGCCCACGCCAACGTGCTCGTTGAAGCCGATTCAGAGCTCGCCGCGATGACCAAGGCTCAGGACATCGAGATTGATCACGGTGAATGGCGCTATGGCGGCCCCATTGATCCCAAGGCGAAACCTCGGCCCACGCAGGTGACGCCGATAGGCTGGGAGGCCATGTTGCCACCTCGTCTACTCAAGCCAGGAGAAACCGCTGATTTCGAGGTTGTATTCCACAAGGTGGATACCCAGACGTACGTGGTCAATGCGAGTTCGCGTGAACACGCCGCATGCCTCGCCGAGCAACTCCGCCTCGACGGCACACCCCCGATGTCGTCATCGGATGGCATCTGGTCACCGCACATTAAACAACTCAGGAAAAAGGAGAACGAAGATGGGAAAGACACCACTGGAAATCTTTGATGCCCTATGGCAGGAGTTCGCACGCCCCGAGGGCACCGAGGCCCGCTTGGTCAGTGATCTCCTCGAGGATCACATCTCGAACTCGGAGACCGACCACGGCACGGTCCCAGAGGAAGCCCTGGATCACTTCGATACCATGCTCGAGGAACTCTTGGTGGTCACGATGACAGTACGGCGGGCATTCAACCGGCTTCGGGAGCACGCCGGGGACCAATGCCCGATACCATTCTCGCTGCGGTCGTCTGGGGGTGAGCAGGCCACCCTCCAGGGGCGTGTGGAAATCACCCCACTTGGCATCGAGGTTGGGTTCAAGGGGTATGGGACCCGTGAAGTCGACAATGGAGCCCCAGTATTCATTGAACAACAAAACGGGGTGGCCCGCATGTTGGTATGGACGGATATCAATTCCCCGGATTACACGACTCGCATCGGATTAGGCCTCGCCCAGGAAAAGTTCCGGAGAGACAGCGATGTCACGCCTACGCCTGAATAAGTGGAGATCCCCGAAGTCCCAGAAGATCTACGTCTTCATCAATGGCTATGAGGACAAGTCGATCCCGAAGGTCGCCATTGTCGGCCTCGACGATCACTGGGCGATCTCTGGTGACAAGGGCAGCCAGGTCAACAAAGACCTCGCCCGTCGGATCTTCGCAGATGTCGAGGAGCTCTCGGGGGTACGTCCCGAGCATGGCTTCGCCGCATTATGCGCTGCCATTGAATGGTAATCACAATCACAGCAAAGGAGTCCACGTGTTCATAAAAACTGTAACACTGCGAAATTACTGCCAGCACGAGGATGTCACCGTTGAACTCGGCGCCGGCCTCAATGGAATCATTGGATCCAATGGTCGCGGGAAGTCCAACTTCCTTGACGCCATCCGATTCCTGCTCACCGGGGAATCCAACAACCCCGGCAAGAAGGAAGACAATCTCCGCTGGGGTGCAAAGACCGGCTGGGTTGAGGGTACCATCCGTTTCGGGGATACCGATTACTACCTGAAGCGGTGGATTACCTCGGCGAAGGTCGAGATGTCCTGGAAGGACAACACGGGGGGTGAGCAGAAGATCATCAAGGCTGCTGAGGTCCAGAGCACGCTCAACGCACTCACGGGATCCACTGCCAAGGTTCTCCTCGATGCAGTCTTGGTCCCCCAGGGGGCCATCAACGCCGTGCTATTCCAGCGCCCCGGGGATCGCCTCAAGGAGTTCCAACGCGTCTTCGGTCTCCAGGGTGTCGCCGATGCCCATCGCTATCTCGGCGAGGAAGCCGCGAAGTACACGTTGACCCCAGGGCTCTCCCAGGCCCTCAAGGATTCCGCTCAGTTGCTCACCGCGGCAAGAGCGGAGGTCTTGGTCTCCCAGGAGGCCTGTGCAGCCGGCAAGGCAGCCATTGAGGCCCTGTTACCAGCTGAGGATGTCCTGAGACGTGCAGATGCCGCGCAACGCCATGGCGCCGCTTTGGCGCAGGCCACGGATCGGCATCAAACCGCACTCCAGGCCCAGGCCACGGCGCGTTCCGAGCTCGCCACGGCGACAGCAGCCCTGGAGGCCAGGGTTGTCCAGGGGCTCACTGAAAAAGCGGACTCGATGCGGAATCGTCGGGCTCAGATCGAAGTCGCGCTTTCCCAGGTCAACCAACGCCAGAACGCGGCTGCTGCAGTGGCGTCTTATCAAGCCACTCTGCTCATGAACCCTGAGGTCACCGCAGAGGAAGGCCAGGCCGCGGAGGCCGCTGCGGCCACGGCGGCCGCTGAACTCGCCACTGCGGAGAACGCGGCACGGGGCAACCGTGCCTTGATCCCAGCGGAGATCGAAGCCAAGGCAGCCCAGGAAGCCGCGACACGAGCCCTCGACGAAGCCAAGGCCCGGAATGTTCTCACCGATGCCGATCTCGTCGCGTGGTCAGCGGAGATCAACCGGCGCACCGGTGATATCCAGGGTTTCGAGACCGGGTTCTGTCCGACCTGCAAACAGGAGGTCAAAGGGGGCCCCGCGCACATCGCCGCGATTCGTGCCTCGATCACTGAACTCACCATACAGCGGGAGAAGCGCCGATCCGAACTCGAGTTCGCCAAGGGAGAAGAGATCAACCGGTGCATGGGTGACGTGCAGACCGCCGCTGCGAGAGTTCATGCGATCGCAGTCCAGGCCGCCGAGTTCTTTAGTAACCATCTCAAGGCGGCGACGGCGAAGGCAAATGCGGCATCTGCGGATCTCACGGCGAAGCGGAATGCGGCATACCAGCGCCAGCAGGCCCTCGCCGGACTCCAGTCCAGTAAGCAACTCCTGGAATCCCTGGGTGGGGTGGCCACACCGGCTCCAGGTGAGATCGAAACCATTGATCGTGAACTCGCCCAGATCAGGGCTGCCCTGGATGCCCATGTGGGACTCCAGCGCACCCGGGATGCCGCCGTGGTCAAGTTGACTTCAGCTGATAACGAGGTGGCCTCCGCGGAATCCGCGGTGATCGCCTTGGGAAGGCAGCTCGATGCCCCGAGCCCCCAGGAAGTCGATGCCGCTGTAGCGGATACCAGACGACTCGCCGAGCTCCGGAAGTCGCAGGCCCAGATCGAGGCCACCCATGCCGCCAATGTTGCCTCGGTGACCATGCGTCAAAGCGAGGCCAACCGTCTCGCGGAGACCGCGCGTCGTGAAGCCCGGGATCAAGCCTGGGTGGAAACTGTCAACAAGGTCCGTGATATCCTGCATCCCACCAATTTGCCAGCAGTGGCCATGCGGGAGTATGCCGCGATCATCAATAACCAGTTGGGGTGGTATCTCGATAAGTGGAATGCCCCATTCCGCCTCTGGATCAATGAGAACATGGAGTTCCGTGCTCTGAAGCCAGATGAAAACGGTGCCGAAGCCGAAATGGACGCCGCCCGTCTCAGTGGTGGCGAACAAATCGTGGGATCCTCGAGCTTCCGGGTTGCGATGTCGGATACCTTTGCCAGGAATGCGGGGCTCATCGTTCTCGACGAACCCAGCAGCTACCTCGACAAAACCAATATCCACAATCTGCAAACCGTGCTGCTCGAGCTCAAGAAGGTTTCAGCGGCGAGTCATCGACAGGTCATCGTGGTCACCCATGAGGCCTCTCTCATGGGATTCTTTGATCAAACCGTAACCATTGGAAACAATGCCGCGTTGGCCTCCTGAGGTCCATCGCGGCGAGGAGTCGCGATGAAAGCAGTGCTGACATATCTGGGGCGCATGGTCTCCCTGAGCCCGGCGCCTCTTGGAAAACAGTTCGAGCAGGCTTGTGTTGTCACCCGAATGATTCAGTTACAGCCCACTGCGGAAACGGGGTGGAAGCAAGTCAGGCTATCTGAAAACCACACCTTGTTCTGGTATGACACCCAACCCGATGGAGCCCCGGTATTCGTGACCTACTCGGGTTACGGGTACCGGATCCATGCTGAACTCACCAAGCAGGGCCATGAAGTCGAGGTCAGGGATTTTACCCCGTGCGGGCTCCCGGATCCAGAACTCACCAGACTTCAGGGGATCTCTTGGCGGGGATCCCAGGCCGAGGTGGTCTGCAAGCTCCTCGCAAATCGTTGTGGCGTAATTAGTTGTCCAACCGGATGGGGCAAGAGCTTTATCATGCGCATGATAGTGCGGGCATATCCCAATTCCCTGATTGGGATCACTGTTCCGAGTACGGATGTCGCCAAAGAAATATATGAGGCCTTGGTACCCGATCTCGGGTATTCAGTGGGCATCGTGGGTGGCGGTAAGCACAAGCAGCGCAGGGTAACCGTAGCGGTTACACACTCGTTGTTAAAGTTGGACCCCAATATCAACTTGCTGATGACCGATGAATGTCATGCCGTGCTTACCCCGAACTTCATCGACATGTTCAACCGGTTCCCCCGCGCCAAGTTCCAGGCATTCACGGCTACCCCCAAGGGACGCAGTGATGGTGCCGATGGGTTCATGGAGGCCTTGTTTGGACCCGTGATCCACCATGTCCCCTATCAGGAGGCCGTGGAGTCCGGGAACATCTGCCAACTCAGGTATCGGGTCTACGAGAGTAAGATTGGACCCGATGTCACCGGGATGACCAACAAGGTCGCCAAGGATCGTGTCGCGGTCTGGCGTAATAAGGCGCGCAATGATTTGATTGCGCATGCGGTGAGGCGTGCTGAGATCACTGAAGCCCCGGATCCCCAGATCCTGATCATGGTGGAGAAAACTGAACACGCCTTCCTGCTTCAGCAGGTCCTCCCAGAGTTTGTTGTCGTCACCGGTGAACTCGACGACGACAAGGAGGCTCAGCTGCGTCGAGTGGGGTCCATGCAGAGCACGCAGTCGGCGCCATCCAAAGACGACTGTGCTCGGATGAAGAAAGAGTTCTCAGCGGGAACCCTCCGCAAAGTCATCGCGACGTATAAGTGGTCCAAGGGGGTCAACTTCTTGGGCCTCGATGTCCTCGTCCGCGCCGAGGGCACCTCAACTGAGATCGCGAGTGGTCAGGTCCCCGGGCGTCTGAGTCGTAAGGGCCACGATGGCAAAAAGGAGTATGGACTCCTCATCGATTTCAACGATGTCTTCAGCACGGATATGAAGGCGCGGTCAGCGAATCGCTTCAAGGTCTACAAGCGGAATGGCTGGATCTACGAGGTGGGCTCATGAAAACTGGCTACAAGAGAAAGAAAGTCTCCAGCGTCGAGACTGGTTTTGAGCCTGCCTCGGAACCCCAGGTAAGCCCTGAAATCGATCGGGGTGCCACTGCCATCGAGCGCGCCTTCGTTGAAGCCAGGAGAGCAGTGGTCCCCGAATCCACGGGGTGCTCGAAGCAGCAACGCAGGTATTTCATCAAGGCAGCGGAGATCGCGAGGCGTCTCGGGGAATCCCCTGGGGTCTTCGTGAACACCCAGATCGGGTATCTCCTCAAGACAGGTGCCCAATTATACCCTCAGGGCTTGGCATCTGAAACCGTGACCACAGGGGCACGGGATGTCTTGATTAGTACAGCCGATATTGACCTACATCGTTACCAATTACAGCTTGACCGCTGGAAAAGGTATGTCAGCATTGGCTCCCCCGAGGGTATCCTGCGGACAGTTTGGTTTGAGTTCACACCCCTGATGAGGTTTGTCATGTCCACGCATTATCACCTACCAGGCATCGCCGAGGCGTGCCGTGAGGAGGCTCGACGCGAGTTCCTTGCCTCATCCACCGCTCAGAAGCTCTTTGTAGAGCTAGGTGAGGTGTTCAAATGAACTTCACACCTCAGCATTACTACATCGTCATCGGGCACATGTTATACAACCCCAGGTTTTGTAAGGATGCCTCGGCAAACCTACAATCCGAATGGTTTACATCGGAGCCCATTGGGTGCTCGTACTGGTGTTCTGCGGCGTTCTCCACGATCCAGGCTTATTTCGAGCGATATAAGGTACCCCCGGATCAGCCCGCATTTAAGGCAGAAATCTTTGCTTTGGCGCAGCGATTCTTGAATCCATATTCGCCAGAGGCCGCGGCTTTCCAGAACGACACCGAGAACTTTGTTCATGTGTTCATGCCTACTGTTACAGATAGCAGCGCCAAGTTGGCCAAGGCGTTATACGACCACATGATTAGAACGTGTCGGTTTGATGCCCAGGCCAAGGCGCTGATCGAGGAAGCCCAGCGAAACCAGAACAGTGACAACTTCCTGAGTGAACTCTCGAAGAGGTCCACTGCCCTCGACATGGAGCGTTCACGCGCCTTCAGTGCCCCGAGCACCGCGTTCAACCCATTTGAGAAAGTTGAGCAGGTTCCTCGTGTTCTCTCCGGTGTCGATTTCCTTGACGTCCGGGTTGGTGGTGGGCGTGGGCTGGTCCAGAGTGCTGCCATGGGGCTCGTCGCCCCAGGTGGTGGTGGCAAGACCACCCTGGGTAACCAGATCGTTATCGCCCAGGCCATGATGGGGAAACCCGCTATTATGGCGATTGCGGAACAAGGCATGGATGCCGATTACCGCAGGAACGTGTTGGCATGTGCGACCGGGTTATCCACGAATACTTTGCTTGACCACGGTGATGACGTCGTCAAGGCGGCGATCGCGATGAACCTTGATAGGGACATCACTATGGATCGCCTGCAGAAACTGCAGGACAACGTGAAGTTCGTGGATCTCGTCAATGCGCATGACGGCGATCTCACCAGTGTTGAAACCGCTATTGAGATCGCGGCGACCAGTGGTGATGGTCGTTTCCGTATCGCATATTTTGACTGGGCAGGCGCCATGGGTGAAATGGCGAAGGCCCGGAAGTTCAGAGGCAACAAGTGGGAGACCGACGATCTCCGTGGACCCACTTCATTCGTGGCCGCCTGGGCAGCCGAGCTCGCCCAAAAGTATAACATCTGCATTGTGCTGTCGCATCAGATGTCTGGCGATGCCGCGAAGAAAGGTGCGTTCTTCGATTTCGATCAGTATTGTGGTGCAGATTCACGCACCAATTTCCAGGTTCCCCTCAGGTACTTTGTCACCATTGGTCCCCGTGATTCCAGAACGGGGCGCCAGATCCTGGGGGTACCCAAGGCGCGAAATGATAGACCCCTTCGTGGTAACGACCGCGTGGTCTTACGCCACACCGGTGAGTTCGCCTCTTTCGAGGAAGCCAAGGATTACTCGGTTTCCAATGGAAGAATTGCATGCAATACGGTGAGCACCAATAAACACTCTGTCCCCAAAGAATAGGAGGAGATATGGCACGTACGGTATTAAACCCGGCGCTCTTCGATGCCCTGACCTCCATCTTTGGGAGGGTCAGGGTGACGTCCCGGGGTGAAAATGCGAGATGGTCATGGGATACCACGAAAACACCGCGGGTCCCAAGAATTGAATATGGGGGTGAGCAGTATTACGTGTGTTGCCCGGTATGCGGGGACACCACATCCCGACTCGAAATCGGGCATCGACTCCTGACCCCATTGGATCGCAACATTGCTCCAACGATTCTCAGGCATCTCTACAAGTGTCACAACGAGGGCTGCAAGTTTCACAAGCACCCCGCCTTTGCGGCCATAGAGGACTACCTGAAAAAGAATCCCGATCTCGTCGGGTTTTCGGTGGCACGCATAATGAGTTCCCAGGCATCTAAGCCAGGGGGCCCAGAGGTCTCGGCTACCCAGGATCTTCCCACTGGAGTCCTGTTCCTACGGGATCTCCCCAGTGGGCACCCCGCACGTGAGTTCGTGGTTAGAAAATATGGCTTCGATCCCGATGTAATCAGTGACTACTTCAAGGTAGGCTACTGTGCTACACCGGATCCCAGGTACCCCGCGGCGTACAACCGAATCATCTTTCCCATCAAACAAGACGGGAAGTGGGTGTCCTGGCAGGGGAGATCACTGGATCCCCAGGCTACTCAGCGGTGGTACTTCCCCACGGGGTTCAAGAAGGTGTTCTACAACTGGGATAACTTGCCACGCCAATGTGGTGATGTCGTCGTGCTCACTGAAGGCATCCCGGCCTCGATTGCCAGTGGCCCCTCGGCCACCGCGATCTTTGGCAAGGAGCTCGACCCCAGGCGGGTAAGCCTCATCGTCAGGGATTTCAAGACAGCAGTCATCGCCTTGGATCCCGAGACCATGATCCCGGATCCCACGACACGTCGGAAGATAGGAGTTCGGTATGACCCCAATGACAACGGGCGTATCTTTGCGCAGGAGCTCAAGGATCGCTTGGATCGCGCGGGGCTCCGAATCCCTGCCATGCTGCTCAGGTATCCCCCTGATGTCATGGCAGCTGCGAATGCGGCGATGAAGCAACGCAAGGCTGAGCAAGATGGTTTGATCCCCAAAATGGAGAAGTCGAAGCGATTAAAGGTTCCTGATCCCGCTGACCTCGGTTGGGCTGTGATGCGGGGTCTCCTGCAAGCCCTGCCGGCATCCCATAGGAGTGCACACCTTGGATAACACGTATTCAGAAGAAGGCATGCAGCTCCGGTTAGAGGGGATGGTCTCCGAGATCGTGGCCACGCACAAAGCGGCCACTGCACGCTCCGCTGTCGCCGATGTCATCGATCTGGATCCCATGCACCTCATCGCAGTACGGGCGATTCGCCCCGAGCTCTCCGAGGAGCAGGCCGCCCAGTACATCTGCAACAGCATCATCACGCTGCCCGAGGTAAAGTTCCCAGGGCAACCCGTACATCTCCCTGGGTGCATCCTCGACAACCCCCCGGTTTACGAGTGGCGAAAGGGGGTCCCCATTGTTTACATCACACCTCCGGCGACCCGGGAGGATCTCAGCATCCAGAGCCACCTCAGCGATGACGTCGGGCTCTGGTTGAGAAACGAGATCGCGGGTTCAGGTCTCAACCTCAAGGACATCTTCCTGACCGCATCGATTCGGTTCCCACTGGGCGAAGGCATGACCTCGTATCGCGAGGCCCACAAGAAGTCGAATGCGGCCTTGTTCAGGGCTGACATCCTGGGGCTCAACCCCAGGTTGATCATTGCGAGTGGATCAGAGGCTCTCAAGGGGTTGTTTGGTAGAAATGCCAAGATGGACAACTATGAGGGCCAGTTCCACGACTGGCATGGTACCACGGTTCTCGTGGTTCCCAGCCACAACCAGTTCGCCTATGGGCATGCCTCACTGGATGTCTTCCGGAGTTACCTGGAGCGTGCGCGTGACTTCCTGATCTTTAACGGGGTCAGTCAGGTCCAGGTCGATCGCTCCAAGTACAGGGTCTGCACATCACCGTGGGAAATCGAGGCGACCTGCAAAGAGGTCATCGCCAAGGTGGAATCCGGTGAAGTCGAAGTCGTCGTTTTCGATACCGAGTTCGGAAACGATGTAGCCCGGGAGGAGGAGGTCTACACGCTCAGTGTCCAGATCGCCTGGAATCGAGGTGAAGCCGCTTACTTCGGCTTCTATGGTTGCCAGGGCCACGCCTTCATGACAGATGCCGAGATCGCGAAGGCCGTGGATTCCATGCGTGCCCTGTTCGAGCACCCCAAGGTGCGTCTTGCTGGTCACCACCTCCGCGTTGATATCCAGCGGCTCTCCGAGATGGAGATCAACGTCGACGACAAACTCGAGACAGGTTACGATACCATGCTGATGCACCATCTCCTCTTCGGGGATGATGACCAAGGCCTGGAAGTCCTGACTCGCAAGTTTGCCCCCCAGTTCGGGAACTACTGGAAGCCACTGGAGGACTGGTTGACTGAGAATGGCAGGGAGTCCAACCTCGACTTTGGTTACCGCAACATCCCCGATGAAATCCTGATTCCATATAGCATGGATGACGTCGCGGTGACCTGGGAGGCCCTACACTGCCTCCTCGACTTGTTCGCGAAACCAGAGAACGCTCACTTGTTCGAGATCTACAAGAACATTACGGCGCCGACCTCACTTCATCTCCTCGATGTCGAACGACAGGGTATCCTTGTCGATGAGGTCCAGCGCACTGAGCTCAGAGGGATCTACCAACCCGTCTATGATGCCATCCTTGCCAAGCTCCGAGAACTCCTGAACTGGCCCTCGTTTAATCCGGGGTCTAAGGATCAGGTCCTCATGCTCTTGTTCAGCGACTGCGTTTTCAGGGACAAGAAGCCACACGTGGTCCCCCCGGGTGCCAGGGTTCTCCATGGGATGACCCCGATCTCGAATACAGATAAGTATCCACGGGATTGGGAAGAGATCATGCTCGCCGGCGTCGCGGATAGGCATACGCCATCAACGAAGTCGGAATCCCTGGACCTCCTGGCTCTCAAGTACCCCTGCGACGAGATTAAATATCTCCAGCAGGTTCTCATCCTTGGGAAGTTCTTGCGGGACTATCTCCACGCCGTGGAGCTCAATGAGTTCGGGGTACCCTGTGATGGCAAAGGGATCCATAACAACATCTACCGGGATGGGCGTGTAAGAACCCATCTTTGGCAGACCTCGGAAACCCATCGATACCGGTCATCGAAGCCGAACCTCCAGACATCTCCGAAACGTCAGGAGTCTGAAGCCTTCGCGGTGTTCGTGGATTACTTCTTTGGCTGCGATGTCAAGGAATATAAACGTAGGACGGATGACGACAAGAAGCCTACTGATGGTTCCTGGATCCCGCCTGACAAGCGTCTCAATATCCCGAGCTATAAGTCCTGTCTTATAGCCCCTGAAGGTTATGTCCTCATCGAGGCCGACTTTCAGACCGCGGAGCTCGCCCAGTTAGCGTATGCCTCCGGGGATCCCGTGCTCACCGCGATTGTGCAGCAGGGGCGTGACCTCCACTCAGAAATGGCATGTGTGGCTTTCAAGCTACCCCTGCTCGCTGAGATGGAGGCTGCGATTACTGTATTAGATGGTGGTGTGGTCACCAAGGGGTGCCCGTATGACAAGTGGTGTGACAAGTTCAAGAAATCCTATAAGGATTTTCGAGATGCAAGCAAAACAGTGAATTTTGGAATCTTATACGGAAGAGGAGCACGTGCTTTAACACGTGAGATCGGTAAGGCAGGTGTTTCTATTACACAAGATGAAACACAGGGGCTTATCAACGGGTTCGCAAAACGGTTCTCCGTGGCGTGGGCCTGGATGCAGGCGAACATGGATTCAGCGATCGAGAACGGATGGGTAGAAGACTGCGCCCGTCGTCGCCGGTACTTCACTGGTGTGCGTCAGCTCTCGAAGTCACAGCAGGCCGCGGCGCGTCGCCAGGCCTCGAATAGTCCCATTCAGGGATCTGTGGCCTTTCTCCTCAGTCTGGCAGGAATCAACCTATACCGATTCCGGTATAGAACGGATATCGGGAAGGCCCTTGGGTTCAGCATCATCTTGCCAATCCATGATGCCTTCTTGTTCCAGGTTCCAATCCCATCAGTACCCCAGATGGTGAAGGTCATCAAGTTCTGCATGGGTACTGCATGTAAGATTCCGGGGACAGATAAGAACCTCGGAGTCGACATTGAAATCTTCACGCGTTGGGGGGTCAAACTCCCCAAGGCTGAAGTCGTCTCGCTGCTCGGTGCGGCTTGACTGTGAGTAAACCCAGTTACGTTCTGGAGGTCCCCTGCCGTAGCGCAATTCGGCAGGGGAAGCGTCAAATCAACCCCGACAACAAAGGAAAAACATGCGCGCTCCGTCCTACAATTCGTCTGAAAGAGGCGACTTTTATCAACACTGCTTCAAGCCTGGCACGCTTCAAGCCTTCACACCGAAGACCAATGGTGTCTCCATCGTGAGATTCCTGCCCGAGATCGCCCCTGATGGCACCCCGTATCCCATGGCACGGGTCGTCGACGCCCAAGGCATCGATTACTCGAACTTCTGGTTTGAACGTGTTGCTGTTGCCGCGGGTACTGGAACACTGTTCACCGGCCTCGTCCGCCCCCTGGGCATGGATGGGCGTGTCGATCTCATCACCGATGAACCCAACCTGCCCTGGTCCGGTCTCTTCATCCAGCTCAAAGGTCGTCTCAAGAAGAACCAGCTGAACCCAATGCTCGTGCCTATTCTCCAGGCCGCGCTGGCCAAACGGCAAGGGGATCGCCCCGGTGCACTGGATAACCCGGGCAGCATGCACTTCGCCCAGGGCGTCGTCATCATGGCCAACAATGCCGCGCTTGCCCAGATGCAGGCCAACACGGCTGTAATCCTCAAGCAATCCGCGTTCACCGCCTTCGATAAGATCGCGAAGGCAGCGTACCTGGCTGGTATCGACATCTTCAGCCCCTCTGGTGGCTGCTATGTCAAGTTCTGGGGTCTGCCTCCGAAGACTTTGCCAGGTCAGGAGCAGGCCTCGATGCAGTGCGGGCTCTGTGACTTCAACGGGAACATCATGCAGTTCCCTGGGATGCCACAGCTCTTCTTCCCCGGTGGCATCACCCCTGCATTCCTCAACTATACGCCATCACCGATCCCCGATGATTTCTGCCGCCAGGCCTGGCATCCCTGGGAAGACTGCTTCCTGCGGTTCACCCGTGATGACCACATCAAGAAGATGGTCGCCGCGTTTGGACCCGTGCTCGTCGCCGAAGCCTTCGGAGACGACATGGCGCGTCTGGGCATCCCGATGCCGCAGATGGCACCCCAGGCCCCAATGGGATATCCTCCCCAGGCCCCAGCGGGGTACCCACAGGCCCCAGGGTATCCACCGGCACAGCAACCACCTCCAGGGTATCCCATGGCCCCTGCGCCGGCTTCACCCTGGGGTAATCAGGCGATTCCCGCAGCACCAGCTCCGGCGCAACCCGCGAGTCCCTGGCACAACCAGGCCCCAGCGGCTCCCGCAGCCCCTGCGGGCGCCTGGCCTGGTTCAGCGGCTCCTGCAGCCCCCGCGGCTCCAGCGAACCCCTGGCCAGCCCCAGCGGCGCCCCAGGCCCCCATGGCCCCGGCTCCTCAGGCGCCATGGGGTAACCCAGCGGCTCCTGCAGCCCCAGCGGTTCCAGCGAACCCCTGGCCAGCTCCCCAGGCTCCAGCGTCTCCTGCAGCCCCTGCGAACCCGTGGCCGGCTCCTCAGGCCCCAGCAGCCCCGGCTCCAGCGGCCCCAGCGGCTCCGGCCCCCACGGTTCCAGCAGCCAGTGTGATTCCTCCGAGTGCCAACGCCCTGGCTAACCAGTTCAGCGCGACACTCCAGCAGCAGCCCCCGAAGGCCTGAATCACATAACCACCTGAAACCGAGACAGGGAGGGGGTCATCCCCTCCCTGTCTCCAACCTGGAGACTATCGATGGCAAAGAAAAAAGAAGAAGTCGTTTCCAATCAAGAAACCGTGGTGCATTCTTTGGTTCAGAGCCTTTTGGGTTCCGCCAAGGATCGCGCTACTTCAAACAAGGGGTATCTCCTCGGCGACCACGCCCAGCACACCTATGGAATCGAGATCCCTGCGCTGGCCATGCAGTACCTCGCTGGCAACACCAGCGTGTTACCTCTGCAGAGGTGGTACGCGGTTAGTGGAATGCCGAAGTCCATGAAGTCGACATTCCAGATCATGGTTTGCGTGTGGTATGCGATGGCCAATGGGTGCGCACGCTACATCGATGCCGAAGAGAAGTCTTCGTACACGATGTTCGAGGCCATGACGTGGTGGCGGTTCTTGAGCCCTGAAGACCCCTATACGGATAGTCAGGGTAACTTCTGCAGCTATAACAGTTCGATACCACGTGACCCCGAAACCGGGATGCCTGATGACATGGATCACCCTGACCGGGAGATCCTGTTACGTGTTAATCCTGACCCCATGATTCAAACAGGGCGAAGCCGTTTGATCTATACCCCGGTGACATCTATCGAGGGCTGGCAGACCGCTTTGGTGGAGACCCTGGAGTGGGCTCGAAAGATGGTCATCGACCATCCCGAGCTCAAGGACAAGGGTAAGCGGGTACCCATCTACTGTGCAGTTGACTCTCTGACTGGTAAGGACTCCGAGGCCGGCATGGCGGAGCTCGAGAAAGAGGGGCATGCCCAGGAGCGTGGTTATGGGGGTGCCACACGTGCCAATATGATCGGGGGCTTCCTCCGTGGGATCTCGATGCGCGGTACCTGTATGTCCGCGGGTTACGTGCAACATCTCAGCACAGTAATCTCTGACGGCTCCTTCTCTGCGAAGTTTGCCGATAAACACAAGGAAGCCGGTGGTGACTTCGCTAAGTTCGCGGCCTCCCTTGGGCTCCGCCTCGAAAAGCATGCCCATGATGAACTCGCGTTTCATCCCGCGGCACCGTTCCAGGGGCCTCCGGTTACCCGAACAACTGTGGTGTTCACCTCGAACTGTTCATCTCTGGGCCCCGACAAGCTCAAGATTAAAGTTGATGTGCTCTGGCAGTTCCCCAGACTCCCCGACGGGAGTACGAAACAGGTCATGGTCTATGACTGGGAAGGTGCTCTCGGTGAAATGTTGTGGACCTGCAAGTATGGCCGCGACACCGAGAAGGGGTCCAAGTACGAAGTCGGTGTTCTCGATGAAGCCGTGTATTTCACCCAGGTCAGAGCTGGGTATGTGAAATGTGAAGAGCTCTGCACCGCGGAAGAACTCGAGGAATCCGATAAGGACAAACGTGGGGTCATGAGTCTCCACGATTTCGGCAAACGAATTGAAGCCTCACCCAAGCACCGGAAGGCTGTCCAGAACTACCTGTGCATCAACAAGTACCCCACGGTTCAGGAAGCCGACATCGACTGGAGTCTTCCTGAGAAACCAGCCCCCAAGGGTAAGAAATGAGCGATGACTTCCCGGTCACCTTCGGTGCCAAGTCCGATGAAGAAAAGATCGCTGACTTCCAGCGGTCCACCCTCGACAAGTTCCTAAGGGGACTGGGGTGGACCAAGGAAGCAGTTATCCAGGCGAGACGTGACTACGGGGAAGCCGGTTGGGGATTCGATTGGTTTAACCAGCAGGGCATCCTACCCTTCTCGGTGACGGCTACTCGGGTCTTCAACTTTGATCTCGCCATGGCATTCGATGCCCCCACGAAATCCGCGCTGCTCGCCGCCTACCGGGAGCAGCGCGATCTGTTTCCAGCCGAGGATGAGTTCGCCATGATCTTCAAGGTACATGGCATGCCCAGCACTTTGTTTGTGGCGACCTCGAAAGACCTCTCCGCGGTTACGCATATCCATGTCTCCGTGTTCAACCAGATCGTCTCGATCGCAACCATGAAGGACTTCTTGTCCACAGTGAGGGATCCCAATGAGCAGTAAAGTTCCACCCAAGCAATCCATGATTGACCGCGCCAAGGAAGCCATCAAAGGTGCCCCTACTGCGGTCTCCGCGAGTTCAGCGAACTCCGCGTTCACCAAACTTGTCACCGATCTCGTCCAGACCTTCCGGCAAGGTCAAGCCGGGGCCATCCATGCCATGTGGTCGATGGGGCGTCTTGTCGACGACTTCCTCATCGAGGCCGAGAAAAAGAACTCTGGCCGCTATGGCACCCACAGCATTGATGAGCTCAGTGAGCAGCTCAAGGCCCGGGGGTGCTCGCTAAGTGCCCGCAGCAGCCTGTACCACTGCCGTCACGTCTTCAAAGAACTCAGTGAGGCCCAGATCAAGGATCTCTCCGCACGGGGTTACAGTGTTGAACACGCCCGCCTCCTGTTGCCCCTGAGCCCTGACATCCGTGAGAAAGTGTTCCTGGATCTCGTGGATCCCGCGACCAAGGATGTCATGACCACCCGGGATCTCGGCACCAAGGTCAAGGAACTCACGGGTAAGGATGCCAAGAACAAGGCCGATGAGGCCCTGGCCCCGCAGTCCAAGGCTGAAGCCGCCAAGGCGAATGGCTACACTGATGGTGACGGCAACTTCGTTGAGATCCCGGAATCCAAGGCAGGCGAGGCCCCCAAACGGGATGGTAAGCCTGGAGTCGGTGCGGCCCCCAAGGCCCCCGATTACTCGAAGTCACCGCTGCCAGGAGTCAAACGGCTCTCCAAGGCGCTGACCTCCGTGGTCGCCGCTGTCGCCGATGCCGCGGTTGCCCTCAAGGAGGTCCCCAAGGTGGGTTTCGATTCCCCGGTGGCCGCCAAGAACTGGGCGGCGGCTTGTGAGGAACTCAAGGCGTGCTGCGAGGACACCGAGAAGTATATCGAGCAGATCAAGCCATTGTTGAAGTCCTGCATGCTCAGTGATGGTGCCAAGGAGTTCGCGGAACCCACCGCGGCTGCCAAGGCTGCCAAGAAGAAGCGCGGTAAGTTCAAATGAGCGATGGTGTAGGGAAACCGCCATCGAGGAAACTCGACCCCGTGTTTTCGACACGGGACTGGATTCTCTGCGTCCTCCGACTCTACGTCGGGGAAACCATAACATCCGACCTCGCCAAGAGGTTTGCGCATGAGCTCAACTCGGTAACCGATGGCGACATGCCATTTGAGTCCCTCGTATTCACGTTCCTGCAATACGAGGGCACCGAGGTTACCCTGGCATTCGCTGACATCCTGGCCATGCAGATCGCGGCGAGGCGCGATGAGCTCGACAAGGGTCCCCTGCTGCTTTACACGCAGCCTGTGAGATCCGAGTGGGTGCCCCTGGAGATCCAGGGGCTGACCTCTTGTGCGTGGCGTAACAATGAGAGGGGGATCAAACTTGATCTCCTCGCCATGGGCGGCCACCCCGCCGGCCACGTCCTAAGCAAGAAGGTACCCGAGTCCTGGTTGGCTTTCTTGGCCTACCAGATGGGGTGCTCGAGGCGTCTCGCCTACCCCCATGAACCCTGGGTACTCACATGGCTCTGGCTATGGGGATACCTTGTCCCCGATGCCGACGGCGCCATGCTCAATTTCGTGGAGTGGGGGGTGCCGCCGTGGATGCAAAAGAGAAACAAAGAGATCCTGCGTAGGCGTCTCAGGTTCACGATTACACCAACCCCAGTTGATCCCATTTGCGAACATGACTTCGATTGGGATTGCAACGCATGCAGTAAAGCGAGGCACGAATGTCTGGCGTCAACGAAGGTAGCCGACTCGACGGCTACGTGAAGAAGATGAAAGATGCGGGGATTCCGGCGACTGTGGTTGACCCCAGTGCGATCGGATTCCATGTCGACCCCAAGGAGTCCGCGGAGTCCCTGGGCAAGTTGCTCAAGCATCACGAGGACCCCGAGGGGGTCCCCGTGCACCATACCACACTGGAGATCCAAGGCGGGGATCCTGGGTTCACGACACCATCAGGCCTCGACCCCGAGTTCTCCTGGTTCTTCCTTGGCCTCCCCTATGGGTTCATCCGGAATCTCTACAACGGGAACCCCCGGAGACTCTTCGATGTCTTCCTGTCCGCAGGCAAACTCGAGGTTCCCATTAAGTCACATCGGGGCATGAAGCCCATTGCCGTTATTCACGGGGGCACCCTATTTTCCCGCTCAGAGATCTCGCACCAGATCCTGGGGATCCCTCATGCGTATTCCTCGAAGTTCCGTGACTTCGTTGCTTCGTATCGATTCAAGACGGATCCCGGGGCATCGGATGACATCTTTGTTCCCGGTGAAACCGTGTGGCGGCTTGACTGGGTTACCCTCAAGATCGCGGATCCGTTTATACAGCCCAATACCGCTGTTGATGTCCATTTCGCGTTACCCCTCAATCTCAAGACATCCCGTGGAATCGTTGTGATGGCTCCTCCGAACTTGGGGCTCTCCGCTCCCGTTTTCGGGGCCACCCATGTCAGTGATGCCGAGACCAAGCAATACGCGGTGTAACCGCAAGGATGTCCGTGATGGCCAGGTTGTTCGGGTTTGATCATCTCAGGCTTCAGCGTGCCCCACGCTCAATGGAGTTCGGCTCCAGGGGGGCACGTGTCGAGTTACCACCGGTGGAGACCCCACCCCGGCTATTCGCGTTTACGACCTCCCCACGGGGTGCCCGGTGCTATGACTTCACAGATGATCCCGATGGTCATCGTGCCCTGGCATCTCACCTCAGAGGGGAAAACGTGGTTCGTGTTGTCAGAGGACACCTGGTCCCCATTGAACACGAAGACCTCCTGATAATCGGATCCAAGGGATCCCTCACCGCGGACTCTCAAACTTTACCGGTGTCCTCGAGTCTCGAGGACCCCAGAGGATTATCACTTTATGGGCAAACTATTCCTCCAGAACAACGAACTTCGTCGGAAGGGGAATGACCCCCTCGACATCGAGGGTGACCACAACGACATCGCCAGGGTACTCGCCAAGTGTACGGTTGATTCTCCGTTTTTTCTTCCCGAGGTATTCCCCAGCTTGTCTCGCCCTGCGCAGCTCAGTCTTGAGTTTGCGATGACAATGGACAACAATTTGACGCCATGGTGGACTCAGATGCAGTCTGACTATTCAGCACTGCGTAATCAGACGACTTGGCATCCCAAAGACCTCGATGTCGTCTGGTCGGCTGAGTTCGAGACCCCGCTGATCACTGAAGTCCTACGGGTAGCCTCTGGTAAGGTATTCGTGGTCATGCGCCAAGTGGGTGCAGACAGGATCATCAAATCAGAAGTCGAGTTCAACCTGTGCTCGGCCGAGTTACTGGATGACCACCTCCGGGATTCCGCGTTGCGTGTCACCGCCAAGGCTGAGAGCATCATCGCTGTTATCCGGTCGCCAATGGTAGATCGCGAGATCTCACTTAGTGATGGCAACAGCGTGGGCACGATACATCGCCGCGGCCCCTCTGGTGAAGACTGTGGGGGCTGGCATCTCAATGAACCCAAGGATCACATCATCGTAGGAGAGGAAGACGTATGATTCGCTTACTACAACCAGGCGCCAAGGCAGCCATCGTGGATATAGAAACCGGTGGTTTCAGCCGGGTCGATGATGCCCTCATCGAGATCGCGGTGCTCCTCGTCGACCACGATTACAAGATCACTGACTCCTTTCAGAGTTACATCTTACCCGAGCCCGGCAAGAAGATCTCGCCGGATGCCGCTGCAATCAATGGGTACCGCCCAGAACTCTGGGGTGACTTCGGGGGTCGAGTCCCGACCCCAGCCGACATCGAGAACGTGGTGTCACCCCTGGTGAGCCTTCAGGAAGTCCGCGCTGACATCAAGGCGTGGCTTGCGGGTCGACAGGGCTTCACGGGTATCGCATATAACAAGGGGTTTGACAAGTCATGGTGCAAAGATCTCATCCCTGAGATCCACGACGCCTGTCTCCCCGAGTGGCGGGATCCCTGTGTTGCATTCACGCGATGGCTCAAGAAGGTGAAGTTGGTCACCCAGGTCGGCAAGGGTATGGCCAAGTTGGGCGCGGCCTGTGAGGAGCTCAACTACCAAGGCATCACCGGTGAAACCTGGGCGCGACACACCGCTTTGGACGACTGCTATGCCGCACGATTCGTTGCCGAGGTCCTTGATAACGCTGGGTTCATGCACGACGCCTGAACCCACGGGGACTTGACTCCACACCGACGGGATTCACTATAGGTCAACCCCAGCAAGGAGCCTATCGTGATTCAAGCGTTCGGAATCAAAAAGTACCCGGTCACATTTCACACCAGTGATGGCGCCGAGTTCACCTCTACCAAGGGTTTGGACAAAACGCACATCATCGCTCGGGTGGCTATTAACGACCCCAAGGAAATCTCTGGGGTGATCACCTATCTGTCCTCCCCCGGCTTCCGCAATGATGTCGAAGAGAAGAAGGCGGAACTGGGCATCACCAATTATGGGATGGACAACGGTCATACCTACCCAATCAAGGTCAAGGACAAGGATGGTGTCGATGTCGTCGTCGCCTACGAGAGAGATATCAAACTCACGCGTTCGATCTGAGTCTGACGTCATCGAAGCCGTGGCGTCATCTTTTGGGATCGACGCCCACGGTGTTGGCTACATACGTTCCACGCTATCTCTGATCGGGATGCTGAACCCCAGTCTTGGTCAAGTCGAAGCGGTGACTATTTCGGTAGTCTCCGCTTTTTTGTCGAGATCTGGTATTCCCGAAGCCGCCAGAATGGCGTTTATTTCCGAGGTCGCCAAGCACTCCGCTGAGAACATCGCCGCAGACAGTGTTTCTGTTTTTGACGGCGTCACCATGGTGTTGACTACCCCGCATGGATTACGGTTTCTCAACACAACATCTTTGAAGGAAGTCAAGGATCCTGGCGGGCAGCCCTTCGTGCTCACGGTTTTCAACCTGGCCAGGTTTCATGCCTCCGTGAGGTCGTTTTATGACAAGCACGAGATGCCCGGGGTGCGGGGAAACGATCAGCGGTGATCTCACCACGATCAAGGCACATGTAAAGTCGTGCTCGCGGAAGAAGTCCGCAGTCGCCCCGACCAAATCGCCCAATCAGATCCCACAGCAAATAGTGGAGCCAGTGCTCCCGTTTGTGATACGTGTTCCGATCCGTGTCGAGAGCCAGAATAAGTCACAGTACGCACACTGGAGAATCTACTCTACATACCGCAACAAGTGGTATTCCGGGATAGTACCCTTCATCGCACCATTGCGTGGCCTCATGCTGCCGTGGTCGCATTGGTCCGTTGAGCGCGTCTACACCGGTAACTCCAGAGAGATGGATTACGGGAATTACGTGGGTGGCCTCAAGCCAATGTCAGATGCTCTTACGAGACAGGCAGTTATACAGGATGACAAGCCATCCTGTTTTAAGTGCGATTACTCGCAGAGAAGGGGGGATGAAGAAATAATTATACTAACCTTATTGGAGGCACGTTATGCCCCGTCCGAACAGTTTCCAAGCGTTCCACGGCCAAACTGATGCCGTCGAGCAACTCGCTGTTGCCGTCCGCGCCGCGAAACGCAGATCGAAGAGATTCGCACATTTCCTCATCGTGGGCCCACCGGGCGTGGGTAAGACCACCCTGGCGGCTCACGTGGTCCCCCATGAACTCGGGCTGAGGCCTGAGAGTGTTACAGTTCTCAACTGCACCGCAGTCGAGAAGCCCACGGATATACTGCCCACGTTGACCACGATTCCCCCAGGGGGTCTGCTGTTCCTGGATGAAATCCATGCACTGCCTGGCGAGGTCTCCGAGTATCTCTACCATGTCATGGAAGACCAGAAGGTCACAGTATCCATGGGTGAGAACCAACCCATGATCACCCTCGACGTCGCCGATTATACTGTGGCAGGGGCGACGACTCGTGAGGGCTTGATCCCGGAGCCCATGCGTGATCGCTTCAAGCATCACATCCGTCTCGAGCTCTACGATGACGTCTCCATGCTTGAGGTCCTCAAGTGGACCGTTGATGCCTATCATGGGGAGTCCGAGGACATCAAGGAGATCTCCTGGGATCCCGCTGCCATCGGGCTCCTCGTGAAGCCATGTCATGGCACCGGTAGATTCGCGGGGCGCCTCATCGAGGCCGTCTTCGATACCTACTTTGGATCCTCGATCTCGGAGACCGGGGGGATCACCACGGGTACCGTACAGCGCACCCTGGATCGCCTCGGCTACACTCATGGTCTCGGCAAGATGGAAGTCAGGATCCTCGAGATCCTGGCCACCAATGGGATCACGGGGTTGAAGACCTTATCCGCGGCTCTCGACGAAGAAGAGCGCACCATTGAAGACACCTATGAGCCCTGGTTACTCCAGCAGGGTTTCATTGAACGCGGCCGCCAAGGCCGCAAGCTCACCACTGGAGGTGCCGAGATCCTCGGCAAGATTGGAAAGCAATGAGCGTGTTCGACGAGTTCAGGAAGTTCTACTTCAACTGGATCGAGATGTCCAATGCCTACGTGGTCATCTCCCCCGGGGGTGCCGAGAAGTTCCTGGCACACTGCCTGCGCACCAACCAGATCGCCACTGTGGTCTCATCCTCCGTGGACCCCGTCCCGATCTTCGATGGTATGATCTACGCAGTGGCCCCCGCAGACCCCAATGGAGGACATCCGGTATCCGATGCGGTGACCCCAGTGATCGCCAAGCTCCTCCATCTCGGAGGATTCGGGGTCGTCAAGCGGGGGTGTGACATCACTCTTGGTGAGATCAAGACAGCCGCGCTGGCTCAGATTGAGTCCAGACGGCTCCGTGAGGGTATCGCTCAGGAAGACGATGTCGTCGCCCCCACGGGGCGCTCCGATGCCACCCCCGACATCTCGGGTTATGATCCCAATGCCCCATTGCCACGCACCGCAGTGGTCATCTGCGTCGACGGTGTGATCTCTTCTCGCCCCTACAAGGACAAGGAGGAGGCCGAGAAATCGGAGCGCTGGGCGAACCTACAGATGTCCCCGCATGTCGTCCATGACGGCGGCGTTGTCCACCTCTACAATGTTTACGCGGAGCCCACCGATGTACCTGGTACTTGATATCGAAAGTGTCAGACACGACAACATCGTTTACCAAACCAACCATGGCTACACCAGGGATGCCAAGACCGGTGGACTGGTAGCCGAGAACTACGAGGCCTGCTTGGCCAGGGTGGAAGACAAGATCTGCAAGGAGACCGAAAACTGTTTCTATCCCGCCAGACTCCAGACCCCAGTGGTCGCCTGCATGCTCGCGATCTCCGAGGACCTCCGTTTGCTTGGGGTTCAAACCATTGCCAATGTCTTCGCTCGCTCCTTTACTGAGGCCTTCTGGGCTTCAGTTGTCGGTGCCGTGAACTCCCTGGGATGTCGTACCCTGGTCACCTTTGGTGGCCACAACTTCGACCTCCCCTTGATGGAGGCCCAGGCCCTCAAGCACAATATACCGGTGCCCTGGTGGTTTCGTGGCCTTGCATTGAAGCCCTGGGATGACCCCCGGAGTTCGTATAGCTCCAATGAGCATCACTTGGACCTCAGTGTCTTCCTTTCCGGGAAATCACGTTCTGGAGGTGACCTCAACTTCTGGTCTCGCCTCGTCGGGTTACCAGGAAAACTTGATTGTGATGGCTCCCAGGTCGCCGACCTCATCAAGGCCGGTCGCACCGATGATGTCATCGATTACTGTCTCTGTGATTGTCTGAACACCACTGGTCTCTTGTTCAGGGTGCTCACCCAGGTCAAAGGTATCCAGATCTCGGACGAGGTCTACCGCAGATTTGTGGAATCCGTGATTAAGACACGGCACCGTGATGGCGCTGCACCCCGAGTGTTCAATGATTTCTGGTCCCGCATCGACGACAACTCTCCTCCGTTCTGAAAGGTAATTCATGGATCCTATCAATGTCCTCGAAGTCGGGTGCACCCGCTTCGCCAATCTCCAAGCCGAAGCCGCACGAAACCGTGCGGCTTTTTCATGGGATGATTTCGCGATCATCTCGGCCCCCGCAGGGTTCCCCAGCGATGATGGAGAACCCCGCACCATCAACATTCCGTTATCCCTGTACGCGCTCCCCATCGAGGTCCCCGCATGGGTTGAGGGGGAGATCTCGCCGACTCCCAAACAGAACCCCGGGATCCGGTGTAATCGGTTGTTCTATCGTGAGGTCTCTCAATCCTTGGTTCACAAGTTCTCGGATCTCGAGTTCTCCAAGGCAGCCGCAGGTGTAGGCGGCATCACGCATTCGGCGACGTCTACCATGCTGGCCATGCAGGGGCAACCCCCATGGGTTACTTTCGCGATGAACCCCTATTTGGCATATAAGCTGGGGCAGCTGGGGAGATCGCGTTGGGAGCAGTATTGCGAGCGCAAAGCCTTTAAGTGGGAGATCGGGGATACCGACCATCTCGCCGTTTTCTTGACCAAGGCGATGTTGGGCTCCTTCGATTTGTTCTGTGCCCACGCCGATCTCTTCGTGGTACCCCCAGGGGGCATGGGCGGGGTTGATACTCGGCGCGTCTACTCTGAAATCGAGAACTATATCAAGTACGCCGACAAGGTTGATTACAGCAGACCCAAGAAGGCGGTGATAGAGGGCATCATTGCCAACCTCCAGTACAAGAAGGAGGACACGGGAAGACTGAAGTGGGATGAAGCCATAGAGGCTATCAAGAAATTGATTATCCGCACCATGTCTGAGTACGCTGGAAAATCCAGCGAGCTCCGTGAAATCGAAGGGTATGAGATCCAAGACTCCAAATTTCTGTCTCTGATCGAGTCGATTCAGAAAACGCTGCCGATTCGGGTTACATGCAAGGGTAGCATGTTCCCCTTGCTCGCCCACTGGGGTAATAACGAGTTCACGTGTCCACCATTCGTTGATCTCCTGATCAGGTGGGGTACGTTTGACGAAAAGCTGGCACGCCCAGGTGACCTCCGTACATACCTGGAAACCAATGCGTGGGGGTTGGTAACTGGAAAGCACCCCGATAAAAATGCGGTGCATTTCGTGCGTGAACTGCTTCAGATCTGGGGTCCTGGTAGCATCCTAGTCTCCGGTGGTGAAGCCCAGCGTATGGAATACTATCGGATGTCTAAGGTGGGGTGGCCGCATATTCTCAGCAGTACCAACAGCCACCGCAATGCGAAACCATATATCACCATTGGTTCATTTGGTGAGCTAGGGTTCAGTGTCCGGGATCTCGATACCGTTAAGGAGTCGCAATTCATCGTCCCCCCTGAGCACATGCACTTGCTCTGTGATCGTGATGGCAATTTCCTGCCATACTCCACGGTCTGTGAGGTCCTGCGTAAAGAATACGACGACTTCTCTGGGGATACCACGGAGCTCAAGGAGTTCATTGCCAACGAACTCCCCAAGGCCAGTAACCCAGTGTTACAGCAAGCCTTTGAGCCCGCGCTTGCCATGCGCTTCGATATCAAGAAGTGTTATGGCTTCGAGCTCGACAACGATGGGTTCCATCGCCAGATGTCAGAAGACGGCACTGAGGGTAATCCTCTCCCCTCGGTATCCTTCAGCTGTGGTCCCGAGAAGTACACCATGCTTGCCTTGCCGTCGACACAGGAGTGCCCAGCGGACAAGGCGGTAACCGAGGTCGCCGCCCATTCCGTGAACAATGGGTACTCTGATTACGGTAAAACCTGCTGGTTAAAGACACGTGGTTTACTCGGCGATAAAGATGAAGTCCATGCCAAGAAATGGAATCCCAAGGAGGATCTCAAGAAGAACCAGTACCAGGATTGGTTGGACTGGTGTTTTGAGGTCGCCCATGAGGACGCCGGCGGTCAACTGAACTCGTATGATGGCAAATACGAGATCCATCACGTCGACTCCCTCCACTTCGCCGCGGTGACCTGGAGGGAGTCGTGAGCGATGGCGCCACCTCAGGTATCCTAGACCACCTCTCCGCGGTTGAGGACACCGTGGAGGGCATCACGAAAACTGGGCTCATCGAGGCCCTGGCGCTCTTCATTGAGCGTCAGGGCCTCGAGTCCGAGTTCATTACCTGGCACCACGGCTACCTCGATGGTACCGTGGAGAAGAGGACTCCATGACCCCCGAAGAAAAAGAAACCCTGCGCGGGGTTATCCGTGATCTCCGCGAATTTGTTGGTATCCAAGGTGAGATCAGCGACGTCTCAGGTTTTATTGCCCGTCTCGAAGCCTTGGTGGACACCAAGGTGGAACTACCGGATCCCGGTACCTTTGTGGCCTGCCTGGAAGAGGCCACCCAGGGTAACGAGGATGCCCCCCACTGGGTTGAATGGTTTGACCCCGAGAAACAATTCCTCATCGACTCCGAGGAGGTCACCTGGTGTCTCAAGGACATCGGGAAGTGGACTGAGATCGGGGAATACGAGATGAGACCGCTGCTCCGTCGGATCTCCGCGATTAAGCCAAAGAATGCGGTGGGTACAGAAGTCGAACTCGACCCCAAGTTCGACGCACTCTCGGAATCCGCGAGATACGTCGCCGATTACGCCTTGGGCTGTGGTAATGCCAAGTGGCTGAACTTCATTGATTCAGGCTGCCAGGCCCTGGTGGGCATCCAGGCCGCATGTGAAGGCATCTATGATCCCGTGGTCGCCGTGAAGGCTGTAGCGCGTGTCTACGACCTCCCGGTACCCAAAAACCTTAGTCATAAGGATTTCATGAAATGACAATGACTCAGACTCCGATTCATGTCTCCTCGAACTTTTTCTCCAAGGCTGCACGATATTTCAGCAACTTCGGTTCCGCGGTTACCGAGGTTCTCCAGAACGCCTATCGCGCCAGTTTGCCTATTGAGACCACTGGGGTACGCCCACGTGTTGATGTCACCGTGGAGTCCACACGAGAGGGCCTCACCACTCTGACGGTGCGCGACTACGGCAAGGGGATCACAGATGTCGGTGCCGCCCTGAGCATCGCGGTTTCCGGGTGGGACTCCAGTGTGGAACGCGAACAGGATCCCGCGGGCATGGGGCTCTGTGCCGCCCTTGCGTTCTCGAATCGCCTCATCATTTCGTCGCAATTCGGGATCCTCGAGATCGAGGGCAAGAAGTTCTTCAAGGATGCCGAGTATCGAGATTCCCTCCTCGAAAAGATCGATCCAAATTGGGGGTGTGAGGGCACCGAGATCCAGATGATTGGGATCCCCTCGGAATCCGAAGTCATCCGTGTTGTCGAGGCAACTGCATTCTATCATGCCTCCCTTGATGTCTTCATGAAGCAGCCCGGGCAGGGGGAGCCCGCCAAGGTTATCAGTTTTCGTGATAGGTTTCGCCGAGTGCTCGACGCCGAGGGTAATCATTACAAGCATCGGGGGTACGAGGTCTGGGAGGACACCCACCCAGGGTGGAGTGGTGCAGAGGGTGTCCTTGGGGTCATCTGGCATGGCCAGCGTATCCAGGTCGATGTGCGATCACAGGAGTTTCGCAAGCACTTCAAGTTTGACGACATCGAATTTAACGCTACCCCAGAGATGCGTTCCACGATGCACTGGTGTATTGCCATCGATCACGGCAACGCCCCAGTGACCCCCAAGCTACCAGATCGCAACTCACTGATTCTGGATCCAAAGACAGTAGAGTTCATTTGGGGCCTATACCAGAATCAATTCGAGGCTGGTATCCGGAATACGCAGAAGTCATTTATGGAGAAAGCGAAGTGCTACCAGGATGGCAAACTTCGAGTCTCTGATGTCTGTTACACGGGTTGCTACGCGAACCAGGAGTTCCCAGAACTCGTGTATCGCGCTTTTTACCGGCACTACATCGGGGCTCCACAGGTGAGCTGGCCGGTACCCAGTGATTATGATAACACTTATCTCACGAAAACATTGTTACCCCGCAACGCACGTGTAGCCGAGCTGGCATCCATGATTGTCTTGAAGACATTGGATAGCCAGGTCCTCATCGTTGGCATGGATGATTCCTGTCTTGATGATACCTCGGACACCTCGGCGAGATTTAATTTCCCAGCGTCGGTACCATCATGGAAACCTGAATCAGGGGCGGCAACGGGGTGTGATGTGATTAGCGGGTCATGGGTTCCCAGTGGGGTCTGTGTTTCCGTAAAATCACTCAATGGTGTAGATGCAGTGCGTGCCCAGGCAGCCTTGATGGTAATTGATGTCCCCCTCAAGCTATCCGACATCGCCACGCATCCCTGGGGTTCACATACCTCCCACATGCGGGCCAACACCTTCATTCGTCTCGATGACGGCGTCAAGGGTGAAATCCTGTTCTTTGATGTCTACGAAAACTTTGATGACGGCCTGGAGGCCCTACGCGATGCCGGAAACACCCCGATGCTCTTCAGCGATTTCGCAGAGGTCCGGTCAAAGGCGGTGCGTCAGGAGACCTTTAGTCTTCCCGCGTTCAGCTTGTACTACGGGGATGACCGGAGTGTGAGCGATACCGTGTGGCTTGGGAAACTCGATGATGTCATCGCGTTGACTTCCAGTGTTGAATGCACATTAACTCACATTGTCCAGAGTTCCGGGGAGGACGACGGTGAAACCGCCAAGGCCATTGAGGAGGACTTTGCGAAGTTCCGTGCCAGCATTGCCAATGTTGCCGAGATCTCGAGGCCATACCATGAGATCCTGCGACTCTGCGGACTCGAGGGTTCGCGGAGAGATCGCGAGAGCATTGCTTCGGTGTGCATTGACTCCAAGTCGCGTAAGATAACGATTACGCATTCAAGTGGCCCCAGGCTCACCACTGAGCTCAGCGTGGACCTCGGGTGACTTGACGCTGAGTAAACTTGGGTATAGGCTACGCCCTTGGAGCCAGTATGATAACCGCACAAGACCGTAAGATCGCGCTTCTCAAAGCCGAGCATAAAGCTGAGATCGAGAAGTTAGAGCGCGAACTCTGCAAATTACGCGAGGCCCTGCACAGAGCTCAAGAAGATGTCCGGACATCAGGACGCAACGAGCAAATCGCACGACGGGCCGTAGTCGCAACCCAGGCTGAGGCATCTCGCCTGGAAAAGCAATTGTTATCAGCTGGGCTCACACCATGCACTCGACCAGATCTAACCATCCCGGTGAAAGCCAAAACGGAAAAGAAGAGTCAAAAAGTGCAGTCGGTGTAACCCACGTTTACTCATGAGAAACCGGCCCCCACGTGGTTACCACGTGGGGGCTCCTTTTTAGGAGAAGTCATGCCCACACGAGTCATAAGGGTCCCCGGGAAAGGAGTTCTACTTGACCTCCCCGGACTCCATGATGACGCCCGCCGCCTCAAGGTGGTCAGGCAGTTCAACCAGGTCTTCCTGTCCCAGGAGGCCATCACCGCAATTATCAAGAATGAGGTCGAAGTAGCCGTCGATGAGGCCGATGTCGTCGTGGAACTCGGGGGTAGTCATGCGGATCTCCCACCAAGTAACCCATGGCCGGCACCCCCCGCGCCTGCCCCAGAGCAAGCCTTTAAGAAGACATTGGCAGTGTTGCCACCAGGTGACTCCCCGTTCTGGGATCCCGCACCGAAGCCAGCGGAACCCTCAATGGGTGACAACCGAGCAGGTGACGCCTTCGAGGACGAGGAAGCCGAACCCGAGGAGCCCGAGGTTCCCTGGAGCCCGGATCAGAAGGCTGCCCTCAACAAGTTGACATCGACCCGAGCCACGGTCACCATCCTCACGGGATACGCGGGTACCGGGAAATCAACGGTGATCCGCGAGGTCCTCAAGAAGACCCCATCCGCGATCTGTGCGACCACGGGGAAGGCTGCCATCAATGTGGGCGGCTGTACCGTGGATGCCATGTTCTCCTACGACCGCGAACTCAATAAGACCAGGGATGCCATTCGTCTCGAGAAGCTGATGCGGGGGACCCCCAAGGTAATCATCATTGATGAGGCCTCCATGATCGGGGCCTGCATGGCCAATTATCTCTACACGGTGGCCCAGAAGTATGGGAAGTCCCTTGTCCTAGTTGGCGACTGGGGGCAGGCATCGCCGGTGAAGGATACCTGGGCGATGTCCACCAAGTTGATCACTCAGGCCGATGTCATCAAACTCACGGAATGCCATCGTCAGAACGAAGTCGTGTACCTCGAAGCCCTCAACAAGGTGCGCAGGGGTGAGGTCGATGAAAGCGTCGCCGAGGTGTTCAGGTCCTGCGTCGTCGATACACCGCCACAGGATGACGAGTTCATTCGGCTCTACGCCACCAATGCCACCGCGGACAACTACAATCTCCAGCGGGTCTCCAATAACCCCGATGGCCATCGCTTGTTCAGGTTGCACACCAAGTACCTGGATACCCGCCCTGACCACATCAAGGAGAAGTACGCCATCAAGGAGTCCGACATCGCCCGGGAGATCTCGAGTGGTCGTCTGGCGCACAACGATGTCTTCCGTGTCGGCGCCCGGGTAGTCTTCACCATGAATGACTACTCCGAGGAAGGCGAACAACGCTGGGTCAACGGCGACGCCGGGCTCATCGTGGAGGCCAAGGTCGCCGGGGGAGCCCGAATCGATGACACCCCTGAGCACAACCCATTTGAGGTCGGCTCGAAGCCTGCGCAGTCCCCGGTATCGATCCTGGTCACCATGGATCGCACGGGTGCAACCGTTGAGGTCACCGCGGTGACCCAGGAGGTCAGGGATCCCCTGGGGCAACCCAAATTCAACCTCAGGGGGTTCCCGTTGTCCCTGGGCTGGGCGATGACGATCCACCGGTGTCAGGGGGCCACCGTGGACAAGGCCTGGGTCGACATGAAGTCGATTACCTATATGCCCGGGGATTCCCGGCATGGCCTCGCCTATGTCGCGTTATCGCGGACTCGGACCCTCGCGGGTCTCAAGTTGTCTGCATGGGTGCCAGAAGCCGTTTTCTGTGCACCAGAAGTCAAACCATTTGTGTGAGGATTCTATGATTATCACGAGATATATCGAGGGAGGCAACCTGATCAGGCAGGAGTTCCTCACCATACGTGGTGCCCAGATCGCCATGAAGGACAAAGAGGATCCCAGCCTGAGCTGCGATAGCTGCCAACTCGTCAGCATCCAAGGCGTGCGTTGCCATGAGCGGGGTTGCCCCTGTGCATGGCGAGATGTCAGAACTGAATGCCAGTCCTGTGGGTGCGAGTTCATCCCAGATGAAAAGGGGCAGACGTTGTGCTCGGGGTGCCAGGATGACATCCTGGCTGAAGCCGAGGCAGATCACGTATTCGACGACAAAGCCATCGCAGAACAGGGAGTTCAAGATGACTGACAAACACACTGATCCCAGGCGCCCACCTCTGGGCGCCGAACCCGGCACGCTGCCGAGGATTCACACCACAAAGATTCCAGAGGGATCCACGGTCTGGGGGATGGCCCCCATTGGAGTGGGTTCCCTGGGTACCGCTGGAAAGCACGGCCGGCACAAGGCCAATACGAAGTGCCCGAGCTCCGAGTACGCGGTATGCTACGCATTCGTGAACAAGGAGTGGCATGAGGTCACCCGTGAGCCCCGCGAGGTATCTGACTTCGACAAAGCGGTTGCCGCGGCATGCGCGGCATCGGGGGCGTCGAGTAAAACCAAGTGGTCAGCCGTTGATGGCCCCACAACTGGGGTAGGCAATGAGTTCTACCTACAGAGCAAGAAACATGGAACCTATTACATCTGTGTGGACCAAGGTGAGGTCACCTCGTGTTCACCCTGCACTGAAGTGGAGTCCTAACCATGTGCGATGACAACCCACAAGGACCTCCGACGCAGTACGCGGTGGTCATTGATTCATTTGACAAGCTGCCAGCGAAGTCACTCGACCAACGTCTTATCCGGGCAGCCGCACTGCTCCCACCCGTGTGTGCGCATGACTTACCTGCATTTTTGAGGCATGACATCGTGACTTCCAGAATAATGGGCAAGAAGACAACCACTCGTGTGTTCTCTCTTCCCAGAACCCCTGACATAGGGGATACCGATGTCCGCATCGAGGCCTGGCAGGTCTACGATGACCACCGCCCACGAGACCCCAAGAAGGGATGGGAGCATGTCGTCGAGATCACACTGGAGAACATTGCGGAGCACTATAAGCGGTATGGGGTTATCATTGGGCCCCCCTCACGAGAAACGCGGGATAACATTCCGATCCTCGAGTTTCTCCGTAATTCCAAAATACCGCCCATTGATCTCGACAGCTTGGAGTCCTGGTTACGTGACCAGAACTTCCATGCCGAACGTAAGTTTGACATCCATCTCTACGGTGTCGACCACTTCGGGGCCAAGAAGATCGTTCATGGTTACGTCAAAGTGATCCATGGTTACGTGAGCTCCCAGTTGGATGCCCTGATCCATGATCTCCTAGAACCCGTTTTACGTGACGAGGAAACGCATGATTGATATTCTCATCGTTGTCTATCTCATCGGCGTAGGCGTCGCTTACACCAAAGCATCGGACACCATGGGCTCCGGGGAGCGTGTTGTCCATGCCCTGAAGTGGCCCCTGGATGCCATCAGGACATTCCAATCCAAAAAATGAATAGTCTCCATGTCGAGACAGATCGGATCACATATGGCCGACATTATCTGCCGGTGTGGGGAACCCTGGGATAGCACTGGGGGTCTCCACTTCTCACATTCAGATCTCCCCTGGCATTCCTATGATCAACTCATCCGGGGCATGGGGTGCCCGTGCTGTGAAGGTAAGTTCAAACCCTCGGTCGCCCGGGATATGGCTTGGCGAGAGAGCCTTGAAGCCATCTCCGAGGGTCTCGAACCCTTTGATGGCTGGCCGGATCCCACAGCACCCAAGTACGGCGACACCAAGAAGGGTAAGTTTATTTATGTCCCCCGCGAATGCCCACCTGGATTCGCGGAGATCGACCCCGGGTTCCTCACCAAGATTGGCGATCTCGCCGCGATGAGGGTTGCGCTGGATCACCGCGATGAGGTCCAGGGCCCCACCAATATGGATCACGAGTTCAGGCATACACTCGAGGATATCCAGAACACGGGGTTCTGGATCCGGTTTCGCCCCGATCTCGTCCGGGAGCGGGGATCCCTTGGGGGTCGCGTCAACTACGACGCCGTGGTGAAAACGCTTGAAGAACTCCGTACCCAAGGCAACGACATCTTCACTAACCTCGATGATGGCGTCTGTGTCTGCATCGCCAATCTTTATGGAGGTGAGGTCAGAGTGTTCAACTGTGCGAATACCCTGTTGAAGATATCTCACGCCCTGGATAACTACCCCATCCTAGATGATCTCGCGTTCTCTGAGGCCGAATCCAAGGCCAAGGACAAGATCTGGGATGAACTCGTCGAGGACCACCTGAGCACGTTATCGGAGTGGGCAGGGATCCCTGAGAAGCCCATGCGGTTACTCATTGGATCCACACGGTTCTCTGATGACCTCCCCGAGCAACTCGACGACAAAATCGAGATCGACGACAAAGGTGACGCCCAACGGCAGCCTTCGCGAGAGGACCTCGAGAAGGCGTTGATCCTGGATCTCGAACCCGTAAATGCCACCCTCCTGGTATCGGATTACGATCGGAATGTCTACCTCCTACGAACCCCGGCGTCGTATGACTTCGGGGAACCCATGAATCCAGGTGAACTCGTTGGATACCTGATTCGCGATGACGGCAAGGCAGCAGATGTCGAGATCACGCTAAACATGGCATCGCATTGCTTTGCGCACGAAGAGCACGCGCGCTGGAAGCATGTTCCATTTCATGTTCAGGACACCGTGATATCCCTACTCTCATTGGGGTACAAGAATGGATGATCCACAACAAGCCTCCGGCGCCCCAGAGATCACACGACGTGAACTCGAGGAAACCATCGATTTGGTCAAACAGAACTTGGGGATCAAAGATGACACCCCGGAAAGCGGAGCAAGAGTCGCCATGCAAGTCTTCGATTCATTCCAGTCACGTGAACAAGAGTACCGGCGCCGGCGTGCCGAGGTTTTCCTGTTCGATCTCCAGCGTGCATTCGAGGAGGTCAAATTGGCCAAGCGCCCAGTATCCGTGGGGTACCTGCAAAGCCTACATCTCAAGTGTGGGTGGGGTGCCATCGACAAGTTCCTCCGTGACCACCCCGATGTCAAACGCAGTGTTCACAAAAACAAAGTCTACTTCACCTATAAGGGGGCAAGATGAGTCTTCCCGATTGGATTCGCAACACTGAAACAGATCTCCCCGACATCCCCGGGTTCCCCACAATGTTCGGGAACAGTGACGGTGTCGTCACCTTGTTACAAAGACCGGCTGTACGTGAGGTTGTTATAGACATCCCATGCCGGTTGTGGCACCTATGGGCCACTCTCTTGGACTGCCAAAACAACCCTGTGATCTGGACAGACATCACGTTGAAGCACCTTCGCCGGAAGATGCGCAGCGCTGATAAGTTCATTGAGACCAACAAAGCTGGCATCGAGTATGTCGGCTTTGAGACCGGGGATGCCAAGGTCATCCGTCTTCGTCATGGCCCCGGCGGTCTCCCCGAAACCAGAATTGCGGTCTGCAATATCCGATGCCTCCCCGATGTCTTCTATGAATCCCGGCTCGGTATCGTCATGGGGCTAAACCATCTCTTCTGGGTCTTCGAGAACGCAGACGGTGGCGTCGCCTACATTGGTCGTTCCGACTACAACCTCAGAGGAGAAATGCGATGAATGCACTGGAAATCTCACAATGGGATTCCTTGAAGCCATGGCTTCCCCAGGATCCCAAAGCACTGATCACTGAGGACTTCTTGAAGTCCTTGGGGTTCGGCCACGATGGTGATGGCAACCTCACCAAGGAAACCGCTCAGTTCGTGGACGCCTGTGTCAGCGATCTCGTCGAGGTCAGCGCACGCCGAACCCGGGTCTACGGGATCAAGGCACACCTGAGCCCACGGAAGTACCCAGATGTCGAAAAGGCATGTGCGGGGAGGTACAAGGAAGCCTTCTGGGATCTCCTCAATGATGCCCGAGAGCGGATCACCGAGGACCTCGGGGAGTCTGACATCCTTGATAACTATGACAAGCGATTTGATCGCTTTAGCCGACACTGGTCGTCGAAGCGCGGGGGATCCAAGGGAGACCACTGGGAGCTCAATTGGGAATCCGCGAGTCAGGATGACTCCATGTTGTGGCTACTCTCGGATTGGTCAGCGGGATTCTGGGAGACCAGTGTGCTCACGGATTCAGCGAGTGCCAACTCGGTATTCGGTGAGCTCGGGCAGCGCGAGCACGATTACGCGACTCCCTGGGCAGCCTTCGTTGGGGAGTACCTCGAACTCCTAGGGATCGCGATGTGGACGTGGTGGGTGCCCCACTGCGCCAATCCAGACAGTGTTCTGGAGACCTGGAGGTACAACCTGGGACAACACCTCGGTGGGGAGGCCATTGATAACATTTACTACGACCTCGGCCTCTACTTCCTCTGGGAGCGCCTGGAGATCCTTCAGGAACCCGATCAGCCGAGATCGTGGACCCCTGAGCAACACGCCGCACATCTCGCCAAGGGGGGTTGGTTCACGAAGACCTCGCGGAGATGGGTGGAAGCCGCGGAGTTCGCAGGGGAGTCCAACGAGAACACTGAACTCATCCCACCCCTGGTTGAAGCCCTCAAGGTACTCCGTGCGGATACCGTGGAGCGCATCGCCGATGCCCTGCGGCGTGAAAAGGATGTCGTCGTTGTGACAACATCAGGGGATCCCGTGGTCTTCAGGGATAACGGGAGATCCCAGGAACCCATCCGTCTCCGGGATTACATGGCCGCGCGCATCCAGACCCACGCCGCACAGGCCATGGGGACTGGAGCCCCGGGGATCAAGGAGCACCCCATGCTCAAGGATCCCGTGCTCAGCCTGCTCGCCGTGATCATGAATGCGTCGGCACATGAACCCGACTCAACCAGTGCTGCCCACGAGATCATTCGTGCGGTAAAAGCCTACCAGGAATCCAAGAAAGGGGTTTTATGATACCAAGCATCAGTGATCTCCAACGCTTGTTCCCTGTTGGTCCAATTGAGCTCGACGCCCAGGCCAGACGTGAGCTCGCCTCGATTTCAGCGGTGTGTTACATGTTCACAGCCCTGAAGAAGCATGGCACCGATGAAACCACGTATCAGGAAGTGGACAGACGCGTGGTGCAGCGATTCCTGGACACCGATAACGTGAAAAAATGTGATATCCACGCGGCTCAGATCGAGGAACTCGCCAAGATGATGGATGCCGCGGATTCCGTGATGCCAGGGATTGACCACGCCTCGGTACAGGACCAACAGTTCATGTTGAAAATCTTCGTGGATTACTCCAAAGAAGACCCCCGATTCGGAGCCATGCTGTTAGCAGCGGCTGTGGCAGATGAGGGGGGTCCAGTTGCCATGCACGCGATCACTGCGGGTACACTTGCGACACTGCAGGGGCTCATGCGAAATGTCGTGATTCAGTTCCTGTATCGTCAGCACCCCGGAGTGAGATTCCCAATCCAACACCTCCTCCAATTGGTGCTGGATCCCGGGGATGACGGACAGCCCGTGAGTGCCACGATTAACGGGTACTCCCTGGACATCCTGCAGAACATCAAGTCATCTCAGGTGTTCAAAGCACCGGACACCGCGGAGGAGTTCCTCCGTGGGTGCACCAACCAAGAAACCAATGGTGGGAGCCCGACTCCCACTGAGTAAAAGGAGCCCGGTATGATTTGCGATGAGTCCCCGAGGTACCACCCACGTTATGAGTACCTAGTCAATCCATTTCCAGATGATCGCGTTGATCGGAAGAAACGCGAGTGGCGTAAAGTTGAAACAATCTATCCAGGGTTTCATGGCGCTGGTTTTTTGCGTAAAAATACCATGACCCCGCTTTGCATCTCGTTGAGTGATATCCACGTTGTCATTGAGACAGAACTACAAGTGATCCCAGAGGATGAGCGCACACGTTTCCGCAACAGTGATAAGGAAGTGGATTACGATGCAATGTTTTCCGACTACCCATATCTGACAACGATTCACCTCATCGCTGAGAAGTTCCAGGATGCAGACATAATGAAACACTGGTATGAACAGGATGAACTCGATGGGGCATCGCGGCTACATGTCATGATGGGGGATGACGAGTGCAGGACATGTCCAGTATTCCAGGTTCTCTCGACTTCACACTTCAGCGGCTTTCACACTGCCTTAAAGGTCCTACCGATTATCGAGGATCTCCCCGACGAGTTCATGCAGGCAGTCAATGACATCCGAGGTGTTGATGGTTGGGAGATGATGCGCAGTGTTGCTTACGTGCACTCCGACAAGGCATTACTGCAGGCTAGGAGTTTTCTAAAAAAACCTTCCAAGTGGAAACATCAGCAAGAAGACATCAGTCTGGCTGCGTTAAAAACCAAGATAGCGAGGTCCAAATGAAACAGACAGCGACACAGGGAGCCTGCAATGCCAGCAACTCTGCCTGATATCCGGTACACCAACCTCATCGAGGAACTCGGCCCGCTGCCCACGAAACCATGCAAGGTAGAATTGGTGTCATCTGATTCGGGATCCGAGTTCTACTTCATCGGGAGGGTAGGTGGTATCCACCACGAGGCAATCCTGGCCGCAATTGAGGTCTGCGATCTCGCAGCAATCACCGGTGAGAAGCCTTCTGATTTCGGAGGGAAGCACTGGAATGCCACGATCTATTTAGGTGTGCGTGAATATCAGACCACGGATTACAGTTCATACTCAGATGCAGGGTTCATGCAGGCCGCGAGATGCGAGGGGGTAACCTGCCCGATATTCCAGTGCAACTCGGTGTCGTCACGCGGTGCTCTCCGGTATGCGCGTAGAGCATTCAATCTCATCGACAAGAACCTCGAGGACTTTCTCGAGGTGCCCTGCAACAATATGGGTTCCAATGGATCCGACTTCCTGAAGGGCGAGCTCGTCAGCCGGCCCGCCAACGCCAACCATCTCAACAAACCCTGGTGAAAACATGATCGCATACATCAATGGCTTCTGCCTCATCGCCTCTGCCACGGAAATCATCCTGCGCACTGACAGTGGGGTAGGGTACTCCGTGGTGCGCCCCATTCAGGACTTCATTGCCAACGAAGGCAAGAGTTACGAGTATTGGGTCTACCATCACATCACTGACCAGGGCCAGGTTCTCTTCGGGTTCAATCGACCCGAGTCCCGCCGACTCGCCATTGAACTCATGGAGGTCGATGGCATCGGTGCACGCACCGCGCATCGCTTGGCCACTGCGGTGGACCCCGCGGTGATCATTGATGCCGTGGCCAAGGGGGATGTCGCCAAGCTATCGAAGCTGGCCAAGGGATTCGGCCCCACGGGTGCCAAGAAACTCGTGGACACCCTACAGTCTCGGTTCCAATCCAAGGACACCCTTGGGTACGACACCAAGGTATCCGCGGTATTCGCGGTTATATCAAACCTTGGTCTCGGCGCACGTTTCGACATCGCTGAGATCCGGGATGCGGTCACCGCGGCTCCAGATCTCACTGCTCAAGTCATCGCACAGAACTTAATCGGCAAGGCGAGGAAGTGAGTCCCCACGTGGGGACTTGACTGAGAGTAAACCGCTACAGAATCCTGTCATCACCCGCTGCAAGTCAGCACAACACTCTGGAGTCCACATGGTAAACTTCTTGCGTACCGGTACACTGAACCCCGGTGGCCGCACCCCCAACAACATCGAGGTCTGCACGGAATCCGCGCGCACCGCATTGTTGCAGGGTCGCTTCTCGTTCATCAACGCCAACACCCTGCTGCTCACCCTCGATGGTGGCAAGCAAGTTGTTCTCCACATCAAGCATGGCGCCACGTTCACCAAGGAAGAACCCCTGGTGGATGCCCTGTCGACTTCCTTTGCTGCCGCCGGCATTAAGGTGCCTGAGGCAGGTTCGGATTCCGATGTCAAGGACAAAGTCGAGGAGGAACCCCCTCAGGTCGGTGCTCCGGCGACCACAAAGTTTTGAGGCCATCTTTCATTAGGTGTCCCATGACGTCGGTGTGCTCTGCACGCCGACGTTTCTTTTTGTTCATGGAGGAAATATGAACTCAGTTGTTATCCGCGCTGAAGACACCGGGGCGTGCTGTGTGGCCACAGGTGACATCAACGATTACTTGATCCATGAGGCCGCCAAGGCCTGGATCGAGGGTGCCGAGATCTCCCCGACCACGGAACGCATCCAGCGTGCCCTGGGCCCCCGGCATGACCACCACCTCACCCATTACGCCATCGAGCGTACCGAGGGTGGTGTCTTCATCAGTTTCACGCGATACAAGCGCCCGACGTGCTATCGGCACAACGGAGGTGTTGTCACGTTTAGTGCGCGGCACCTCGCTCTACGCATGCACATCGTGGGAGTGAAGACCCCAGTGCTCGCGATTCGCCCGTATTCCAAACCCCTCATTCATGGAGGTTTTATTCAATGATCGTAGCAGATGGCCGCACTCTTCAGACAGTTGCTTATTTGTACCCATCAGCACCATCTAAGCATGAGCAACCGTAAATCCATCGATATGGTCGGAAAGACCATCGCACACGTAACAGTGATCTCCAAGGGGGAGCTTTGTAAGGGAGGGGATCGCCGCTGGCATTGCAAGTGTGGCGCATGCGGGAAGGAGTTCTCTGCGCGTGGCAAGGACTTGCGCCAAGGCTACTATGTTTCGTGCGGGTGTGTGGGTAGAGAAAAATCCATAGAAAGGGCCAGGAACTTTAAGCTATCTCACGGGCGGCACGGGACTCCACTCTACAAGAAATGGAGAGCGATGCGGCATCGTTGTGCCATGGACAAGGACTACCTTAGTAGGGGTATTACGATATGCCCACGTTGGGACGACTTCGCAATGTTTGAGGCTGACATGGGGCCTACGTGGAAGCCAGGGTTGTCGCTGGAAAGAATAGATAATCTGAAGGGGTATTCCCCTGAAAACTGTTGTTGGATACCCTTGCGAGACCAGGCCAGGAACCGCACTAACTGCATTAGAGTTATCTATGAAGGAAGGGAAACTTTCCTTTGGCAAGTTGCATTGTACCTCGGTGTATCGAGGCAAGCGCTACAGAAACGATACAGTAAGGGTGTAAGACCACCCGAACTGTTTTACCCAGTAATATCAACCAGAAAGAAGAAGATATGACTTCAAAACTAATAGTGATATGTGGCCCAGACGGCGTGGGGAAAAGCCTGGCCTGTAAGAACCTGGCTGAATACTTGGTGACCCCGAAGTGTGTCCTCGAACAATCCGTTACGCCCTGGCAGGTCACTGTGATGGATAAGGTCAAGGTTCTCCGGGATCCTGGATCCACCCCACTTGGTGAGGAACTCCGAAAGCTGTTGCTGGATTCTAAACAGAAGGCAGAGGTCGCCACCCTGTTCTTCGGGTTCCTAGCCGCGCGTTCAGAACTCATGGCTGAGATCCGAAAGTTTCTCGATCTCGGTTACACCGTCATCGTGGATCGCCTGTGGCCAAGCACGGTGGCCTATCAGTGTTATGGCAACGGGGTTCCCCTGGAACTCGTGAGATCAACCACGGAGTGGTTGCTTGAGAAGTACATCCCAGTTGACCAGGTGATCCACTATGTGTTCTTGAAGGCATCCCCTGAGATCCGCCGTGCCCGCCTAGTCGGTGATCGTGGAAAGGATCGGTTTGAATCCGCTGATGACGGATTTCGTTCTCGGGTCGATACCGGGTATGAACACGCCGAAGCCTTAGTCCCCCATATCAGTGATCACCCGTTTAAGAAATCATCCCTGGATGTCGGGGACATGAGCCCTCGGCAGGTCGTCGAAGCCATCTTCGCTGAACTCCCATGGTTGGAAGAAATCGAGGAAACCCGATGAGATACCGCTTAGTCGGAACCTGCGTGGGGGCCTGTGGTCGCCACGTCGCCGCCTTCGATGACGGCTCCAGGGAGATCACCTACCGCACCTTCGTGAAGTACGCGGACAAAGAGGATCTCAAGGCGTGGATGGAGGCCAACAAGTATGGCCGCAAATACGGGCTCTGCCTGAGCGATGATTGGGCAGTGAGTTACTACAAGGGGGTCTACCGTGGGAACCCCTGCGTGGTCATGAAGTGGTCGAGTATCCATCATTTCTTCGTGGGTCCTGGGAGAAAGCCATGCTGATCACGGGGATACCTGACGAGCGCGTCAGTAGTTTTCATCACGGTCAGGTCTGGAAGTCCTCGAGGGGTACAGAGTACACCGTGGTGTCCATCACGGGTAAGAAGGCCCAGGTCAGGGATAACAGGGATCTCAAGGTCCGGCATCGGCTCTGGGATGAAGTCCAGAACTGGACTCTGGTCAGCGATCCCCAGTACCCCTTGTTCAAGCCTGGTGCCCAGGATCCCGCGATCAGGGATCCCAATGTGTTCCCTCAACCCGGGGATATCTTCACCAAGGGGCCGAGTCGACGCTTTGTCCTCGAGGTCGTCACCACGGGGCGCCACGTTGTCATCAAGTTCCACAAGAACATCAGAGGCAATCCGGCCTTCGCGGCACCCATCCACACCACACCGTGGTCGACGTGGCGTTCCTGGGTCAGGCATGCCACATGGGAGGAACGCCTCGATCTAAAGGAGATCAGAGATGTCTGCAAAAATATGTGTAGTGCCTATGTCGACTATCTGGGCAAACAACTGCAATCTAAGCCCCAGGACCTACCTGGGGTTATCAGACAACGACGTCACGATTCGGCGTGCAAGAGTGCTCGCCAGGATTGATGCCGAAAAGAAGACCCTGGCGAACCTGGATCAACAGGTCCGCGACGAGGCCGCGTTTCAGGCCAAGTGGGGGATCACGATAACGCGAGTGGAGGTCCCCAATGACCGAAAAAAGATTTGAGGATGACTTCGTCGAGCGTGCATTCACTGACATCAAGGCAGCCAATAAACCGACTGTAAACATAGAGTCGGTTCGACGTGTTGATGGCTCCGAGGCTGTCAGTATCGATGCCTGGCTGCATCGAATCTCGAATGGGTACCCTGAGTATGCTCCAGCGATGGAACCCCCAAAACAGGTTGGGCGTGCAGTAGAGGAAGCCAACCGCGCTAAGCGGATAGAGAAGGCTCACCGCGATAAACAAAGGGAAGAGGAGGATCACTACTTCAAACGACTGGAAGAGGCCAACGCTAAACAACTAGCGGAGGTCCTCAAAAAAGAGGCAGAGGAGTCCCCTCGAGGCAGGTGGTTCCTTGGTTCTGCCAAGATGACAGCCGCAGAGTTCTCTATGGTCAAGTCTGCAATGGCCGAAATCCTTCGTGAAAAGAAGCTCCTAGAGGAGATACAGCTGCAGCGAGATCCATGCGGGCAGCTCTTCGTAACTGGGGAGTGTGCGTGTTGCGGAAAGACGATTACGTCGGGTATTGGGTCACGGAGTAGTAATGGCGCCGTGTTGTGCGGCTACTGTTCAGACCTCAATATGTCGTTTGAGGCGCAGCCCACGCTGCGATCTCGGTTCCCTAAGGATATTTCTCCCGATGCTCCCGGGGATGGAAGAATCGTAAGAAAATCAACCTATGATAAAGATCTGGAGGTAAGATGGTGGCCACACAAAAAGAACCGATGACCTCGCGCAAGAGGTTTCTGACCGAAGTTGTCATCTACATCCCAGTGTACACGGATTCCGTGGATCAAGGCGCTGCACGCGACCAAGCCGAAGCCGTGGTGCGCCAGGAAACCGGTGAGCTCCTGTGCCACTGGGGGTTCAAGATATGGGCGCCGCCACCCCGACAGATGTGGACCCAGGAAGATCTAAATCTTCCCAGTGAAGACGTGCTCAGTGGAGAGGATCGCATGATCGCGATATACTCTCGGTGCTTTGGGCAGAACGGCCCCATGGTACCATTTGAGGAGTATGCAGAAGAGGCCCAGGACACCTTGCAGGAACTCGACGATGTCGCCAAGGCACGTGCCATCGAGCAGTTCGCCAAGCAAGGTATCCACCTCGAAGCCGAGCAGACCAGTGATGATTTCCGTAACGCGATTCAGTCCGAGATGTGGAACGCGCAGGCCAAGCGAGATCTCGCCAGGATGCCCATCACGGATAAGCATCTCCAGGCCTCCGCTGCCAAATCGGTGCCCAGCAAGGCTGCCGGTGCAGTTGTCCAGCTCGCACCAAATGAGAACCCAGCCAAGCCAGGGTTGAAGTCTCGCCTCAAGATGAAGTGGGCGATGCTGAAGACATGGCTGCTACATCGCCTGGATTAGGGCGGGGTTGACTCAGGGAAAACCAGAATCAAACTGGGCGCTCACCACCAGAGGAGCGAGATATGGGCGAGATCCAGGTCAACCAAGATGAATCCATGGCACGCGAGGAAGCCCTGCGCAAGCAAGTCTTCGACGCCCTGAAGCCAGATACCAAGACGCCCGAGGAAATCGCTGAGGGCAAGTTGAATCGGGTTCATCTCTATCGGTTCCTGACTCGCATCATTCGCCACGGTATGCAGGGGCGCATCTTGATCTCCCGTCTCCGCGCCGGCACGTTCTGGTGCCAGACCGGGGCGATCATCCAGAACAAGGTTGTCTTCGTGAAGTACGGGGACTCCCCGTATCAGCCCATTGGGTGGGATACTGGAACCGAGTTCTACATGCTGCCAACAGCCAAGCTGATCTGGAAGCATGTCTTCTTGTTCGTTCCCGTGGCGGCTTCAACTGGTGGGGGTGCCATCGCAGTCGAGTCACCCTTCAAGATTGAAGTCCATGATTCCCCTGTGGACGAGGTCGGTGAAAACGACAAGGTCTCGTTGACTGACAAGGAGCGCAAGATGCTCGCCGGGATCCGGGAGGCCTTCATCGAAGACCTCACCTGGAAGCCGGGTCCAAACTGGAAGCGGGATCCCTCATTCACCTTGGACCCCACACGGGCCTATGACGCCGATACCGTGAAATCCATGGTGCATGAGGCCATGCAGAAGAAGGAAGCCGAAATCGAGGCGGAAGCCAAGAAGCGGTGTGCCTCGCTGGACAAAGCCAACTTCCAGACCGACTACGCCCTGGCGATGTCGGAGGTCGAGGAACCCAAGCCATCATTCGATGCCTGGCTTCTCGACCGCATCAAGAGTGGGATCACTTTCGATATCGCCGCAGCACTGGCCACGAAGCTCTACGCCGAGGTCAAGTTGCCATCGGAAGACGAGATCCGTGAGGCCGCTGCACATGCCGAGTACAATGAGAGACTCCACAACACCCTCCAACTCGCCTGCCTGAAATCACCTCGTCTCGACGCCAAGGTCAACAAGGCCGCTGAGGCCAGTCCTGAGTTCAAGGCTATGCTGGACCGCAAGGGAAGCCTGCAGAACGCTATGGCTGAACTTGTCGCCTGGATCCACATGCAACTCGATGAAGACGAGGCTCGCCGTGCCGTGAACTCCCTGAAGGTTGTTCACACCATTACGACTGAGGCCATCCCTGTCGCAGAATCCGAGATGGCTGGGGAAATCATCCCCGTCATCGACGAAGTCCTCGCCGACATCAAGGCCGCAGGTGGGGCCGCTGCTCTCACCGAGCAACACGAACTCATCTACTGGGGCAACATCGTGATCAGTCAGGCCCAGAACTCGCTACCCCAGCTTCAAGCCCTATTGGAGCCCCTTGTCGGCGATATCCTCCTCGATGAGGCCCTGGAGAAGACACGAGAGTTCCTGGTGACCATTGAGGCCGCTAATGCACCCAAGAAGGCCGAGGAGCCCGTGGCGGCCCCAGAGGCCGCCGCTGAGGCCCCAGTGACACCTCCGGCGCAGGCCTGAGACATGGAGACCCCAAAGTACCCCGTAACCAATGCTTGGCGTGTCGTCGCCAGGGGAATCGATGGTCGATACTACGGTGTCGTCGTGGATCCCCAGGAAGACTTCGATCACGCCCTCCACCTCGTCGAGGCCTATACGACCCCGGAGAGCTGGATGGACACCTTTGAGCCCGATGCTATTTGCATCCGTGATGGCTCCGAGGCCGTCATGCTTCGCGCCCTTCAGGCCCTCGTGGCCTGGATGGACCGCAATGGGGCCACTGGGGATCTCGTAGATGACGCCAAGGCTGCAATCGAGATGGCACTGAACCCCAGGCTGGATGTTGGCAAGCCTTCCAGGATATCCTGGGAGGTCATCAGGGATTCAGGGGTCAGGGGAGCCAAGGCTCGTGAAGCCGGGAGACCGCGATCAGGGAACCCGCATCCCACGGGTACTCTGCTTCACGAAGGCTGGGATCGGGGTTGGGAACAAGCTGGTCGGGATTCAAACCCGAAATAACTATTCGACGCCGCAGAGCATCTCTAATGGTTTCGATGGTCTGGCATTCGAGCAGGATTCACAGTTGCGGGTATCCAATGCGTTCCGTCTGAGGGTGCGCTCACTGGGGGGATCCCAGGACACCCTATTGCTGGCATTCTTTGGGCACAACCTGGCATCAAGGATTTCTCCGAGGCCGAGGACTTTGAGGATCTGGAGTGATTGGTGGTTTAGTAAGACAACTCTGAGATGGGCACCGCGATTCGAGCATTCACGCCACAATGTCATGAGATGTGCAACAGCGATTGAACCCGTGAACCCATGGACGTGTATAACGATGTCTTCATCTTGTTTTGCAGATTTCACGCGATCGAGGAGGCTGAATGGATCTGAAGCCGGAGTGCTGCACGGGGTCTGCGAAGACCGGCTCAATGCGCCGACTCCATTGACATCATAATCAAGCATCAGCACGGAGCGTTGTCGCGTCGTCGTGGTTTCCATGCGGCTTTCCTTTTGAGGCAGACCTCATAGCATTCGCGCTCACCATAGCGTGACTTCTGGGTTAGCCAAGCCTTGGATACGCGCGACCGGAAGAGGGTGAACACTATGAACCAGATCTTCGGTTTTGCGATCATTGCATTCGTGGGCTGGGTGATTTATTCATCGCTGACCACGCAACCCGGGAGCTCGATAGCAGGGAAGGATGTAATCAAGTATGATGCGACATCAATGCACTGGAACTGGAAGAAAGACACCGATGGTACGGGAACTCTTTTCCTCCGTGAAAAGTCTACTGGTGATGTCCTTGGTATGTTTGTCACTGATAACCGTGGCGTGCTCTACGAGGACCCCAAACAAGCCAACGATCCCAACTTCCCCTTCAAGGTCAGCTACCGGCCCGACACTTACCTCGGCGAATACGCCTGGGACTTCGGTGCTATCGCTGGAATGTCCCTTGCCGATCAAAAGCTCGAAGTCGGCCTCCGCGCCAGCCCTGTCCGCTTCTTCTTCGGCACACTATCTCCAGACCTCGTGCTCACCAATGACCGCTTCGGCGTCGGCGCCAGCGTGTATGCGCCCCGGGATTACTTTCCGGAACCCCTGGACTGCTTCGGCTTGGGCTGCTGGTACACTCTTCCTTACGGCGGTGATAGTTCTCGTCAGCCTGGTATCGTTGCTGGGCTCTCCGTTCAAGCCAGGTTCTAAGAAAGGGCCGCTATGAATATCCTCGGATTCGAGATCTCGCGATCTCAAGTCGTCGATGCCACGAAACCAATTGTGAAGGACTCCACGTTGATGACGTCCTCACGGTTCTTACTCGTCCTCGGCTTCCTCGCCGTGGTCTGGTTCGCCAAGGGGGTCCTCACTGACCCCATCCTGGTGGTTACCTCGGGTTCAGTGCTCATCACTTACCTGATCACGAACACCTGGAGCAAGATCGCCATTGCGCGTCTCAACGCTGACTACCACACCGCGAAGTGCTCTCAGGGCTGCAAGGGTCCATGTGAGTGCTGTGGCCCCGAAACCAACCCCGGTAAACCCAAGTTGGAGGTCGTAGCATGACCAAGCATCCACTCAACGGCCAAGTCGTCATCACGACTCCTGAGGCCTATTCTGAAGCCGCGTTGTCAACGGCATGCCCTGACTCCGCAATCGACATCGAGGATCGCCTGCATCGCGGGGTTCTCAAGAAATCTCTTGAGGATTTCCTTCGGGCATCCCAGGTCCTCGACCACGTCAAGAAAACTGCGGTATATGGTAAGCCGTTCCCGGTTACCATGGTCGCCGGGGCTTTCCCGGCTCCCAAGCCATTCCCCGTGGATCCCCAAGTCTTCCACGCCATTGTTGGCATCGCCACTGAAGCCGGCGAACTCGTGCAGGCCCTTCTCAAGGCGATGTACGATGGAAAACCCATGGATGACATCAACCTCCTCGAGGAATCCGGTGACGTCGATTGGTACCAGGCTCTCTTGGATTCCCGTATCAATGGCGACCAGGTCAAGCGGTGGCAAAGCAACCGTGACAAGCTGGCCCGGCGTTATGCGAAGACCATGGGTGACAAACCCGTGTTCACCGCTGAGGCCGCGATCACCCGTGATCTCACCGCTGAGCGTGCGATCCTGGATCAAGCCGGTGCGGTTGCCTCAGCGGCCCCGGAGATTGTCTTGGCGCGCCAAGGTGGTTTCAATGATGTCCTCGGTAACACCCTGGATTCCGCACATGTCGCTGCCCCTGCGGATGAGACTCCTGTGACCACTGCGGCGAGCACTGAGGAACCCGACAGTCTCGACGCTGGAGACAAAGCGGATCCCGTCATCGTGGTCCACGATGACACCCCCGTAGTGGAAGCCCCCAAGGCTGTTGAGGTCGAGAAGCCAGCACCCAAGCATGGCAAAGGCCACGGTCGCAAGTAGACCACTGATTTTATGAACCCAAGAGGCCACGGCAGCGATGTCGTGGCCTCGTTCTTTTTGGAGAATCACTATGGACGCTGTAGGATCGATAACACCTTCACTATTCCCGGAGACCATGAAGGTCGCCGTGCTTTCAACAGCACACCTCACCCACCTCGATCATGACATCCTGGAATCCATTCATGATGGGCTCAGGGATCCCGATGATCCCATCCTCATGTTGGAGGACACCAATGGGGGATACTGGATCTACTGCGCGTTTGGACCCGAGAACGAGATCCCAAATATCCGTGGCTTCGGCTTTAGTACGGCATTCGATTTTATTCTCCATAAAGCATGGTACATGGGCTTCACGTATGTCAGGTTTGATTCAGACGGCCCCATCGCAGCTGCATTCCCTACGTTCGAGTGGGCGGCACCACGTCAGGGGGTCATCAATGCGTTGGCCGCAGTCTTCGGTGACTACGTCGGCATGCTCGGGGATGACACGCTGCGTAAGGGAGCCACCCTCATGGCATTCCGAGATCTCGCGTTGTCCACACGGGCTACTCAGGATGAAATCATTGCAGCCTCGGTTAAGGCGGGTTCCGAACTACTGCCCAGGCACACCTATCAATACCAGGTCGCCAGGGGAGTCCAACGATGATGCACTATTTCGCTGGTCTCTTCTCAGGAGGCATCCTGCGGATCTTCGCTTTGGTTTTCTTGCTCGGAATCGTGTTCATCTTGTTCCTCGTCTTCTGCCTCGACCCCTATCAGCGGAGCTGGCCTGCACGTGAGAGAATTGCAGCTGAAGAACCCACGGTACCCCAGTGCCCCCTGTATGTGGACGCCGCCCAGAAACCGCGATACTCTCAAGGTATGAAACCCTTCGTATATCCCGTGCTTTCCATAATCGACGTCCATGACGGTGATTCGGGTTGGGTTAATCTCGACCTCGGATTCCAGATCTCACGTAAGGTGTGTTACCGCCTCGATGGCCTCGACACCCCTGAGGTCACCGGACCCCAGAAGGCAGTTGGTCTCGCGGTAAGGGATGTCGTCGAGGCCTGGTTGAAACGCGCCGTGATCTGCGAGTCGAAGTCACTGGATAAGTATGGTCGTGCTCTGGTTGTCTTCTATGACAAAGATGGAGAATCGCTAAACGATCTACTCTTGAAGTCCAAGATGGCATTGGCATACAAGGGTGAGAGTAAAGCAGCGATGTGGAGCCAAGCCGAACTCCGCGATGCCATGGCAGCGGCTAAAACAGCGACGACACCCCTACGGCCTTGACTACGAGTAAAGGGTAGCGATCATCTCGCCGACGAGGAGATCACATGTCAGCCCGCAAGCCCGTTAAAGTCGAAGCGTCATCTGTCGAGCCATTAGTTGGACTGAAGCCAGGTGCCCGCAAGGGTGCCCATGGTTGCAAGGTGATCCGCAAGGGGATCTACAAGATCCCAGCACGCCCATGGCGAAAGGAGCTCGTCCTCAAACTGCCGACCGTAGGGGGCAACCCCGCGATCCAGGTCGACGCGGGTTCCTTCATCGATGCCTTACGTGAAGCCGCCGATGGCATCGTTGTCATCTTAGATGGCATCTCTGCGAAATCCAAGAAGTCAGGGAAGCTGTCTCATCAGGCCAAGCGTGACATCTCTGAGAGAGCGCGGACCATCAACGCTCTTCGTGAGCGCCTGGAAACCGTGGGTCGTCAGGTCAAGATCTGATCCCTGGGGCAACCATGCTCCGACCCCTCCACACCATAATGTCCGTGTTGCCGAGCCGTCTCGAGGCCCTGGCACTCGTTCACCTCCGTAGGGTGCATTGGATCACCGGTATCCCCGATGCCGGGATTCAGAGAGCTCTACTGGAATCCGAGATCACTGACTTTGGTTACGAAGCCGAGTTCCTTGGCTTCACCGCTGAGAACGCCGCACTGGCCATTCGCTTCCTTCACAAGGCATACCCGGCATCCTTGGATGCCCGCATCGCGGTCTCCGAGGACCCCGATTGCCCAGTTGACCACTCTGATCTTGAAGTCGAGATCGAGTTCCCACAACCACGACTACCCCAGGAGCCCCCATGAGACTCGTAGTCTTGATTGCGTTATTGGCACTGTCACCCGTGTTCTCCGCGGTCTCCGCGACACTACCCGAGGTCCCCCAGTGGGTTCTCCACGGGGTCCTCGGTGTCGAGACCTCCTCTTTCTATGCCCCCACCGGTGAAATCGTCTACATCAATCGCAAGCGAGGGCGTGCCGGGGAACGTGGCCCATTCCAGATGACCCCCGCGGTCTTCCAGGAAACCGCGGGAGCCGGCGATGTCTTCGCTGACCTCGCCAAGGATACCGCCTTCGCCGAGGGCATCTTCATCCGGCGCATGCAGGATCTCTACGTCCGCCTGGGCTCTTGGGATGCCTGTGTCCGCGCCTACAATGTGGGGGTCCGCGGTGCACTTCTCGGCAGGGGCCACGATTATCTCGACGACGTCAAGACATGGGCCCAGCGCATCCATCCCGCCCCGCGTGAGGCCGTGGTGGTGCGCGCAGTGAAGGCACCTCGCGGGCCTTGAAAGGGATGTCATGTACGCGTTATTCTACAAGGGAGGCCACTCCATAGAGGATCGCCTCATCCGCTGTTTCAGCCGTGGCCCCTATAGCCACTGCGAGCTCTTGTTCTCAGACGGCAACCGATTCGGGGTCTCCTCGGCTTATCGAGCCAGATACCTCTTGGATCCCCAGGGCTGGAATCCCAATGAGTGGGACTGCATTGGGGTCCGTGGTGGTGACGAAGCCAAGGTGCGCGCGTTCTGTGACACCCAGGTGGGCGCCGAATACGACTGGCTGGGCGTCGCCTTTGCCATCGTGTTGCCCTGGGGGCGGCAGACCGCTGATAAGTGGTTCTGCTCCGAGCTCACCATTGCTGGGCTCCAAGAAGGCGATTATCCCCCTGTGCGTGGCATCAAGGCACACCAGTACACCCCGGTTCGCTTGGCCAACAAACTGCTGGCATCAGGGGAGCGCGTGGTCAGCCTTCGCGAGTTCCTGTACGCCAGGGATGGTCACACCCTACAGGAAGTGTGATAACGCGGCGAGCCCAGCGATGACAACGATGATGAGCACTAAGAATAGCGCTCTGGACTTCTCACTCTGTTCGATCTTACGCATGGGACCCCCGTGGGATGCCAAGCGTAAATAGAGGGCTGTGGGCACAAGCCCACGTGGACCCATAGATAAAGAAAAACCAGAACCCCTGCGGTGATCCCGCAGGGGTTCATTCTTTGGGAAGGGATGTTATGCCGACTACATTTTCCACAGACGACTTGAGATGGCTAATGGCTGAAAACGCTGACAAGATCGCATGTTCGAGCGCACCCAGAATAATAACTGTTAGACAGCTGGCGATTGATAATGGATGGGCGGAGGATTTGGTGAAAATGATAGAGTCGCACAAGGCAAGTGTCATCTGGGACAGACTTACAGGGAAGGGTGGTTCGTTCTGCCCACTTGGCATCCCCGGTCTGGTAGACGTTCTCAGAAGCGTAGACTCGAGTATATTCAAAAGCGCAGAAGGGACGCTGAAATTCTGTATTGACAACGGGTTGTGCAAGCACACGTCATCCACAGCGCTTATGGCAGCTGCTAAGTTAATTCAGGCATCTCTTCATTCCGTATATGAGTCCAGGGAGACCCATGTTAAGAGTGATAACGCACTGCAGGAACAACCTAAGTCGCGAGGTTGCATACCAGGCATCTCGCATAGTTCACCTAAAATACAGGATTCCCTGGCCAAAATCGACGAAGCTATCCTGCCCAGGTTGAAACTCATGCGCGCCCAATGCGAGCAACAAGCCGCCAAAGAGTTCCCCGTGGATACCCCTGATTACTTCACCGTGGTCGACCACATCACCAGGCGCCTTCTGCCCCTGATTACTCGGCTCGAGGCCGAGATCGTCGCAGCATAAAATCCAAAATCGCCCCGAGAGGGGCCGCACCGTGTTGAGGAAACCCCATAACCACTCGGCTCATCTAGCCGAATCGGGGGAATCATGTCCAAGCAAAAGTCCACTTCCGCCACTCTGCCTCCTTTGTTCGCGAGCACAGATGTGCTTCCGAAACCCGCTCTCGACTTCTCCGCGGCCTGTATCGCCGTTGAACGCTTCCTGATCGCGAATCCGCACCACATCAACTCCACGGTGGGAGTCCTGGTCGCCGAGATCGCCTTCGCAGAAGGCATGGATGCCAATGTCTACCATGGCCTCACGCGACCACGCGAAGTCCTGGTCGAGGCCACCCCATACATCCTGTCTTTCAATGTCATCGGTGCTGCACGTCGCCATGTCTGCCACAACTCCACTGCGCTCTACGAAGCCCATCCCGAGCTCATCCTGGCCTACCGGGGTCGCTATTCCACGAAGCCCCCTCGTCAGGCCTGGAAGGCATCTGCCCGACGTGCGCGTAATGCCGCGGATCGCTGCAACACCATCAAGACGAAGTACAACCTCAAGCAGTTCCCCGAGGTCGACCTCAGCCAGCTCGACGGAAACAAGTGGGTCACCCTCACCAAGCTCGACATCGCCAAGATGTTCTGACCCCGCAAAACCCACCCCATTGAATCGAAAGGATTCAACATGCCAATTAGCAATCACACCGAAATCGTCGAGGAGATCATCCTCGCACGCCTCCCCGAGATCGTGCGTCACTACGACCGCAACTCTGAGCGCAGCTCACGTGCCGTTGGTAACGCCGTCAAGGCCATCATTGATGTCCCCGCTGCAGTCAAAGCCATGGGCAGCAAGACCACCAGACTG